CTCAGTCACCCACATGCCCGTGTGAAGCGAATTCACCTATATGGGGGTGAGGCTGGTTTGCTCAAATTCTTTGGTCAATTACACGAGCATAGGTTATCTCGTCAGATTACCAATAAGGATCATCATGCAATTGAACCCTTTTATTATATTCTTCATGACTATACATCCTTTACTGTAATGAAAGCGTATGCAGAACATGCCATCCACCATAGTCGTATCTTCATCCACGCAATAGAGGATACCGTCTACATACATGGAGCAATGGATTCTCTTCGGTCCATCGATATGATTCCGTATTTACAGTCATATGTTAAAGAGAATAGCCAAATCGAGGGGATTCGATTTGGGAATCTCGTCCCAGAGGTTAGGGAGGTATATTGGATCACAGCATGTTTGATCCAGACCACTGGTATTCGTACACTATCACTACCAGGACATTCTCAACGAGATAATCAAGCTTGGGCCGAATTAAAACAGATTATTCGTCGTCATAGTTTGGTCCAACCCCACCTAGTCACTCAACGATGGCCGAATCATCTCACGATTCATTCGTTTGAGTTTACGCCCTGGCATCCCGTATTTGTCATCCTCCTGTGGTCCCAACGGTGCCGACTAGGGACGGCCAAAGATCTACCCATGACGGACCTCATCTGGAGTATTGGTACTACATTAGGTTGGCCTACGGATTTACTCACATAAAAAATGATGGCCGTTATACTTGTTCGTGATCGATATCGATTATTAAGATTCTACATTACCAACTGTCCAGAGGAAACGATGGATCAATTTTATCAAAAACGAATGGATTTCAATCAAGAGGATGGACGATTACTTTATACCCTAATCCTCAGTCAATTTGATCGACGGACCATGAACCCTCCTAAATTGGAATATTTTGGTCCACCACTGGATATCCAAATGTCAAGTGCGACATTTGTTGTCCCGTACAAGTGTATTGAATTTGATCCTCAAGATTATGTAGCGTATCAACGATTCTTGGACGAGTACCCACCAAGTGAAGGTGATGTACTTGTAAAGTGGCGAGGATTATCTTGGGGGGAGAAACAAGTCTATTATATCAATTAATCAATCACAAATTAATAAAATGGCGGATAAAATTGTTCATTTGATTAAAGAATATGATCAACGATCAGAAGCTCACTTTACAGCAAAGAGACAAAAGTACTTGAATGGTGGGATCCAACAAGAAGTACGTGATCAATTTATCCGTGATCTTGCTTTTATCGTCAGTAATTGGGATCGTCCAAGGTTTTGGTGCAGTACATCATTGAAAGAAGGACAAGATGAGATGGATCGTATGTTGGAGGAGTACAATCAAGCAAGTCACGAGTACGAGTACTTTTATGATAAACCCGAGCTTCTTGCCATCCGTAGAAAGAAAGATCCAACTACCGGCGATGACATCAAGAAGTACACTGCAGATTGGGTCGTCGCCGAGCTGTTAAAGAAGGAACTTCCATTGGATTACATCATTGTCGATCGAGAGGCGTTGAAGACCAAATTAAAGGCCTTTATTCGTGAACGGTTTGAAGCGGAGAAACAAAATTTCATCGAGTGGTTTGAAAAATATCCAGACCAATGGTCAAAGCTTCCTGATTGCGCGATTGATGTTCCAAAGCCACATGATTTTACCAAACCACAGCTTGTCTTCGCGATCCGTGATATCAACTCTGAACTACCGATGGAAACACGAACCGAATGTGTTCAAGAGGTCTTGGATGAGATGAACAAGGAGGGGGCCTATTATGAGTACTGCATCTATGCTGATCATGAGACGTCATATAGTATTGGGATTCGCGAAAAATCATGATTTTTTATAAGTTGGATCAATTAAGCATGTATAACACATCATATGATTCGAATGATGACCTGAACATGTCCATTCACCCCTCAAGGTCCTCACTAGTGGTGGGCAGGAACATTTACCAGGTTCATGTTTCATGGCACCAGTTCCTGGTGGCGTGATACTGATAATACATTGAGAAGGTTTAGTATGCGTTTTATATTGATACGATCGATCAATATATATCCACCCTTGACCCACTCCACATAAACAACACTCCATTTTCGTTATTTACGATATGTGTGACTGATGTTTTGACCATCAATGGGTCGGTACGTCCATGGTTGGCTTGGAGGCGGTCTAGGACCTGTTACGACTACCACGCGTTTACGACGACAACAACACACAAACAATAATAAAGTTTGAGTGATAATCAAGTAAATCGTACCAAATGTCATTAAATCCGTATGACTCACCCCATAGTATGACGGGGTTGGTTCAAGAGTTGGTGTGGGTGGTAAAGTTACATCTATGGTCGGGGATAGTGTTCTTAATACCAATGTTGGGGATGCGGTTGGTTTCGTGGATGGAACTGCAGTTAATCCAATGGTGGTCGTCGGCTGATTGGTTTCGTGGATGGTTGGAGTATCGGTTAATTCAACGGTTGGTGCAGATGAAGGTCCCTCTGTTGCTGGAGAAGCTGTCTGATTGGTCAACTGAACTGTTGGTGATGCTGTTGGGTCACCCGTCCGTGGTGCTCTTGATGGGCTTGTTGTTGGTTCTGTGGTATGATCAACCAGTGAAGGCGCATTAGATGGTGACTCAGTATTATTCCCAATTGAAGGGGAATCGGTAGAATTCATTTTCTTGCCACAATTGACAATTGTGACGATTTATAAATATAATGCGTTATGTAAGTGTCTGTCCGTTAAAGTCACCATACCAATACTAACACCCTTATCGTGGGGAGGGAAAACACCAGTAGGTAAGGATTTTGCTGCTGTCCTTCAGCAGATATTAGAGGGAGATGATGGTAACCCGCCTATTGAAAACTATGTCGAGCCCTTTTGTGGTGCTATGGGGGTGATGAAACATATGGGCGCCTACCTGGACCAACATGGATATGATGCCTCCGCAAGTGATGGATGTGGGGATATCATTCAGTTATGGCAAGAAGTCCAAAACAAGACTTTCGTGTACCCAGGTCCCATCACCAAACAACACTGGTATCAACTCAAAGATACTCCATCACCAAGCTCCCTAAAAGCCTATGCTGGTTTTGGGTTTAGTTTTTCTGGCATCTATTTTGGCAATTATGTTGAGGATGCCTATAAAGAGGATGCCTTGGTCAAACTCCTCTATAGCGATGCCGCTAAATTCCCCACCAATCTCCGTCTACGTCATTGTGATTATCAAGCGGCTCTTGAGGGGATTGTTGGAAGATGTTTAATCTATGCCGATCCCCCATACCGTGATGGAACCTATGCTTTTGGATCTAATTTTGGGTATAATCATCAACAATTTGTTGAACAGGTACAAAAGTGGTCCGATCAAGGACATGTCGTCGTAGTCAGTGAGACTTCGTTTCCCTTGGGTCGTCCAATCTATGAAAAGACTCGGTTTGTTCAGAATAAAACCAACACAAAACAAACCTTGACTCAGTATCTCTATCTAATATAATATGTCATCCGTAACAATAGGAAACATCCCTCCATGGTTATTGCGAGGCTACCAATTATCTAAACAACAAGAAGAATACCTAAATCAGCTTCGTCAGAAGGGATGTCTGTGGACATCACACGGTAGACGTACTGGGAGATCCACTGCATTTGCCCTATATGCAGAAGAACGACGTAAAGCTGAAGGACGAAAAATCTATTGGATTGATACACACAAGTACCAGCCATTAACAAACGAAGATGTGGATTGGGAGGCCTTATTCTTTATTGATAATAACGGCCGCCTTCCCATCGTCATTGATCTGATCAAGAATCCTGGTCTACGACGCGCATTTGAACAGACATTACGATTCGATCCACCAGAAGAACCCCTGGACAAGGCAATGATGGAGTATGATCCATTCGTAGCAGGTATGTTAGCTGCTGGTGCTCGTCGTGAGAAAATCGTAGAAGAGTTTTGGTCGTTTACACAAGAAGTTGCATCACATATTTTGATATAAAGAAAAATGGCACCCAAGTTCTTTACCCAAGGCAACCAAGCAATCAACTTGGATCATGTGATTGCGATCGAAGTGATGGATAAACAGGTTCGTCTTTATGTCACTCACGAGGCTGTGGCAGCACTAAGATATACTGGTTTTAACGTTGTTATTTCAGGAGACCGTTGCCCATATGTTGCTTTTTCTTTTCTATCAAATGAGGATGCTGCTCTGAGAGTGAGAGAAGTATTGGATTCATAATCACATTTATAATTATACCATGTACCCAACCTTAAGTCGTGATCAATTGTCGACACGGGTGGAAGAGAAGCCGCCAGTCAGGGCGCTACTCAACCCTCCTATGTCCACTGTTAAACAACGTACAGTCACTATTGATCGAGAGTCCACAGAATGGCATCGTTCGCCCAAACTTACCCAACTATGGGACGTCTTTTTTGATACCGAACCATTAGATGATCGTTTAGCTCCTTACCTTAAAAATATCCGGATCACCCTAGGTACCAGGGTGAGTCAACGGAAAGTAGATGATCTTGCAGAGTTTTGGTCCAACCTCCAGACTCAAGATCTCCATGCTCGTTTAATGGCAGTCCTAGAGTACCTTGAAGATGAATTGGTCCTGCCTAGTGGTGATGAAGAAGACCAACCAATGATTGATGATGATGACCAGTCGTCGACGACACAGTGGTATGATCAAATGGTGGTGGAGCCCCTGGATGAACCCTACCATCCACTACCCTGTGAGTACCGACTAGAAGTTCAATATGGACATTGGCATCATACGATGATTCCTTACCGTGATCGTATTTGTTCAGTGGAGGATATCCCTCAGGAGAAGGAACAAGTAGCAGCTAGGTATCTCTATGAAGTCCGAAAAATGTTGCTGTTACTCACACCTGACGATTTGGTTCAATTCAATGAACAACTCGATCAAGCTCAACAACTAGAACCCCTTGAACGATTAGAGGCTGTTCATCAATGGTTAATGAATCAAATCTTTGCTGCCAAACTAGATGAACCCATTACCCTTGAAGAAGAGATGCGGCATTGGCCATCGGATTGGGCTACGACAAGGCGACGACTGATCAATATTCCATTGCTATCCAAGGACTATGCCAAGGTTGCTAAGGTGATGCAAGGTCTCCGGAGAGTGATCAATGATTTACCAGGACCAGTCAATCCAAGGACGATCATCGATCAAGCTTTACTAGAAGTCAATATGAACCAATCGTATGAGGGCGTCCTTACAGATCTCATTTTAGTTCTTCAGCGACACCGATAGGTGCTCGCCCAAGGCCTTTGGCCGACACAAATCTGAATAAAATGGATTATACTACGTGTAAGGAACGATACATCAACTCTTGTGTGATCACTGATGCGCTTCAAGAGGCATTGATGGCAATCATCGTTGATCCTAGGACATCACCCACATTGAAGGAGATGGCAAATGAGAGATGGGATGAGGTTCATAATTGGCATGCCGATATCAAGCAAGCAATGCATGTAGCTCTAATGGAGAAAAACAAAAAGCAACACAAATCTCAAGAAGAATGATCATCCTTCTATTCTTGTGGATGAGCACGGTGGTTGACGCCACCTTCCTCTGCACCACGAAAGAAGGAGTATTGCCGACGGCTACTAATATAACCTGTGCTGAATGTCAATTTATAACCTATCTAGATCCTATAACAGGTCAATGTGTATGGTCTACCAATACAACCTCGACAGATACAGTCCACACCTCTACTATCATACCAACCAACTGTGATTTTATGACCTATAAAGAATGTCAATTGGCAAATGGAACCTGTATCAAAAGTCAATTTGGTTCCCTGTGTACTGAATGCCATGATCAAGGATTCTTAGTAATGAATCAAGATTTAAGTGGTCCTACGTGTCAATGCTATATGAGTCAATTGGATCCTGCTTTAGGGTGTCAACCAGGGACGTTTTTTACCGTCGAGTCTACGACAATGACCCTAAACAGAACCTTTACCAAGTATACCTGCACGGCCCATAATTCATCCTTGCTGGGTTGTTTTGAACCCGTGGATGCTTCGGGTCATAAATATGGCGATATTAATCCACCAGTCCCCTACAGATGCTGTTATGATTGGTTAGGTCCTTTGCCAGGAGAGCTCAGAGAAGTCTTTCAACCAGGAGTACCCTTTCAGGAATGCAATACAATCGGATCGAGCGACCCAAATTTAGCATGGAAGAATGATACCAGTTTTCATACTTGCAGTTCACATGGTACCTATAATTTTACAACGGGTGCATGTTCTTGCGATCGTGGATGGGCCTTGGATGTCATTGGTCAATACCCTAATGGCTCGGATGTCCTGAGCTGTACTAGATGCAGCCGCTTTTGGGGTCCTTCCGTCAGTGATCCATTGGCCGAACCACCATTTTGTCACGGATTGTTTGTTGCCGATCCTCTTGATGGAATCGAGAAATTATGCTCAGGCCACGGGGATTGGTACCCGGAGACTAGAGAATGTGTGTGTTATAACAATGCTACCACTAAATGGGCGTTGGGTAAAGTGGGGACATTTGAAGATGGTACTGCAGTGAATAGTTGCGTTATAAGTTTATAAAATCAATCGTCACTATCATACTCCCCAAACGAAGCAAATCCCCAAGTTGACCTTCGTTTCATTGGTTCAACAACAATAGCTGGTTCTGGTACAACTTCCGGTTCAACGACGATTGGTTCTGGTTCTGGTTCAGGTGGTGGTGGTTGGTGATCACGAATAGCTTGTATTAAACGTTGTTGAAGTCGGTAGACTTCATTTTTCTTTTGTTCTACTTCACGATCCCATCGTTGTTCATGAAGGATATCCATCGTGCATTGGAGCACTTCCATCAATTCTTCTACCTCTTGTTCGTTTGTTACTTGACAGACATCTACCCTCGTCTTGAGGTAGCTCAATAGTCGCGACGTCATCTTCAATCGTCACAAAAATGGATCAAGAAGACATTGCTTTATATGATGACCTTTGTGATTACTTTGGATCAACCGTCCCGGTGGATCATTGGTTCATCGATCCTCCTCCAAAGAGAAAATCAACTCATCGAGGCGTACATGTTGCTCAGAGAGAACGTAGCTACCGAAATCAACTCCAAGTCAAGGTAGAGAAGATGGAACGTACCCTACTCAGACAAATCAAACCAAAAGGAACAGAAGATGAAGCGTTTATTAAAGTTTTGAGGGAATCCATCCCACCAGGACCACCATACCTACCACCTGAAAGAAAAACCAAAGCACTGAGTTATGCGGAGATTCAATGCAAAGTCAGCAGTTCAACAAGTAAACATGAACAACGGTATTGGCAAGGAGAGCTACACAAGGCCTATCATCGTGAACAAGCCTTTAATAACAGAATCAAAGTGAATCAAACCATCTTGGACTTGGAACATCGTTTACGGGTCATGGATGACTTGCTAAACAAGTTTACTGTTACCACAAACTGGTAAAAGATGTTCAGTTTGATCCGTTCGTTTTTCTTCAGGCCCCAGGAGAATGAGGAGGAAACGACACCTCCGCGCGAGAGGGTCATGTCCATGGCTATGGACGAAGAAGAGGACGGATGGTTGATCGATGCACCCATCAAACCTAGTAGTCCGGTTGGTCATCAGACTAGTAGTGGGAGTGACGAAGACGGACCAGTATTTATGATGGATGAGAAGGCCTTTAGGCAGAAAAAGTACAAGCGTAATCATAAGAAAAAATCAAAAGGAGGACATCGCCATTAGACACTAGTTCTGTAAGGATATATAGTCAAGACCACTAAATCATGGTCGCTCACGCCTATCACCCCCAAGGAGGCAGTTTTGATTCTTCGTTGTACTAATTCCCTTTGATAAAATCCAACTTGATCAATTGCAGTACTCTTTTTATAGAGCATGAAGAAATCATATCCTCGTCCACCACATGAAGTTTTGGTGTATTCACTGCCAAGCGCCAACCAATCTTTAGACCAAATGTCACGATGATGATGTGGGTTGAGATTAAAATCACCTGCTAGTATATGAAGAGTCTTTGGTTCCGTCTCACCATAATATGTCTTGGCCTTGTCGGGGTATTGATGGACCAATTCTTTGAGGTTACTGATTGTCTCTTCTCCACCACCGGATTTGAGGTGGACGGATGAGATAATTAGTCGTAGACCAGATCCTAGGTGTTGAAATTGCATGGTACTTATAGGTCGTTGGACACCATCCTTGATGATTTGACGCATCTTGTCTTGTCTATACTTTGTTTTGATGGTCTTTGTGGACCAAATAAAGACATGTTCAGATTCTTCATCCTCGGTATGTTCATATTCGCCCTTGAGTGCATCTAAAAACGTCTGTATCCTCTCTTGTCTCTGTCCCTTTGGTAATTCCTGTAGAACCAAAATATCAGGTAATTCGGTAGCCTCCAACTCTTTAATGGTTCGGGCCACTTGATGCCTGAGATGAATTTGTTCGAGCTCCGAGATAGGACGTGTATTGGATTTCAAACGAGATAAATTACGTGTAAATGCACTAAAATGATGCATATTCCAGCTAACAATTTTAACCCCAGTCACCATCTTTTCTACTACTGGTAAGAACATAGGTTCATTTTCAGCATCACTCACTGATTCGGCATCAGAAGACTCATCATCACCATCAGTGGGAGGAGCTTGGTTTTGACACCCAGTACACCCACACTTTTCAGGTTGACAATAATGACCGCTCTTGAAACAGACGCATTGGCGGTACAAGCATCCTTTCGAACATGACTTGCAATGAGACATCTTATTGATTTGTGTCACTAACAAGCCGGCAATTTGAGGGATAACCCATATTGTTGATGGGCTATTTGAGCCAACCTATTCATTGCTCCCGCTTTTATAATGAATTTATCACTCATCTTCACATCACATAAACCATTCAAAATATACAGATTTAAACAATGTTGTATATCAACAGCCCCTAAATCCTTAAATTTAATACGGAATTCTCGACAAGTAGAGTCTTCTTTACCGTGGCCCCAACCTTGCGAATTCTTCAGCAATTCCTGCTCAAGCTCCTTTAATAACTGTCTAACTGGTTCTTTCTTTTCATTCTCTTCATCACGGACCACCCCCTCATGAAAGAGGATCGTCACCGCATGATCCAATGCCGGTCGATGTTTTTGATCCAAATTAGGATCCTTCATCACCGAATCAATCAAATTAACAGCTATCGATAACTGTTCTGACATCTTTTTTGATTTGTGTCACCTTCGGGCCAAAACGATTTCTTAGCGCTTCTTAAAGGGGGCCGATTTTTTTTCAGAAAAATAAAAAAAAATTTTTTTTACTAGTAAAGATAAGATCAATACCACACTTAAGGAGCGACATGTAGAGCCAGTCCAATTTATGAGTCCCAAAATTTTTCCAAAAAATAAAAAAAAATTTTTTTTACTAGTAAAGATAAGATCAATACCACACTTAAGGAGCGACGTGGCACTTGTTAAGAAGCGATAACAACCAAAGGAGTCAGTCCAAAAATTGGAGGCCGATTTTTTTGGAAAAAATAAAAAAAAAATTTTTTTACTAGTAAAGATAAGATCAATACCACACTTAAGACGCGACATGAGGAGCCAGTCCAATTTTTGGGGACTGATTTTTTTGGAAAAATAAAAAAAAATTTTTTTTTACTAGTAAAGATAAGATCAATACCACACTTAAGAGGCGACATGAGACTCACTCAAAGGGAATAAACCCTGATATATGTCTAATAATATCCATGTTTAGAGGTAACTTTTCGATATTTCCAATCAGCCTGACCAAACGACTGGCTTTGAGGGTGTTGATCCGGTTCAAGGCCTCAGCAGCCTCCTGTAGACAAACTTCCTCGTGTGAAGAATCTGGTTCGAGAAGATATCCAACATGCCTCAAAGGCCAACGAAAGGCTTTTTGATAATGCTGGATCCGGTTGACAACATCATAATTCTCACCACCTGGTATGATAAGGATACGTTCCAGTCGAGGACAATCCCTCAGCACAAATAGCATGTTATAATCTCTCCAAAACTTACCACCAATCGTCAATTGTTTGAGGTGTTTCATTTGACTAATAGCCAGTAAGGCTTCAGTTGAGTAGCTACCAGACCTAGATTCCAAGTGCAATGTCTCTAGTTTACTCCATGTCAAGGCCCGAAAAAAGGATTGAATATCTCCTTCTTTAGTTGTCCATCCAACACGATCCAAGTTTAGACCTAATGTAGTCAAATCTGGTGAATATTTCAATAACCTAGTATATTCAGTCATTCTAAGACTATCGACTTGGTAATGTGGGTAGTACTCAAATCGCAGCCAACGCCCAACCAATTTACGACTGACCAAAGTAAAGATGGCATCCGTTACCTTCTTATCATCTTGATAGGGTTGATGGAGGACCAATGAGGTGATGGAGGAGTTATCACGGATAGCTTCAATTAAGGCAGGGTCTAGTAAACGAATCTTCAAGTCTACTGCCCTCAATTGCTTGCGTTTCAGCACCTTGATCAGTGCCTTGACCTCCAGATCCCCAAAGACACCCGTATGATGAATAACTAACTCAGTGACGGTCATCGGGATCATACACATAAATTCTTGAAAATCACGTGGTGATAAAAACCGAGTCCCATACAAACAGAGCTTCGTCGCCTTTGTATCCTTGATCTGATCTAGGGTCCCGTTATAAGGATATACGCATGGACGCTGCATTTTAATCATTCGTTTGCGGTAGACTAATGTACCATCCTGTTCAGTACCAGGTCAGGGAAAGGGTTCATCCCATGACACCAATGATGCATTCATATCATACTTGTATAATGGATTATGTTCTGGTTTACGACCATATTTTGCAGTCCAATCCATCCAATCTCCGTCATCCATTTGATCATATGCTTTGTTTAATGCTTCTAGTTCAAATTGTAATCGAAAGTTATGATAACACGCTTTAATCAATTTTACAAATTCGTTTTCGTCCATAATGATTGTGATTGTGATGAGGATGTGGGCTACTTACACTTGCTTACGTTTAATATCTAAGAATCCTACATAAATCAGTTGAATTAAGACATTTTCAAGTGTTTGTAACAACACCAGGCACCAAGCAGCAAAGCCACCCTTCAGAGAAAGGCGGCCCTTCTCACCTTTAGTGGGAGATATCGGAGCATGATATTCCTAGCTCCATTTGCGTCTCGATCGGCTACATACGAACACTTCGGGCATCGGAACACCTTTGATCCGCCCAACTTATCATGAATGTGGCCGCACTGACCGCAAGTCTTTGACGTGAACGCTTCATCACATACTACTACTTTGACCCAAGGATAGAGTTCCGCTTTGGTTATCAGCATCTCTCTAAACTTATAATGAGACCATGTAAGTAAACTCCGAGCCGTCTTGGAGTTCAGTTTCCTGGCGGTACGTTTGGTCATCTGTGAGGATTCAAACTTGGGAATAAGGATCACTTTGTAGTTTTCACATAACCACTTGGCCATCTTACAATGGACCTCTTTGACCTTGTTCTTGATCTTGTCTAGTGATCGATACCAAGCCTTCTTCGTGGATCGTCGCTTAGATCCTTTCTTCTTTGACCATGAGGATTGAATTTTATCAGTGATTCGACAAAGTCTAAACAGTTGCTGTCGATCCTCTATTCCCCATTCGGTCACCAAACCTGATGTATCATACGTTGTCTGAAAGGTCCTTTCTCCAGGATCCAATGACACCGTCCTATCACTTATGATTGATGGATCTTCATTCTTAGGAACTTGACATGGGATCACCAAATAGTAACGGTTCAATCGATCCTTAACAAAGTGGACTGATATATCCAGATCGGCTGGTAGTTTCTCAGATGCGTTCAATGTCCTAATATTGAGAAAGGCATAGAGGCCTTTCTTACGAATCATATGTCTGGCCCGTACACTAAAAGTCTGCTGGGGATCGCGCTTGCTTCGAAACTTAAATTGGGCATCTAATCGAGCATCTGGATTTGTCAATCGCATCTTTTGCAGTTTGGCGAAATAGGCCGCTCGAGCCTTAACAAAGTCAAGTACGGCCACACTTTTGATATCATAAGGTACCGTCTCCAGCCATGGATTGGCTTGTTCAGCTTCCTTGATGACCCCATACATCATAGCCATTGTGACCCCGCCTTGACCAACTTTTTGAAATCGTTCAACAAGTTTGTTATAAGAAAAACGAACGGCACCGAACCATCGATCCAACCCTTCACGTTGATCTTTGGTTGGATGGATTCGGATCCGTCTCGAGCGTATCGGATGTTCATAGACCTTTTTATTGCTCAGTTTTGGCTTTTTCACCGGTTTGTTCTCTTTTACGCTTTCGGTTACTGTGTCCGTTATTAATGAGGTGGGTGGTAATGGTGAGGAGATCATCAGCGAGTTCATCTGATTCACAGTCTTCATCTTTACAGTGAACCACGAGTCTAGTGCCAAATCTTTTGAAGATGAATTCCAAGAGCTCGAATCCAATTCTTGCAAGTCGGTCGCGGCGCATGATAACAACCTCCTCGACCATTCCATCGATGATTCGTTCCAAAAGGGTCTGCAACCCTGGTCTGTTAAAGTCAACTCCGGATCCAATATCTTGGATGAGTTGGTGGTTAGGGTACGCTTCTTTGAGGATGTGGATTTGACGATCAAGGTCTCCTTGATGTTTGGCTCGAACATAGATGACCCCATGCTTTCCAGAAGTTGCTGCGGATGTGGTTGGCTGTCCGAGGAGACTGGTGACTCCATTGACACTATACATTCTTTTTCCTCCAGGCAACCGGATATGATCGAGTTTACCACCCTCGGCCCAATTCCTGAGGGTGGCAGAGGAGATGCCATATTGATTTTTAAAGAAAGTGGCTGGTTTAAAAACCATACGATACAAAAGGGAAATTCCAAATTGTGAAATTTGTGAATTGTGAAGTTGGCGGGTTTGTAAAAAGTGAGACATGTTGATATGGAGGACAACTAATAAGTCCATGCACAAAATCAACAATATTATAGCAAATTTTGACAATAAGGATGATGGTCGTCTCTGTGGATGTCGGCTACCTGCACTTGGCATTTGTGTGTGTCCAGGTCGTCATAAGGCTAAAACGATACTTTATACAGACTATTTTATGTATGGATATGATCAATATCACAGAATTCCACTGTCCCCCTGGTTGCACACTCCATCATACCAAATCCGTAACCGATTACTTGATGCATATCATACAACGATATCATTGGTTTGATGACTGTGACACATTATTAGTAGAGAGACAACCACCCTCTGGTCTTATAGCTTGTCAGGAGTTTTTCTTACATCAATATCGATCCAAAACAATCCTTGTCCATCCTATCAAGGTACATCGTTTTTATGGAATTCATCAACTGAGTGGGACTGCTGAAGAAAGACGTGATAAACGAAAAACACGTATGGTTCGACAGACATTACACTTGCTAAGCACACATTTCCCAGCTGAATCACTAGATGATTGGGAAAGAAAACATGATGTTGCCGATTCTTGGGGACAACTCATCTATTGGTTAACGATGGAAAACAAACGTCTTCGACCAAAACAATCAAAGTTTTTCTTGATGCCCCTCTAATTCACACCCAGAGTCCGGAGGGCAATGTCCATATTTTTGACAGGATGGCATATCATCCACCATATAGACTTTGGTATCACTATATTTTATCAAGATGGATACTACACATTCAAGAATAGTGATATCCGGGGTTCGCATTGGAATAAAGATGTGCTTACCAAATACACCACGCATGGACATTGGTGCTGCTGGATAGACGTTGATTTTCACCTCACTCCCCGACCATAAATGCTCACAGTTCTTTTTAGTGACCGGTTTACCAAGTTGCTCTAGCTTCTGTTCGATAGCTCTAAAATGAGGCCATCCTGAGTCAGCCACACTCCTGGATTGTGGATAAAATACCAGGATGTCGGGATTGTCGCCCTCCTCAATAATATTGAGGATGGTTGGAAGAACTTTGTCCTCCCGAATTCGTGGGAATTCTTGCAATAATACAGATTTAATATTACTCATTTGTTTATGAGGATTGAATTTGTGCACCATAACATTCTTTGGCTTCATCAAGACTACCAAATCCGGCCCTGGCAAGTAAGAAACCAATAAACGGGTCGTTATTCATATCGATCTTGGTATCATCAACCACTTTAGCTTTTTTCTTTGGTACGGGGGCCATGTAATGCGAACTTAAGGTACATTTGATGGTCTCATCACTACCATTACGAGTCACCTCGAATTTTTGTTGCTGCATAAACAACATAAAATCATTTGGTCGTTCATTAGCCTTGAGGACGCCTTTGGCCTTGAGGGTAAATAGACAAGGGACTGCGACGAATGAATCATCCCAATCGTTACTATCCTTCGGGAATGGTGCCACGGATACCAATCCAGGTACTTGTTCTGCTTCAAATCGATTATTCGTCCATTTGGTTACCATCGATGGATCAATGATAAACTTGTACATAAGATAATCCCCCTTACCTGGATAGAGGGTCAATCCATGGATCATTTCATTATATCCTGAATCTCGAGTTGCTGACATTTTATTTCTTATAATTTGTGTAACAATTCTTCAATTTGGACTTTTCGTTTTACTATCAAAACATAGGATTGAGCTCGAATGTCTTCTTCTACCGGTACGGTATTCGTTTCAGCTTCTTTCTTAAATCGAGCTTCCAGGTTCATGATGTCTATTTGAATGCGCAGTAACATTTCTTTCAACAGACGATCTAATTGTACGCTTTTACCAATCATCTCTTTGGCCATGTTAATCATTGTCCCACCAAGACGATCATCTTCCATATCCATGAAAGCCAATACCCATCTGGAACGATAATTCCCAATGACACTAGCTACAATACATGCATCTTTACCAAGTTCACGTAATCGATCCAAGTGTTCATTCTTGCTCCATGGTCCATAAGGAGTAGCCAATAACGCATCTACACACTGCTCTTCGTTCATTTTTCAAGAGGTGCACTTGTTTGTGAACCAGCGACACGCACACCCACGATGACCAAAATTGGTCAAACAAGCTTTCTTGGTCTTAAACGATGGACACTTTACCACACTAGGACCACGTTGCCATTGAGTCCCATTCAATGACCATTTACCTTGTTTGGTGGATGAGGGCCATAATTGATGTGGGTTTAGATAGTTACAGGGTTTGAGGACCAATGTCGTGGTATGATTGGTCAGGCACCATCCCGTCCCCACCGAGGATAGAGTACGATCATATGGTCGGTAGGTCCATCGTTGGTACTCGGTTACTCGACACGGTTCAATCATCACTTGATCCACTACTGCTGTTAGGCACTGGCCCGATTGAGCAAGGGTAAACTCATCTGGTCGTTTATTGGCACAACTCAGAGTCTTGATGGGTGATGCACATTGACAATCCATTACCCGGGTACCTACTAGGCACTTACCAGCCAAACACTGAGATTGACAGACTTCCATTGTGGCTACCGAGGTACACATGGTTGGACCATTCAATTTGAGTGAAGGGCGATAATGATCAATACTAAAATGCATCAGCCGTGCTTGACCAGAAGTAAAGTTGGATGAACAGGTATCATCTCCATAATCCATAATATTGGTCGTTGGATCTACTCCGGGTGTCCCAGGACAAGTTTTACGTGGTGGTTGATCATAACACGCTTTACCAAAGGCTGCCGTCTTTTCAGGTGGTGTGTCTGCTACACCATCTCCATAGGTGCACCCATCTATTCCGTTACCAAATGTATGTAATAGACCTAAATAATGACCAGCTTCATGTGCGAAAGTACGTCCATTATTATAATCCTGACCACCATAATGTGGGTAGGTGGGTGTGGTGAGGGATATGGGAAAGGCTTGATAATTGATATGAATCCCAGCAAAAACGCTAGTCTCTGGTAGTTCATATGGTAAATAGGTCACCCAACCAAGCATATAATTTGAATAACATGTCCAGACATTCATCATCGTAGCTGAAGATAAAGAGGTATAGTACTTGTATTGACTTGAGTAGAGGGGATCATCACAGTGATAAAACCATGAAGAATTGTAGGTATAGGTAAAACCTACCAAAGCAAATTGGATTCGCCATGGGTGATAGACTTGATTGGTCAAATTAATAGTTTGTTCAATACTATCTAAAGGGATACGTCCCTCGGTACCTTTATCATTTAACAATTGATGAACGACTACTTTGATGGTAACTGGTCTAACCAAGTTCAACTTGGTATTGGTGAAACGTAAGGATTCTTGATGTTGGATCAATCGATCTTGTGTAAGGACGGTATGTTGACATCTTTCTAATGCCAAAACTTGCGTTACCAACAATAAGACTAAAACAAAAATCAACATTTTATTCATTGGTTTGTGAGTCCTTCAGACGAACTAGGTGTGGCGGCCAAGGTAAAATCAAGTTCAATATATCCAACATCCCGTTCCCATTCTCGACATCCCATGGTGAATGTAAACTTAGTGATGGTACGGCTAGGACTCAACCCTCGAAGTCGATCTACTAATTCCTTAAAACACTCTATTTCATCATGACAGGATGTATACCCAAGAAATTTACGAGTATCCAAATAGCTCCGATATGGGGAATCATACTCTTCAATGAAACAACAGCTCCATTTATGAACTTGTGTGCCATCCTCAAGTATCTCACCCTCATCAAAATAACTAGCATCCGTAAATAATACTTTTAACCCATCTTGATCATCATCATCATTGATCACATAACCACTTGATTCCAAGTAGGAACGAACCCATTTGGATAGATCTTCTTCTTGATACATTTTCATTGGTTTGTGTCTGGTACTTTTTTCAATTCACGACAGCCCCCATAGTTCTGATGGGATCTTCCATAACAACGAGTGTGTTGACTAGTGTGTGTGTCAAAACAAGGTACACAGTAAACATGAGTGGCACATCGTTCGCTATTTGGGTTCGTGGCATTAATGATGCAGAATTTACGAAGTTCTTCTGTCCTTGGAATGATCCGTGAACATACTACACATGCTGGTTCACCATAGTGTTTTATTTCAGACATTTTAAAACAAATTAAAATATGTGGCTAATTTTTCTGCAAATGATAACTAGCCATCCTCTTACTCAAATCCTTGACTTCAACTTTCAATTGACGTTTAAATTCACCTCCGATAAAAGCACCCTCATCGATTCTTACTCGATAGATGGCTTTATCATCTCCCCACTTGCGTAAACAATCCTCTGTAGCTTGACGGGCGGTATCCCAATCCAGGTGATAATCCATTGGTTTGATCTCCAACAACTCGGCCTTACTGATGTAGAATGGGACCTCCCCTTGATCGAGTTTTTGAGTGACCAACTTATTCAGCATTGGCATATAGTGTTCCACCATTTTTTTTATAATTTATGAACATCCCTTCCCCACTGAATTTCCATCCTTGGTCAAAAACGCTTCGTTTGGGACGGGTCCTTGAGGACACCAGAACATCCAATTTCTTACCCACCTACCCGTAATAAAGATGGTCCAAATCGGTTGATTGTCAATCAATTCGATTCGATGAATCGTTGTACTATGTCGATAGATTGGAATGAATGGACGACGCTTAATAACCTTGGTCTGACGATCACCCTTTAACCACTTTTCATAGTCTTGCGGAACATGTTCATTGTAGCACCCATTCAGTAGGATACCAACAGAGGCCCATGGATGATCATGTAAAGCTTCATCTAGATCGGATGCCATAAATTTATGCAGATAGATATTCATGTACTTGTTATTTGGGATCAATCGATATCGAATCAAATAAACACCCGTATTGGCACGTGATATGATTTTTTTAGTAAACATTGTATAGATCCAAAGAATTAAAATAATGAATTTCATTTCTTAAAGCTTATCAATATCTGAATGGTTGGGCCATTGAAATAAATATCGACGTGGGTAGTAGCCGTTGTGAATGTTAAATGCTCGTAAATGGATCATACTACCATCCGTGAATTCAATACACATCGTTGCACAACTAGGTGAACTATCCCACTTGTCAGTTGCTTCACCAATATCGATCTCGATATCATCAGAAGCATATCGAACGAGTAGAATCGTCTTTCCAATCACTAGTTCAACATCGATATCGGATACAACATCTGCTCTCTCACAACAATCTTGAGTTGGATCAATCATACATCGAATCACTTGACCATAATTGGTCTTGAGTTCGAATCCATAGAATTCATCCTCTTTTTCGTGTTCATAGATTGCATCCTTAGATGCGGAGACGATTGTCTCATCCTTGACTTGAGGCCTATAAGTATGCATTTTGTGATTATTTACGAATAGCATACACAATTCCATTCTCAAATTGACCAGCCTTCTCCCTCCACATCGTTATAGGCCACCAGTTGGTCAGCAATAACGGCCATCGATTTGGACCATATTCACGATGAGCATTATAATGCAAAATATCCTTTGGACCGGATGGAACACCAAACAATATGGCTGGTGCTACACATCTAATTTTGGCCACCGTAATCACATCCCCCCATGGATTGATCCCATCGCCATACCTACCCAGACCCGAGTGTTCCAAGGAAGAATACGAGATGGCTAAATCAATTTTAGGAAGAGTCCCATTTCGGTAATGTTCATTGAATTCATTGGGAGTCAGGGTCCGAATTTGAGGCCATTCACTCACAATTTTACCATACTCCAGGGTGGTGACCAACCGAGCTCCCGCAGCTAAAGCGGCGACCTCTGCCCATGGTTTTGCTGAGCCAATGACCATGACATGTAGACCAGTTAAATTCACTTGTTTGAGGATATCGGCAAATGCATTGGTTGGTCCAGCACCATAGGTACCAGACAAGACACGACGAGCTAATGCATCTTGATACCGCAATATAGTTCCATTGGTCCATCGTGGGATATTGGGTGGTTTTGGCGTACTACTACCACCAAAGAACCAATCATGAACTGGGACATGACCCCCAAGGGTAAATGCATCTCTTAATGGCAATTCACGGGGTGGAGCTTCAAATGGTGAAGACTCTAATATATCTTCTACCTCTTTAGAAAATAATTGTTGACAGTCGACGGGTTTACTGACATGCCAATCTTGAAGTTGTTTAACGGTATAATCCAATGTATCGTTTCTCCAGGGTCCCGGCTGACATAACTCACCACAGATACGGTTTTGGGCCCTGAAGAGATCGACATAGGATCGATTATTAAAGGGTACTACTACTGCTGCTTGTGGTAAATCCACGTGCGGTTGATTAAATATGATTTGATACAGTATGGCATTAAAACATATTCCATACAATAACAAGAGGATAGAATTGGGACGAATCATTTTTATTTATGAAATGAATGAATATATGTGACGCAAAATATCTTTTGGTACGGGTGGTTCATCCAATAAAGCAACCATGCGATTGGCACCCAATGAATGTATGCGATCAAAGACTAGCTCAGCCGATGTATAACTACTAGTATGCTCATGTCCAGGCTCCGAACATGGTGGACCAAAGGCCTCTAACGGCCATCGTATACATGGAATAAGTTCACGAATGATACCATGTGGTACATAATTACCATTCATGATTTTTAAATCCCTGAGTCTCTGACATCCTAATAGTAGGGTCTTACCACTTTCCAAAGTTAGGGCATGATGATCCATGGTTATATGTTCCAAGTGTTTCATATCCGCTATGGCAGGAAAGATCTCAGTGGGTACTGAACCATGAAGTTTGATGTCTTTGACTTTAGATTGAGCTAATGCCTTGAGTAATCCCTCTGGGACAGTATGGTGACTACTGAGGTCCAACCCTAATAGACCAAGGTCAGGGGCATCCTCCAATAATCGTTGCCAATGATAGGGTTTGAGGACACTATTCATGAAGGATGAATGATGACATGATATAAAGGATCGCCATTTTGGTACGACTGAAGGACTCAATAGACGTTGATACGCTTGACTCATGGATGTCAGGCGGTAATTCCAAGTTTCAGTGATCATCAAATGGACAATGGATGGGTTATCACCGATGGTCTCCAACAAGTCTTTATGGAGTTCGGATTTAATTAAAGTAACAGATTGAATAGTAGGTCGACGGAGTAGATCCATTAAGACTTTACGACGTTTCTTTTTGATCAAACTAATCGACCGAATAAACACTTCGATGACAGTGGTGGGTAGTAAACGAATCAATTCTTCAAAGGATTCATCATGAATTCGACATCCAACCAAACGAAGACTGGTAAATGGGATAGTAGCAAGATCATGACGTAATTCATCCGTCATCCGTAGATGGTCAACAAAAACTAAAGTCATCATTTCACAATTTACAATGTATAAAATCGCTAGGGCTTCAGTTTGGCGACAACAATTCCCAAGATTTGTGGGGGAATGCATCCACCTATCCCCATCGTGTTTGGTTGAAGACACCCTCAGGACCAAATTTTGGCATGAAACTGAACCCTTGATCTTGACCTGTGTCGATCTCAAACACGTCGAGGGGATTGTCCTGTGGCGGGGTCCTTATGCCCACATCCATCAAGGTGCGATTGGACCTCAAGCCGTCGTATGGCACCGTGAGCTCCATCGTTCAAGCTGGGATAATGAATTTATATTACCTGATATTTTTATTCATTAATTTCAAATACCAATATATTATGATCATCTCGTGGAATTGTTCCACTATTATCCACATTATATCGTATCTTCATTAATCTTATAATCACGTTCGATACCGCCGAAGGCAGCTCATCTGGTTTCTTGATGTAGTACGCCGGATATGGGTGATAGCAATTTCGTTCAATCCTTTGAATCGATTTAAGGCATTCTTCAGCATCTTTCATGTAATATCGATCTTCAATTGAAGCAATCTTATTCTCAAATGGCGCACGCAGTTCCTTCACTTGCTGGCGTAAATGATGTATCGCTTCTGAACCATGCATATCTAAATATATTACCATAATGCTATGGTTGATCCGATCCACCTCATCTATCATGGCTCGATAGGCCGGATCATCCCAAATGACTTTACATTCAGCATCACAGGTATTCATTTTTGTGATTAATTATAAGTAACGGTCATAGATATGTTTCACCATGTCTCCCGAAAAAGGAGTATGTGTAGTGAAAAAACTCCTGTGAGCGATTCATTTTCTCATCACAAAAAATGGCCTTGCCACTGTTTTATGTTGGATTCTTAATGATCCTTGTTTTGTTATGGTCCATCCCACATAATGATATTTTAAGCTTTAAACTAAATAATCAATCGAATCTTCGTCAATTGATCCTGGATAACAGTACCCATCAAGTAGTTAGAAGGCCTAAATTGACGGATGGGTGTTCATCCATCTACCTGGATCTAGGATCTAATGTTGGTATTCAAGTCCGTAAACTCTTTGAACCTGAATACTACCCAAAGGCCCAAGTCCTTCCGTATTTTGATCGTCTCTTTGGTTCGGTTGAGCAAAGACGAAACACGACATGCGCCATTGGATTTGAAGCCAATCCTGAACATGCGGATCGTTTACGGGCCCTACAAGAATGTTATCAAGCCAAAGGGTGGCGCACATGGTTCTTTGTTCCTGTTGCTGTCCTAAACAAGGATAACGATACCATCCCCTTTTATAGGGATAATGAGACCAAGAGACATTATTGGGGATCATCCATTGTTGCAGATAATGTCCAAGTAAGGGATACGGTGAATGTTACCACCATCCATTTGGGTCGTTTCATCATGGAGGAAGTAGTGGGTCGTTTGATACCCGACACAACAGCCCCTCGGTCCGTCTATGCCAAGTTTGATATTGAAGGAGCCGAATATCAAGCCATAGGTGGTCTCATTACAAGTGGTGCGTTATGTCATGTGACGGAGGCATCAATAGAAAAGCATCAAGCTACAGATCCTACCTATACCAATATCTTGAGTGCTGCTGATTTTTTCACTCAAAACGATGCTGAACTGATGGGATGTCGTACGATGAAAATCAATTACATGGATGATGAATCTTATGGTAGGGAGAATCGTAGTTGTTCATAAATCACAAATAAATAAAAGATGGCCCAACATGTTGGTAAAGTGTTTATGGATTATGATGGTCGTCTGATGATGTGTATCCGATACAATCCACCTAGTCATAATTATGGAACTTCGGGTTATGGAGCATATGAAGAGCAATATAGGATTGATATACCCGCATGGTATGACATGGTGTATATCCAAAGCCTATTACAGACCAAGATCTATGATATTATTGATTTGACCCAAATCGAGCATGCATCATTGACTCTCGATCAAGTGTTTCAGTTGATGCAAGACCGTCAACGTGAAGAACAACTGGAAAAACGTAAACAAGTAGTGCGGGATGAGATCTCGTCCTGGGATCAAAAAATTGCAGAGGACCGTAGGAAGATTAAAAAGATGCAGGATGATCTTGTTGAGAAGGAAGACAAACGAAAAGAATTGATTGACCGACTAAAGTCTATTCAGTAAGTCTTTTATGATAAGTCATCACTACCTCCCACATCTTGGTCATCACTTTATGATCAACTGGTCCACGATGGATCATGACAATCCCATCTCTCTCATATGGGATTCCTGTCATGGTATCAAACATGGGTTGGCCGTGGAAATTGATCAATGTGACTCGATAGTAATCGTTTTGTTTTACAACTTTGATCCATTTTATAGATTGATATCGAAACGGAACCACATACTCATTCATTGGATTCATTCTTAGTCATCATTTTGTGACACGTCATCGCAGCAGTCCACATCCTGGACATCACTCCATCATCCATTGGGGCACAAAAGATCATCTTGGTTGGCTTTTCGCCATACTCCATTGGTGGTTGATCCATAAACAATGGAACCATCTGGTTGTTCATCGCGGTGACTGTATAGACGTTCTCGTACCCACAGTCTTGACAACACTGAGCCCGTTCCACGTGAATGAATTTAATCAATTGATAGGAATCCGTCAACATCCCCATATATTGGCCTTCTTTTAATTTGATGATATTCATTTTTGTGTTATACATGCCAATTTGCAAGTTGTTCTTCCAGTGGGGGGTGGTCAAACTCAGCAAATGGGTCTGGTTCTGGTATATCACCAAATAGACCACCTTGTTGTGGAGGAGGTTGAACCAAAGGAGGTTTAATCAAATCTTTTGGGAATGGACCAACTGATCTTAAATAGATGGCCGCCTTCATTTCTTCTGGTAATGAAGATCGACCCAATGACTGAAGAAAATCCGTATTGGCCTGTTGTCGGTCTTTGAACCATTGGACCACATCCGCATCATCACGTAGGTATTGGCCTGCCATGTAGGCTAATTGTACTAGATGGACATGATCGTAAAATTGAATCCCCTTGAGAAACGTCGTGAGTTCCACGGGTTCAACGGTCACACCCTGGATCAATAATTGATACGTCCGTCGAGGGAATGGACGTAAGATTCGCTTCAAGTGTCCAAATGTCGTGGCCGTCAACGTACATCGATCCACGGTCAATGTAAACCCATCATCCTGCTGCACCGGAAGCTGTGCTAAAATCCCATCTAACCAATTTCCTTGGTAACTCAGGGTAAGTTCTTTCAACATGGGTAAATGACTGATCCATTGACCCACTTCCTCCACCATCCCCTCCCCTGAACAATCTTCCAACTGAACCGCATTTGGCTGGATATGTTTTAAAAACGATCCAACCCTTGGTGGAAAGATACATTCACTAAAACGAATTGACTCTATGGTCAATTTACCACCAACCAGAGGGATGATAGGTAGAGTCGATTCATGAATCTTCAGCTCGTACACCCGACTCAACCCCTGAACCAAGGATCCAATCATATTGGTTGGTAGCTCAGTCAAATTAATAATCAATGGATTTATTTGAGATAAGACTCTACCGACCTGTACCCAATTTTCATTATCCGCAGTACATCCTTTGATAAACACCCCAAATGGATTGGATCCCAATAACATCTTGAGTAATAAGGAGGCGTCACCATGGAATGTACAATTGGTGAGATATAATGAACCAATATGTATGCGAAGTGTAGAAAAGCCAGCTAATGCTTTTAGATGGAAATGACAGTTGGTGAATACTAATTTAGATTTTAATTCTACCTTTATCGTATTCGTGATCGCAGTATACCATTCTATCACGCTCTGTTCGTCACGAAACTCTACCTCTCTAGTCGTCATCTTCTTCTTCCTGATCAATCAGGTTTGCTGTGTGACGAAGTTCTACACCCAACTCACGTCGTTCATCCTCCAGGGCAGTCAACTGGTTGGCCAATTGATGACGTGCCGAACACAGTTCATTAAATTCATGTTGAAGTTTCTCCCACGTCTTGGACATTTCTGCAATCTTCTTATCTTCCGCCTCTACCTTTTCACGCAACACATCAATCTCCTTGGCCAGCTCTTGTCCTTTTTGATCATTTGATAGGAGGAGTTCATCCATCTGCTCCAGGATCTCTTCCTCTGTCGGTTGTTTCATCAGCTCTTCAAACGTCTGGATCAACTCGATCATCTTGGGATCCTCTTTGGGGTTGTACTGAGTCGCCATTTTTTATTCGTTTGAATTTGTGCCATCATCATCATCAGTTGTCATGACTTGAACGAAATAGGCCATGAGTGGAATATAGACCAAGATAACTACCAGGATCCAAACAATGGTATCTTTGATCCATCGAGCAAACCAACCTATGGATCGACGGATCCCTAACAAGACCAAATTATCTTGGGAGTCCTCTTTTGGTGCTAACCCAAAGACTGCTGCCCAGACCCACATGTCAATAAATAATAATAGAGGATGGCTATGAAACTTTTCTTCTACTAAATGATAAATGGAGACACTTATCATGACCGAAATAGCTACGGAGACCCAACTAAAGAAATTAAAGAAATGACATATATTCATAAAGACTTCACGACGAAACAGGAATGTCCTACACCAATAAAACATGTATAATAATTCAACCCCATTTACACCATGTGGGTATGCTCTGACGTTTTGAGTCGCATATAATGCGATGGACATCACCCCCACGGATAAGACGGCATTTACAGTATGTTGTCTTTGAATGAATGGAAATTCATACATCCCAGCAATATACCCAGTTAGGGCCATGGTCGCATAGGTGAAAGGAAACAAACTAGTAAACATGATACAATAGATGGCATTTGCGACTACCCTTAACCCAACCACATCTAGGACATATGGGACATAGATGCTTGTTTGATACAGAGTTTGTCGTTTGGGTTGGTCTGTTAAAAAATTAAATTTAATCAATGGTTTGTTATCCTGATAAAGACTAATCATTTTATCCTCCAATTTGTGAACTCGTTCATTGACAGGTATTTGATATTTTGTAATCTTATAAAAGTGTTGTTGCTTAAATAGGGATGATGTTGTAAACACCATATGCAACAGTAAACATTAAGACAACAACACTCAAAACGATTGGGACCCTAATCGACGGAGGCACGTCCAGGGGTTCACGATAATATGCTACCCAAATAACACAGAACAATGCCCAAAGGACGGCTGTCAACTGTGAGCACCTGACCGAAAAGTCATGGGCCGTAATACCAAACAACGGCAATAGCTCGACATGGATCATGACAAGCGTAATACAGCTGGCGGTGAAGGCACTTAAAAATAGACAGTTCGTAAGAGTATTAAACCATGTACGATCATGCCCAAAGATATGGAGTTCACATTGTCGTTGTTGATCACCATTGCATAAATGATCAATCATCCTATTGATATCTTCAACTGCGGGTTTGTCTCCGGTTTCATTCGCAACCTTAAGCATCTCCTGTGCTTTTTCAAGCATGATCAATTCGATCTTATTTGCCATTTTCGTTACCTGGTTTGATAAGTTGAGATTTGTGATATGTCTTGAGTGGTCGTTTTATTGAAGGTGTTTATAATTCAATATTGTTTATTATTTAATATAAAATTAATCATTTTTAATGGCTTCTTCTAATTTGTGAACGCGTTCATTCAGGTCATCGACGTAGTTTAGGTAACTGACATAATTGGTGACATTGAGATCACAGCACGTAAACCAAATGAGACCAAAGATGAAAAACGTGGATGTGACGGCCCAAATGGGGTCCGAGTGATACGCAATTCCAGCTGGATCACATCGATAGGTCCTGTAAGCAGGAGCAAAATCAGTATTGGTACAATTACATCTACCCTCTACTGTGCACCCAAATGGGTCATAACAATCTGCTGATGTGGAGCATTCGGGGAAATATTTGGCCGTAATGGGGGTAATTATAAAAAAGATCAAAAACAAAACAAATAGACCAATGGAGACCCACCGTGTACAGTTACCCAGTGGATGACCAGGTCGGTCGACCACTGACGTCCTCGGCAACGACGCAACAGTAGGTTTGGGCTGTTGAGTTAATGGTTGTCTTAACATTCTTTATGAATTGTGGTTTGCGTTAAAATGAAATAGTTTCGATTCTGCTTGATCAATGAATTTTTCCCGATACTTGTCAAATACGGCTTGAACAAGTTTGGATCGTTTGATATGGTTTCGTCTCGTTCCATTTTAGGGCTCACAAACTTTAAAAATGGGAGTCACTAAATACAACTGTAGCGAGTGTGATGAAATCTATGATGAGTATGATGAAGGATATGGGTGGTGTTGTTGTTGTGGAGGACCATTGTGTAGTGCTTGTTATGATTCCTTAACCACTGTGGAGGTAGAGTGCGGGTGTACCGAAGAAAAACCATTTGAGACGGATGTGAGAGAAGAAGAACGATATGATAAGGAGGGTGAATTCATTCGAACAAAGGCTTGTATCTGTTATGATAACCCAAATATCAAAGACCTACGCAAAGATGGATGTAGCAACAAATGCGAAGAAGAACATATCGTCTGCTCAGCCTGCATTCATTGTAAAGTCAAGGATGATGAACTACTAGAGTTTGTCATCAAGGAGACGACCAAGTACAAGTCTGTGGACGAGGCCCGTGAGGCTTGTCGTGAAGCCAAACGTCACAAAAATGAGGTTCAGTAAAAATAAACAGTATAGATTGAAGGGATTGACAAAAGAGATGAATGGACGAATATGTAAATTCCTCCAATATCATATAGCCAATAAATGTATTGTTATGGTCGATGAAGATATCATATCGGTCAATGAATGGAACTTAGAACGTTTATCTAATTAATATAATTGATCAATATATAAAGCGCGATCTCGATAACTATTCACTAATTCAATAATAATGGTCAGAATTGCAACCCCAGTGACTATACATAATAGCTCGGTAGATACTACTTCATCTGGTGGAGGTAAATCAAGACCTCGACACTCTTTTGGTGTACAGGTGAATGCTTGTTCAGGTGGTGTGGGTAAACCAGTATAGATATCTGGTAATGACCACAGTGTAACCAGTCCCATGAACAGGATAAACGTCCGGATGAGATTTTTATCCGTACCAACAAATAAAATAAATGTCATTTTACCAAATAAATGTGATCATCGTACCATGTCCGTAGGGCTCCTCTATCACATCTTTAGCACCAATCGTTTGTTTGATCTTCTGAATCACTAAATCGGTTTCTTGTCCTCTATGCTGCCATACAAACACATGTAGACGATGATTTCGATCCGAGTGGTGCAAATGTGGGGGTTTTAATGAACGATCCAATGGTACAGGGTGAGGATGTAAAAACTGTCGAGTCACTTCTTGTTCAAGTGCCCAGACCTCATGCGTCCTTATCACTGGTTCCTTCATTGACCATCCTTCTGGCACCCGAAGGTATTTGCAAAAGAATTCCGTCCCTGGTATACCTAAATCTCCCGTTTGATCATACAAGACATAGGATTTAACCTTAACCGACCAAGGGGTGGTTGAAGTAAAGAAGAAGGATTCGGCATGGGTATGTACCCTATACACAGCATGATGGACATGAAATCCCTTGTCTTGGTGCATCGTTAGGGGTAGTGGGACACAGTAATTCTTCCAGACTGCTGGGTCCCCCTCATCGACCATCTGCTGTAGCACAGACCTGACTTGATGTGCTTTTTGTTTCTTATCCTCTGCCAAGTGATCTCTCGAGGTATAGTAAGGGGTACTGAGGACCGTCCCCTCCATCAGGGCAATATGTAAAGGGATGTAGGGCTTGTCAGTAAACCCAAAATCCTTCATCATTTTGTGGAGATCAAATGGCTGACCAATCATAGAGGCATACATGGGTATGGGGATGAATCCAGCAAACATATGACTTTGCAACTCCAGTTCATCCGATTGATTTGGATCGACAATTGAACCATTCATTCCACATGGGACACCCAACACGGCAATACATTGTCTCACCTTGATGATAATAGGGTCCTTGGTATCTGTTCTGTTTAGAATATCGGTTGCAATTTGAACAGCCATGGAGGCACTATCTTCACAATCACCAGGTCTTAACCTAGCGGCCTCCATCACATCAATAATTTGGTTTTCTCGTCTACCATCCGGTTTGTTAAGGATAACATGGTCGGTGACATATGGCCATGTCGTTGTATGGATAGTCATCAATTTAACTACGTCCGATAAACATTTTTGTTGGTCTTCACTTGGTCGATTTAGGGGTACGGCCAAAAAATCTTCTAGGGTAGCACCTCGGATAGCTAAAATCTCTTGTAAAGATTGATGAATCCATTGGTCCGTGACGACTTGGTTGGGTGGTTGAATCCACAGGGCCGATGCGGATAATCCTTTGGAGACTGCAAAGGTATACTCTCCACCACCGGTAGCTACCTCTACTGGCATCCCATGAATACACATGGAGGGTGGTGTCAAGGCTAGGACTCTTCGGGAGTGTGGATCTGCCATCCAATCAATTTCCTTTTGGATATGGTCAGTCCAAATGGTCTGTAGTACTTGATCCCAATACTCCGCTGGAGATGTGGTGGGTATGACTTCAATCCCATTGTTTTCCATATCAAAATGAAATTCGGTATGTTTACGACGTTGATGGATCCATTTAGTCTCTACTAAATGGGTCGATTGTCTAATGATGGTTGGTGACATGAGGTCATCACCAAAGAGACAACAGGTAGCTATATGGCGCTCTAGTATTGGTGTACGCCGACCCTCCGCCAGATCACGCGGTTGTTTACTTAGGACATGAACCACCAGGACTACATCATGTTGATTCACCGCAGTAGCAGTGAGGGGAATCGACCATTCAATTGCGTCGCCTGAAGGTGGATGGTACCTAACCAACAGTCCTTCTTTTTCCCCTTTGTTTGGTTGATCCGTCCGATAGACCTTGGTTGGATTCAAAGGAGACCAACACTCCAATTGACAATCGTTCACATTTTCAAACGGACAATCCACCGCTTCGTTGTGTATACAAAACTCAATCACTAGATCCACCATTTAAGTTGTGTCAAGATGTCAGTCTTACACTTGATTCAATCCATTTGGCAGACGGATGATGAACTTCGTAATTGCTTAGCTATATCACCAATCACCATCCCAACCGAACATCAAATGATTGATCAAGATATTACATATTGTTTAATGCAAGATTTTGAAGATTTACCACCACCACTAGCACCCATACAACAACAGAGACAACATAGTAAAGGAAAACGAATGACTCCACGTAAATTACCATTAGGGGTCATGCATTACTCCAGGGGGGAGAGACGTACCATTGGTAAAGCGTTTAAACAGCTTGAAAGAGAAGATGAACTTAGATTGATTAAAGATAGACTGGATGATTCTCTTCAAATCCTTACACAGATTCAAGGATCTTTAACAACAGAAATGGATACCATCAAGAGAATTAAAGAAGATCTTGTGTCTTATATTGATGATGATGATGATCAAGCAGAAGAAGATTGAATCGTCAAATATAGCCTACGATCATGTACATGGATCGTCCATCTTGTATGTCGCAATTCTTTTAAATCCGACCAATGAATCGATCCATTTCCAATGATAAACTCAGCATGGATAGTACCATTGTGTTTGGTAAATTTGGGGGCATCTTTGATTTGCCAAATACGAATGACATCATCACATAGACGTACCAATGCAGTTGTTTCAGTGGGAGACTTGGTAAATTCTGCTATAGCAGGGTGAGGTTTACTAGTTGATGGTGGATTCAACTTGATCAATTCGGCTCTCCTAGCAACACTTTTTTTATAGATGGGATCATCTGCTTCTGGTGGTATATGTTGAACATGAAGATTATGCACCTCATGTGCACTAAAACTTAATTTTAATGAAGGGTCTGCATCGGTCCATTGACGAACCGTCTCTTGAGTCAAGACATAACCCATACAAAAAATCATTTCTTGATGAATACTTTCCATCAATATATATTTACTTAATTCTTGTTTGATTGGAGCAAATACATCTTCTTGCTGTTCAATCACCAATGAAGCTGAAGGAAATAATTGTCGAACTCTTCGAATCCTTTTATACATTCTGTGCGTAGTTCGGTTTTGTGATTTGTAGGTCACAAATTGGAAATGTTTTCAGAATCTAAACAGAAAACATATTCAACCGTCAAAATCAAACTTAATGCCTTAATCAAACCGCGATACAAACATGTGATCGTTCCGTTATTTCATAATATATCATGCACAATCACCCAAATCGCATTTGAATCTTATATCCTTGCAAATCAACATATACTAAGATGTGTTAATGAATCCATTCCTATTCCTGAGCTCAATATCAGTTTTTTTTATTCATGTTGTTCTCTTGTTACTAATTCAGGAAAGGAAGTTGGTGATGAACAACTTCGTCGAACAGCTGATCAATATCGATCATTAAGACCAGAAGAATGGTCGATTCCAATTAACCAACATATCAGCGGCGCCATTTGTTCTCTAGCTAGAGAGATGGCTACAATGACAAGGAATCATATTGTATTAAATATAGTCAACCGTCTGTGTGTTTATATTCAATTAAAGTATAAATCGATTCACAATCGAGATGCTGCATTGCGATTTATCCAATCTGCATTTTATGAAAAGAATAAGCGGGCATTAACAAATGATGTTAAAGAATTTAAAGAGTGGATCCAGCTAAACCCATTACATGAGCATATAGTTGAAAAGAACTTGAATCATTTTATCACGAAGTTATATGATATTCAACAGTTCTATTGTAGATTGGATCCAATGACAAAAGGGTTAAAGACATTTACATTGTTACCGATGAAGAGTGGGTACAATGGAACGTTTTTTGCGATTGATTCGACAACATTAAATGATGTTTTGAAATCGTTAGATCGATCAGTTCAAGTAGACATCGTGCATACAATGATGAATCAATTTCAACCTGGATCTGATGAACGCAATTTTTTAGAGGTTCGATTAACGGCTAGAGCTATATTTAATCCAGATTTTCAAAAAATTAAAGGTGTTTGTGATACTTTATGGAATGTGTTGTTTAAGACTAATTATTATGAGACGGTTAGACGTCGGTTTGGAAGGTTTATAACAACCGACGGGTATGCAGCGACAGTATATATGATAGTTCCAAATGAAGAGACTCCAAAAGAGTATGATTCAATTCATGGTCTCAAGGAAGAGGACTTTGATCGTTTTGTTGGAATCGATCCTGGTTATACATATGTTTGTACGGCCTACAGAGGTGATGTTAACCGGAATGGAAGAAGTGTATGTACTCAAATTTCAACCAGCGAGCTTCATCATGATTCCAAGGTCTATGAAGAGCGTAAGTGGATCGAGGGTCAACGAAAGAGAATCCCATGGTATGATGATGCTCTGAAGTCATTACCTTCCTTGAAGACAGGAAATTACGATGAGTTTAAACGCCGTGTCAAACAAACGTTGTTGGTAGCTGAGTTCTTGTTTGGATTCCAAAGACGAACCAAGTTTAGAGCTTGGCGGTTTAAGAAACATCGTTTTGGTCAAAAGGCGATGGTTAAGGGAGTTAAAAAGATTGTCGGTGATGATGTTAAAAACGAACGTATCTTAGTTGGGTATGGCGATTGGTCTCAACAAGATGGAGTGTTAAAAGGACGTGAAAAGGCGCCAGTAAAGAAGATGAGAAGGATGATGAGATTGGAAGGAATCAAGGTCATCTCAGTAGATGAACATCGAACATCTAAATGTTGTTCAGGGTGTTGTACAGGTGAAACTGAGAAGGCGAAGCTCAATGGTCGTGAATGCCACCAGATTATCCGTTGCAGAAACAACGAGTGTAATGTGTATTGGCAGCGCGACTTGAATGCAAGTCGAAATATTCGTTCAGTGTTGATGTCAATGATTAGGATGGAGCAACGACCAGATCAACTAGAACGAAAGAAGAGACAACGTGTGTTGTCGTCAAGTACCTCCCTGTGAATCGAAAGCAGTGGAAGCCTCAGGAGAGGCATGCAGGCTAAAAATATTTCAACATTGATTTATTCTGTATACATTTTACAATCTTCAAAGTTCGTTGGACCAGAAAGATGGCAGTCAGTATAAGTCTAAGAGTCTTCGTAGCGTTAGTCGTATTGCATTTTATAGCATTCGTCTACTACATGTCTACCTATGCAAGTCATCTTGGTTTAATAGTTGTTCTAGTACCAGGTATATTATGGGGTTTATTATTTCGTTTAGCCCATTTTGAAGATTGTATCAAAAGTCATGTGTTTATGTGTCTTGGTTTTATCGTATTATTATATCAACTAGGTTGGGTAGTGAGATATTCCATGTTATGGAATGAAACCTCAGCCGTCTGTGGCTTATCGTCTTGTTCCTCTACCTCGACCCCGCTGGACGCAGCACCAATTATACCTTACCATCCACTTGGTCGATATAGAGCAAGTAATCGATACCTCACTTGTCCTTACCCAAAAGAGTGTCGTTGGGGGGATTATATTGCTAATCATGAACCACTTGGGTACCCTGCCATCACTGGGACAGATCCAGCCATACCGGATACGAATCAACCCAGTTGTAATAGCTTGACAGCATCCCCAACCCCCACACCAACACCCTGTGCTTTCTTAGCAACCAAACGGCCTCAAGATTACCTAGATTGGGCATATGGTCTACGGCAAGGATACTTTTTAGGTGTGACAACAACAGATTTGGCACGGTGTCCCTATGTCGATTTTGGTGCTCTACAGGCCGACGGAGTGACTCATGGCGTGGGGATGCCGATCTGTGCACATTGTTCAGATTACTTGGAGCGAGTCTATAACCTAACCAAACCAACAGCTGGGTGTCCTGATTTTGATGGTGGTTGGGATGGACATTGTTACATTTGTGCTGACTTGAGTATATATCAAACTGCTACTCAACGAGCGGCCAATATCCCCATTTTGGTCATCTTATTCACTGTGTCTATGGTGTTTTATTGTGCGGAGGGGGCGAATCACCCCGAGGTGGAGGAATTGTTGGGTCATCCGGTAGAGCTAGATGATGATGAAAAAGATGTTTAAGGTCTCACTGCAGATAATACAAACAAAGTAATCATCATGCAAAAAATCATCATACCAATCTCTTCCCATTTAGTTGGATGTCGAAATAACGTCACTGTAGTCTTCTCCGTGTCATAATCATATGCAACATGATAGCCATGAGTCTTTCCTTCCTTGTTGCATTCCTTAGCAAACTCATACGTGTACTTGTAGACAAGCTTTGGGCTGAAACCATGTCTTGGCATAACGAATGAACAATCATGTTGTGTTAATTTATTTGCTTTCCTTATAAAGGTATTGCGGATCAACTCTTTATCTCGATCAATCACTTCTTGATTCATGGTTCGTTTATGGATATCATCAGGGTTTGTCAACATTTTTATTGAATATGTGACAATATTGCATCAAAAGGGGATTCGACATCCATGAATCGATATAGGTTTATCCCAAATCGATCGTATGTATGAACCGTACACACATTGCAATAGCATACGTTGGTACATTGGGTATAATACTGTCGTCCATAGGTTCTCCACCGCCATGTTCGTTCGCAATTTGTCTGGTAACAGTTAAATTCTTCATGTGGACATGGGTGTTGATGGTAGATTATGATCAATATGATGATCGTCATCAGCCCTGGCAAGATATATTCCATCATTCTTTTTATATTGAATATGTGATCTACCTATGATGTGGTGGTGACGTAATGACGTATGCCACACCAACCAGAACAAGGAACATAACAACAACTATCATTTTATAATTTGTGTTAATGCAATTCATGCCATGCCATCTCACCCAACCCTTCCACAATATCTACTTTCAATCGTTTAATCCTCTCATCACAGGTTTGTTTACATTGATCCTTGATTTGTCGTTTTGTATCATTCATCTGGCTTTGAGAGATGTATGCGATCATTATCATTATCATGAAACAAATTACATTTAACATTTTTCTAGTTTTTTATATAGATTTGTGATCAACCACTAATATCACGCATCGCATCAATATCTCGATCCAGGTAGTATGGGATTGCCTCCTCCCAGAGTCTGAAAGATGGCCATCGTGCCCAATCATATAGTTTGAGAATCAACAGGGTGGCACCATCCATATGAGCATCCACCATTGGACCATATCCAAACTCAAAAGTATCACAGAACCACTTTGTTTCTTCTTGTGGTAATAAACGGAGAATATCATCCGCAAGTTCACGTCCCAAATCACATGCTTTACAGTCGCAATTATCACATTCTCTTTTTCGTTTACGGATTAGATTATATCGTTTTCGATACTCTCTCACTAAACGATCCACTTGTGGGAATAAAGTATAGGTAACAAGAAGATTTAACTGATAGATACGATCACGTTGATCCTCTAATTTCTTTCGCCATTTAGTAAGATCCTTGGTGATATCTTCAAGAATCAATGGGAGTTTGATATCCGTCTGCCCAGCACGATTGATATCAAGAGTATATAGTTTATCAACCATTTTCTTATATTATTTGTGAGCCATAGGCGAACAGTTAGTGAATCAAATGAATAGCCATAAAAACACTACAGGTGATAAAGACAGCAACCAACGAGACCCACATCACGAGTTTGATCCACGTTTCACGATGATTTATAAAGAGGGCCTTCCAGTTGATGTAAAAATCAGGATAAATAAGCGCCAACATGACTAAAATCAAGGCCATGATACTGATGGTGATAAGATGCCTCTTTTACTATCCACTTGGGTCTCATCACTTGCTTTAGGGGCGTATAGTATCCCACCAAGTATAAAGATTGCAATGATACCACCCATTAAAAGGATATTAGCTATATAGATGATTATACCCTTTGGTCCACGTTCATTCAAACAGGCTCTACGAGCATCATCCTTAAAACTCATTTTTTATTGTTGTTGTTTGTGACGAATGCCAATCAACGGGGTGTGGCTGTCCTTGGTCATGATATAGTATTCGTGGGTCGCCCCCAGTTGATTCTTCTCATCCACTACGCGTTGTAAGATCGCTCTGTCCGTATCGTAACGAACTGGAAATGACTCCGTAAACTCATATGGATTATCCGTCAAGATATCCCATGGGGATGGTCCGTCCATCTGAAAGTACTTGAGGCCTTCTTCAAATGCTTCACGTGCATAGCCCATCTGTTCTTGAATCCATTTAATCTCCTCAGCTTCGTTGGACTCCTTGATATGTCGTTCTCTGATAGCTTTCTTTTGTTCAATCACTTCATGGACATGATCTGGTGAGAAGACCCCCATATCATGATCCATCAAGTCCATATGGGCTACTCCTTCCGTGATATCCGTTGGCTCGATGCGGATGCTGGCCCTCGTTCGATTCATACCATGATACGCGTATTGGTAACGTTTACCAGGGTATTCAGTCAAGACTTGTTTGATCAGTTGTTCAAAGATTTCCTTAGGTACCCCATAATAGTCATCATAGATGCAATAATCCTCACGATTAAAACAATATTCATTCATCAGATCCAGATCCTCTTTGAGTTGACGTTCAAAAGAGTCCCGAATCCTCTGAGTAAGACCCTCCAAGATCCTTTGTTTTGCTGCAGATCGATCCTCTTGAGCCAGTTGAAGGCGTCGGACAGCATCTTGATAGACTTGATCTGGGGATTGCATTCTTTTTGGTCACAAATTTGTTATTTTTTGTGGCACTTCGTTTAGATGGAGACCCTTGACGAATTCAGACAGCAGGTCTTTGAGGTTCGAGATCGCTATTACGATGATATGAAGGATACATTCTTGCAAAATTATCAAGATGCCGGGACCTGTTTTGAATTCTCCATCCTCTACCAACCAGAACACTCCCATCATGTTGAACTTGCAGTTGACAAGTTTAAAAAGGCAATTGGTGGACTTGGATATAAAGTGGTGGATATTCATGATTATAGTGGGAGTGCCAGACGATTTAGAATTGAAAGAGTAGCAGTGATCAAGATTAAATCAAGCAAATGTATTATTTCATAAACCTTAAAACACAAATTTCTGACCAAAAGATGGAAGAATTTAGACAGCAGGTCTTTGAGATTCGAGATCGCTATCACGATGATATGATGGAGACCTTCTTAGGATTTTATCGAGGTGGTATTGAATTTGCCATCTCCATCAACCATCAACCGGATGAAATCTATCCTCTTGATCTTGCCATTGAGAAGTTTAAAAAATCGATCGGTGACTATGGATACAAAGTGATTCAGGTTCGAATTGATAATGATTTACATGATACGCGATTTACGATTCAACGTAAAGACTATGAGACGATTCAACGTAGGGGCTATGTGACGACACCGGTTAAACCATCCAAATGTATTATATCGTAATCATTAAGCCATCTCTTTGTACTCACTATCACTACTACTACTATCATTACTATCTTCCTTTGAACAGACCACTTGATAGGACCAAGTGAGACCAATGGCCATTGTCACGATAAAACTCATCAAGATCAAGTTCTCAGCCAACAGACTGAGGATAATGGATAGGTTACCAATGGTATCCACCAAGTAGACCAATTGACAGGGGTAATCATAGGCTACTGCTAGGTACCCATCGCATTTATATGCAATTGGAATAAAGACCATCAAAGGGTTGCTTTTGGCCTGGATAACAGTACATGTGATATGATCATCAAAGGCTTCACTTGACATGTTCCATTCCCCACCAGTACAGTTGACGACTTCTACTTCATAGGATGAACAATAGCCATAGATGCATTCCAATTCACCTTTTTCTGCGTAGAGGAGACGAGCCGTCACTGCCTGTGCAATCCAGACTAACAATATAAGAATACGCATTTTTTATGAATTAAATTTGTAAGTCACTAAATATTCACCACTAGCCCATTCCACTACATTGACTTTGACTCGTTTGTGAGTCAGCATAGGTTGGGTCAAGGATCGAAACGTATCCATGTTTAGATTCACTTCTTTGGTCATACGTCCATGTGGGCCCAATTCTTGATCGGACTGGACTATAACAACACCTTTTTTAGCCAAACGACGACACAAACCTTGATGAATAAATTCTTTTGACATTTTTGTGTCGTAAGATGTATGCCAAATATAGATATGCCTTTTATTTCATGTTACTTTTTAATACATATGAGATTTTCAATGATCTTTTTTTATTAGGACCGTATAACAAGTACTTGATCTTCGCGTGGTGTATGTATATGGAATGGCTCTATTGGAATCATCCAGCACTCGACAATGCCATCATTACTTGGGTCCATCCACCTTTTAGACGACGATTCTTAAGGGAACGTTTTGGTATTATTGAACAGGATGAGGCACAAATTGTTTAAAAAAATGGAGCAATTGATGCGTTCATATTATTCACTCTGTAGTGAGTTGGATGCCATGAGTGATATGGCATCTTCATATGATTGGGATAAAGACCATTGGTCATATCATGATTATCAACATTGTAAACAAGAATTGATTCAACTCATTTATCGTATTCGTGATCGACTTATTTTGGATAAAGGAGAAGATGCTGAAATGATTGCATGGATCAAAAATAAACAAATGTTACAAAATAAAGAGGAAATTACACGTCTCGAACAGGACCCTGAGTATCAACGTCGTGGTGCAGAAGTCTTTGCATCTGCTATTGATACTAAGCAGGAACAACAGCAAGAGATTGAGGACCAGCCTGATAACTAAACTCAATTCGTCGTTCAATATCATGATCTGCGACAGTTAATCTAAGGACATTGGGTTGAGCTCGAATCACCCCCACTGGTTCTCGATCACTTGCCGCAATATGAGTAGAACAGCGAATATAGATGGGAAATCGAGTACTATATTTGATTACGGATATCCTGTGTAAATCCCCTAATTGGTCCCAAAGGATATGAATTAAATCTTCCAATGATAGCTTGCCCTTAATATGATACTCATTCGATTGAAGCGAGGTCAAAGTCATACGACCAGGGTGAATAAACCAACTTAAACATGACCATCTCCAATAGATTCTTTCATAATACACCATCAGTTGATGGATCAACTCATCTACCGTGAGGGTAGTTGGATAGACATTTAAGACCCTCTTTTCAGATGGTTCAATCAATAACTCAAAACATGTTAAACATCTTGGTTTGACCGTCGTTAGATACTTTGGATAGCATGTCGGACAGATGAAACACTGATCACAGTGACGACTGATTCCTTCCTCATCCCAACATATTTGGCAAGTCATCAAGACCATCTGCATATATGTAAATTGTGATTCACAAATCTGAACTGAAAATGAAGAAGGCGACGTACGAACAAATCAAAGAATATACTTCAAGAATAATTCGAGTTGTTAAAAGTGATGGGACGGTCGTTTATGATGGTCCATTGGCATTGCCTCTGTATTATAATGGAACGACTTATAGTGATCATTTAATATTTGCGGAACCACAGATTGTTAATGGCGTTCCATATCAACTTCTTTATTTACCGACGTTGGAATGGCGCACTGGTACTATGGATCCAAGTGGTTATTATATCTATTGTCTTGGGAGTCACACCGAGAGGGTGCGAAGAGGTCCCGCCTTGTTATACACTTTTATTGGAACTCCAGTAAATCCAACATGGACGTGTAATCACATTCATATAGATACGACAAAAACTCGCAGACAAATTCGATCAGATGATAGATTGGATCGACTCGAATGGGCTAGTTTATCAGCTCAGGCAAAGGATAGAACATATCCGAAAGGTAAATCATCATCGATACCATTAACAATAACGAATATCAAAACGGGCGAACAACGAAACTTTAATGGGATAAATGAAATGACCGATTTCCTGGGTGTGAATACCACTGAATATACAAAAGTTATGAAGAAGGATCGTATAATAAAGGGGTGGTTGGTAGAACATGATGTTATTATCAACATGGATGGAGAAGTTTGGAAGCGATTAGATGAAAAACGTTTTTTAAGTTCATATGGTCGCTTGGCGTATGAAACAATAATCGGCGAATTAGTTGAACAACGGTCCGTCTGTGAAAGTAAGTATAGACGTATCACGGTTCAAGGAGTTCAATATGCTTTTCACAGGTTGATGGTCAAAATGTTCGGAACTGTCGAAGATATTATAATGTTAGAAAGTGGATATGAAGTCGATCATATTGATGCAGATCCACGAAACAACCGTATTGATAATCTACAAGTTATGAGTCGTGAAGATCATATGCGTAAAACACATGGGAAACGAATCCGAGTAATTAACGATAATGGAGAATCAACGGAATATGCCTCCATGCGACATGCATCGAGAGATTTGGGAGTCTATCCAGATGGACGACGTACAAATAGCAATGGATATCGTATGGAATATATAGATAATTGATCGCAATGTCGAATCAATCCCTCCTCCTCCCAACAAATTCGGCATGTTAACAAGACCATTTTCGATTGATTTGTGATCATAAAGTAAGTCAAAACCCGCCATGTCGCCTCTTAAGTGTGGTATTGATCTTATCTTTACTAGTAAAAAAAATTTTTTTTTATTTTTCTGAAAAATTTTGGGACTCCAAAAATTGGACTGGCTCCTCATGTCGTGTCTTAAGTGTGGTATTGATCTTATCTTTACTAGTAAAAAAAAATCTTTTTTATTTTTTGGAAAAATTTTGGGACCTCCAAAATTGGACCGACTCTTTTCGTGCTTAGCGCTTCTTATCGAGTGTCATGTCGCCTCTTAAGTGTGGTATTGATCTTATCTTCACTAGTAAAAAAAAAATTTTTATTTTTTCCCAAAAAAATCAACCCTCATAAATTGGACCGACTCTCTAAGTCTTAGCGCATCTTAGGTTTTGGTCATGTCAATGGCCATGAGGACTTGTTGATCCTCAACAGACACACGAGCCATGGGAAGTTGTCCAACTGGTGCAGAAACTAGACGGACTGGACGACCTGTAATCTCCTGAGGCATATCACCAAGCTCAGCTAGTTCCTTGTATAGTGGACCACAGCATGTCATCTCACTGATAGGAATGGGATGGACATAAATGACTGCATAAATCCAATTATTACTATTGTTCTTCCCATCATTTTTCCTGATGTAGATTTTATTGTTGCAGAGATAGGCCTCTAACCCATCTTCATGACCCGCATAGTAACCATATTTGACCCTAAACCCTTGACTGGTTAGATATTCAACCATCAAATCCACACCTCGACGGTGATTATCATCAACAGGTCGAATACAGATATCCTTTTTCGTCATTTTTGGATTGAATTTGTGACATGAAATGAATGTCATGTCGCCTCTTAAGTGTGGTATTGATCTTATCTTTACTAGTAAAAAAATTTTTTTTTATTTTTTGGAAAAATTTTGGAGGCTCAAAAATTGGACCGGCTCTCTATGTCTTATCGCCTCTTATCTGCTTGAGGACTACTGCTTTTTGTCGTTTCATCTCCTTGAATCGACGTGTCAATTTGACTTCCATTGGTGGGGGTGTATAGATGATATTACCATTACCGTCTGACCTCATATGATCGTGACCGATGATATAAGTGGTCCCTGCACCAAATTCGGCATTACGATAGGATCGAACCAAACCAATGAGTTCCGTGATCGATCGTCCCATAATCTGACTACCATCTTCCCATGATTTTGGTTCAATCTTAATCAAGTTTTGGATCAAAGAGTGGACGATTCGTTCAGTTACCCCAGGTAGTTCAGGCATCTCATCTTCCTTCATCGCAAAATGATCCCAACCCTTTCGTTTCAGTAACTGAAGAATTTCGTGTAAGGCACTTAGTTCATCCACAGTAAAGGAGTCCATCGTTTTATATTGGTTTGTGTCACAAATCAGAAAAAATGGGCAAGACTGTGACCTATATCAACAAACAAGGGGATCAAGTGGAACTCCCCGCTGTCAGCTTGATGTCCAAGGAGGGTATGATGGTGGATGTTCCACGTGAAGTGGTCAAGGTTGAACATGCATCCAAGTTGATTCGTGAGATGATCATTGATGTGGATGATGACGACGATGATGATCCGGTCATTCCCCTGCCCGAGGTCCCCACTGAATATCTCATGTTGGTCAAGGAGTTTTTATTGCATCATCATGATGATCCAATGCAACCCATCCCAAGGCCGTTACCCGAGTACGACATGACCAAAGTGGCTAGTGCGTGGGATGTCGAGTTCCTGAACAGGATGCCAGACACGGATGATTTGGCAATCGCCTGGTGTCAATTTTCAAAGGTGGGGAATTACTTGGATATTCCTGCTTTGTTCGATTTGATCTGTGCCAAATTGGCCTGTATCACGATACAACAAGATGAAGAACAGTTTCGTAAAGATTTTCATCTCACCAAGGTCCTTACACCAGAAGAGGAACGTCGTATTCGTGAAGCCAATCCATGGTTATTTGAGCCAGTGAAACAAGCTGTTAGTGGTTGATTTTTTTATTTGATAAAACCGCTCATATGTCGTAAAATATCTATTGGTAACACATCATGACCAATCATATCTACTAATCGTCGTACCTTGGTAGTTTGATTCCCCAACAAACGCGCTAGTACGTGTGGGAAACATCCACGGATAGACTCCAATCGAGGATGAAACTTAATTGCGTCATAGACTTCATCCCATCCCCCAAGTGGTGGGTCACGACCATGAAGGTGAACAAAATCCAGCGTCCTCAGTGTGTTATTGGTCGCCAAACACTTTGCTAGTTGTCGACGATCTTTAAATTTTGGCATGGTCAGAAAGGCCAACGTGGGAGGTAGAGCCTTGAAAAAATCCTCCTCATACGGCATGTCCGCACTCAAGTACAACTGGACCAATTTCGTCTGTGGTAAGACATCAATGAATCGCTGGTTTGGAACCCCTTGATCCAAGCGCAATGAAATGATATTCGTCATTGGTAACGCAGTCAAAAAATCATCCATGGATTCAGGGTCCATGGTACATTCATCCATCAAGTTCAGACATTCCAGTGATGGAGGGAGTTGGGTGAGATCAATGTCCTGTAACTGAAGACCACTTATTACTAGCGACTTGATCGTTGGGGGTAGTTGTTTAACCACTTGACGAACCAATGAAGCTCGGGCCCCAATAGTAAAAAACAAGTGTTTGAATCGTCCCAAATTACGAAGGATAACGGCCCTTGGGACCTGAGCACTGATAATCAACGTGGTTAATAATGGTAAATTATCTATGACATATTGGAGGACATCATCTGAAGCATAGATGGCTTGTCTTAATTCTAATCGATCAGTGTGTCGTGGAAGAATGAGTTGATCAATAGTCAAGACTTTATCTTTAGATTCAATAATCATTTTATTTGTGATTAAGCCAAACCACCAAATAAGGCTGCCAATTCAGGGTGTTGTGCTAATAGTGTAGCCACATCCTGTTGCATTTGAAGAGCTATCTCCTCCATGCTCATCCATTGTTGAGTCCGAATACGACAAAATCCATGCATGTGGCGAAGGATATCTTTTGGGACGGGTGGTTGGGCTAGAAGTTGAACAAACCGCTTCACCTCAACGGATTGGTTAACAAAAAGACGTTGACCGACCACGCCTAAAGGACGATGAACTGGGGTAGCTGGGACCTCCTTTAACCTAGGGTGGTACCTGACATCCATCTTGGACCATGCCGAAGATTCTGGTGGTAAGATTAACTGTTCAAGTTTGTTATCCGTCCTTAACCACTCGGCGACTTGATCTAGTTCATCCGTATTGACCAACTCCAACTCCACCACTGGTGACCTAGTTAGAGCCTGTAAGAATTCGGTCATGTCTTGTTTTGAAAAACGATGCCATAGAGCCAGTTTTTTTAGTTTGCTAGTAGGTAAGGACCGGATGAGGGCGGATATGGGTAATACCTGTACATGTCGATGCTTGAGTTGAAGACATTCTAATTGGAGGCCAGGTAGGGCACGAAATAGATCCGCCAAGGGGACAATGTTGAACAAGCATTTATCAATGGACAAGGTCCTGAGATGACGAACATAGGGGATGAAATCTGCCACATTGGACATGTTACTGTCCTGTAGTGCCCATGTTTCTGTCGTGGGACCTAGACGAATCAAGGTTTGATGAATAAATTCACGGGCATCGATTCCTTTATATAGGATATGCCTAAAACGATGAAGATTGGCCAATATCACAATCGGATGAAACACATTCTCACTCACATGCAAGGATCGAATGTGGGGGAAGGAATCAAGAACGTACTGAAACGTATCATCGTTGTCGCACCCAGACACTAATTTAAGTAAAACGACTGGTTGATTGGGTTGGATGGTTTGGATGATTTGATCAATATCGGATCGTCTATATGGTGTTGGTCTATGTAAGGTAAAGGTCACTATTTCGTTCGCCATTTTTTTTGTGACAAATGGTGTTTAGACGACGTTGGTTCAAGTTTGGTTTTCGAGAACACAAAATAACTCCTTTAGTAGCAGAACCAATCGTTTTAAATGATCAAACAAACGTTGAAGCCAGCCCCCAGGGTGACTGATGAAGATAGTGATAGGATCAAGAACATGCATCAAGGTATGGTCATCATGTTCTGTATTTGTCTATTTACCCTAATTTGGGTCTTGGGGGTTCAAACCGAATTAAAGCTTCAATCCTATCGATTGATGGACGTGAGGGATGATACTTACCAAACGAAAATCTTTGTCAAGGAGGTGCTTCGTCATTTGGCAGACACAAACCAAACAAAAAATGGCGCTTGAACATCAATGTTTAAATACGATTCTTATCGTAATCATATTATTGTTTAATCATGCCATCTATCATGAAATCATCTTGTTTCGCACCCAACACTTAGTGCCTACCACTAAACCACAAGAACAATACATTGATATGCCGGAGATGAAAGATCCATATGATACGTATTGGTCTCGTTCATTCCAACGTGAAAAAGACCTTGATTGTCCGTTAATATCATCAAAATGTTATGATGAGTGGATGAGTCGTTATCTGGTTGATGTAGGTGCCGATGATTTGTTTACCCCAAAGATGGAAGAGCCGTATGTTGGTGCGACGATGGAACAAGTGGATATGGTTGAAAAGAAACATGGTGTTACGAACAATGATGGAGAACGTTATGCTGAGGAGCGACTCGATATGACTAGCGGCTATGGTTCTACGCCAGAGCAACTCAAAACTGGACCATATGTACCAAACGATTTAGGACCATATGACGACCTTGATAGGCAAATGGACGAAATGGCCAAACTCAGTGCATGTCAAAAACAACAACATAGTGGTTTTGCTATTGGTTGTATGGATACCGACGAAGCCTTTATCAAATGGAGGAAGGATAAATGCAAAGAAACTCATTTGGCTGGTTATTGCGCAGAAGACTATGCGAAACCGGATGGAACAACGTACAATGACCCGATGGCTAGCGAATGGACTAAACGACTGTGGCATGAAAGGAATCATCAACGGTATGTTGATTCGGAAAGAGAGATGGACCAGCTGGCCAAGAAGCTTGAAGAACCAGTGGTAGATGACTTTCCTGTTCGATGCCCTTCTGGTAAACTAGTACGTTACTACTTTGAGTGTTGGCCAACCAAGCTTGAAGAGTGCGATCGTTTGGGTAAGGATGGCCAGTGTTTGGTGGAACATCGTATGGTAGACGGACGAGTGTACTATGCCGAACCAGATCATGTGTACCGTTGTAACTCACTGATTGGTAGACGATCAAAAAAGGGTTGTGTAGTAGGACTTTAATATTGATATTATTCTTCTTCAACTTGATGGTAAATCAGGCTCCAGGGGATGGTACACGTTTCAGGTCCTTCAGCACGGGGTTGGCCAGTTGGTTGATGGTAATCCAATTCAATCTTACTGATATGGCCAAACAAGGTTTCAACTGCCTCCAAGAAGTAGTATCCTTCATCCCCGTAGTTATCCAGTTGATCAATTAGATCCAAGTCTGGACAGTACGTGATCCAAACATTTCCAACGTATTGATTCTCAGATCCATACACAAAGTAATACAAATCGTACGTGGTGGTCGTCATCGTTCACAAATTTGTGAAAAATGTATCGAGTCTATCTAAGTAACATGCTGGAGGGTAATGAGAGAGCATATGTTGAACGATATCTATCTCGTAATGGAATTCGTCCAATTAGTCATCATGGTCTGAAATGGCAGGTTGGGGATTACTTTGTCACCGTTTATTATGGTCGAATCCAATTTTGTCAAGTCCATCATTCGTATGATAGCTCGGATAAGGATACGAATGAATTGGTTTGGATCGTTGAACAACACATCTATCAAGGTTGCTGTCATTGCTGGTGTAATCTCGAAACCATGTCTAATCTGGATGTTGTCCCTGGGTGGGTTAAGGAGTTACTCAAACAACCCACCGAGACTGGTGCCACTGAACCTATGGTCCGGGCTAAGCAAGAACCAATAGTAAAGGCTAAGCAAGTCCTACCAGTTGCCGAGTTGGCCACAGATGATGAAGAAGAAGACCCACTGTTCGTAACGGCACAAATCCATGAAAAATGATGATGACCGAGGATAGGGCTTTGTTTGTTATCTTTTTTTGTCTTGGGGTCCTTGTAGATTTTAGTGAGTTGGCAGAACAAACATGGTTAATGACTTATTCTATAAAGGATACTGAATGGATTGGATATGCGATTAATTTTGCTTGGGGTCCTGTGAGGATCCTCTTTGGTCATTGGTCGGATCGTCTAGCCTCCCGAGTCCACCCAGCCGCCCAGATTGGTATCGTCATGCTGATCCCCATGGTGGCATGGATGGGTATCCTATTTAGTGTCGTCAGCAAGACCGCACCCTTTGTTACCGTCCTTCTTCTTGTTTTGGCTGAATTTGGACCTGCCATCATATTGACCATAGTAGAGTCCATCATGGTTAAGTATATTCGTTCGACCAATGTTCAGTTATCCCCCACCTGTCGTCGGTATCAATTGTTGGGTAAAGCCTTAGGTGGATATGCGGGTAGTGTCTTACTCCATCATACTTCCGAGTATCAAGTATTTTTAATGCAATGGGGGCTGGTGACATCAGCAGCTCTTTTTTATGTGTGGGATGTAATGCCTCAACTACATCATGATCCTCCTGTAGTCGATGCCAATGACCCCGAGGAGCCAGAGCAACAACAACAACAAACCAAGACAACAGATACAGACAACCGTCATTATGTCATTTTCATGGTCCTTATATCGATGATGCCTATTGGGAAAAATGCTTATTTTTATTATTTGTTTGGTCCTTTGGGGTTAACAGCGAATGAATTTGGTCTTGGTAAACTGGCATCTTCCATTCTTGCTTTGGCCTGTACCTTTACTTTACCCTTGATAGAACGTTGGGTCAACCCACACCAACTAAGGCTGACAGTGGCCTGGATGTTTGTTCTGACTGGTTTGATTAAATTAATCCAGGTAGTGAGATATACATCATGGTGGGTAGATGATTTTTACATTTATTTAGTCGTGACTGCTCTAGGGACATTGGCGGATTCTTTAATATGGACACACTACGTAGCAACCTGTACTCGTTTAACCCTAACCAGTGAAGTCTTTGCTCAGTACATGACCATCCCGACTTTAGGTAAAGTCGGTCGTCTAGGTGGTGATTATTTACTTTTATCGGGATTTCAAATTGATCATGATCAATATGGCCAATTGCCGGCAGTGATGATGATTTGTTATTGGGCGTCCCTAACCCCGTTTTATTTTTCCTTAATCAAACCAGGTCACAAATAAAAGAAAAAAATGGCGGACTTACATATGGATAATACGCGAGCCGTGGACATGCGTGAGTTCAATGAACTACACGACATGATGCATGATAGTATGATTAGTGGTCCTATACAATTAAGACAACAACATTTATTATTTGATCAAATGGTTGCCTACAGGGGTGAGGTCCCATTTACGGAATATGCAATGAATATTATTAAAACACGATGGTCTCTCTTTCAAACTCAAATGGATCGATATTTTTGTGCATTTGGTTTTGTCATCATGACGGTTAAATTTGACAAGGTCCCCGTAGATAGTAAGGCCCGACAACAATATTATGGTGAATTTTATGACCCCAAACAAAAAGTAGGTTTGGTCCCCGTCCCTATTATACCTGTCCGTGGTTCGTTCGTACTCAAACAACGGATGGTCGATTGGGATCAAGAAATGTTTGTAGAGGACTTGGATGGCAAAGAAAGAAAGGATGTGTTTATCATCCAATCGTGTCAATCCGAACTGCCTGATTACCTAACGGGCAAGTTTCGATCAAGGTTATCCGCCCTCCTACCTGAATATAGAGAATTGAAGGATTTGGAGAAACTAAGGAGACAAGTCATTATCTCCAATGCTCTACCGCCCATCTTGGTTCAACGTCAACAACGGTCGGATCAACAACACCTAACTGAACTTTCCATTGCTGACCTAAGAAATCGTGGTGGTGTCTATGTAGATGATAATGGATTCACTGTAGCCGAAGATCCAAGTGGTGAACCTCAAACTCAAGTATCAGAGACTGCTGATCTTGGTGCCCTGAGCAAAGAAATTATTGAACGTGGTACTACAGTGAACCGTTCTCTATTAACACACCGGGTTCAAGATGGTTTCCAGGTCTCGGCACATACTCCAGAAGCTAAATTTCCGATAGATTATCAACAAGAAAGACGACATTTTGAACAACAAGTCTGTGTGATTATTTTGGGGGTCCCATTAGAATATGTCCAAGGGGATGCTTCTGGTGGGTCAGGTGCGTTGATTCAAAATGAGTCTTCGGTGGATAAGGCCAAAGATAGATTATTGGATCATATCTCCAGGGTCAGTCAGGATTTAGAGTTGGCAATGGAACAAGTATGGTTACGTTTTTATGGAGAGGAAGAGGCCCAAATACGGTTTCATATCCCTACCCCCACGAATGTGGATATTGATACCATCCTCAAACTACATGATTACAATGTACTACCAGCTCCGTTGGCAATTGAGGAGGTGATGAAACGAACAAATATTGATCGGAAACGAATGTTGGAACATGTGGATCCAGAGACTCACAAACTCAATCGATTTGAATTAACGGTTGAGGAACAACGGTTAGCCAAACGGAAAAACCGTAAGAAGAAAAAGGATGGCCCAGCCAAGAAAAAAACCAACAGTTGAGGTAGATATTGATAAAGTAATGGATCAAGTGTACCAAATTAAATCCCAAATAGAGACATTGCGCGACACGAATCATAAACAACAATTAGAACTGTGGGGCCAACTGAAAGATTTACGGCGGAAAGAACAACAATACTCACAAATATTGGAACAAGCGGATCTAACCATAGCGACACGGTGGACACTTGACTCGTGATGAAAAATGTTAAAATCCATAGAGCGAAAGCTAGACAAGGCCGAGACCTGGATCTTTGGTGCTGCTACACCAGAAGAGGTCCTACGGCAGTTTCGTAAGGACCGACATTATTTCGAGGTGGAGAAACGAAAAGCTATGGCCAACGGAGACCGTAAAACAGCCCTAATGTATGATAAACAATTAGCCTTGCTAACCCACAGGGAGGGTAAACTCAAGTACTCTCAGGCCTTGATGAAGGGTAGTCAAGGGAAAAAGATGTATAATGAAACCCTAAAAGAACAAACCGAAGAGCTACAGTACCTCTACAAGGATGATACCGAGTACCATCGTGCAACAGTCTCTGGATTTAATGCTACTGGGGATTTATTAAAGAGTCATCATGATAAAGAATTTGATGATGGTGAACAAGAGGAGGAGGATGAGTATAATGATATGGTATTTAAAGATTTGCCTCCACCCCCAACCCACCTAGTCAGGGTAGCAGAGGAAGAAGAGGAGGAGGATGATCGGGTATTTATTGCTTTATAAAAACTGATTGATTCGAGCACGTAATTCTGTGGGTAATTGTAATTGACCAGGGTTTTGTGGATCCAACCCACGGACCATGGCAAGCCGCATTTGATCCACACGTTTACGAACTTCGGGGTTGTGCTCCAGGTAGAGTCTGCGCATCTCTGGGTTCGTCGTCATCGACCAAGCCTGATATTCGGCATCCAGTTTGCTTTGTTCTCGGATCTTGGAACTACTATGATACTCTCCCATATATCTCCCCGCTTGCCATGGGACGGGTCCTGTACCAAGCTGATCTAACCAAAATGCCAGCATCCGTGGATGATGTACATGTAATAGCATCTCTATTATTAGTCCGCGATCAAACATTGGTCCTACGTCGACTGCTGCCCGGTACTGTGCGTCATCTTGGTACTGATGACGAAGGAGGGGATGAATTCGTTCAGCATAGTCTCGGTAGACATTAACGACCAAGAGAGTACTCTCTATATTATTCCATTTTTCGAACGCCATCAATAGCCGTTTTAATTGTTCCTCGACTTCCTTCAAGTACCGGTACATTGGATTTTGCCGATACCGATCATTATGCGCGACTTGATCGATTAGATAGTCCACCACCCAGTTCGCAATCTCTGGCTTCAGTAGAAACTCACTAATCTTATCATATGGTTGGTCTACTAATTGCTGGTAGGTATATTTTTCCAGATCTGAACCTTCGTCGGAAAACTCAAAGAGCGAACATATTTCATGGTAGTCTAATTTCAGTTGAATTCGGTCGCCATATCGTTCACGTAGCTCATCTACTATGTCAAGTACCTTTGAAACTTTATCTACATTTTTATCCTCAAGGATTATCCGTTCCACGACATATTTCACCCGTCTATTCATCTCTTGATCAATATACTCGTTCTTTTGGTCTTCTGTCATCCCAACCATATCTCGTTCAGGTCTCTCCACCAATTCACGTTCAATCTTATCATTCAGCTCGGGAATGTCCTTCTCTCTAAATGCAAACCATAATGAACGATAGGGCGGGTTTAGATCAATCGCCCACTTTAAGATCTCAGTGTCCTTTGATTCCCGAATCAGATTTGATAAGATGGTTCCATATACTTCAGGCACCCCGGGACCAAATGGGACAGGAAAGTATTCCTTGATTCGATCTTTATCCTCCTTTAATAAAAACTTGGTCGTCTTCTCCCAAGATTCCTCGATTGCGTGTGTCACATTATATGAATCCTCTTCATCTTCAACAAGTCTAAATAAGTCGAGATAATTCACATATGGGAAGTAAAATGGAGGAATGCGTCCAATTACATATTGTGCCAATTTCAATTTTTTCATATGAACTAATTCTCTAAAACTCGCTTCAAGGATCCCAGGTCTTTGACCATATCGTTTAGCAAACCAATCCACTGCTGACCAATGACCTCCTTGAATGCAGGCTAATAGTACCTTTATATCCCATTCTTCGCGCGTCGCCAACAGACGCTTCACGTCTTCCAACCTCCCTTGGCGAGACGCTTCAATCAATTGTTCATTCATTGTTATTAAAATAGTGTGGGCATATAGGGTATGGGTTGTGTTTGAGCTACATCATAAATGGTTCGTCCTGCAACAATAGATTGACCAGTTGGTACCAAGTCGTACACCAACGTATGATCCGCCTGTATCCTTGGAACCACTTGATTCAAGCCACCATCCGTCGTGTTTCTACTTAACATTGTTGGTGACACTATATTGGTAGGCGGAGCAACAAAGGTTCCTGGTGGTAAGTACTTGGTCAGTATGGTACCATCCGCCTGTAACTCCCCAACCACTTGATACAATTGCCCAGTTTGGGGGTGTTGTGCCATCATCATTGGTCCTTGCCGCTGCGCAGCAGGGTCGACGACCAAAACAGGTTGTTGATCCACGGGTTCATCTACCCACTGTCGCACCACTTGAGGATCGAGTTGAGGAGTTTGGACCATATCAATGGGTATATTAGGTCCAACTTCGGATTCATCCATCTTCATCATGGATAATTGAAAAGCTACACGAATCAAGGCCTGGACAGGTTTTGACCATAGAGCAAATGCAGACCCCTCATATTGATCTTTGCTACATCTCGTCCATTGACCCTCCACTCCATTGGTCAAGTCCACAGCCCGTATTCTTACCCCATCTCTTTTGGAGGCCCTTAATTGAATGACCCAATCTCTCTCATGATACCCAGGAACAAACACGACTAACCATCTTGGTGCTACCGTATATCCATTATCAAAAGAGTATAAACATTCATCAAATGTAACACTTAAAAAGATTAATTGAATGACATGATCTATCGTTATCGTGATCCTCTGACCACTCATTAACCGTGACGCCACCACTACCACTGACATGGTCATTCTTGAGTGGTTGTGGCACGAGCCTTGGATCGAGTGTGGTATCGTTTAGGCTTTAGTTCCTCCACAGTCTCCTTAATGGCCATCACTTCATCTTTTAATGACTGAACATCTTGATGAAGTGTACTTGCCTCATGATCGACAACTGCTGGCTTGCTTAGACTAGCTGGCCAACCACCAGGGACCAATGTTTTAACGGTTTCTGCCAACCCCTCATACTGACAACGTAGTGATTCGATTTTATCATGGTAAGTATCGTCAAGCCGCTTAAAATGACCAGTGAGTTCAAAATACTTTTCAGGTAGATCAGTTACTGGTCTATCACGAAGCTGTTGATTAACGTCCTTGAGTTCAGATTCGACCATGGCTTTGTGCAACGAAAGATCGTTTTTGAGCTCATGATCCATTTGACTCGTAGTCTCAGTCAACTGTCCTACCTGTTTTTTGAGTTGATCGATTTGTTTAGCTTGTTCACTCAAACGACGTTTCATGTAATCATTTTGTTCTCTCAACTCCTTGAACATTCGATCATGTCGCAGACGTTCCATCCATTCTTCCTTCTCCTTGAACAGACAATCCACCATGGCGGATGGGATGGCAAAGAGGTTACGGTTATCCGCAAACTGCATGAAGGCACGCATCATTGGTTCATCTTGGTGGGTTAACATGGGTTCATAACGATCAATCCATTGACGATTCTTCTTTTGTTCATCAAAGATTCGTTGAGCCAGGTTGATGATAGCAGTGGTTTGATCCAGGGTACCAAGTTGATCTAACATATGTTGTAAGGATTGATCAATCACTTTACGTGATTGAATCGCCCTTGTAATCTCTCCACGCCAATAAGATGGTGGGGGTCTAGTATTAATTAGTTCAGCCATTCTATTATAATTTGTGACAACTATTTAGGTATAATCTTAAAACGAGTGTAGATGGCTGGTTCGTATGGATTCAAACAAATACCTGAAAGAAAATCGCATGTATCATAATCCAACTCAGCCAATGCCCCAGTGCTGGTCATATCCACTTCATCATTCGTGTTGAATGCAAATTCTCTCAGATCACTATAGATCAATAGAAAGGTTCTTGGTCCAAATCCATTCCAATTATCCACCTGGTGCACATTTAGTTGTTCAGGGACATCCAGTCCACGAATCATATCTGGATCGATGATCCAACCAATAAGTTGTTCGTAAAAATATACACTCTTTGACATTTTATTTATGACCTAAAAATAAGTTTTGACCTGAAGAATGATATAGTGGAGGCTCGTTCCAAGACTTGGTTACCACTTGGGGTAGTAAGCTTCATGGCATGAGTCGTACTATCATCCAAGGTGGGTTGACATTGAATCCACCTAGGTTGACCCACTACAGCCAAGACCAATGGATCATCGGTTAGGGTAACCAACAGCCTGGTCGTATGATCCATAAAAATTTCATCATGGATGACTGTTAACGCCATGTCCTTTACTGCGTCATGGTACCTAATCACATTGACATCATAATCGTCCGCCCCTGGTCTCAAGGTAAATGTTTGATACACGGTCCCATTGATCGAATCTACCCACTTTAAGGCGGCACATCTTCTCGTCTCATTGTTTGGTAAAAATACTCGAATGGTCACACTGTTCTGATATTGATCCAGGACCAAATTACCACGACCGCCACAGACCTTGTTTTCTCTCAAAGAAGTTGGATCCCAAGGAAAGGCACAGTACTCTCCTTTAAGGGCAGTTATATTGATGAGGGTCATCATTTCTTCATATCGAACTTTATCCTGCGCAGTTGCTGGTCCGTACCCGTGGATACACCCAGTACAATGTAACGTAGAGTCCGAGTGCCCTTCAGTACATTCACATCCACCTTCATCTCCAATAAATGTATCCGTCCCCGATTGTTCAGCGACACCACGCCATCTATGTGAATAATCTTGATCAAAGACACATTCATATGCTGTCGCATTACGTGCAAATTTCTTGCATTGAGAGGTATCCGAACACCGTCTGCTTGCCAAGTGAGTCAGGTGGAGTCGACGGAGGTAGGGTTCATCTATGGTCAGATTCAAAGTCCTCAGTTGACGACCTGGTTTACTTAAACAACTGTCTTGGTAGACGGTATGTGCAGGGAATCGATGATCAATTAAAATCGACCGTTTCAACGATTCAAATAACCCTGAATAACTGACATTCCTTGAGTAGTAGGTAAAATCCGTCCATTGGAAAGTCGACTGGTACGCGGTAGTATTAAACGTATTGAAATTTCGATGGGACCATAACACAGTAATCCATTGAAAGGGATCTTGGCTGTAGTATTTGGTAATCCAGTCATTGGTTAGAGTGGTATTCGGCCAACTCAAGTTCTTCATCCGGAGGACAGAGGTCCATTCGGGTTCAGTGGGGACAAATCCATTTAGTTGGCCACCTGGTCCATGAGTACAGGTCACATCGACGGTATCATTCGCATTCAGTGTCCTGTGAAAACTCGTGTAGCACAGGACACCATCTGGTCCAACCACCTGCATCCCTTCAATCCCACTAAATGGGATTCTAATAGAGAGTTTACGAACATATTGTCTAGAGAATAAAGGAACCCTGACTGCCAAACCAGGTCTCTTGTCCGGATGATCCAATGCTCCACTCAGTAACTGTTCCGTGTGGGTGTAGGGATTTCCCCACTCAATCAGACGATAATCACGCCAACCAGAGATATTGGTCCATACATACAGTGGTAAAGAGATGGATCGATTAGAGATCCAAGCGGAAGCATCCACTTCTTGAGGCAAGCCATTGACCCAAGTCTTGGTAATTGAATCAAGGACACGACCATCAAATGCTTCCTCCACCACCTTACCAGTAATGGGATCAATACATAAAGCTGGGACACCAAGTAAGGAAGCCAAAAAACCAAGTTCATCGTCAGACCAACTCACATTGTACGTGAATTTAAGACCTGGGATAAAGCCTTCAAATAGACCATACCAAGCACCATTGACATCGGAATGATCTTTGATGGAACTGGAAGAACATTGTCTCGACGAGCCAGTTAGCCCTAACGCGTACGCGGTATCTGCTAGGACACGATCAATTGGGTTGGAACAATCAAACACCCCAGTAGCAAAACTTCGTTCGGTAATTAAAGATGCTACGGCAGTGGCTGGTTGTTCCAATGAACCACACCACATCACCACGTCTTCATAAAAACCAGATTCTAATGATTGATCTGGATGTCTTGGATCCACTGACCAACCAGTTGTATGATGTAGACATTGAAAATCAATATCAAAATCATTTGCTGCAGCATAATCAATAGCCGTTAACCAAGTCAGAGGACACCATGGATAAGTAGGAATTGGGCCCACCAAAAGTTTATTGGTCTTGATGGTCTGGTAACAAGCAGGGTTACGCCAATCTGGTATGTCGTATGAACAAATATACTTCATTGTCCAAAATTCACCATATACTAGGGCACGTTGAGGATATTGAGCTGCACATTGTTGGTTTTGGCCACAAGTAGGACATCCATAACTGATATTGACGGGTAATGGGACCCTAGGATCACAGAAATCTAATTGAGTACGATTCATGGGGGGTAAAAACATGGGAGAGGCATACAAGGAAGTCAAGGGTGGAAAGACCCACCAACCATCATTATCTGGCATGTAAATGACTGTACCAGAAGAATTGGTGGTAAAATTCGCCAAGGGCTGGAGGGGAACATCAAAGACAAAGACATTGACGTCCGTCACTGCTGGGTTGATTCCAAAGAATGGAGTCTTTAAGGGATCATTGTTCAAATCCACTTGATCAAATTGACACACCCCAGTAGGAAATTTGGCCTGGACAATATACCCCCGATCCCCACACTCGACCCATGTTCCGTTCGTATTGGTTAGGACCCCCTCACATGCTGGACCACTAAAGATGGCTTCTCCCTGTATCAGTCCCTCCACCTTGAAACATTGACACCCCTTACCACCTGGTATTGGTTGTCCTCGTGGTGGTAGGGTGGTCCCACCACACTCTTCGGCATGAAAGGACATGAGGTCCCAATCCATCCGCATGGCCGAGACACCATATGAACACAAGGCACCAGTAAATCCAGCTTGACACATACACTCGGTCCATGTACATCCATCTGGTGCAAATTCACTCGACTGGGGCAACTCGTACTTGAAATAACTCCTATATTGTTCATTTCGGAAAAATGCACCTGCCCAGGGGAGAGGATGGTTGCCACAGGGTGGGTGATCGGAATCATACGCCCTAATCGAACAAAACAAGGTATTGGGTTGAGCCGTCTCAATAAAGACTTTGGTCACTGCTACGTCCTGAGGACAGAGCCATTCTAATTGTTGATCATCAGAGGCTTGGCAATCATATGTTGGGGATGAAGGTTGATCTTGAATAAAGACTCGTGTCAAGGCACATGTCGTATCATCTTGATTGACCACTTTAAGTACTGTCCCCCTTACCTTGAGCGCTGCATAGGCACGATTGACATCCAATGAAGTATCATAAACGGGGTAGAGGAGGTTGTACACCAGGATATTCTTGGGGACTGGACAAGTACATGCTGGACCGGACCATCCATCATCACAGACACATCCACTAATTAGAGTTCCATCCCTCCTCCTACAAACATCACGTCCTAGTAAAGAAAAGTAGGATTCATCTAATCGTTGTTCATCATACCGCTCCCCAGATGGACATGCTGTCCCATGAGCATTACAAAACCTCTGTACCAAGTCACCATTTAATTGTCGTTGATCAGCAGGTATCATAGCTACTGGCGCGGTACAATGTGTTCCATCAAAAGCAGGTTCGGGGTTGGTCACTGCGTCTGGATCCATATTGATTCGAGTAGCACATTGACAAATCCCCAAATTCAAGACATCATTCACGACACATTGTCCACGATCTGAACCACCACAGATCATTTGACCATCATTTTGGTAAAATACACCATTAATGACATACCCATTAATGACAGGTCCAGAGGGGTCGGTGTCATCCACTGAAGGGCATGCACAGGGGTGAGTATAATGGGCGGAGGTCCAAGTCGCTAGAGGACCATACCCTTCATAGCATTTACAGGTTCGTGGGTTTTTGTCTTGACACGATCCCCTTGAATTCGAGTAGCATTTAGCAAAAAACTTGACCAAGTCCGTATGATTCGCCTCCGTCCCTACTAAGGATGGTGGATGGCACGTAGCTGCTTCACAACCTCTGCCGGACCATCCAGGTTGACATTTACATTGAAGTTCCCTACCCACGTGAGGGACACCAGACTGTCCGTCCCTCAATGTTTCGATGGTTTCCACTGTCAACCCTACCTCTGAGTAGGGGATGGGGACATCCTTTACGTGGTACCGACAGACGGGAAATGCCGATCCAGTCTCACAGTTGGTCTGGTAGACGTAGGCAATATCATCCAAAAAACCTTGGTCGATACCACTACTACTATTGGTCTGAATATCAAATGCTAAACAACTCTTTCCACCCATATTGACTCTATACGGGTACCCACCTTGTCTCTGCCAAAATACAAATCTCCTTTGCAAGAACAAATAGACATCCCTAGTCATTCTTTTGATGGTCTTGGCGTATGGGTTGAGTTGTTGACAGAGAGCATCCGTTGCTAGAACATCAACTGTCAAGTACTTGAGTTCTTTGTCCGCATCAAACTTGTAATAACAATATTGATGGTAATAGATCCATCCCTTCTTGCATTTAGTGGTCTGGATGGTTCGATAACAGTATGACCCTGAGGTCCCGTAGAGGTACCCACCTTGTTTATAACAGTCCACATACTTGGCATTCCCGAGACCCTCCATGGACTGAATCAAGTCAGGATCCAGGAAGGGAGCAAAGCATAGCCCAGTACCTGCCAAGTAGGGTTGGACGTTACTGACATTGCTTTGGTAGGCCGCAAATGGGATGGCTGGTGGGTAAAAGGGATCACACGTATCAATGTAGACGTAATCGGCAAAATTTGGATCGGGGTCCACATGGATGGGTTTAGCTACAGCATCTGGTGTCTTGAACAAGATTCGACCACCACCAATTTCGCCTTCCTTGAGGTACGGATATTTCAACTGATTAAATTCATCCAGCCGACCCACCCTAGTTCCACACTCACTGGAAAAATAATAACGGTCAGGTAATTGATTGAGGGCATAATTTAGATCATCTAGGACCTTGGGTTGTCTCAAGACAAAATCATCCATCGAGGTGAGAGAAAAACGGGCCCAACATCCAGTATTAAAATGAATCGTCGATCCATTGGTAACATCTGTCCATTTGGTAATCCACTCCAACGAGGTATGTTGTTTCACACCAGTATTTTGATCGGATGAGTACAGGGTAATTCTATACTGACCAACTGTCAGAGACGAATCATTGATCTGGAGACTAATTCGTTGATGTCCTGAAGCATAAATAAAGGTATCATTATCCTGAGTAACGGGATCTGTGTAAAAAGGTTCAAAGAGCCCACCTTGGTAAGGGACACCAAATCGGTCGGTACAGTTAGAAGCGGTGACATTGACGGATGGTAAGACAATATCGAGTTCAGTAATGAAAGGAGCATCACAACGAGGACCCCATCCAGTCATGAGCACAATCCGTTGTGCGCCAATAAAATCTTGCACGGTTATATCGCGATTATCTTTGGGGTACATGGTATTCGGTTTAACAGGCCACATGGGACCAAAACAACTCATTTTATCTCCTCCACCCGCTATACAGGCACTTGATCCAGAGATCAACCAAAAGGACGATTCTAAGACTAGTTTATTACGGGCGGCTTCTTGATCATTTAGAGGACAATTATCTGCCACTACAGCCTGAGTCGGGTCTAGTGGATCATCACATCCAAGTGGACCAGTTAGGACTTCAGTGGCATAACTTGCTTTACAAATCACCCCAGTGGCAACCACATCATTCGAAATTGGAACTTGAACTAGATATGTCGTATCGTTATCTTGTTTGACTTTAAGAAAGCGAGACTGGATCGGTTGAAGCGTACTTGAAACAAAGACTACGGTCCGTTTATTGGCAATATCAAAGGTATAATTGGTCAGCACAGCTTCGCTAAAGGATGAAACCAAAAAGAAAACCCCAATTATTACCAAAGGAAGAAGAGGATTATGATATTGAGGCCGCATCGTATGTAAAGAAACGCTCCGATACAAGGAAATGCCTGAGGGAGTGTTGTTTAGGATTTTGGATTGGCCTTTGTGGCTGCTCCGTCCTCATAGGTGTGGCAATGTTTAGTTTGTGGATAGCTGTATAAATTAAACCCTCTTATCCTTTATCATCAGTACATGACAGATGAATAATAGTCCACCCAATCCTTTAGTTCCACGAATTACAATTTGGTCCGGATCAAATTGAACAATTTGTGTGTCCTCATACATCCACACGATAAACACCCCATATGACGGTAAAACTTCAACTGTTCGCTGCCGATAATCCATCACTCGTGAATAATGTTCTTCACGTATATACACCGATGTACGGTAAGGAACCTCTAGTTTATCCAGCTCACTCAATAGTCTATCATAATCACTATCCTTCCCTGCAAGGACAACAAACAACGGTATATCATTGCTTCGGGTTGGTTTAATCGACGGTCGTCCTCTTCTTCTATGGATGAGGACCATCTCAGTGACCGGAGGGAACGACACAAATTGAATAAAAAAAGAATGGCTAGCGAGTTTGCCCAACGAATCTATGACGAGACTCTTCGTCTCTATACCCTGAAGGACAATGGACGACAACGTGTCTTGTTGCCTCAAGGTGTAGATGAAGAGAGGTTCGCACGTGAGGTTCAAGCTTGGTCGTATCAACTGAATGGTGGTCAGATGGAACGAGTGGAAGAGGAGGGGGGAAAGGTATTTTATCAATTTTATGTTAGTACAGTCTCGAATTTTCAATATCGATGGGTGACCGACGTTCAACCTTGGTCAGTGTGGGATCAAGTTTTTGAACACGATTCACGACATGAATCGGATGATAAGGTTTCTTTGATGGTCTATGTCGAACAAGAATTTGGTGATTTGTTCGTGAGACATCAGCCATTAGGGATGATTGGCCTGCCACAACCCCCTATGCCCACGGTTGGAGTCTATGAATTGTGGGCCACCTTGTTGACCATCCCAGAATTGGCAAGAAATGATACCATTTACACAGACAAGGTTAATCGAATCTTAAATCTTCGTCGTATCTATGATGCTAAATCATCCTTGGATTCTGCATCGATCAGTTATGTCATGCGATTACTATCCAATACAGATGCAATGAATGAATGGCAGACATATGAAGCCGAACAAAAAGTCTACCAAGATTATCTAGCAAAGATCAAGATTAGAAATGATGAAGTTAAACGATTGAACCAACAAGGATTGGAGGAGGATAAACGTAAGGAGGCGGCCATCCCTCAACTTCGTTTGAAACTCAAGTATTGGTTCTTTCCCCCCACTCGTCCTCGTTTGATGACACCAGGTGATACGGGTGATACAAGAAGGTACGTTGGGGTATCTCTACTACCTGCCAATTCCTATTTTACCACACGACCAACTAATCCCACACCGACCAATCTGGTACAGTATCCGGAGGGTGTAATGTACTACATGCCCATGATCATGACTGATTCCGGAGTAACGGTTGAAACTACAGAGGAAGATGGTCCTTTGGCCGGGTTAGGTGCTGGTGGTTCAGGTGGTGGTGGTGGTGGCGGGGGTGATATCAAGGAAGAAATTGCTCGTCGAAGATTTGAGATTGCTGAGGCGGAATCTAAATCTCGAATTAAGCGAATGGAGGATGAAGCTGCTCATCGTCGGAGATTAGAGGATATTGAGCAGCGCAAAAAAGAAGAATTAGTCCGGTTGGAGGAGAAGAAAAACCTCGAATTAATCAAATTGAAAGAAAAGCAAGATCAGTTGGATAAGGAGATGGCAGATAATCGTCAAAAATTCTTAGAACAACAATACGCAAATAGTATCAAACTCCGTGAGAAGGAGGAGGTTAATGATCGCGCCCTTCGTTGGAAGAAGCTTGAATTGGATCGACAAAAGGAAGCAAATAGTCTAAGTATTCGAGAACAAAAAGAAGAATTGGCACGATTGAAACAAGAACTACAGGTAGAAAAGGATCGAGCAAGGACCCAATATGATGAAGCCGTCCGTCAAGCTAGAGAGGATGCTAAGGAGGCAAAGGAGAGGGCAAAGGAGGAGACGGAGAAGATTCGTTTGGAACATAACAATAAGAAGGAACAACTACAGCGTGAATTTGACTTGAAAAAGGCTGAATTGAATCAAAAGGAATTGATGCTGGAGACTCAAAAATTGAACTACAATCAAGAAAAGTTGGACAAGGAATTTCAGACGAAACAAAATGATATTGATGCTCGACTTCAAATGGCCAAGGACCAAGCAGATGCTAAAAAGGCGGAGGCCGATGCAAAACTTGCTCAAGAGAAGTTGAACCAACAAGAACGCCTAAAAAAGATGGATGAATCCATGGTGAAAATGGATCAGTCGACTAGAGAGAAGATTGCCAATACCAATAGCATTGAAGAGACCAAGCGGATTGATAGTAACAACCGAGAACTCAGTCGTCAGAGGGAATTTGGTCATAAGGAGTTTATTGATAACCAAAGATTTTGGGAGAGAGAAAACAATGCCCAAAGAAGACATGAAGAAGCTATGGCAGCAAAGGGAGTATTTGGTGGTATGGGTGGTGCTGCTGTTGGTGGTGGACCCGTGCATTCTGCTTATGATACCCAAAACGGTTTAGACGGAATTCGAGCTGAATTTGAGCGCTGGAATACCGAGTTGAATAAATTAATTGCTGCTCGATCTGCACCAAATGGTTCCGCAACTGAAGCTAAATTTGAAGAATTGACTGACACCCAATCGGAAGTATTAGGTCAAAGTTTAGCTCGATTGAACGCCAATCGTGTGGATATTGACACTGCAGGGAATCGGGTGGGGTCTGTCGCACAAGGTCTATTATCAAGAAAAGATGACGCAAGTAAAGCACTTCAAAAAAGTGCGGCCGAATTACAGACCGAATTGATCAGTTTGGCAGCGAGATATAATGATGAGATTATTCAACAAACGCAGTTGCGTCAAAAGGTCATTGACTATCTCAAAGTGAAGACTGATTTATTACCAAAACTGAACAAGATGACTGATATCCTGAAGGAATTGGATGAACAGGAAAAGAAAATCAATAAGATGATCAATGAGGACATGAGCAAGTACCTGAATGATCCAAGTCTACCCATCCCATCTATTAGTGTAGCTAAAACAGTGTTGGCAAATAAGGCGATTGAGATTGCAGCAGAAGATGAACGTAAAAATTACTTGGACCAAAATGTGGATATATTGGTTCCTAGTATACCTATCAAATGGGGTATCTATACAAGTAATCGAGACCAATACAAGAAGGACGCTGAGGAGCAACAGAAGAAACTAGCTAAAGAAGTTGAAGCGATTGAGGAGTACCTTAAAACAGAAATAGGATCCAAATGGCGGACAACGGTCAATCAAATTGCTACCTTGGATAGACATGTTAATTTGGATCAGTTGAATGCGGCCAATACTACATTATCGACCAAGATCGACGAGATTAAGGCACATATCAATGCCTTACCTGACGGTCGATTAAAGACAAAGCTCCTGGATCTTCATAAGGCACTCAAACCCAAACTGGATGAACAAGTTGCCAAGACCAAGACAAAGATTGAGGCTATGCCAGCTCCACCACCACCAACAGGTGCAGCTGGTGCACCATCCGTTGGTGCCGCAACTAGTAGTGTGGTACGGACACTGGACGAACTCATGGCGGATGCGGATATGGATCAACTATTAGGGGGGTTAACCTTCACAAATTAAAGATGATGTCTCGACGTTCTTATTTGATAGATGCGCCCATGCGGCTGTCGCTTCTTCGTGAGCGTTTTAAGAAACAATTTTCAATGAGAAGTATAACTTTATCCTCTGATTCGGAGATTAATCAAATCATCGTTGAGCTAAAGAAAAAAAGGCATGAAAAATTGAATAAGCCTGAGGATTTTATACATACATGGAAAGATCGCATCCATATTGAATCTCTACATATCATCTACTGGTATTATGGCAAGAAATTAGGTACGTATGAAGCACGGGCGAATGAGTTTATGAAACAAATATATACCCTGTACCCTCATTGTTATTTTTACAATGATGAACCTGTCCCTCGACCACTAATGGATGATAGTCGGTTGAGGACTCCAGAGGTGGCATTGACTGTACTAGAGATTCATCAAAATCATTTCATCGTGGATGGTTCTCTAAATAGTCGATTGAAATTATGTCTATTGTTGGAGCAATTGGATCGACATTCAAGACACTTTACAACGATTGATCGTACTACATTTTTGTTATTTCCAAGAGGAACGTTTACGACTGTAGATTTGTTTCAATGGCTAGTATCGATGCCAGGCCAAACAAATAAACATACCAAGAAAGAAGGAGATGGATTTGAATTAACCGTGCCGGCATGGTTACCAATGACTACCTTTTTGACCATGGCGGAAAACATTGTGGTGTATATACCAAAATGGTATTTGTTGGAAGATAGGGATTCTTCATTACATGTATCGACACTCTGTCCTGAAGCAGAAATGGACAAGAGTAGACATACATTTAAACATTGCCCACATTATAAAGGAGTTATGGGCGAAGTATACACTTGAGAAAAAATGCAAGCGGCGAAACGACCCGATGCGGGGATACCAAAACTATCCTTTGGAAGACATCCCATCTTGAATAAAAAAGAATATATACCAACCACCCTTATCTATAAATATGAAAATCAGGAGAAAAAGTACGAACTCCCCTCATACCAAATTTACAATGGGACCATTATTCATTTCGAGATGGTTCCAAATATAGAGAGATTATTGACCCCTCCTTTGTTCGATAAAAATGCCGTACCTATTGTATTAGGGATCGGACAGACCAGTTATACAGTAGAGATAACAACAACGATCATATTCAATACGATTCGTTACAAGTTTACGTTTGATATTCCAATCGTAGCAGAGGCGAAAAAAGCGAGACCAACTGAGCCAGGTGCTGATGCTGAGATTAAAGAGACTGTGGACTTGGATGAACCCTTCCGAAATGAAATCATCAAACCGTTTCGGGTCGCATATAATATACGATGTTTACTCTATACCATGTTACAAGAGAAAGGATTTGTTGATGGTTTAAATTTGGGGGTATGGGGTATAGAGGATTGGTGTGATAAGAAGGATGTGGAAGCAATAGTAGTACAAGAGGGATTGACATATGATGCATTCTTACGTATGGTGGAAGAGAATGACAAATATGTGGTGAGTTATCGTGGTTTAAATGCATCGGATTACATGTATAAACGACCATTTGCAGAGGTCCTTCGCATCTCTGTAGTAAACAGAGGGAATGTACCGACATTTGACGAACGAGTAAACCAATATAAGATTGACAAAGCGATGGATCCATCTTATTACCGACTGATGCCTCCTCCCCCAAGAGGACCCACCGGCGGTATTAAAATAAATAGAATGGTTAAAACCATGGAAGAACGTCGTCGAATTTGGAAAAAGTATATAGATCAGACATGTGGAGATACCATATACTTGAAATTTCCATCTGGGACCACGGTTGAAGATCAAGACGTGTTTCGCGAGACGGATGATGGGTATACAATTACACTAGCGCGGTTTATACATTTGGTAGGGACAATCACAATCCGTGAATAAAATGGAGCAAATCTTGTATAAAAAATTGGTTGACTTCAAAGCGCTACGCGATCTCGTAACCAATATTCATTTGAAACGAATTTTAGATGAGCAACATAACCAAACATGTAGTCGATTAAAACAATTTGTTGAAGATCTCACCATTGCGGGTGGGACTGCTGGAAAAAACTTTACAACGGTGCAATTTGGTCAACGTAACTTATTAGTCTTACTACAACAAGATAAAGAAATGATGAAGTACTATAGGATTCCTGAGCTTGAAAAACGCAAAATTGCGAAACATGAATCCGCAAAAAAGAATGAAAAAACGGTTGAGGATGCGTATCATGAGATTATGCATCAAATGAATAATGGTTATGTATTCACCGTTTCAGTATATATCAATGATTCAACGTTTAAAGGGGACGAAGCATTCAGTAAGAAGGTTATGCTAAAGTATAAAGAGATGGAAGATTTACATCGAGGTCAAACCAATTATAAGGAAACTCTGTTATTCTTTATTCGGCAAATCTATGAACGTTTTCTCAAGTATTATAATGACCAATTAGATATAAATTGGACAAGTGACGCGGAGGTCGAGTTATTTTATATTGCCATGGGAGACCTCATGTTTGCATACAAAATAATATCGGAGGAGGAATCCACGCAACGAATACAGGATGTGCCGGAGTGTTTAATAAAATTGGATAAGATCATGAAGGATTCCATACGGATTCTAATGGACGTCCGTCAGAATTTGGCCGCAATCACAAATTAACCAATGATGAAGCGACGGACCTTATTGTTGTGTACCATCCTAGTGTGGGTCTTACTAATAGTCATTCAAACGGCTCGTGGGATGAGTTTGAGTTGGCGGATGGTAAAATCTACTCATGATATGTACCAAGCCTGTCAACTGGATCCAGTACACCGTGAACGTTTCTATGCTGCGTGTGTCCATATTGAACAGTCCTATGTTTCGAATTTTTGGATGGATTTATGTAAAGAAGCATCTACTCATGTCTACCCATTCATCTTTTTTAGTATTGCGGATCTCCTTACTCTGAGGGGGGCGTTTTTGTTCACCGCCTCAATGATTGTTCGTAAATCTATCCAAGAACTTGGGATTTTGGCTTGGACGTCGTCTGCAAAGAATAAAACACGTCAATAACCATGGAACAATTATACCATGCCCCAAGTGGTTGTTGGACCTTGACACCGAATTGATTGGTCAGGGCATGGATTCGACCATCCCCAACTGAATTCTTGAATTCTTTTGCTGTTTCTTGATAATCTTTTTCATTCAATACAATGGTTTGTCCCGAGTATGGATTCTTCTTATTCAACATGGCATGAAAAACTGCCAATGGGCATTCAATGGGTTCATCCTCACCACTTGGTAGAGGTAATAGATATTTTAATTTACCACGTTCAACTCCCGTCTCCACATCCTTAGCTGACCACTGTGGGAACCGTTTACCAAATTCCGTTGGTGGTTTAGTCTCAAAGACCATCTCATAGGCCTTTGGATCCTGACCCTTTGCAGGTACTGTATAACTAAATTTAGACTCTGTCCCCATCAATATGGTCCCTGGGATGGGAGTCGTCTTGTCTTCATAAAAAGTCACTCCGAGGGCACCATGACTCTCCGAGAACCAGGATTTAATCCCAATCCCCATGATAGATATCTTCATTGGGTCTTTTATAGGAAAGATGTTGATTTCATTCAGTTCTTTTTGTCCTGACATATCCCCAGCTGCAGATTTAACAAAATTCACTTGACATCGATGATGTTCAATATTAAAACGCTCCAGCCCATCTACAACAGTGATGGAGGTCTCTGGTGGGATCACACCATATTGTTTCCACAAGATCTTGGCTCCCTTAGTAAGGACAATTGAACCTTCCTCTTCTGGTTCAGACATTGTTCACAGTTTGTTCGCAGGCTCACAAACAACAAAATGATTAATTTGTGGCACCCACCGACGTTTTATGATTATCCAAGAAGAGTAGAACATGTGACTTTGAAATTAGTGACTCGTTTAATGAGTACCCTACCCTTACGTGTCATTCATCCTCACTTATTAGCAACCATTGGGTATGATGTTTGTCCCTCAGTCGAATTAGAACCCTCCATGGAACTAGTTGATCAAGTGATTGTATTATGTGATGGTTTGTTAGTAATTGATCCTTCCTATTATGAGGGGTGCGCAGTAAAAGCAGTACAAGAACAACTGAAAGAACGCCACCTGGTAGGACGCCACGCAGCCGTTTTATTTTATTTAGCCCTAATGGGGACAGATGAAACTAGTGATGCTTGCTTGGAACGCTGGTCCAATAACCACCATCTGAATGATCCTACTCATACCGTCTATAAATTTGTTCGTGCCCTAAGGAATCACTTGGCTACCAAGACGGAATGGGATTTAAAATACATTGTCTATCGGTTCATTTTGGTCTTGATTAAATTTGAATTACAGGACAGATATGAACAAGCCATACAGGTATTGGATGCTCCTCCTTACATAGATCCCGAAATGCAAGATCGTTTGTTGTTAGGGCTGTTTCATCACTCTTCACAGTGGCGTAAAGAGTACATCCAGTACGTGGCCAGAAGGCTACTGAGATGTCCACCAAGTGAACTCTACCGTAAATTTAGTCATTTACCTCAAGATGTTGCTTCCTTTAAACAGTGTGTTGACCGTGTGGGTCAGGTTGATCCATCCTTATATGAATCTTTATTTGGTGAGGTCAGGTGGGTAGAGACGGACCCTCTTCTAAGGTCACGGTTATTTCTGGTCTTGATGACTCCATTTTTTCGGGAATTGGCCGATGTTCTCTTTTGTCTATCCACCAAGGAAAAATCACAATTTACAAAGTTGGCAAATCCAATAACGGCCAAAAGATTTATTCAAGATGTCGTCCTCCTGCCTAGAAAAGTTTTACTCCCATGCAGCCAAACTGTTTCACATGGCCCAACCCGTCCTCCAACAACATCAACAACCGTTACTGACGAACCAATCCAATGAGACTTCTTCTTCTTCCTCTTCTTCATCAGATGATGAGGATGAACCAATAGTAAGACATGTCCCTAAACAAGTCCATAGGACGGATAAAATTCAATACGTATATAATATTCGTATCCCCGCACAAGCCCGTATGCAATTATTAGCCTTGATGCATAGTCAATATGATCCTTTGAGGCAAAAAGGCAAGCGGTTTCGTGAAGCACATGATTTTACTCCAGTCAATGAAGACTTGGTCATACCTGAACAAATTGTCTATGGGTATAATCTATCGGAACCATTTTGTGTGGTCTGTAATCAACAAATCCATCAATTAAAGGAGCGGTGTAAATTTAGTATTGTGAACGCCCTCAATCCGGATCCAACCGCAGAAAAGTGTGGCAGTTGCGTTTAAATGTTGTCATTTTTAGATAACTTTGATCGGAACTAACGATATCAAAACAGCCCACGTTTACTGCCTTTGGTAAGTACCATTTGACGAGTATTATGGATGATAACTAACCATATTAATAGGTGTTTTGTCGTGATGATCAGTGCAGTTAAACCAGGTGCAAAAGCCTGTTGTTTTGGTACACTTTTGTTAAACCGAGGGGGGTGTCGTCAAGTTGGTCGTCAAGCGAAGCTTCAACTTGATTAATCCTCATCATTCATTAAAATACAACCTAATGCGTACTCTCTGGATTCGAGGTAGGCTTCCTTAACAGCATCTGTCCAATCCAACCCAGTGAGCTCCTTTAGCAAATCCAATTTTTGGATACAAGTCTGCAGAAGGAGCTGACTTTTTACAAAACCCGATGATCTTAGAGGATAGACTCGATAGCATTTGATCAAAAAACAAAAATATTCGTATATGTTATCGATCTTACAGTTCCGTGTTGAGCATTGTGAATGACGATTGATGAACATCATCGCAGTATGCTTTATTAACGCATTTTCTGGTATGTTGTAACGTGTCAAATCAAATGCCTCTATGTTTTCACGGACTGCATGTTTGTTCTCAAACGATTGATGATCAAAATGACATAGACATGCGCCTAATGGTACATCACGATCAGGTGACCTAGGTGGTTCTTCGGGTACGTGGGCATCATAAATGGATTTGAGTTTCGTCTGTAGTTCCAGGTACTCTTGATCGTTTAGTTTATGTTTCTTATCCTCAACCCATTCTTGAAGATCTAACAACTGATCACGTAGACGTTTAGTCATTTTCACAAATTTGTGAAAAATGGCATGGATGCGTAAGAAATATAAATTGTATCAAAAAGAATTAGATCGACAACATACGGCAGAACGAAAAGATAGGATTCAATCCTTAATTCCATTTATCAAACGTAAAATTGATTCATGGTCCGATGATGAGGAGAGTGGTGTGTTAGAACTCAAGGTCCCCAATCGTTTTTGGCAAGGTGCTACCGTGGATCGTATCGAACGAACAAGAGAAGTAGGAGCGGCTTTAAGGGTGATTCAATTATACGAGTATCAAGATGATGTATATGAATTGGAGTATAAAAAGTTAGCATATATGAAGTATCGTCTAGTAGTGATTAAACGATGTTAATATGAATAATTCCCATGTCTCATTTTCTTTGGCATCCCTAATTGGGTCATGGCTTGGCGAATTCGGGGTTCAAGTACAGCCTTAACGGAAGGACTCTCTCTCAATTCAGGACTCATTTTGTCATAACAATGATCTACGATCCTCACCATATCCTCCTGTGGGATATATTTGAAATAATCATCGTTCGTCACATGGTGTTCGATCAGCAGTTCGACAATGTCAATATACCCACCAAAACAAGCATGTTTCATTGCATTGGCCATATCCATATCCTCTTGAGCGGTATAAAATTCAAATTGGGGGAGGATTCTCAGACTGATCAAGTACTTGACTAAATCTGTATTCCCAGATTTACACGCCAAACTCAACATATCCGTGTCAATCTCTGCACCACGATTCACCATCTCCTTGGCTGCTCCTAGATTACCACCCAGACATGCATAGCGCAACCCACTTCGCCAATTACCCGCACCCTTTTCGATACAATAGTCAATCGTTTGTTTATGTCCACCCAAACATGCATGACATAGTGCATTATCCCAAATATAATGATCGTCATATGGACACTGCGAATACACGAAATGAATCACCTCCATATGACCCCCCCGACACGCACCGCACATCATTTCTTTATAATTCTTCATATACTCTTGATACACGATTTTAACGAGTTCTAAATTCCCCGATCGAGCCGCTAACTCCATCATATATGGGTGGATGATCGTCCCTCTCGCTTTAATCCACTCGACTACCTCTATATGTCCACCCTCACAGGCTCCCTCCATACCCCGCATCATTTCAATCCCCTCCATCGGTAATAACCAATTCATCATATCCCAATCCTTATTTTTGCATGCATGATAGAATCCTTCACGAGTTCCAGAGATGGTTGGACCGCGTTTCATTCTTTGTAGTAACCACTCGGCCAACTCACGATTACCATATTGACACGCATAGACAAATGGTTCATGATCCCGATTCCCAAATTGAAGGATTCTTCGTCGATCATTATTCTTACAAGCAATCTCTAATGCGGACGGGCGCTTACCATCTTGTTGGGCAGGTTCCGGTTTAGGTGGCTTTGGTAGACCATCAACCAGAGTCCTTTGTTCATCACTCATTGACCAATACGCCAGTTGTGTCACCTCCCTCAATTGCTCCGGTGTCAACTCTTTGAGCGGCAGAGCCGCGGTAGCACCACGTTGAATCATCATGGCTGCTGCCTCAGGTTTACCACCCACACCCGCTCCCTGAAGACCATAATTCCATCCAGTAGCACCTTTTTGTATTACCCATTCAATCATCGGACGATGACCACCAATACATGCATTATATAATGCCTCATCCATATGATCTTTATCTAATCGATACATTCTCTCGGACAGACCCACTAAACCAGCACGACATGCACCATATAAACCTAAATGATAGACTTTGGCTTTTTTCAACAACCACATCACTAGGGACACCTTACCATATAAACATGCATAATATAGAGCTTCATCGAAGAAACCAATTCGTTCCAACTCGATTCGATTATCCTGACGACAGGCTTGATCAATTTGATTGAGGACGTTTAACGTCGCCGTCAGACGTTCTGGTACGACGGACATCCTGTCACAAATCTTAATTAATAATATGTTGTCCAAGAAAATTAAATTGGCCAAAGAGGCTGAATATGATGCCACTCAAAAACAAAAAGAGTGGTCCATTAAAGCAGAAGCTGCCCTGAAAGAACGAGTGAAACAAGCAGTCGATCTTTGGGTGAATAACGATCAAGATCGATCCAAGACATTTACATTTCCTTTGATCCCCTTTCAAGTGGAAGGTCATAGTATCTTTGAACTGGCAGACGTATCCACCACCCTCAAACGAGCAGCTGACTCTGCTTGTAACACTGTTTATGATCCAGAGTATGAATTGAAAAACAAGGTGTGTGCGGATATCGCTGACCTACTGGCAGGCACGTACACAGTTGAATTTACCATCGTCGAACGTGCTGTCCGCCTGGTCACTGATCGTCAATTGACAGTGGAGAGGGCTGCACGTGCCGAAAAGTACGCCACTGAACTGGCGGACATTGAAACCAAAATCAAGGCTGGGTTGGATAAGTGGGACCATCTTCCCAACGGAGTAGGCTATCCAATTCGTTTATTTTATGAGCTTCCTCTCCCTGTCAAGGAGCCTACGGATATGGTTCATTTGGTCTTTGATGCAGCAGCCAATGTCTGTCAACGAGAGAATCGACGACCAAACACCCATCTGTTGGAGTATACAATCAGTCATGATAAGGTCAACTATACCATTGCGGTTCATTACCATCCTTTACCAATATTGAAACCATCAAAATGGACTTGGCCAATGCAAATGCGAATCTGTCGTGATCTGCAAATTCCATGGGAGGGGGTATCTGATGAAGAATTGGTCCGACGCATCCATGCGTACATTGAGACTAATGGTGACACAGAGGTGTGGAAGGCGGCAGAGTTCCATTTGAGTCCAGACCAGAAGGTGAGTAGAGAACAATTAGTTACCTTACTTGAAGATGATGGTTATCGATTGAATTGGCGCAAAAACCAATTGAAGCTCGAGGAGGGGATGAAAGTACATGAAACATTGAAACCTGTTTAATTACATATAGGTATATAATCTTGTAGTATCTTGAAAATCATAGACTAGAATCTCTTGAATCACTGGGGTGGCCGAGACAAATGAAAAGTTGAAGGGTGCAAACCACCCACAATTGTGGACAACACGAGATACCCCCGAGATGGTCGTTGGAAATGAGTTCCTGGGGCATAACGTCCCATTATTCATCACCATCAATGTACTAGAGGATGCCTGTGCGTCGGACATCACCAGGACCTCTACCTGCATAGGGGTCTTTAGGTCCGTTTTGGATGGTGTTAGGGTCAAGGTGGATGAGTACGTGTAGGTCGTATCCCTTCTTCCGTCTGTCAAATTCGCCAATGGACCGGCCGTGGTATACAATAACCAATTGTTATAGTGGACCGCCTTGCATCCATCCCCTCCATCTGCTTGGCAAACCGATCCCGAAAGTGGGGTGCCGCACTGAGTGATGTTGGTACAGTAGACCATCACATCCCCACCCGTCCACCTTAGGGAGCCAGTCACATTATCCATCTGGAGGTTGACAAAGACACTCTCCTCTGACAATGCCAAGTTATAAAAGGCTACCACATCATCTGCACTTGAGTAGCTCGGCAGATCCGTAGCCTCCAATGAACAAATGGTCTCGGCCTGAGTATAAGTCACCACCTTGGTCGTCATGTCCACCGAATAATCAATATACTCTTGGTCCAGTACGGTTCGTTCATTGATGAAAATGCTTGGGTAAGCATACTTAGTGGCTTGTTGCATCCGGGTTCGGATGATGAGACCAGGGTTCACACAGACACACCCTGTCGTGCCATCATCCAGTTGCCATACACCATCTTGATCCACTTCTACTTTTGGTCCATCTGGTCCTTTTGGTAAGGCCATGTATCCAGGTCTACCCCACCCACCACAGACCTGCTTGCCCTTGAGGTAACTCACAATGGCTGGAGATTCACACGTAGGTCCACCCCACGACACATCCGAGCAAAAGCATTGACCCACCACTTTTCGATCGTCCTGAGGGTCAGGTTCAAAAATACATTCGGAGTGTGCTATAGGTAGCTGGATGGAAGCAGGTGGTTCTTGTTGTGGATCATCCCCAAGACCAGTTTGACAATCGAGTATCGAAGCACCATCTTGTGCCAAGGTCACGGACAACTTGATCACCGTCTGTTTAGTCAAATTGAAGAAATCATACCCCACTGTCCTATAGGTATTCCATTGAGCACCAGGGTAGAGAGTACCAGATGGATTGGTCGTGTAGGGGGATGAACCAAAGGTCCCCAGTACCAATTTGCCAGAAGTATCATAGGTCACTGAGATTGGCGAGGCCCAAATGGCCATTGAAGGACATGCGGGGGTGCAGGCATACGTCCCATACAGAGTCGTATCATTAGCAAACACATACCCATGGTCACTCTTACCCGTGTTTTGCCATGACAAGGTCCCTGATTTAGTAGCCCTTAGGATAACATATTGTCCTTCCACCTCCTCCAGGACGACAAAATCACGATTGGTTGGTGAGGAAGGTCCATTCACCGTCAGTTGTTGGTAAGTACTTGGATCGATTGTAGTGGAGCATCGCTTCAGACCAATGGTGGGTTGACCCACAGGGACGGGGAGAATATCCAGGGGTAATTGATTGGTAGGAACATAGGCTGTCGTACCAAATTGACTATGATCGGGATCACAATACTTTTGGTCCACAGCTAGCATCGGTCTACAGACCCCAGTTTGTTTTGAACATCGAACTCCACAATCCACGGGCCATGTGCTTTTATAATCAAAATCCAACCATGTTCGTGGATCCTCCACCAGGCCTAGAGTGGTACGCCCAGGTCGTGTAGACCATGAGTTTAACAGGTACTCCCTCGCCTCCTCAAATGCCCAGACCAAGGAGGTAGTGACGGTATGACGAATAAAGGTCCAGACACCCTTCCAATAGATGGATCCCATATCATAGAGAGTATCCAGGGTACCGGCTAACCATGCTTGGTAGATTTGATGTTCTTCTGGGTGTAGGGCAGGATCAGCCAATTCATTTTCTTGGTATGCATTCTTTTGGGACGGCGAACCACCCGTAGTACGACAACTTGAACCACATTTGTCTCCCTGTAGACCAGGTTGAACTGCGTAGGGAGTCCATTGACGAAGACATAAAGCGCGATGATCTGGGTGAGGCTCACAGACGACGGATTGGTAGGAATAGGGGACTGTAGCTGGGGATGGATTTTGGACTACGGCAACACAATCATCCAAGAAAAAACGCCGTCTAAAATCCAAAGGAGCACTGAGGTTAGCTACCAATCGAGCAAATGCTCTGAATTGTCCGTCTATCCGTAATAAATCCCATAAACGATGATATTGCCATTTATCGCCATTCGCATAATTGATATTCACATAGACTTGAGGGACTGCTGTGGGTGGTAACTGGGTCGATGACACTTGATTCATTACCCCCACAGGGACTGAAAACTGGACATTATTTGGATCATAATGCAGTTGATTCCATTCCCATTGTCCTTTAGGTTGAGTCAACGGACACTGTGAACAAGGGATTACTGGACGATTGGATGCGCGGCAAGAGGATACTTCTGAGATGGGGAATGCATACTTGACTGCATTATCCACTGAGGCATGACTAATCAAAGGACTTCCTGTGGAGGTGGTCCATCGATAGGTATCGGTTGAATCCAGCAACGGAATACGAGTATTATCCACCACCATCGTTGCGGATGCAGAGATGGCTGATTTCTTGATCGTTCGAATAACATCCACCTGAAGTCGGGCGCACATGAAGGGGTGGGTTTGCCATCCTAATATATATTCATCCGATCCTTTGTTTTGTTCCGTTGGTCCCACCCTCAAGTTCATACTCATTTGATAGGAATCAAAATAAGGGTAGATGATGACCGATGTCTGTAGACCTTGACCATTCGATCCAATGTTTGGATCAATTCTTGGATTATCCACTACATGAAAAGCTCCAGTGTTTGGATCACATGCTCCTCGATAGCATTGGATATAACATCCATAATCATACTTGTACGTCGGATTGAAATTCCAACTACTATCCTCATACGGATTCGATGTTCGATCTGATTTTTCCATAAAGATATGCTTGGATCTGGAGTTGTCCGCATTCAGATGCTCCACTATGACAATACATGGTCCTTCCACTGCTAAACTTGTAAATTGATTCACTGGGGTAGATCCTCGATTTGAACAATCTTTGTCAGGAGTCCGTTCTCTGTCACCGCAATCATCCATGATATACCCATTCAATTCTTGTCCAAGGATCCCATACCCATCTGCTGGTGTCACATAGAAATGCTTTGCGGCTTGACCATCCGATCCAGAATAATAATTGCCACAAAATTCTTCTGAATAGAAGGACACACGACAAGTCTGAGGATTAGTCCAATATAGGGCATACCCACCATCACTTGGTACGGTACTGGTATACCCATTCCTGGTCCTGGAGGTAGAATACGTGGTCCATGGTGGACTAACGGGCCAGGGCATTTGAGCACGTTGTTTCACGTCCGTGATTCCTGGCCTTACTTGTTGAATTCGGGCCAAGTTTCTACTATCTGACCACACGTTCTTGGTTGGTGCAAATCGAATCGATGGTCCTAGGTACCACACGAAATCTCTCTCTCCATTATTTGGATCCAAGGACCAGATCGCTTGGTTTGGCGAACTAGATGAATGCATTGAATATCCAATCATTGCACCTTGTCTCATATCCTCCACATACCAAGCATTGATGACATCGACCCATGACATTAACCCACCTGGGTTCGTCTTCCACATGGCCCCATCTGCATCTGGTGAGACGACAATATCTATTGAGGTTTGATACATGTCCGTACATTCCCCAACCCCATTCCAACACAAGTAACATCCCCAAGTAGAGCATGAATTGACAAAAAAGTCCGTCGTGTTTGGTCTCTGCATCTCATTTCGATTCTTGGCAGCTACTAGGCATTTGGTCCCTGCACCTGAGTCTGCAAAACAAGCCGTACCTGTAAACAGGGCATAATTGGTAATATCCTCTGCTCCTCTGGATTCTGCCAATAACCCACCAGTCGACTCACAGAGAGCTTGAGCCGTTAGATAGGATTGATTTGCTGGTGTATACTGCTGTGGCGTCCTTGTTGAATCATACGCATGAGCTACATAATAACTCAAGTCCTGACCTAGTAGTGATGACAAGAATAGTTGATCTTGGCATTCAATGGGGACGGAAGAAAAGGCATCTCCATGAGTAAATTGATACTTCAATTCCTGCATCAACCCAGTTGGGATAGGTTCAACTACACCTAATGATCCCAAAAAAGTCAATTCTTGAATTCCAATACGACCCTTCCTGACCAAGACAGTTACCGACGAAGTTGGTTGTCGCACAGGGGAGGTAGGTTGACAACAGATGGCAGTCTGGGTGCACCCAGGGTACTCATTGAATGACGATAAAGATCTCACTACAGCACCTGGGATGGTCTTACAGACTGAAGTCTGCCACGTTTGACATTCAGCCGAAAACGTCTTTCCATCACAATGGATCAAATAGTCGGTAGACAGGGGATCAAATGGGTATGCTTGCCATAGACGTTGACAGTACTGAGCCGAGTTTGGTCCACCCCATCTCCATTGTTTATCTAGGACCATTGGAAATAACAGGGGTGAGCAAACTTCCAAGCCAGTCTCGTTGGAATAAAAGTCTAGCTCAGCACCAGCCGTGTAGGTGGAATTGAAGGCTAGACCATAGACTTTGATGACCGATATCAGGACCGGTTGTGCAAAGGTCAAGACCATCCGATCACCTTCCTTGAGGTCCACATACTCTTTGTTCACATCTGGGGCCTGCGAAAACCCAACTTGGTATTGTTGATAGATGCGATCAAACAATAGTGGTGTGGAGACACCAACAGGAGCATAGCTAGCATTGGGTGGTATGACATGTGGTGCGACATACCCCTTCATGTAATACCCAATATCACGACCACAATAAGGGACCATCCCAAAGGGTGCTGCACAGTTGGTATCACTAGCATTCATGATGTCGATGCAGTTGAACAGGGATTGGATGGCTTGTTGGACTTCGAGGGCACTGTTCACAGCCGAAGTCAAGAATAAGGCCTTCATATCATCTGGTCCAGTTACTAGCCTTCGGACCAAATTTTCATAGGACGGATTCTTACCTTCCCTCAGTAGTAAGGTGGGAATTTGGCTCTCCCAGTACTCGACTTTTGGTAGCTCGGTCCAATGATATACATCCGTTGCACCAAATTTACATGCCTTGCCGTTGGATTTAGCTACTGGACATTGAATCTTCTTGTAGCACCCTTCACCAGATTCATCTGGTCCGTACCCCACACCAGTAATGAGATCAGTAGTACACTCACAGGTTCCATCTGCTCTTGCTTTACCCTTCCCATGGCATGCAGAGACCATGGGTAGACGAGCAGGTCCAGTACATTCCGCTACAGGGACACATCGTGGGACATTCCCAATTTGACAGAGGACATTGGTACATCGTGCGAATCCCCATGAGGTATATGGAACACCAGGACAACATGCGACCCATTGAACAATATCATCTGGGTTAGGTCCAATAGGAGCACCACATGCGCCGCCAGTCCATCGACCTGGTAGGATGTAGTCTTCATGGTCCTTGTAGGGTAACAGCGTCCTTTCATCCCTCAGTGTATAGATCATTTTGGCGGGCGACTCTTGGCAATAATAAAATTGACACACGGGTCCACCCCAACCATTTTTCTTCAGTTCAGTCACTTCACGATGTCTACTTGAATTAACCGAGTCAGACAATTTGGCCAATTTGGTCTGTAGGTCACCACATTCACAATACCATTCTTCCGGTCGATAATCACGTTGTCGTGGGATACCCAAGAATGAACAAGGACCTGGTTCAGTTACGTTTCCACGACGACATGCTGCTTGATCCACACCACACTTTCCAAAATGTCCACTATCTTGATTACAGGCGACATTGGCATCTCGAAAATTCGATTCCTTTGATCCGGGGTAACATCCCAGTGGAATTTCGCATTGACCCTTCGAACAGTCTCGAGCCGCACAATGTTGAGTATAGGACAAAGGTGGATAGACGTGGCCCCAATTCGTTGGGTTCTCGGCATCATATGGGACCATTGACTTGTTCGTCCATTCCTTGGTATAGACAAACGTCTTCGACCCAGTAAAACAATCACATGTACCATCCAGTCTACACTTGCCATTGTCCCCACACGGTGGTCTTGCCAACTTGTCATTATAACAATCCTCCTCCTTTGCTACACATGCACCATGTCCACACCTAAATGGAAACTCATCATATTGAAACGGATGAGACCAAACATAGGTCACCGTAGCATTGGTTTGACCATTGAGGGAAGCTGCAGTATCCCATTCACGCCATCCAGTAATTTCAAGGGTATCTGGGTTGATGATGGCAGAATCCATAAAACTAATGGGTTGACCAAATGGACCCCTCTTGTAGAACCAACATGTTGTATAGACAGTCTGTCCCCCTTCGCTCGTATAACTACGTAAGACTGCCTCACCAAAACTAGCAAATGAAGGAAAAAACGGATAGGATTGATAATCACCAGGTCTCACTAAAGAAGTAAATGCTCGAATAAATTGTGCGGTAGTCAAGGCCCTTGTTGTCGACATGGTATATGGTGGTTTCGCCTTGATTGGTGGGAACTGGCCGCAACTACACCAGAGGTATGGGTTGATTAAACCCGTCTTGGTATCCCCGGATCGACAGAGGGTCTCTGAACAATCCTTACCACCATACCCCACATCGCACGCACAGGTGTACTTTTTATCCAGAACTGTGACTCTGGTACATCCATTGCCTGGACAATTATACCTTGTGGCAGGACAATCACGAAGATTGGCGACACACTCCCCAGTGGTACATCTAAATAGACCATCACAATCCCCACATGGACCTCTGCTTAATCTCAGTGTGTTCCTGTAGAAAACAAAGTCTTGTTCAATGTAAAACCTCCCTTCAGTAGCTAGGTAATCGGTCACCAAACTCGATCGATGTAAGAAATGATCCGATCGATTATTCATGTCCGCCACTAATTGTTGGATGTAAGCAGTAGGTCCAGTTAGATTGCATGTTAGACCAGGTTGAGGATGGGGATCTATGGTATTACTTGGTCCACACGCAGAACAATGTGTCCCAGGTTGACATGCTAAACCACGTTGAATCAAATCTTGGTACGTAGACTGAATGAAGGATCCATTCGCAGTAACCGTCACATTAGTTGCCTGAGGATGGTAGTAGAGGGATTGATTCAAGTAATTGACAAACGTGTCATTCTTGGTGGGTATATACCCAATTGGTATACTTGCTTCTGGACCAAATGACCACCAGTAGGTCCCCTCCACTAGACCAAGGTAGGTGACATTTGCTAAGGAAGTACCGTTCGGGGCAAATGCAGTGACCAAGGCTTCTTTTGGTATGGTCGGTCCAGCTACCCAAGCATACGGATCCATCAATAGAGATTTATACCGGACATCCGCACATGTATCTTTCGAGGTTAATCGAATACCCGATAGACCAAGGATACATGTATCCAGACAGACACATGGTAGACTACTATTTAGTTTGTTCGTCTCCACCAAGTAATCCGTCAAGGCCACTGCCTCCAGTGAGGTGACATCATCTGTTGATGTCCATAACCAAGTTGGATCTGTAGTATTCTCACATCGTTGATTCGTCAATGCCAAAATCATAGCCACACCCAAAGGAGTGACACTCGATAGTTTGACGTGAGTCAATTCTTGATCATGTAGGGGGACAAAGAGATCATCCCTACCGTGGTAGACGGAAGAATTGAATGAACCCAAATAATACCATGTTTGGCCTCCATTCGAAGATCCTTGAATGATGACAACCGAAGGGATGGTAATATTGTAGTCCTCCACATAAATCCCAACCGTCTCAAAGACGACATACACACCAACCACCATCCTCAGTTCACCAAATCCAATCATGATTGAAGGGGCTACGTCAGTCGCCAAATCCGATGCCCAGTAGGTCCGATCGTTACCCAAGACATTGAGTTTGTCCGCATCATTGGATGAAACCGTCACTGTCACTCCGTCCACGATGGGGACACCGCCAGGAGCAAACATGAATTGAACCGTCGAATTAGGCTCTACACCCACTACTAACCATTCATCATAAGTATCATCAAAGGGGGAAGTGATGTTGGGCATAATCACTTGCCAACCAATACATTGACCACCACCTGCGCCAGTGGAATACGAGACGGGCTCAAAATCATCTTCATAGACACCAGCTTTGCCATACAACTCAACCAGAGTCAGGTTGGTCTGACAAGAGACGTGTGTCTCCAACAACAAGGCCGAATGAGGCACCCGTTTGACACGCGCCACCCCATTCACATCAGCGGTTACATTGGTCCGTCCAACCAATTGTTTTGCGGATCGTCGTTGTTGAACATCATCAAAATAATAACAATGTCCAAGGGCTTGATTGGTTTGTTTTGCTTTCAGGTCCTCCTCCAGGGTGTGTAACCAATCCTCTTGGCCTTTTGGTAGTGTACACTGACACGGGTCTGCTAGTGACAGACACTGACATGTAAACGATCCTAACAAATGATCTTTGCATCCACATTGCATGACCCTCTCCACACCAGTCATGGTACACCCACACTTGACCGTAATGTTGGTAAAACTGACCGACTGGAGAGTAGCAGCGGCACCATTGGCACATAAGGCTGGGTAGACGTGAACATCTTCATAATCTAGACCACGACCAAATTCATACTTGGTAATTTCACGCCAATCCATCACCTGGACAGGTTGAGCATACCCCTTGACTTGTAGCAACAAATCACCCAGGACCTGACCACGGACCAAGGTCAATCCCCTGGTTGGATGGACGATGGATCCTACGGCATAGCCATTCACTAACCCAGATTGACGACGACCCGATTGACTGAACCATTGAGTGTTCAGGGTGCTAGCATTCACTGTGGATGGGGGACATGCATTAGGGACAATGACATCCTGAAGTTGAATGTAATCTAGCCTCCTTACCGCCACCGACTGTGGATTGTCAATGAACAACCAATCTCCATCAAACGTAAAATCCATATCCGATACTGGACCATCTATGGATCCCAAGTACCATGGTCCTTGACTTGCCCAATCATACGTCGATGGGTAGGTCTGGGTGTCATCTACCGTGGCCACTAGGACGGTATCCAATCGAATATAGCCATTGGGTAGTGGATTAATGATGGTACAACCAAGGTTGGTAGAGGAGGTCTGTGACCCACAGAGTTTTCGTGAACCATCATAGGATAGTCGGGTACTGACGGACCAAATACAACTGGCTAAGGAGGCATAACAATCCGTCAAGGTTATAATTGCACCACCTGGTACGACTACTCTGGTGGCAGAGATGTTGGCAATAAACCATTGTCCATCCGCTGCTATCCTTAGCCGGGTACTCTGAGGGACCATCGAGACGACTTTGCCAGTAAAAGATTGCATGTACAGGTGCGGGACATCCCATCCTTCGGGCAGAGCACTAGAGGGATCATGGACGACGGGGACGGGGTAAATATCAATGGTCCCATCACCAGGTAGGATAGTAATGGAGGTATCGGTAAACTTTAGAATTCGGGCCAATTTGGATTCATACGATTCCGTAAATAGAATGGATTGGAGCTGACCATTGGTAGTAAAGGATTGTCCACGGTACGTCCATGTCATGGTCCCATTTTGGCCAACAGCAGGTTCAATCAGAATGGCTAGTAGTGAAGAATCAAACCAAATCTTACCCTTTGGTACAAACAGGGGTTCATCCGCGAAGGCGATGGAACCAGCATCTCCAGCACATTTGGCTAGTAATAGGGTATAGTCGGCCTGTGAAGCAAATTGAGTGGTTGCATTTTGGTAATCAGTAGGGAAACACTTGATCACGGGGTGCTGGACGGCAGTCTCATCATACCCAAATGAGTACTCGCCATTAGCAGTTGATTTGGTCGGTCGAATCACACACCCACCATCCCTACACCGAATCGGTGCTGTTGGGGGGCATGTAGCAGCAACGGAACATTGGTCTGGTGCCCGGCAGTCCCCACTGTCAGGACAAAGGACTGTCCCTGGTGAAGTACAGACGGGTTGACACCCAGGATCGTCCCTGGTAGTGTTCCGTTCATAACCAATACCCACGGAAGGTGAACCATGTGCGGCACAGATGACTCCACCAACCTCGGGACAAACCCCAAATTCACATGCTGGACCATAATGCATCTCATCACATAAGCACTTGTAGGGGGTAGTGGTGGCCGTCTGTGTGATGGTCAGGACTAGTTTTAGATCAGGATTGGTCGAGTGTTGAATCAACTGACCACATAAGGGGCGATATAGTTGGAGGGGGACGGCGAGATCCTTCAGGGCAAAGGTACCATTGTATGAGTAGCTGAGTTGAGGGTGTAACAAACGAACAATCTTGTCCACTGGGCATTGGCATCCAAGACCAGATCGTGTATTATTATCCGTGAAAGTCACACTAAAGTTACCATGTCCTGAACAAATCTCGAGGGTCGAATCAAATGGACAACCAGGGACAGAGCAATCTAGACCAGTAAAGGGTGGGTAGCAAGTACAAATGGGGACGGAAAAGAGTTCCGAGTCAGTCAAGTTGGGGGATTGATCCATGATCCGACCCACGACATCCTGTAGGGCATTAAAACAGCTCTCGGTCTGCCAACCTCCCGAACGTTGAAATCCATTATCCAAGGAGGGTGGTGCCTCTTGGCATGCTGGTAGAACATCAGCTGGTTTAGTTAATGGTGCCCCGATAAATCCTTGGTTAGAACAAACAGCTCCGGTAGCCTCGATGTACCCAAAGGCTCGTGTATTTTGACAGGCACTTCCCGAGAACCACGGGGACGAGCAAATACATTGACCTCCAACACACGTGCCTTGGTTGTTACACGGTCGGCCGGCCACATCGGGGCATCTTGTACGATCAAAGTAACCAAGATCATTTAAAATCCAAAAGATAATCCCACCGATGACGGCACCGATCAGCGCGCCAAGTGTAGTCCATAGAGAACACTTGATCATTTTTAGTTTTGTTTAAAAAAATTGTGCCACAAACAAAAAAATGGTTCGTTTGGAGTTTGCCCTAGACCCAGAATGGTTCGTCTTTGGATCAGATGATCATGAGGAGTATCACTTGAATCCAGAAAGCGGTCAGTACATCAGCTTGTTGACCCATCACGCCATAGATCAAGCCATCGTGGATCAACTCAAGGAACAGTATAAAGGATATGCGATTGGTGATTTTGTCTACGAAGATCATGATGGATATATTACCAAAAAGCTCAATCGTATGACGACACATATTGGGCTCGTTGATCTAGCCGCGAATTTGATCGGAGAGACGTTTCAGCCCGAATGGAAATTGGTTCGTTTTGGCTGTCAATTGATCAACCTCCAATACAAGGAGATTAAGCTCCATGGTAAGTCCTTTTGCATCGTAGTAGTCGTCGAGGATGATCATCTCAAATTCATCGTATCAGAGGATGCCATCTATGTACGTGAGTTGTTTACTATCTGTCGTCTTTATGATAATTAAATCACAAACATATAAAATGGTTCGTTTGGAGTTTATCCCGTTGCCCGAGTTCCCTCATGGGTTCGTGATGGAGACTTATCATCAATACTTACTTGAGGATGATGGCAACTATTATCATCACCTAGAGGCATTAGACCCTACCATTGTTGAACAAATTCCTGATGTGGGATCAAGTGTTGCTCATCAAGGATACATCTATACTCGTCAGAGCAAAAACCATATTACAGGACGTATGGATTATCGACGTGAGATTCAAGAGATTTATCAAAAGGCATGGGATCGCATCCAATCTGTTCAGTTTGAAGATCAGCCGGTTCGTTTTATGCATCAACTCCAACACTTATCCGAACAACCGATCGAGATGGATGGATATACGTTTGTTATCCGATTCAACATATCCGAAGATCATGTCGAACTCAGAGTCGCAAATCGTCTATCGGAAACCTGTATTGTAGGGTTTATTACAGTAGCTAAAGTGTATGATGAATCACAATTATAATAAAAATGGATATTGAATTCAACAAGCTATGTCGTACTGGGGATCAAACCAAGATCAAAGAATTTATCACCAAACACCCTACCATTGATCTCGATTTTGGTCTAAATGGAGCTGCCAAAGGTGGACACACAGAACTCGTCAAATGGTTCATGGATCAAGGAGCTACTGGTGTCGATTGGGCTCTTCAGGGAGCTTGTCAAAGTGGGAATGTCGAATTAGTCCATCTCTTGATTGACGTGTATGGGGCCACCAAATGGGACCAAGGACTTAGTGGTGCATGCAAGGGTGGTTATGCGAAGCTAATTGATGAGATGTTGGCTCGTGGAGCAACGGATTATGAGGCAGCCCTGGGTGGTGCATGTGCAGGTGGTCATACAACCATAGCGGAACGATTCATGACTGAGTATGGTGCTGATTTTTATAATTATGGAGCCTACTGTGCTGCTCAAGATCAACAAATGGCGACACTGAAATTGATGATTCAAAAGGGTGCCGATCGATTCGGTGAGCTCTATGAAGTGGCAAAGGAACAGCATAATCAGCAGCTGATGGATTATTTGATCAATGATCTAGGGTACCAAGTCCCCCCACCACCTCCACTGGTTGCAGATGATCTAGATGATCGTAAACGAATCTTGGGATTGATTCAACTGCGTTCACCCGGGTATTGTATGGGTCTTCAAATGGGTGGTGAAGTCCAAGATCATATGGAAGATTGTCTGTTGGTGGGCCTCAAGAAGGAAAAGATGGATGCCCTGAAACAGATTGTTGACAAGTACATGATGGAACGACATGAAGCAATGACTGCTCCAGGTGCATATCGTACCAGCCTTGAGTCCTATTGGTGGGATAAGATTTTTGGTTACACTTAAGCATACATGATAATCAATCCATAGACTATCCCCACCATTAGCATAGCCAAACCAGTGGATATAAACATTAGGGCGCCAATAATCAACAAGACAAATAGAGACCGAATAGTCTCACATATGGTTTCTTGATCTATCGTTTTATCCCAATCCATGAATGGTCCGGTTAAATATTTGAGACCATCTTTATAGAGAGTATATGGAGCCATCAATACTATGAATCCCACCAACACCTTACGCACACCATCCATGAAGAGGAGATCATCATGACAACCATGTGCTAACAAGATCACAACCGATAGATACCCCCATAGTTCAACCACGACATGATGATGGGTCAATAACTCATTTACCTGATCAGGCATTTTAGGCATACTCTACTTGTCTGTTTCGTTGTTGTTGTGAGGTTTTTGTTTTAACCGCTACCTTCGTTTTAGCTTCTTTGAATAGAACATCCAAGGCCGTCTCCTTGTCCGCCTTTGCCAGTTCAGTAGCTTCTTGCTTAATAGCATCGACATCAGCTACCCTCTCACTGATCAGAGACATGTCCTTGATTCTGTCTACTACCCCCTGAACATTCTTTTCCATCTCATCCCTATACGTCTTGATATCAATTTCATGGACGTTTTTACCAAGCATATTGGCTTTATTCACCACTTTGACAGTCTGCATATCATGTAGGACACACTGTGAGTCCGTCCTTTGTTTATCCAAGTAATTCATGTAGATGACGACCAAATCCAGACCAATTCGTCTTCGTTTCACCTCAAAGGCCTTATTATTAATTCGATTGAGTTCAATTTGATCCTTAGTCTTCATCATCGATTGTACATGCAACCTAGCCTTGTGGACAGTCATGGAATCAATCTCCGCAGGGTCTAGCTCGGCTAATTTTTGATTATATAATTGTTTTACCACAGCTAACCGTTGATCCAACTGTGCTTGTTCTCGTTGTAGTTCATCCTCCTCCTTGGTAGCAAATGCGTTGAGCAACTCATATTGTTTATTGAGGACATCTACACGTATCTCCTGTCCAGCACGATCCCAAATTAATCGAAGCCTAGCTCGATCACAGCATGCCATGATCAACGCTTGCGTGTACGATAGATCTTCAGGCCTTATATCATCCTCATCCTCCTCATCTTCAGGAAAGGTGAATGGTTCATCTTCTTCCTCCTCCCGCTTCATTTCATTGACTCGTGTATATCTGGCTCTGCTAGTCATTTTATTTAAAAATATATTTTTTGTGATTCTAATCATTCGCTCGATCCAAGAAGAGCCGCTGGTTCCAACGGTAGTGCATCAGCCGTGGCCTTCTTCTTCTTCTTTCGGTTCTTGCGTTTCTTTTTAGTGGCGCCAGACATATCCTGCTCTGCACGGTCAACAGCCTCCAGGAACTTTTTAATGTGTTCTTGATCTTGAGCAGTAGTATCCTCCTCTTCCTCGTCAACGTCGTCTTCCTTGGTTTCTTCAACTGGTGCTGGTTCAACGGGTGCTTGTTTAGAGTGGTACTGCTTGTCGTATTCGATCAACTCGAGTTTATGCTTATTATCAGCTTCAAGTTCTGTTACTCGAGGATCCGTTTCATCGGCCAAGCATCGATGAAACGTCCATTTGACTAACTGGCGAGATCCATACTTTTCCACTTGATCGTCCACCCACTTTTTCCACCCACCCTCAGGCTCCTGCTTGCTAATGTGCATACAGATACCCATACCTTCCCAGATACGTCGTTCCTGTACTTGGATAAATTCCAGTGCAGATTTGGCGGCCTTGAGGTTTGCCATGAACAGTTCACGGGTCGACTCCCAGAGGACCTGACCTCTCTTACGATGAGGAGCTGCGAGCTTCATCCATGTTTTCGTAGTACCATCAACTGGTTTTGCGTTTTGATCAAACAAAACGTCCAATTCATATGCACTCGCCAGGTATAGGGATATCACACCTTTGGTTGATACGGGGAACACTCCATGGCTTCTAAAGATATCATTGAACAACCATGGTGGGAGCACGACTTCGAATCGATGTGGCTGCAAGTACGCAACACTTTTGAACTGATTCTTGATAATACACTCAGGACAGTTGGGTTGAAAATTACGACCATGATCGCATGTTGCATATACCAAACTAGTGGCAATCACTCGATCAAAGAAGATCCCATTATACTTTTTCATTTTTTGGTTTATGAACAAATTAGAATTTGTGATTTAGGTAAACGAAAAGATGTGACCAAGTACCGAAGGATCCACTCCTCTTGGTTGTAATTGTCGAATATAAAGGTCCAGGTCCGGGTTTAGTTCTCTCATCCTCTGTCGTTGTTGAGGCATTGCGTAATACACCTGGAGAAGTTCCTTCATTGGTAACCGTCGGGCAAAGAGCTCCACATTCACCTGTTGGTTCGCACGACAAATGCTCACTATAATGTTCACATCTTGTCGAGTTGGTCCATTTGCTACCAACTGCCCTAACATTTCGTTCAAGAAGGCCGTGTCTTGCCTGATGGTGGGAGCGTATTGGAGGTAGACCTGGACCATATGTATACTTCGAGTGATTGCCTCTTCAAAGAATGGCCGAAGATCCACCCCAACCAAACGACCAGACTGTAAAATCAGGGTCACAGATTCATCCATATTACGACGAGTGAGGCCCCTCAAGATGTCAGGAAGGTCATCTTGAGAAATGGATGGTAATAGGTACTCCACACAATGAATCGATGCATCACCACTATTCATGACGGCTTCAGTGAGCCGGAGTCTCTGATGCGCATTCAGTCGATGATCAATCCTCTGTAAGACATCCACTCGATCATTATAACCAATCATTCGAATCATTGCATCTAGTTCAGTTGCTCCAGCATCCGCCAAAATCAATTGGGCATCCACCGATCGACATAGGGCAAGACTGGTGTTTAGTTCCTCAACTGGAATGGGAACATGACGAACGACATAACGGATAACATCCACATAGCCGAGCCTGCTGGCCTCCCTCAGGCCATGATAGAATTCTTCCACACGAAGCATTGGGGCGAAAAAGTTGACCATATCCACTCGATTGGATCTACAGGCACCTAGGTAGGCGTTCACAGCCTTACCCCCAGCATGGTTGATCAAGTAAAGGGCCGTGTGAATATTACCAGTACCACCAGCCTTCATCAAGGCGTATGAAAAATCGGTCACCCCTGCAGCCAAATAAAATTGTATGGCCTGGATGTCTAGATCTTTATTGCCAATATCTTGGCCCATAAACCCCTTTACCAGATCAGGGTCCTTAAATGTACGGACCAACTGGGCATACTCCATGGCATGTGAAGATCGACGCATGGCTTGAAATATATCCGTATGTTCTTGGACTAGTGGTAATAGGTACCTGACATGTTTTGGTATATCACGTTCAATTGCCATGATGATGGCTCGATGTATATGTTGATTCGGAATAAAATCTAATAAATAAGGCATCACCTCTGTCCCTGTGGGTGACCCAGCAGCTTCAACAAATCCTTTATACACATACACATCATCTAGCCCTTTGATCAGTCTCTTGACGGCAGCTAAATCCCCAACACGACACGCGTTGAGCCATGTCGTTACGTCAGACATTTTGTTATAAAAACTTGGCGACTTTGGTTTGGATAATATCTGATGGTAATGTGGACTCCATCGCTTGAACCACTTGCTGGAGGTCAGTCGAGGTCTCGAGTAACCGTTCACGTTGTCGATCGAGGTGGACAGTATAGTACACCTTCAACAAACAGTTAAAGTCCATCCCATCGACATACGATCGTCCATCCACCTCCAACGAAGCATCTAATAAGGCAGCCAAGACTAATGCACCATTTGGGTTCAGTTCGACTCGGCCGGCTGCCATCCCAAACTCAAATTGCAGTGATACTGGATTGATTTGGTAATGCGTAGTTAACCATCGAATGACATCATGTTTAGTAAACAAACAGGCTTTGTTTAATCCTTCGTTGATGATTGGCGAATCAAATCGCCATTGATGTTGATGATAAAACTCGAGGATGGGAATATGTCCTCCCCTACAGGCAATTAAAAATGCTGCTTTGTGAACCGTCGCATCGTGTAGGAATGGGTATAACTGCTCCAGGATGGCCAAATGACCTCTCTCGGCAGCATTAAAGAGGGCAATCTTTACTTCAATCCTCGGTTGATGTTCTAGTATCCTCTCCACTATACCCAAATGACCAAGTATAGCCGCTCGATTGAGTAACGGTCTAAATTCCGTCCGTTCATGGGGTAATGTCAACAACCAATCTAGGATGTGCACATGTCCACCTTCAATCGTTGCTGTAAAACAGGGTGTACGGCGCAATTCCTCACCTGCCACATGAGTCAAGTATTGAACAATCTCCAGATGTCCTGATGTACATGCAAGCCCACACCCTGCAAAGATCATATCCTCCATCCCATGTTCTTCAATCAAATATTCCACGATGGGTAAATGACCAAATCCACATGCAGATTTAAATGCTTGATCCATATCAAATGTATCGGTCAATTGATCCATTACCTTGATCATATCTAATTGACCACGTTCAGCAGCAATTGTCATTGCGGATCCTAAATGACCGTCCTTTACTTGACGACATAGTATACGAACCACCTCCACGTGATTATTGGTGACTGCTAATTCAAGTGCGCTCACAACTGAATTATGTCGAATCACTTTTAATAAAAATTTAACTACGGCTAGATGACCCTGATCACTGGCACGTTCTAAAGCCTTTCCAGAGTACGCAAGTTCATTCTCCAACACAATTGATTTCACGCCATCCAGATCGCCACGTGCACTCGCCTCTTCTAATAATCGAATTGCTTCACTTGACATCTTTTTACAAAGATGTGCTTGAAGGTTCTTTCCCCCCTCCGATTCAATGATCAACCTCTTGTTCATCGTTCAATTGTTGGTTGTGAGCCGGTTGACCACCACTACCTAGTAGCCGATTCCACTCCAAGTGGTCTGGCTTTATGTGTCCAATTTATTGAACAGACTTTGTTACAGAATCCGTCGGCTCAGTTCAAACGTCTACGGTTTCCCTATGCGTATGGCGGACAAACATATTATATGCCAGCAGATCATCAATTAGCTGGCGATGATCAAGGTGTTGCAGGTCGATTAAGATGGTATCGATCCAATGATCTAAGTGAATTCGAGTTTGAGTGGATCCTAACGGATGATCAACAAGTGGTTGAGTGGCCAACCCCTTATCAACCTACCCTCAATCATCTTCGATCCAATGCTCAACATGGTGCATTAATCTATACTACGGCTCAATTATTGGATGGTCTGACTTTGGTTCAACGATGGGCCAGATCGGTTTTATTGGATCCAAACCAGAACCAAACCATCCATGAAGTGGCATGTAGGTGCGTCTCAAGGTATGATCTTCCCATGTCGGTTGCCTTGAGTCAAGTCATGGCCTTGTGTCGTTCAGGTCTTCATTTGTTACAACCGTTTCGTAAAGAAATGGTCTTGTTATTAAAGACCGTCGATCTACCTTATCATCTTCTACAAAATGATTTGGATATGACCCAACGACGTGTCCTGAGAGAATGGGTGCTAAGAAAATGCGAGTACGTCGATCCACCCATTCATATTTCTTGTACCAATGATCCACACTGGATGATTGGACCCCGACAATGTCGTTATCAATCACCAACCGATTTATTTAATCAATGGTTCAAGCTCAAGATTGATCAAGTCTTGGAGGATAGAAAAAAACGGGTAGATGCCCTCTATAATCCTGCCTCCCTGGAATTCAAAAAGAGAACATGGACCCATCTACTATACGTCCCCAATAGCCAACTGTACGTATGCTATTTCAATAAGGACAAGCAAGGAAAACGTGCCTTCCTGGAGGGTGTCTTTGCGGATGCCACGGATGAAGAAATTGATGCCCTCATGAATCTACCTGTTAGTGATATTGGTCGTGATGTGTACCAGGATTTGACATTTGATCGATCTAGGCTGGAAGATGATGATCCCCTGAAGCATCAACCTGAACCAACAAAGTTCATTCACAAGACTGGTCGAGAGCTTTACAAGCAACATTTATTAAAGACCGATAGTTAAAAACCTGCTAAACGTAAATTTTTGATCAAATATATGGTCTTCATCTCCACCAGATGTCGTCTTTGATCTAAGTCCGTTGAATCCATCCTTTCTTCATACAAATAAAGCAATTGACGAGCACGGTCCACACCAAACAAGTTATTGGGTACAGCATCAAACTGGGGGTTGAGCCACAGATCAAATACTCGTTCATCTTCACTCTTGGTCGGCTCGCGATGAGCCCTCACCTTGCGTCTAGCTGAGATAATGGATCCCATCTGATGAATTTGTGGTGTATTTATAGTCAAAATCCGATGGAACCCAGACAAAGTAGATGCGACCACCCATTTCGACAGAATCGACGAATTTCAGGTTGAACAATTCCGACATGTAGGCTTCAAACTGTTTGTACGATAATGCGTCATTGGCAAAACGATGATAGACTGGACAACAAATATGATCGTTATAATTTTTAGATTGATTGAAGGATCGTATCCATCGTCGAACACTCGCATCTAATTGATATTGCGAACCACAACGAAATTCTTGAGTCACAAAGTGACCCACACCTTTACGCTGAAAAGGAATGTCCTTGGATGGAGGGACTCTCACATGTTTCTTTAGCAACTCTTTGGCAACTTCAACATCGACATGCCAATCATCAACCGTATGACGACAACAACAATTACCCATTTTATTCAGGTTTGTGACTTATAATTTAAATAGCGACATCTCTTTTAGAACTTCTGGGTCATCGGCTGCTATGACAGGTCTGGTTGTAGATGCGACTACAGCATGTTCTTGACGTGTCGTTTGGTTCAATCTGGCATTTAGAAATTCGTCCTCCTCCAACAGACGTAAACCCATATAATAACCATCTTTTAAACTAAATTCGTTGGTTCGTTTTAGTGGCCGTTTAGTCGTTCGTTTAGTGGTGGTTGTTGTTGTCGCCGCCGAAGGCGTAGGCTTGATCAAATCAAAGGCCGCCTTCAGGACAATCAACGTCCACACCACATGAAGAGGAAATAGGTATGGCGTAGCTATCAGGACCCACCCGCATGACATGAAGAAATACCAGACGGTAATCACTTGTTGTTCTCGTTCATCCTTGATCCAACACACCAAACCATACAGCAAACAATACCAGATTGAGACCAAGGTCATTGCCCAAGTAGGGAGGGTAGTCTGAAATGGCAATAAGTAAAGAGCCCCAGTAATGACAATGAATGGAGGTCGAATGGTTTGATATAGACCACGTTCAATCCCAAGACCGACCCATAGACCGATACCAATGATCATCAAGGATAACAGACCAAAGTCTGGGATGATTTTGGGGATAAATCGTTGATGTATATAAAACCATAACCATAAGATCAAGGAGGCAGCTAAACGAAATTGTTTAGCCCAAACAAATTCCATGAGGACTACTAAAGTGATCAAGATGGGTGTAGCGACTTCATTTAATAAGAGACAAGCTAATCCAGTCACCACAGCATTTAACAGGGAATATATAAGTAATGGATTCATTTTTGTGACTCATTCCGTCCGTTGCCGTTTAACAACTTGGTAATATTTAGGTTCAAGGATAGCGATCAAGTCACCACCACGGAGTGAGGCCTTGACACCGACTCGTTTCGTCACTAGGGGACAACTAATCTTGCGAGCCATCGGATCATCCTCCTCATCCTCATCCAAGATCTTGGTACATCGATTCATGTAGTCATCATCCGTCTCCTTTGGTAAACGACTAATATGAATTTGGTTCACTTCCTCTACTGTCAAGCCATACCTCCGCCACATTTCGATTATACGTTGATTATTGGTCTCATCAAATTCAATCCAATTACTTTCATTATCAATCGCTCGACTGTTACCATTGGTCTTGTTTTGTATTCCACTTAAAATGCCACGTTCAATCGTGTTGGTAGCAATGAACCAATAACACGTCACATCCTCCTTCATTCCCGTTCTCCACAACTTATTTTCAGCTTGATCTAGGGTGGTTGGAGCATGATATAATTCGGCAAAGACACAGTTAAAGACCCCGGGACATAAAGTGATCCCAAGTGAACCAGTCATATAACTAATTAATCCGACACGAATCGAAGTATCCCCAGGTGTCTTGAGAGCACGAATTAATTTTTGTCTGGATTCCCCATCTACATCTCCATCCATACGCCCAACCTTGATTTTTTGTTCAACAAAGAACCGCTCGTATTCTTTGAGCAATTCGGCCGAGTAAGTAAAAATGACCAACTTTTTGTCCGGGTTATCCACTAACCACTGCATAACCCACTTTTTAACAAATGGCATTTTGGCCCTACCAGCTGCACGCCATAATCCCATCACCTCTTGGTTTCGTTGATTTTCAGTCAGGTTGGGATTGTTCGCACGTTTCTCTAATTGTTTCAACTCCTCCAGTGCCTGTGCGTCATCAATCTCATGTTCGATTTTGATACGTTTCTTCTTGGGTAATGCGTCCAGCTCTTCTTGGGTACGTTTTGCTCGTATTTGAACTTGATTCATGATCAAGTAGACTTCACCCATGTATCGAGATTTACCCATCTCCATAAAAGAACGACCATCCTTCAAGGTCACTCTACGGGCAGAACAATACCGTTCAATGAAATGTTCATACGTACCAAGGGTCTTGACTAACGGTGTAGTGATGGGTAGGACAGCCTCTATTTGAGCATAGAGTTCACTATTACATTTCGTTCTTGGGGTACCACTTAATAGTAAGGTACAACGAGCACGACGTGCGACTTGAATCATGGCTTTGGTTCGTTTAGCATCCTTGTTCTTGATGCTATGAGATTCATCCAGGATAACAATGGACCATTTCTTGTTTAACAAAGAGGGATTCATCGTAGCTGATGTATAGGTGGTGGTCACTATAGGTAGATGGGTACAGTTTGTTGCTGACCCTGTAATTTGAAGAGCCTTTACCCCAACCCACTGATCAAATTCCTCCACAAAGGCCTTACAGATGGAGTCTGTCGGAGTAACCACCAAAATCGATGCCCCTGGTATGGCTTTAAAGTAGTAATACGCAATCATGATGGCGGTAAATGTTTTCCCTAAACCAGGAGCAAAGACTAACATGGCCTTCCCATCCATCTCATACACAACACGTTCAATGGCAGATCGTTGATAATGAAATAGGGCTTCAACGGATGAAGCTGGGTACAGAGTCTCCCATGGGATCTCCAGTCCATTGGCTTTAGTATGTTGTCGAGTCACAAATTCGATCAGGCCTTGACTAGGTAACAGTGGATCTGGTGTAGGTGTCGCACACATCACCTTGAATTCTTCTGGTGGGAACGACTCAATTTGTCCAGTATCATATTGAACCATCCCTATAGGTCTACATTCACCATAATCATCATAACGCATTTCCATCCAGGCCTCCATCTTCAAAATGTTAAAGGTGAGGAGATGTTGGTTAAATAATGGCAAGTGTTGTTCGGTTTTATTAAAATGTGTGACTCTACCATTTTGGTGTCTATGTTATTGCTCACTGGCATTCTGTAAGAAGGCAAAGGATAAAATTGAAGACGTACTCTTTTGTCTTTTATTTAGTGTCCTCGTCATTATTGCCATAGGAATCTACGCAGGGACCGCGGTAGCGAATCCGTATCAATATCTGTTTGGCGTCAACTCATCTGAGGAATTGGCTCTACTGGCGGTCAATAAAGTAGTGAATGAAACGATGTCCACCATGTTACGAAAACCAGTCGTTGTTGTAAACATCACGGATGCCTGACACAAAAACAAAATGCCGCGCGTTCAGGGTGTCTTTCAAGAATTGGTTGGGTTCAATACCCACGCATTCCGTTTGATTAAACCTCTAGATGATCAACTACCAGCAACGATTCGTGTGGAATGTACATTTGATCCATTTAATTCTATAATTGAATATGATTTAGATGTGACTGAACCAACCCCTCAAGGAATTTATCGCGCCAATCAAGTCTATGGTGCTAAGGCCCTAGAGTGGTCGGAATCCCTGTATAAAGAATTGTTTGATGTGGGTCAATATAAAGCAAATGAGACCCTGAAGGAGTTTTTAGAACGAATGACTGAAGCTAAAACGAAACATCGTTACCGAACCATCCAATGGATTCAATGGGATAAATTAATGTACTTGATGGATGTCTTTGGTACCAACCACACCGATCGACGGTTTTTTACCTATATTCAACAACAGGAATTATTGATCAAACCTTTGAAGGAATGGTTACTGACTGAGCATGCCTTGTGTTGTCCTTATCGAATCCACCCAGAGGTCCTCAAGGCATATATTCGTGATGACCAGGAATTGGTAGATGAAGTGGCCATGGTCGAAGAAATCAAGTATGCTATGTGTCATTATCAAACTCGGGTAGTGACTGGACAGCAATTGATGCGTGCATATAATTTTTGTACGGATGTGGAGGGATCCTTACAACGTCTGATCAATCGTGGGGTCCTGAAGGATCAATCTCAAGAGGACCTGATCATTGTTTCCTTTAACCTATTGTCCACCCGAGAAGAAGTGGTAGTGGACCCAGGACAGCCACTAGAACCTTTTGCACATACCCTACAACCATGGTCCATTCGAGCATTGCCTGGCGATTATCAGCCACCCATCTATCAAGCCTTTGATGCCGATCCCAAGACCAAAGCCAAAAGAGTCTTTTTGGAGTACTCTAGTGGTCAAGCCACGAACATGTTCAATGATATCAAGACCTTTTGTTCCATTGTCAAGCCGGCTAGAGTGGTGTTTATCTTTGCATATGATGCCTCTCCGGGCTGTTTGGCCTTGTATGATTCCTATTGGTTCACCCCCTGGAAACGGATGCGGATGAGAAGGACAGGGGAATTAGTCCATGTCCATAGGACGGAACATCAACAATATCGATTGTTTCAACAGGTGGAGGATAAGAAACCCTCCATCACCTACCCCAATGGACTGGAATTGGGATTGAACTTGTGCTCGGCTCAAGTCATTCAGTTGGTCCATACCAAATCTCTGGATGATTTGGCTAAAGCGGATGTGGTGTTTTTCATGTCTAAACAACGTACACCAAGGAGATGGCGAGACTATGTAGAACGTGCAGTGAGTAAAGAGACTAGAATGTGTATTGTTGGAGAACAACCTAAATTATAATTCATCATCACTACTAGTAGCATATTTGGAATGACTAGAATAATCACTAAAATCAATCGTCCAGGGACCCACTTCCTTCAAGTACACTTCACGTCTGAGTTCTGGAGGTATACTAGTCAACCTGCCAGATTTTAGCAAGTTCAAGAATTCTTGATTGCGTTGCATTCGTTGTCTTACTTGCCTAGTACACCTTTGAGCCCAATACTCACCATCCCAAGCAATTGCTGTGGGTTGGATGCTACGAAATGACACTGCCGAAAATTGGACTTTGCGGAGGAATCGATGAAGTGGGTCAATAGACGGTTCCCATTCTTCAGCCATTAATCGACAATCGATCCCATCACCCCTAAGTGCATTGAACTTTGGAACAATCAAATCAAAGTCTTCATTGGTAAAAGCTGGCATGGTCAGACCTAATGACGCTGGTAGATTTGTCAAGGCAGCTACTGTTGAGCAAACAAAAGGACCACTGATGTTCAATTTGACAAGATTTGGGGATTGATTCACGATTTGGGCAATTTGAAGACAATTGGTCTCATCGACTCGTGGACCATTAATATTGATTTCTTGTAATAGATTGGGATTGGCAAGTTCTAACAAAGGTAATATTGGTCCAACAAATCCATATGTTAAAGTAATGACTCGTACCCTCAAACGACCTGTATTCGCTCGACAGGCTTCACTTCCCTCGTCTATTAGGGTACAGGGAAACATATTATAGTTCCGGGTGGTAAGTTCCCATATATCCCCCCGATCAACGATGCGTTGAATATCGTTGGCGTCAACTTGTCCACTTAATCTTGCAGTCGCCATCTTTTAGTTATAGTGTGTCCTTAAACGTAATTGCTGGTCGATTGGTCAAGACATACTTGGCCTTGACGCGTTCCTGACACTCAATGAGTAACCACCCCCCTGCGGCGACGTTGACCGATAGGATTTGACCATCATCACGTGTGACGGACCATCTGGTTGGGGAGACACGAGCCACCTTGGTCCACTTTCGTTGTTTGATAAACCATGGTTCTAACTCACCCTGTACCAAGAGACAGACAGGATCAATGGAATCTTCCGGGTGGTGATAGACATGATTCAGGGGTTGACCAGTCCATGTTACTGGTGTACCAATCCATGAGTATCGACCCATCCTCTTTGGGGTAGGGTACGTATAGTCCGTCTCCATCTCCTGTTGATGTGTCAGACACCACGTCTTGACAAATCTAGCACAGGATTCACCTGAATCAAACCAGACTGTGGGGTAAGTAATATGATCCCCATCTATACAGACTAGGTGTTTCGGGAAAGGTAAGGGTTTGATTAACGTCGTTTTAAGATATAGACAACATCCACGTTGATAATCAATCAATTCAATCTTGTTATCCCCATTAGGTGATGATGGTAACGTTATGGAATATTTATATCGTTTTCTACCTTTACTATCGGTATAATCATGTGACACAAGGATGTGTCGGGGTTTATTAAGCAAGTCATGTTGAAGTTGGCTAAGCATCTCGAATACAAATATGTGGTACAATCTCCGCCCAATACGATTGATCCGTTGACAACAAGTAGGCTTCGTCCAGGGCATTGGCTACCTCTGTACAGATGGGTAGAGTGTACAGATGATCAATATATTCACGTGGGGTGTGAAACACCATACCAGTTTGGGCTTCTGAAAACTCAATCGCCCGAGCCAGCCCTTCTACTACATGATCGATGTCCTCATCCTGACAATATTGATCTAATAACTGTTCTAACATTTCATTCAATGTGGCTTGATAACCGTCATCGGGTTCAGCAACATAACTAGGTGTTGTTCCAGCACTAGTAGTGACTTGACCATAATTGGCCCATGCTCTCTCTAGATAGAATTTGGCCAATGAACTCTCTGGGCAGGGTAAATTTCTCAACCTACAAGTCTCCATGAACATTCGTATCAATTGCCCGCCATGGGCTTTATAGATATTTTCGTAGGTTTGGTTTGGGGATGGATGGATCGATTCTATTGTAGCCTTGGCCAATTGTTCAAACATGGTGTCTCGCGCAGACCACATGTAATAAAATGAATCTTCCGGCGTCTGTCCAAATAATACCGGTCCCCATCTTTGTAAAATCTCTACTCTATTCACTTCCCATACATCAAACATATCCGCTCTCGGATCAAAAAATCGATTCATTAAAGCATCCCGTCTTGCCGCTACGTCAGCAGCCGAACTACTACTAGTTTTCTTTTTCATTCTTCTTCTTACAAGTTTGTATTGTGTCAAGCATCTTCCACTCGCGTGGTGATTGGCATGTGAGTATACTCGGTTGCTAAAATGGAATTTCCGATGACCGGATATGCTCGATAGGTCTTGATCAAACCCGCGAGGCTACCAACCACCGTACCAGCAATCATGAAATAACGAATAATCTCTCCATTCTTGATTTTTTGATCATCCGTATAGGTTACGCCAAACCATGATGGTAAGACCCCACCAATGACAATGACGGGTGTAAATGCAAGGACCATGAAGAAGATTAAAAAGACAACTAGACCCAGAACGAGTGCCAGTAGTCCACTCATCATCCGCATACAACACCCTGGTCGACCGGACCATCCTTTCAATTGATAAAGATCACCACATTTGGAACAATGAAGAGGTGATGCTAAACGATGGCTTTGGATACAACGATGATGAGCAACACCACATGAACAGTACTTGGCACACTGCTCCACTTGAGGGTATTCTACTGGATGAAAGATGGGCGTCTGTTGTTTACAAATATGACAAGCCAATGGGTTGATTGGCCGTTTAGGCAATAAACTAGATCCATCATCTTCCATCATTTTACGTTATAATTTGTGTTCCTCCTTGTTAGATAAATCTTTAACGACATACTCCAGGACACGAAACGATCGTTCTCGTCTTTGAGCCACACCCAACCATATTTCTTTCATCATTCGATACGTACCTCGTACGAGGACGATCGCGCCAAATAGAAGAAGAACAAAGACCATAGCTCCAGCTTCAGCTTGATTGGCCGGACATTGAGCTCGACCTTCTCTAATCACAACAATCGCCCCCACTACGAATAGGATGATTGCTAGGGCATCCAGTACACACTCGGTCCACTCCAATTCAGGTTGAACAAGATAAATGATATAGGCAATCAAGATACAAATATTAATAAAGATAGCAATCATCCATAATAAGATTAGTGTCAATTGTATTCGTAATGCACATGAATATTCCATTGGATGATGATCGAATTGATACTTGGCTTTACACGTAGGACATTGATTGAATGCATCTTCACTTTCACAACGATAACGATCTAAACAATGACGATGAACCCATTTTCCAGTACCTGAACATAAACAAGGAGCAATATGATCCTCCGCCTCGTCCGTAACTAGACAAAAACGACACTCCATTTAATTTGTGACTTCAATGACAGATTCATGTACGTCGACATCATCCATATCATCAAGACTTCCTACAAAATAACGAAAAACACTACCAAAACGAATGATATAATCACGGTATGAGATCAACTGATATTGACTCGAGTACTTGATCACATCAACCTCCTGCCGCAGTTTACCACCATCATACACACCCGTAATACGGTAAGGACGATCTGGAAGGCCGATATGGGATTCAATCAGGGTAGCACCTTTCCCAATGACTTGAACTAGAATCACCTTCACGACATGTAATTTACTCTCCAGGGCCCTCACTCGATCCTCCCCAATAATAATATCAAAGGCACGCATGTCGATCCCCGGTGGAGTGTTACCCATCGTGTGATGCACACGAATAAACAACTGACCACTAATGATTGCAACCACTTGAGCAACATAACCCAGATTGGTGACCGGATCGTTGATGATGATGAAATCCAAGACATGAATCGTCTTACTATCATACTCGATTTGAGTCATTTGAATACCATATGGCAAGATGGGCTCATCATCTTGATAGGTCACATATGGGGCAATCGATATATCGATTGAATTATTAGAGGCCTTGATCTTTTTATTAGACATTTTTTTTGTGACCAAAAACGATGCCACTGTGTTTACGAATTATCGCCTCTTAACGGGGGCCGATTTTTTTTCAGAAAAATAAAAAAAAATTTTTTTTACTAGTAAAGATAAGATCAATACCACGCTTAAGAGGCGACATGATACTTTATAAGAGGCGCTAATATCCAAGAGAGCCGGTCCAAATTTGAGGGTCCCAAAATTTTTCAGAAAAAATAAAAAAAAAATTTTTTACTAGTAAAGATAAGATCAATACCACACTTAAGAAGCGACATGGGGCTATACATCCCACTCTCCAACTGTGGTCTGAAGCCATTGTCTTTGGAGTTCAACAGGTAAATTACTAACACGATTATTTGGTCGGTCGACGAGAGCTAACATTGCACCCCGTGCACGTCTAAATCGATCTCGAATCCGTAGTATATCACCCTCCTTATTGTAAGTAGGAATTTTGGTCAGCCGCACATTGAGAAATTGAAGTCGTTTAAGAAATCGAACGGTTGCCTCTTCTAACCTATCCCATTCTTCATCGCGTTGTTGTTGCATCTCTTCATCGACTTCATCCACATCCACATCATCCGCATAGTAGGAATATACATACCCACTATCAATCGACAATTCAAAGGGCTGGTGAAAGACCCTTGGTTGAAGGTACTGTATAATCCTATCATATGCTTTTTCATCCATAATCCTCGATTTGATGGACAGTTTCTTTAACCGTTGGGGGAGTGCAACTAGGATTGCGGACAAGTCAACATCTGGTGGACGAAAATCCACCTCAATATCCACCTCCAAGTACAGTTCTTCCAAGTCCGTCATTCGAGCAAGACCCTCTGCTACTGCTGCTGGTTCATAATCAATGACCTGTATATGTAACTCACGTACCCCTGTAAAGACATTCATTAAACCAGTAATCCATCGTTCATTCACTGACTGATGTTCCTGATTATCAATATGTAGTTTTCGACATGTAATTTGTATCGGTCGCTGATACTGAAAAGAACAATGATACAGGTTGATTTCGGTGAACGCTGCACCATTCAACTCCTCCAGGATATGGGTAATATTTCGTCGTCCACCATCCGATGAACCAATGGTTAATTGTTGGTTAAACCTCCTCAGCACACTACCCCACCCAGTCGTTGGAAATCTAGTTTCAATATCTACGCTCATTTGACCGGTTGGGTTATAGAACATTTCAAAGAAGGTGGTTGGATCCCCATCGAATTTTACAAAGTTTTGACATAATAGCTCATTACATTGTATGGAATTTGGGTAATGCATACATTCCTCCAACATCTCACGAGTCATTACTAAACCATGAGTCATCACATCTTCCGGACCCAATGCAGTTGCTAAAATCGTCTTATGGATGGCGTCACGAAACCCCTTGACGGTGGGACGTTCGTCATCATAGAAATCAAATAGCACATGAGACATTCTATTGTGTTTTTGTAAGAGAGCCAGTCCAATTTTTGGGCCTCCAAAATTTTTAGGAAAAAATAAAAAAAAAAATTTTTTACTAGTAAAGATAAGATCAATACCACACTTAAGAGGCGACATGTGGAGCCAGTCCAAAAATTGGGGCCGATTTTTTTTGGAAAAAATAAAAAAAATTTTTTTTTACTAGTAAAGATAAGATCAATACCACACTTAAGAGGCGACACGGAGAGTTCGTTTCAATGAACAAAATCACAAATCACAAAGATGGCAAACAAGGAATTTGATATCCACGGGATGTTCGCATCCCTCTGTGCTAGGGATGAGCTCCTCAAGATTACGAAGGAAGCTGCTGATAAAGGTGATCAAGAGGCACTGGATGAGATTAAAAAGATGACCGAACATATGATGAAGGCAGCAAGTGCTGCGGATCGTGATCACCTGAAGAAGGCCGTGACCAAACGTGCTGCGTTGTTACTTAAGACCGACATTTCCACGCGATCCATGATGGATTTCTTTGGAATTAAGATCACTCCAAGCGATAAGGACGGGATCAAGATGGCTGTCCAAATTCGATTGGAGGGAGCCTCAAACGAACAGATGCAAAAGTGGGTAGATGGGTTGAATGCAATGATTTACACCAACTGATCAAAGTGTAATAATGACAATCACATTGATCACTTGAAAGACATACACGGATCCATACGCATCTACACGACCCTGTTTAACATCTTGACAATTCGTTATTCCCTGTATCTGTGCCAGTGAAGGAAACGTCTTCAGTGTACTCGTCCATTGACCATTATAATAGGTGTTTATACCAAACGTCGTGGCGGTGATATTCCCGATCAAGTACACTTGTCCTTGATCATCCATTGCTAAGGTGGTAGCACATGTCCCCACAATGACCATCTCATCAGACCATGCCGTACCAGAGTAAATTCTCAGCTTGTTTGGGTTAGCATCAAGGAATTCCGTTGTAGTCCATGGTGGAAGACCATGTATGATGGCAATCTGTCGACCATTATATACCAAAGCCGAATCCGTAGTAAAGTGTGTTGGGTAAAATTCAACACCCGTGTAATAGAATGTTGATCCACCAGGGTAAATCAATGTTGCCGTAGTCGAATCATTCACCAAATAATTCACTACTATATGATCAGTGGACTGAGCAATGTGGAGGATAAGGGAGGATGTTATAGTCGTAGTAGGGACTGGAGACCATGTTGGAGATTGATACCTGACCAATGAATACCCCCCGTCGACGCGAACACGCTGAAGGAGATATTGACCATCATCTGTTAGAGAATCACCCAATCCCCAGGTCTGTGAATCATCCGTACCATCCATAGAGATTTGTTTCACCCACCCCGCAGGTGGTTGACCAGTATAGATGTTGGTTATGGATTCGCCAGTTGTTTCATTGGTCAATATCCGTATGGACATGGTCGTGGCATCTTTGGATAATTCTACATCCCAATAATAATCATCTGCTGCAGCATCGGCAGTAAAATTGGTTGGATCTCCAAATGAACCTGACGGTAATCGTTGATACACATGGAGGATGGGAAAATCAACCGAAACCACTAGAGTCAACCCATCTCGACTGAGGGCGGGTAATAATCCATCAATCGCATCGATATGAGGTTGGTAGGTGGGTCGAGTGGGTGCTGGTGTCGTCAATGGTCGTTTAGTAGAGACGTGTATAAATGATCCCAGCCCTACACCAAAGAGCGCAACGATCATTACAAATTGAATCAACATGACAAGAGAAGTCATTTTCAATATATTGTGCACAAAATGACGGATTTAGAGGAACAACGATTAAAAGAGGATTGGGTGAATCAGATCAATGAACACCCCTATCAACATGCTGTCCTCACTGGCCTAGCCTTCGGAGCATTTATCACTACCGGAGCCATAATCGTCACCACCATGATGAGCACTACGATGTGGTTCTCACGAGTAGATGATAATCCATTTGTTCCTATCCTGATCAAATGCTTAATCCTCGGTGCTACCCTATGGGGATTGATCTGTCTATTCCCCTATACACACAAGCGTTTAAGATGGGAGTTTCACAAGTGTCCACCGGCACCTAAGAATCTATTCATGATGATGATCATGAGTGGATTATTCATCGTAACAGTCATATGGACGGTGTGGCTATGGAGATATATTGATACACAAATTCAAATATAAAAATGGTTGACCCTGCTAAGAAGAAGGACATCGAGGCTCAGCTGGATGAACTCGATATGTATATCAACGATCATCCAATTGAAACCATCATCGTTGACACTCTTACTATTTGTTCCGTCATCTTACTCCTTTTAGCGGGCATTATCTTATTGGTGGAATTCTGCGTATATCTTGCCAATGGAACCCCAACCAAGATGCGTTTTGGATGGACTTTCTTACTAGGTGGGCTTGCCACTCTTTCCTTGATCCTACCCACCCAACTCTTTAAGCTTTGGTATGGAAAACATCGTATGGTTGTCGCATTATGGGTGAGTGGTGTCCTGAGTGTTGGACTCAGCATTGGTATTTGTTATGGGGTCTATATGTATGTCTTATAATTTAAACCTCTTCTTTGGTGGCAACATCTTTTCTTCAATTGATGGGGTGATGGGGCGATCCAGACCCTGCACAATTGGTATAGGGGACCGGAAAGCAATCACTGAACCCGCATAGGCGATGATAGGTTCATCATCATCATACCAAGACACTGGGTGATCATGCAACCACTCCAAATCCTCTTCACTCACTTCAACCAATAAATCATCCGATTGATGATGGTAATACTGACGAAACATGGCTTGAGTCACTTTGCTATAGTAGCCAAAGATGGTACACCAATCATAATGCTGTAGTCCTTTGCTGTGCACTTGTTTCATCGCCTCTTTTGGTTTTGAGCACCATTCGCTCATCAGTTGAGTATCATCATACGAAGTAGCACGATGTTCCAATTTGTTATCACCAGTGGCCCTGGTCTCCCCATACCACCACTGGTCAAACATGTAGAATGCCACCAACATATACCTTGGTACTAGCAACGTACGCTTGCCATCACTAATAGAGGTGCATGTTGGGGAGAGCTTCAACAAGACCAACCCCACAGAATCATCTGCTGCTTCACGATGAGCAATAAATGACAATACCTTGGTATGTCGAAATACCTCGATAGCCTCTTCCACACTAGTTTGTTTGATCATTTTTTTTGATTGATCGAGTTATTGTTGATTCAATTTGTGATTTGATCTTGATTGATCGATCAATGATTAATAATCAATTATATGATTATAATTTAATTTAATTAGGAAATTGACGAGTTGGATCAAGCCAGGTGATCTTAATCACTATTATCGTCTGAAGAATCCATATCATCGTCACTACTATCATCATGATCCATCAGTCGATCTAACCACACCCTGAACGAATCCAAGTGACCGATAAAGATATCTTTTGGCACATTATCGACTCCATATTTGAATGAAACCACTTTAATCGTTGAATCATCCATGATCCTTTCGAGAATCTTATCCCTCTCCATGTACATGAAGACCAGGTGTGGATAAAAGATCATATCGTTTTGATTGGTTGTAATGACGTACATTTTTGATTTGTGCTCGCCACAAACTCTAAACTAAAATGGCAACCCGTCAGTGTAGCTATTTTTATCAATATGAAAAGGATCCATCCCAGTTCGTCTACGTAGATGAAGTGGATCGTAAGTACTTGACCTTCCGAGTCTTTGTGGGTACCCTGGACAACATGGTAGAATTGCCAGTCGATAACGTGGTCCGTTATCGAGATGGTGGGACGACTGAAATCTTGGTCACAGGGAGTGAGGACGTGTTTTGTTTCCCAGCCAAATGTCGTACAGACATTGGACCAACCCATGGAAAACTGGTCTTGGTTGAACGAAACAAGGATGATCTTCCAATCATGCTCTTTCATCCCAAACTGGATCCAACCCCTAAACAAGTGTTACAACAAGAAATCCGCAAACAAAAACAAGTGGTGGAATACAGTAAAAGCGATCTGAAAAAGGTGGCGGATCAAGTTTCGTATTATCAACACGAAGTAGTAAAGTATCAACGTATGTTAGAGCAGGATACTGCTGCTCATCAAAAAAAGGTAGCCAAGTTGGCAGAGATGGAGTCACAACTGAATGAATTATAATGCTGCGCAACTGTCCAAATTGTCAGAAGACTGGAGTCTGTTTGAATCATGTTAACCAAGTGGAACGATATGTCCATCCCTACTATATGGCTTTGTTTAGGGAGGCATCACAACTAGATGAACGTCGTCGACTATTAGGACTTGGTCATCTTTGTCATTGTTTAGAGCCAATCAAGGATAATATGGCTAGATGTCATCAGAGAATACAGGCCATCTGTCCAACTCTCACCCCAGACCAGTGTGATGAACTCTATTATTTAGTGATTCCCATATTATGTCAATAAATATTTACGTGTAATACAATCTATAGTCATTTGTACTTGATCTAGGACTATGGCCTGGACCACTAATATTCGCCATTGCAGATCCCTAAATGCTCGTAACCATTGTTCTTTGGAGCGTTTGGTTGTACACAGACTGAGAGCCTTGTCTAGCCTACTCAACTCCTGTTGGAGCTGATCAATCTCCAACATCATACAGTGAACGACACAATTTGAAACGGCGATAACTAACACCTATATTTTTTCATAACAGTTCATACGAAAAAAATGTTACTAACCCCTACTGACCAGTTTGCGTGGTGTAAATGCAACCAGTACGTACCTTAGTGAACTATCTAAAATTTCCTAAACTAACACCTATGCTTTGACAGTTATCATTATGGAGGAGATGGCCTACGTGCCCCCAGAATGTTTCTTTGAGGTAGTCGTACCTCTAATGATGGTCAAGAATGTAGCTATGATTGGTATCACTACCATCAATGGTAGTGTAGATAACTATGTCAACGATTTCGTGCGGCGACGGGTCTTTGAACAAATCGAAATTACGTTGATTTGTGATGCCTGTAGGAAAGCAGGACAGGTAAAGGATTGCCCCCATAAAAAAAATGAACGACCAGCATGGCAAGATGAGGAAAACGTCGAGAAAGTCGAGAAGATCTATGGTGAGGATCGTAAAGACCAGTTTGCACGTGAATCCATGGGTTTCCTGAAACAGCCCAAAACGGCATGTTTTGATTCAGAGGCCATCTATGAATTGTTCACCAAACCCAGGAATTCGTTGATACAAGCAGCAAATGTGGTGATTACGGCCGTCGACCCAAATGGTGGTTCTAAGGACCCGGTACATAACAGCTCTGATTTTGCCATGTGTTCCTATGTTGTTCCAGGGATGCAGATTGTGGGGGCGGACGCCTACCCAACCGCTAACATTGATGAATCTCAAAGCCGGACGATAGAGTACATTAAACGCCTCAAACAGAACCCACAGCTTCGAAATGCCAAGTTCATCTTTGCCATAGAATCAAACTTGGCAAATGAATCCAGCTACATCCAAAAACATATCCTCGAGTACTTTCCCGATGCTCGGTTCATGAGCAATTCTGGTCAGGGTCGTGGGGTAAGGACGGAGAATGCAACGAAACAGTTGATGGCAATGATGTTGGAGAAGGCCCTCCGTACTGGAGAGGTGTCTATCATCCGTGAATTTGTTACCACCGATGAGGAACCAATCAAACTGTTGGATAAAATGCGAAAACAGTTTTTGAATTATTCTAGGCTGACCATCCCTCCAAAGACACCCTTTGAACAAACGAAATTTACCTACTCAGGTAAGGGGAAATCGGTAGGTTTCAATGACTGTGTTATAAGAATAGATGACTAACTAATTGCACAACAGATGCATGACAAGGATGATTTGATCATCGCAATACAATTAGCTTTATATTGGGGAAACCGGTACGTTTGGTTCACTTCATTAGGTATACAGATGACTAACATTACGAATAAGACTCTACACCACGTCGGAATTTATATCGTTACTGGATTAAGGATATCCTCCATAACATTGGAATAATATGCACTGACCTTTTTGGCTCGTTCTGCCCATTCCCGTAGCCTCTGATTGGCTTCTGGCGACCACATTAATAGGAGGCGTCTACGGGTATCCGCTGGGGCATGACTGAGGATGGATGCCAATAAAGTACCTTTAACACCCCCCTCCATCAGCATATCTAACCATTCATCCTCATTGGTCGTTGTTTTGATTTGGCGATAAATAAATTCATAATCCTTCACCCAAATTGCTGCTTTAGCCAATTTCTTTTTGAGTTGTGGATCCCAGGTTTGATCTCGAAGATACATTAACAATTCATGATCGGCATGAAATGTGGGTCTCCCAACGGGCCAAAATGCTAATTCAATGTCCTCATCCAGGACATTCCCCAATATACGACGAAATTCATTCATGACGGGCTCATAATCCAGGGGTCTTAAAGATCGATCATACAGCTTAATCTTGCGCCCCATGAAATCCACTCGACGTTCATCAGACCACTCGGTACGAAACAGTCTATCAAATTCCATCACATCTTCCTTGGACCAAAATACAATGGCCTCCAGGGAGTCTAATTTATATTCGGGGACATCCTTTAGATAATATTCATGTGTCAATGAACCATGTGATCTTGATATGATATTCATTTCCGTTTTACGAAACACAAAGATACTCCTTACCCCACCACCATTTGTTCGTCGAGCATAATATTCAGATGTCCCAAAATCTTGACCAAAATAAATTCCAGTCCCATTCACAGCAGGCATCTGTAACAACCGCCAATCATCTAAAATGGGCCATGTTGAATCTGTCCCATGAAACAAATACTGATGATCTGTCCCACCAGGTTGTTGTTGATAGAAATCGACAACGTGATGACCATATCTAATGACTAAACCAGACTCGCTAAGGGTTGCAGCAGTAGCTAATTTAGATAATTGATTACGATATTCGGTAAAATAATCATCTGTGGGTTTTGATAAAAACTCTACTAATGACGCTTGATCGTCACGTGCAGCGGCTAACCACACGTCGATAAATTTACTAGCCATCTTTGAGGATATGCCATTTGTCATTCCTTATGGACGATCGTCCATACTTATTCTCATTATCGAATACCCATTGGTTGTTCTTCCGCCACTCCTGAAGACGTTCTTTACCCGTCTTGACCTGGATTAAATATGGAAACTCATATTTATCCACACTGTCTTCCTTGATCATTAACCACAATAAGGTATATTGGAGATCTTCTTTATATCCTCCATCTTTACCCATCATAATCAGATCCAGCCATTCCTCATCCGTCAGCTTGCGTTTCACTTCATGTTGAATAAAGGTATATTCTCTATCCCATAAAGCGGATCGAACAACTCTCTTGACCAAGTCTCTATCCCCCTTGGTACTATTGAGTAACATCCCATATAAATATCTAGTCCTCAAATGAAATACTCGATGACCAACTGGCCAAAATGCCAATTCTTGATCTACATCTAGCACTTGGGGGATGGACTTGAAAACACGTGAAAATTCTTCAAAGACAGTATCATAATCCAAGGGTCTTAAGGAATGATCATATAACTTGATCTTTCTCTCCAAGAAAGCCTTCTTTCTCTCCTCAGACCATTCATATTGAAATTGCTCATCGAATTTAACGACATCCTCCCTCCCATGAAAGACAATTGCCACCAAGGTATCTATTTTGTATTCAGGGACGTCGGGTAGGTAATACTCAAATGGTCCTGCATCCCAATCTCTTGCAACTAAACCAGGTGGTGAATTATTACGAAAGATTAGGATGGACCGAATAAAGGCATGTTTATCCGTCTTATGTTGTCCTTTTCTTTCCATATATGGTACTGAGGTATGATAATCACGACCAAAATAGATACCCGTACCATGACCAGCATCAGATTGTTTCAATTTACCGGAATCTAAAATCTCCCATGTGGCGTTTGTCCCATGAAATAAATAATCATGGTACTTGTCATCATGTTGTTGTTCATAAAAATCTACAGCATGGTATCCGTACCTAACCACCAGACCAGCTTTGGTCTTGGCTGCTGCGGTAGCAATTTTACCCAACTCCTGACGATGTTGGGGACCATCAAGATCTGTTAAAAAATCAATAAATTTACGTTGTAGGTTATTCCAACGGTCATTCGCTTCGTCACGGACTGCCGCTAACCATGACGTGATATAATATTGAACGTCTTTATCACTTGCCATCTTTTATTATTCTGTTAGCTTTTTAAGAATATCCCATTTTTTCCACATTTGATAGTGGCTTCCTCTATACTGGTCTTCGTTGTTCACTAACCACTTATTTTTCTTCATCCATTCCCTTAGGCGTTCTTTACTCACACCCTTGACAAAGTCTTCAAAATGCATGGCTCGGACGTCCTCATCCTTCAACATTAACCATAACAATGTGTATTTCAGTTCCTCTTTATACCCACCATCCTGACCCATCGTCAGTAGATCCCACCATTCATCTCCGGTTAATTTTCGTATAACTTCAAACTTGATAAACGTATATTGTGTATCCCATAATGCCGAACGAATGACCCGCTTCACCAAGTCACGATCCCCCTTGGTACTATATAATAACAGTTCATAGAGGTCATTACTATACAAGTGAAATGACTTTAGACCAACTGGCCAAAATGCTAATTCAGGGTCCACATCCAAGACTTCAGGGATGGTACGAAATACTCGAGAGAATGCATTAAATACTGAATCATAATCCAATGGTCTTAATGATTGGTCATAGAGCTTGACTCCTCTTGCTAAGAATTCTTCTTGTTTTGCCTTTGGCCAACGACGGAATTTATAATCAAATGCCCTCACATCCTTGTTTTCAGCAAATACAATGGCTACCAATGAATCTATAGAGTATTCTTGCCGACCTTCAAGGAAATATTCATATGTACGTTGATGTTCCCAATCTCGAGCAATCAAATCCACGGGTTGATCGTTATGAAGAATCATAATACTGCGAATTTCATGATCTTCATACCTATTAAATGCAAATGGAACTGAGGTTTGATAATTTCTTCCAAAATAAATTCCAGTCCCATGACCCGCTTCGGAGGATATCAATTTACCCGACTCAACAATATCCCAAGTCGCTCCAGTACCATGAAATAAATATGGATGATCTTCCTCCTGCCCAGGAGCTTGTTGGCGATAATACTCTATAGCACGAGCCCCATACCTTACTACCAACCCACCCTCTGTCCTAGCAGCTGCTGTAGCAATCTTTAATAACTCTTGACGGTGTTTAGGTCCAGTCCGCAGGAATTCAATAAAATCCTGTTGACTATCTACATAATCTCCCGACAGCCGTTTCACGTCACGGACTGCCGTTAACCAGGACGAAATAAAATCTTGTTTAGCTTCCATTTTATTAATTGTATTGACGTCTATCTTTTGGTACAACATACTCAAACTTCAACTCGCTTATTCCATATGATCCAGGATTGATATATTTCTTTCCAAACTCAGCCGCCCACCGCCATGTGCGTCTGTTCGCCCCACCAACCAATCGAATAAATCTTGAATAATCTACCGTCATATCCCATATTAATCGACACAACACTGTTTTCCCCTGGACCTCCAATAAGAGATAATCAATCCATGCAGATTCCTTCGAAGCACGAATCCTCTCTGCGGCCATCTCCACAAAATCATAGGCACCACTACTAACAGCACTATCCATCACCATCTTCATATAATGACCATTATACGTCTCTGCCAAACCCATTAAATCCGAGTATACTTTCGAGGATATGGAGCATTTCTCGTTGGTATACACAAGTGGCCAAAAGAATAACTCTGGATCCTTTGTCAACATATCCCATCGTCGACGAAACACATCACTGACTCGGTCCACTACCTCATCATGATTCAATGAACGTCTCTGTACATCATATACTTTGATTAGCCCCTGTTCAAAGCGGTCCCGTTTATCCTTTGGTAACTCTGGGTAGGCTTCAGCGAGTGCTCGTCCATCCTCTTTTTCATCTCGTATTAAAATAGCCTCCAAAGCATCCAATGGATACTCGAGTACATCCCTCATCAATAATTCATATGCAAATATTCCAGGAAAGGTTTTGGTATCAAACCGCTGTTCAGGATTATTTCGAAAGACCATCACACTAGCACATTGTTTATGAGAACGTTTACGTTTATTCCCAATTTGATAATCCATTGCATAAGGGATGGAAGTCTGAAAAGTTTGACCAAAAAAGATCGCTGGTGGACCACCATCCCCTGGATCATGTTGTAATAGTCGCCATGATTTGAGAATATCTACAGTAGCTTTGGTTCCATGAAATAAGTAGGGACGTTTGGCATATTCCTCTCCCTCCTCCTTCCCATTCACTCGTTGTTCATAATACGGTAACTCACCACCGCCATGAAAATGGACCAACAGTCCTCCTTTCCCAATACGGATAGGATCCACTAGAGCATGATAGATCTCTTGCTCCTCTCGCTCTTCCAAGAATTTAAGAAACTCGGATTGGTGTTCGCTCACGACCTGAAGATACGCATCGATATATTCGTCAGCACGACGACGTGCTTCTTCTTGACTAACCGCTGCCATCTTGTTCATTGGGTTGTGTCGGTGGGGGTATGACCAAAGGTAACCACTCCACCAAGACTTGATACTCCTTGCTATTTGGTTTAAACTTCATATTGTTATGACCCTTTTTCGGTATCAATTCCTGGTGACTTGGTGAGGATTTGATATGAGCAAAGATCATTTCAGCAGAGTGAGGTGGTACGACCTTGTCTTCAAGGCCATGCATAACCAAAGTGGGTCCCCAATTTGGAGTCTCTTTGGCCCGAAAGATATTATCATACCAACCAGGTTTAGTACGGTCCTCCGTATACCATCCGGTACCTAAATGAACGGCTTCACCTACTGGAGATTGAAGGATGATGCCATCTGGCCGCCTTAACAAGTCTTGTTTAGCTAGCCTGTTGGCCAAATAACATGTTGGTGAGGAACCTAAACTAAATCCCCATAATAGGATGGCCTTAGCATCTTTGGCATGATGTTCATGAATATGCTCATACATTCGCCATACAGTAGCATTCATGGTCTCTTCTGATAAATCACCATCTGATTTACCATATTGTGGATAATCATAATAGTAATATAGAATCTTATGACCCCTTAGTGACGCCTCTAATTGTTGATGTATCCTCTTTAGATCATTTTGTAGGTTGGTATCTTGACTAGTAAACATATTTCCATAACTATACAGGATCACTACAGTAGGATCCTCAACAGAACCAATAGTTTGATAATATAGATGATCTCCTTGTTCATCATAGACCAAACGATGATCTTCATCCTCCGCCTTCACGGGGTACGGATTTGGATATAACGCAAGTGTATTGATTGCTTTCGTAACGACTCCACCCATTTTCAAGTTTGTGACCAAGATTCAAATATCACATGGTCACTAATCCTCCAACACCTTGCACATCTCTTTGAAACAATCTTACCAACCAAATGGTCCGGCTCTCCATGCATTCGTATGGTTCGGATCAAGCCACAACGCCAACATTGCATCTTGACATAGGATGAAGGAGTATTACCCATTTTGTCACACAAATCAATGAAAAAATGTCAGCACTTTACCCAGAAGATATTCACCCCGATAAAAAGGGAGCATTAATGTTCAAACACTTGGATGAATATGTGAGAGCAGAAGTGATTAATGCACTCAACTTGATGTACAAGGATGATGAGGTTGAAGTAGTCCTCAAGTTAATGAATCATGCCAAAAATCAGGTTGAGGCTAGTTGTCGACGGATCATTCGACAATTAAATGAGACGGGGACCGTGGATTTTGAATATACGTGTTGTCGTTTAATAGTAAAGGACACAAATACAAGTATTACTATGTGGATTCATTTAAAAAGCACAAAATGAATTATTTGATAGGACTTGTCATCGTCACGCTCTACTGGGTCACCAAGACTGATGCCCTAACCACCACCACTACTACTACGACAACAACTATGGATCAACCAAGCCTGAGAGGGACTACCCTACTAGATCAAGATGAGGAGTATGAATTTGTTACCCCTGCTAATGATGATGATGATGATTAGTACTTTTTGATAACGGCCTGTAATAGACCTTGAGCTGCAACGATATCCATTTTATGTTTAATTCGATCCCCAACCGTATGTACTTGTCTCGTGGATTTTGCACTATTCTCCACCACATAGGCAGCCACCATATCAACGTAAGACAAATAATAGGGGTGTCCTGGATCATCAATAATCTCTTGTTCAGTAGGACACCATTTTTTATATTGTTGACACTTCTCAGCCACTACCTGTAGAGCCTTCATCATCGATTCTTGTAAGAGACCAGATAATTTATCCATCGTTAGAGTACCATCCAATAATAACCAATCCTTCACCAATTCCTTCATTTGTACCGCACTAGCACCTTGAACCTGATCCACAAATCGAGCTAGGGGGGACACACGACTCTCTGGTGAGAGGTAAAAATACGGATGTTGATCCCTCTTGGGTTCATAATGATGTACAATCTTTCGTTTTTGAGCTTTTCTTGTGGTAGCGGCTGGTGGGGCTGCCGAGGGATCAATGACGGGCTCGGGTGGCGCTCCGGGGGGTGGTCTAAGACCAACAAACTCAGCAGTAAAGTCACTCATTTTGATTTTGTGGCTCGTGGCTTTTTAGCTTTGGTTGTCTTTTTGGTTTTTGGTGTAGTGGTCTTGCGTTTTTTCTTTGCTGGTTCTTTAGTAGTGGTAGCAGCCTTACGTTTCTTTGTCGGTAGGGTATCCGGTGGTAGGATCAACGGTATTCCCTTTACGGATCGAGTCAAGAAATTAAATGTGTAAGGCAATGTGGTGGTTCGGTTTGCCAAGACGTCCTCTCTGTGTTTCACGCCATATGCAAGCATTAATCCTGCTTCAAGTGCGTCGGGATGAAACTCTAATACACCTTTATGATTGGGGATACTAAACGTTGCCATGAATTCTGGCCAACGATCTGCCGGGATGAGATTGGTTTCTTCATATGATTTTGCTTTTCGGACCAATCTGAGCTCTTGTTTATTTAAACCAGGGTAATCTTTTTTATTCACCGTGATTCCCCATTTGGCACGATAGGTCTTTGGGTCCACAAATGTTACGATTAGATTAGGATATTTCCATCTGGCAGTTTGATAGAGTAACATTGCTATAGCAGTTGGTCGTTTAGCACTAATTTTTTGCTCTTCAATTTCAAATATGGTAGCTTTACTAAACCAAGGATCTAAAGCTTGTATGAACATCTCAATCAATTCAGGTAGATATTTCAAGGTCACGGCTTGACGTTTTTCCACTTCATATTCTACTACATGTTTAGGTCTAGTTTTTGTTGCCTTAACGGTCCGTTTTCGTTTTACTTTTACAGTTTCTAAGGGTCTGAGGTCACATAAATAATGGTCACACAATTTCGTAACTAAATCAGCAATATTCAAACCCAAATTTGTTTCACCTGGGTCCATAGAAATTTCAAAAGACATTTTCGTTTTGTGACTCGTTTCAGTAAAAGAAATGACAAAACCAGACTCATCACAAAATTGGTTTATCGAGTACTTGAAAAAGGTCTACTCACATATTGATCTATCATTAGGACCTCCACAACCAAATCAACAAATCATCTAGATCAGATCCTCCATCTTCAACTTTTTTTTTGGTGCTTGGACTTTTTTTAATGAAACCAAGTGTACTGGAGGTTCTGGTTTGGTTACTGGTGCTACTACTGGTTCTTGGGATTCTTTGGTCCCTTCATCCATAGTAAAAGATGGCATGGGTGAGATCGATTTTTCTGGCGTGGTTAGGGGCAATGATGGTGGTGTACTGCATTTGTTTTCATGCTGTTGCGACTCAACCGGATCAGACTTGGTTGACACTACTTGTAGATTCGTTTCTTGTGATGGGGCTTCACATTTTAACAAATCCGGTGATTCAGGTCTTGGTCGTGTTTCTAACCCTGTTTTTTCTGGCGATTGATCTATAGAAGATGATGACTCCATTGAAGAATCGGGTGCGACAATCATATGCAGCGTTTGAGTATTGTTTGGATCCGTGGGATCAAGAGCTACTGACGGAGCGCCATCCCTTGATTGTTTTGATGGGGTTGTGGTTGTTATGGGTGTTGGTTGTGTTTGTTCTTTGGATGACTGGTCGTATTCATCTATAATGATGCTTGTAAATCCATCTGCCTTCAATCGATATTTTGGTTGGTATGAGTATGTCTTGCCTTGATAGATCACATCCACCCTTGATCGCATCAAGTCAGCCACAGCAACAAAGGTCAGAGTCACATCCTCACTCGTTTTAGGCCATCGATCTACCGCCATCAATTCTTCTTTGATATGCTCCAATTTCGATTGAACCACCTCTACCTCTACCGAGATACTTGGTAAGACTAAAGTAGTGGGTATTTGGGTATACGTCTCCTTCTCCACGGGACATAGTTCTTCACTATACTCGATGGCCCATTTGGTTTTCACCCATCCTTCATGCCACTGTGGAAAGATGGGGACTTTAGCATGGTACCTTGAATCTACCAACCCATACCATTCCATCGTTGATAAAACAGCCCTAACCATGATATTCCAAAATTGCACATCTTGAACTCCAGAACGAATGATCAACAAAGCAGCAGCGTGGGGACGAACAAGCCCCTTATACCAATCTTGGGCCTTTTTACTTGAATTCATCAATTGCCATACACGACTACTGACATCCAGGTACTCACCAATCGAACGATAGGTACCAGTTGGTACTTCACGAAATACTACTGAAGGTTTGCGTTCATCTTCTTCTTGTTCACCCACAACTCGTTTTGACAAGACATACTCAATTCGTTCTTGACTGGTTTGACATGCTTTGAGTTGAATATCTTGAGGGTGGACGACCCACACATCTTCTTCTTTCATCAACTGATTGGGTACACAGACACAAACACTATAGACTGACAAAGGGGTATTGATCGATAATAATTCTTGCTGAATCCAATCAAAACATTCATCAATCGACATAGTATGAGGAGGTACCTTTTCAACTAAAGAAGCTCCATCTAACCAAATAAAGACCTTGATTTCAGGTTCACATCGAATTTGGATAGGGTAATGAAGATAACGGGTGGGTATCAAGTCTTGTTTTTGGTTGGATTTTGGGGCCTGGCCATTATACTGCCAAGACTCTGGACGAAAATCAAACAACACATGATTTAAATCTGCCACCCTCCCAGTCCAGTCAATCACACTCATTTTTTATTTGGTTTAATGAATTTGTGACTCGGCTAAAGCCTCGTCTGGTTCATTACATTCACTGGGCCATTGGTTAAATCCTTGTAATAGACAAGGAACAGACTAAAATGATGGCTTTACAAGCCAAGGAGGAGGATGACATTGAGCAATTGAGACGCGAAGTCAATCAAATCAAGACCGATGTGCGGTCACTGTATCAAAACCAACAAGTGGTTCAACGTGAATTAGTTCAAGTCAAGCATGATCATCAGTTTCTTTCAGCAAGACTAGAGCATAAGGTAGCTGATCTCTCCAAGTATGTGGATTCACAAATTCAATCGGTTCGTCAACGTCAACATTGCGTCCCGACGGAATTTTATTTGATTGTCATTATCATTATTATTCTATTTTTCTTGCTCGGTTAGGTCATATTTTAAGATGATGCCTGGTACTAAAAGAAAATGGGGAAATGTCATGCAAGTCTATCGTAAACAAGCAAAATTAACTGGTTTGGATCCAAAAGGACCTGTAGATAAAGAACTCATGCGGACAGCTCGGATCATCTACTATAATGATCTAGCTTTGACTCAATCAACATCAACATCGGACTCAAAGGATGATTTATCATCCGTATCAACATCACCTGCATCATCTACTGATGAGGATACTATTTCTGCTGCTTCTTAACTAATGGCTTATCGCCATTAGTTGGTTTGGTAGGTTGTTGTTCACTAGGAACATCAGCCGTTACTGGTTTTTGCTCATTGTTTTGCTGTAAAGTTCGTTTCTTTTTCATGATGATTGCATTTTTCATGGCATTCTCCACTGAATGTTGTCCACCACGAACAGTGGCATAGACCTCCACCACTCGTTCCTTTGTCGCATCATAGTTTTCCATGTTGGTAAACTCTTCAAACAGTTGATCCTCAGTCATTTCAGTCAATTTCTTGAATTTGCGAAATTGGGTGAAATTGTAGTTGCTCAGAAAGTAGTAATCAAACGTCTCATCATCAAAGTACTCGGGTACGGCACGCAACATCAAGTTGACTCCATTCATCCATTTCACGGGCAATTTGGGTGCTGGGGGCACCACAGTCACACCGGCCTGACGATGAAATTCAGTGATCAAACGCTTAGCTAGGGCTGACTTGACACGCCAGGCGGTCTGATAATCACTCGTGATAGCACTAGCAGCTTCAAGGGTGGTAGCCAAGTTAGGGTACAACTGACTGTACAAGAAGATGGCCCCACGGACCACAGAGGTATCACACATGTATTGTTTGGTAGTCTGTTCATTGTTCACCGTACCAATGAGCCAACCAGCAGCGTGGGGCATCAACAGGGGGGCGGTCAATTCCCATTTACGGGCCATCCAAAACATGAGGACTTCGCGATAAATACGAGTCTTGATAATCAATTTGGCATCTTCACCATCCACATCACGTTGATGGACCCAAAATTGGACGGGAGTCTTTTTAGGACCACCAAGGGTATCATGAAAGATGGGTTTGGTATCATCCGGTTGGATGGTAAACTCCAGACAATCTACGGGTGGTAGACGGGCATACACGGTGCCTTGAGGTTGGTTAGGGAACCATTCCCCCTCCATCGTTTTAGGTAGAGTGGAGGCAGGTTTGACTTCGACACAGACACCATGGTTAGCATCATATGTGGTATCATACCCATCGGCACACTCAGGGTCATACAGGTCATTCTCGAGTTGGATACGACGATCCGCAAAGGGGACATTGGCCAGCAGATTGGCCAAGTCAACTTGACTGGCTTCAATGATTTGAGCTACACCAAATGAATGGCAAATGGCTTTGGACTTTTTGTCGAGGTAATGGGTGTAGGTAACTCCATTCAACAAGAACAGACCACCAATGACTAAGATGGATTCATTGCATCCAAACATACTGACAAAGAGATCGCGTTCAAAGGCTTTGATAGGGACTTGTTCATTCCCAGCAGTAGCCAAGATGGCCAAGTCTTCAGCAGAGAGCTTTGGAGCTTCTTCCTTTTTGGTACCATCCTTATTCTTTTTTTCTTTAGGCAATTCTTTGGGGATCATACGGGACTCAAATGGCAACACCGTCAAGCGGGTTGGAGACTTTTGCCCTTCAGAGGGTTTGAATTTGGTCAACATGACTACGAGCGAAACACGCATATCGGCAGGTGGCAACTCATTGGCCCGCAACGCAAAGGAAGACTTCCAGCTACTCATTTTTTTTGGTTGTTGTTAACAATATTCAATATTGTGATTCACGTCTAGTCATTTTATAAGAGGCGTTAACTTGGAAAACAAAGACAAAGTGATACCCATCACAAATTACTACCAGGTTATATCAAATTAACTCGATGTACTGGTTGATGTGGATAATGATTGATCAATTGGCGTCGATGCTCATCCTCATACCAACTATTCTTGGTTACGCACCCCCATACCCACCACCCAAAAACAAAAAGAGCATCCACTACACAAGATCCAACCATAATATTACCTAACCAATCGTTTGGTAGGGGGTAGATGGCATTCACTATATGATATACAATCACGACCAGTATGAGCACAAACGACATGGATATCACAGCGATCAACCAACATATACCAATTAACCCAAAACAGATGCTTAGATGGAGATTGAGTGGTACTGGTTCTGTGGCCAATCGATATGGACTTTGACAGGTTTGGCAATACCACAATCGCGATGATTTATGTGGAGGGAAATAGGTCGTATCATCATATATACATCGTCGATCCGTGACACAGTCATAGTGTATGGGTCCACACTGACAGTAATGATCAACTGGCCCAATCTGGATATGATATATCGCATTAGATTCCCCATCACGTTTATGAGGGAATATCCATTGATTACATTGTCGACAGAGAAATGTTTCTCGGAGAGATTTGGTATCATACACACTTGTTTCCATTTTCCCACAAATTTGTGAGAAGATGCAACGAGTCTTTGTTATGGATCAAGAATTGGGTGTAAATGAGGCCCTGGATATAGCGATGATTCGACCAGACCAACCTTTCATGATTCGATTGACCAAGGACTCTAAACGAGAGATGGATCTCTTTGGATGGCGTGGCATGTTTAGGGACTGTTTAAGATGTAAGAAGGTATCCGCAGAACATCATGCTGGCGTCTGTACTCGTTGTGATCCAAAGTCATTTTTAGATCAACAACTCTCTTTACGTGGGACTGGGCTGATGAATGATCCACTTAGAGAAGAGGGAGTAACTTTTAAATGGTCTTTATAATTATTGTTTTAATAGATGAATAAAAGCTTCACAGGCTACTAGCTCTTGACTAAGTTGATCACGAAAGGCCTCCAGGACCTGAATTCGTTCCTCAACTGGTCTACCTGAGGTAGAATCCAATGCCTCTAGAGCCGTAGATACCATGATGCTAGTGACTACACTATCTATTGTTGATCTAGTTGTTTCATCTTCCGTGATTAAGGAGGACTCATCATCATCAGACGATGATGTAAAGGGTCGTGGTTTATATCGACCACGTGGGTACCTTTGATACAGTTGACGACCAATCCTCTTTTCAAGGACTGCTGCTCTAGCTTTCGTGGCAATTGGAGTACGTTTTAGTGCGGTAGCAATTTCTTGCCAATGCTGTTTAGCTACTTTAGGATGCCAATCTGTTTTACTATCCACTAATTGAATCAAACGTGTATCTTCTCGTGGTAACCAAGGTTGATTAAAATTTTTAGAGGTCATTTTATTCCATTTGTGTCGCTCCCTTTGGTCGCTTGGCTCCTTTTAGTCGCTAAACCATATCATCTGCTTTCTTTGGTTCATCAAAGTTCATCGTTCGTTGATGAGGTGGGGGTCGTGGTACAAACTCCTCCAAGTATTGATTAAGGACCTTGTAAACCAGTGTGTAGTATTGGGCATCTGGTAGAGATAGTGGACGAATCATATCCATATAGAATTTAAATCCAAATGGATCAACAAAACATTTACCTTGATCATCAATCAACATCACCCAAAACCGTCCATCCTCCATAAACACCTTGGCACGATGAACTCCTTGTTGAGGTGGATTGAGGGTATAAATGGCTGCTTGATTGGTCATTCTTGATAATAAATTTGTGACACAAATAAGAAAGATGACCCAATATACTATTGTTTGGATTACGGGAGGATGTTGTGGATCGTCTTATATGAAATTTATCAAGACCTTTGATGATCTGGATGAGGCAATGAGGTTCGCCTTACACCGTCATTTGAGAAGACTGTATGATGGGGATTATGAATTCCCAGAAGTGGAGGAATCCTATAAAGCACATCTAGCTGCTGGTAAGGATGAAGATGCATTTGATGATGAAGAGGTTGAATATCAAGTCTTTTTGCGGAGATTTGCTCAGATTAAAGAGATGTCATCCGAAGACCTCCAGTCCAAGTTTACTTACTACGAAAATGGTGATGGACAATGTCGTGGTCAATTGACCATGAGTACTGCCTATTATCATTGTATGGAGGGTTGGATGAAAGAAGTAGATTGGTTTAGAAAAGGTGAAGATTCAGATGATTACTTGATCTGTGTGAATAATGAAGATGTAGAATAGTAGTATTACCCATCAGTAAGACCATATAAAAAAGCAACAAAGAACAAACAATAGATGAATGTCACGAACATCAAGAGATTCATCCACCTTGGATCCATTCTAATACAACACGTAGAACGAACCACTTCTCGTCCATTGGATCGACTTAAGAACACAATACATCCAATAGGAGCACTATAATCAAACACCCAAATCAGGGGAAAGAACCAATCATCCATCCATTTAGTAACCGCTTCATGATGCCCCATATAGAGGTGATAGGAGATAAAGTGGATGACAATGAGGATACTAACGAGTGGTATGAACACTCCACCTGCCCATACCAAGAGGATCCCTCTGGAGATTAAATCAGGTTGATCCGTCATTTCAGGTTCTTTTGGTTTGTGCTCACACATCACAAAAAAAATGGCCGATCAACCAATCAACGTCTCCGTAAAGGGACGTCCAACTAAACGAATGTTAGAACAACGCTTGACTCGTGTAGTTGGTCAAACGAATGTTCGTTTAATCTTAGATGAACATCCTAATATACTTCAGGATGTAGATCAACAAAGTCATGTCTCCGATAATGGTGCAGAGGCCTACCCTGAAGAAGAAATCAGTGATAGTGATGATGATGTGAGTATTGAATATCGATTTGAACGACGTGGTAACAGTGATAGTGATGAAGAGGTGGACGATCGAGAAGATGATGATTGGGCGACAATGGAAGAACGTGTGGCTTTTTTAAGAGCGTGTGCTGGTCGTATCACACAACTGATCTTAGAGGTTAACCTTGATTGGGATAAAGCCATCTGTCAACAACCCCATATGTTTTTCTCTACCATTAAATTGATCAAGGTAGCATCCCCAGCACGCCCCATTCGTTCGTTGGCTTCATTTGTCCACGCACCAGCCCTACAACAAATCGTACTTCAACGTATTCGTCCTAAAAGACGAGTGACTACCCTATTGGAACAAGTAAGGAGAGTCGCTCGATCTACTGCTCCCCTAAAACAGCTGATATTGAATCACTCAGAATGTGATGAACAAGGTAGTGAGTTGGTGAGCGACGTGATGTTTGATTCACCGTTGGTAGAAGTGAAAGTCGTGGAGACTCGTCTAGTCAATGATGGATTTCTTCGTGGTCTGCCAACCAGGATCCCAAATCATACCCTTAGGAAATTAGGGGTAGATTGTCGTGGTTTAACGGGTCGTACCATCTTGGCATTGGTAGAACATATTCAACGTCGATGTTCTGCCGTAGAGGGATTGACCTTGACATCCTGTTTAGATTTGACTCGACCAGAAGAATTCAATGAAGTGATACGTATAGTACCTACTATTGAACGATTTCGAATTTCCGTCCATCGTCCACTCGGACCCACTTGTTTACCCAATTTATTGGGGGTGGCTGGCCATTTGACTAAACTCAAATGCTTAATGCCTGGTTTAGTCACCAATGAGTCGATTGGTCAAGTCATTCGTTACCTGCAGGCCGCACCTCATTTAGAGTCATTGAACCTGGATATGGTTCTAGTAACGGACAAGACGGCCCTAAATACCCTCCATCGAGCAGCAGTCCGTCATCCCCGATTGCGACATATTGGTACATTTCGAAACATGGAGATTACTCGATTCTTCAAAGCGGGCTTGGCATTGAAACATTCGGATTATATGGGACCAAATCCATACCTCCAGCAAGGTAGATTGATGACTACACTGTTATCTGCTCGGTACAATCAACGAGTAGGTGGTGCAAGTCCAGCTCGGTTATTACCCAATGATTTGATTCATCGAGTCCAGACCACCTTGTTTGAACGTCCTCTGTCCCAACAGGATACGTACCAGACCCAACCAAATATGTACGAAGATGGTATACTGGATGATCCGGACGATGAACTGATCGATCATGACATGTGGGATGTACCACAAGAGGTAGATCAATATCTGTATGGCATACGACCGTTATTGCCAAACCAACAACCAGTGGCAGGTGAAGAGGAGGAAGATGATATGGTAGGGGATTACACGGCTTATTTGGATGCTTTGGATATCAATGAATAAACAATCATGGTATTCAACATAATCTTTCGATAACAAATACTCTTGGATGCTCCTACCACTAATCTAGTTTCTGCTTCGAACATTTCACCAGGTTCAGCGCCTTTGGTACAGATCCATACACATGGTCCATCACATTTCATTTGGTCCACATACTCATCGTATTCATCCTTAGTCAGACCATAGTATTTGCCATTTACACGTTGAAGGAGATCCCATAAGTGGATTTTTCGGTAGACTGGACTAGTGATATTTGGTTTCGACCATTTACTAATCTCTAACAACATATCGACACTCACGGAATGATCGAAATGGATTCGTTCCACAACGTTTTTAACTATATCCGCCATTTCACAAATTTGTGAAAATGTCTGAGGGTCAAGTATATGAACATAAGGATGGGCGTCGATTCATCTGCACTCGATATGAACCTGCAAGTATCAATCATGAGCATTATCGTCACAGAGGCCCAAAGATCCCAGAAAAGAGTGCTATGCGCTATGGTCCAGTCAGTAAACCGACCTTATATTGGATGACCAATATCAAGACATTGGAAGAACATCGATATGATTCATTGAAGGACTTTGAACCAGTGGTTGTTGATGTCACATTGGATCAAATCAACCAACGAGTTCAGGAACGAAGAAAAGATCAAAAGATTCGCCAGCTCCAGAATCAAATTAAACATGAAGATGATTTGATCGTGAGGTACGAAGATGATATCCAAACATGCAAATACCGACGTCAATGCGTAGAAGAAGAATTAGCTCAGCTCACAAATGAATAACATGACGGAACCAAAGGCTTTTCTATATGTAACCAAACAACGTATGCATCTACTATTAACAGATGAAGAGATTAAACAAATTACTCAACGACATCAACTGAATCGTGAGATTCGAGAGCATTCGTTTATTCAAGATCAGTTGATTAAATTGACTAAGTGGTTTAATACGGATCGATATGTTATGCCTAATCGTTTAAAGTATGAGTATGAATTTACGCTAGATGGATCCTATGATACCAAACAAACGATTCATCGAGCGATTCGATTATTTGATACCGACATACATAGGGTTGGTTACAAGGTTCTTCGAGCGGAGGAGCATTCAAATAGGCATCATCTAACTGTGTTAGTCACTAAATTGGGGTATGAGGACCCACCATTACCAGACGAGCCAGTCATTGAGCAGCCAAAACGACATATGCGACATCCCTTTCGTTGTACCACACATTAACAAGAATGAAAGAGTGGAAGTATTACTTCTTCTATGAGGATTGTAATTATGATCCGTTATATCACGATAAACGAGCGGATCATCCATTCTACACTGCTGAAAAGTTGACACTTTATGATGTGACTGTATACTCATTATGTCAATTAGCTATTAAGTTACCACAGATGAAGTGTAAGGAAGTCCATCTGAAGATTGAGACTTGGAGTGAACGTGCTGTGACATCATCCGAGCCATTGAAACGTTTTTTATTGGCAGTGACTGAATGCAATATCACCCACCTATCCATATCGGATTATAATCTAACCGAGGCGGCAATCGAAGTCTTATATAATTGGTTACGACATGACAATCAAATGGTGTATTTGGGATTGAATCATCTTGGCCTAAAATGGCAACGTTTCTGGATGGTGGTTAGATGTCATCCTACCTTGATGGCAGTTGCTGTGACACAACGTGGGGACCCAGATTATCCAATCCTACGATACCCCAATCCATTGTGTGTGAGACGAATGGTTCATTTATTGGCGGAACCACCAGTACCTAAAGACATTTTACGTCACATTTACTGTTTTATAAAATGACACCTACCATATATACTTATCATCATGGTGTAAATCAATTATTGGTGTATGATCATGCTTTCAATACAGCAGATGAGGTTCATATCTCTAATTTAGATACATTGGATTGGATCACAGCTAGATTAAAATGGATGAAGTGTACTAAACTTACACTCAAATTGAGAGGACTTGCATTATATAACATACCGATTTCAACGGGGCTACCTGAGTTCTTAACAGCCGTCTGGCAAAGTAATCTTCATATCCTGAGTATCATCAATTACAAATTACCTTTACAGGTCATGTATGATTGGTTAAAGCGAGATTGTCAACTGGTCGAACTTGAATTATTTGTGAACCGTATTGATTTGAAAAAGTTAAAGGATGCAGTGGAGTACCATCCACGATTGCGCCTCTTGACAGCCCGTGATGATTCGAATGATGATTGGCCCACCCTGTATCGACATCGTGTTCTCGAACCAAGAAGAAAACCAATACGAATGGTTCAACTATTGGCGGAACCACCTGTCCCAAAGGATATTTTACGTCACATTTATTGTTTTATAAAATGAGACATTATCATTGTAGTGATGAGTTGACGTGGCAATATTCCTTTAAACCCTTTTTGGAAGCCACATCGGGTAGTTATGGAGATATCAAAAGTAAAGAGCGTTTGATCGATTTATTCAAATATGTATTACCAAAAGCACGAAACTTGACTACTTTTACCCTGAGATTTGATTCACGGAAGGCATGGGTCACACCAGAGGCTGTATATGAATGTTTATCCTTGTTGAAACATACCTATATCACTAATCTCACCGTTATGTGTTTGCCTGTTTCAATTGTGATCCGTGATGCCGTCTATCGATGGTTATCACAAGATACTCGATTAATATCCTTCAGATATTCTGGTTATTCAGAAGATCGTGATTTTAATTTGGAACAATACGCACGTAGTGCTGCGTTTCATCCAAAATTACAAAAAGTCGCTATTGGTTGGTGGGAGGAAGAAGCCAATGCACAACTGAAACAAGAGGTGGAGAGGATTCGTATTCAAAGAATGGTTGACTTAATAGCAGAGCCACCAGTATCAAAGGATATCTTACGTCACATTTATGGTTTTACCCAAAAATGTTGAATTTATTGTTTTATAAAAGTATAAACATGTCGAATAATATCCATTGGTATAGGTTGATTAGCGATCAACAACATGAATCGATATCTAAACCAAGTATATCGATAATATAGAGTCACACGAATGGTCTTTGGAGCAATATGACCACAATCTATATACACACGGTATAAGGAGCGATACCGGTAGCCATTATTGAGTAGTTTGACTAAATAATCAACTAGGGTATCATCTATTCTGAGGAATTGACTGAATGAATAGGTTGTTAAATCATGATTTAGTTTTAGATTATGCGGACAATGATCCGTTGGTGCACTTAAACATGTATAACTTTCAAATAAGAACGGAGAATAATTCTGTTTCTTCCAATTCCCCTCCAGACGATCAAATACCTGCTGAGCAATCATTTTATAACAAACGAATAAATGTGACGTAAGATATCCACTGGTAATATATCAGCGGACAATACATTCATCATACGAAGAGGGGCTGGTTTATAACGAAACACATATGTGATTTTTCGTAGTAGCTTACCATCCTCCCTTTGATACAAACGTGTCGGTATGATCATTCGTTGTAGGGATCCATACTTGGCCCACTGTTTGACTTTATTTACGATCAAAGCTAGCCATTTCTCTATATTATTATGATTGATGGGATAATACCTATCTATCTCATAACCAGTTGTACATTCATTAGATGAATGATAAAAGTATACCTCTCGACCAAGAAATCGATGACTCCACCCCTCATCTTCAAGTTGATCAGCTAGTCGTTCAATAATCATTTTATTTCATAAAACAATAAATGTGACGCAAAATATCAGTTGGTACTGGGGGTTCAGCCAGGAGTTGCATCATACGAAATTCATGGGGCTTGAAACGATAACAACATATAAATCCAGCAAGGAGGTCGCCTTGTCCAAGCCAAAAACGACAGAGTGATCCACCAAACTTGATCCGTTTGATTAATGGTTGTATCATCAATACTGTGTTAAATTCGGTATGTTTATTTTCATACTTGTATGCATTGATAGGGGGAAGTAATTGATCAGTATAAGGATCTTGATCATGTATAAATAATGTCGTACGTGCTAGTCGTTGAACACATCTCCACCTTGATCCTAATGCCGACTCGATATCCCCAAGATTCATTTTTTCATAAAACAGTAAATGTGACGCAAGATATCCTTTGGCACGGGTGGTTCCGCAAGGAGCCGCATCATACGAATTTGATGACGTGGGTATCGATACCTAAATTCAATCCGGATACTTTGAAGTCCGTACTTATTTGGCCCGACTACATTACGATCAATCAGTACTCGCTGTAATGAACGATATGTAGCATGCTTCCGTATCCTTTGAACAATCGAATCAAACAAATCATCGAATAGAGGGACCGTATACCGAGTATACGTGATGAATTCATCAATCGTATGGGCATAGGATGCATGGGTGAGACTAAATCCTCTATTATATCCAATTTGTTCAGCGAATTCCCAATCCTCATCCAGTTCATCCTCAATCCGTTCAGCGACACGTTTACTATAACTCGGCATCATTTTTTGATAAAACAGTAAATGTGACGTAAAATATCTTTTGATACTGGAGGTTCTGCTAGTAGTTGCATCATACGAAATTCATGGGGTTTGAAACGATAATAGACTACCATGCGATCAAGAGGAATACTTCCATGTCCGGCAGGAATATAGTCACTAAGGACATCGCTCCTAAACTCCACTCGATATAAGGACCCACCATGTTTGATTATATTTATCACGGTTTGAATCGTATCGTCTCGATCGACAAACCGTCGATATTTTGTTATAGGAATATCATCGAATCTGTTATCAAGTGTAAATATGTGTAGAGTGTTATCAAGGCTTGGGTAGTGAGTCCATCCCGGTCCCAGTGCTTGCTTGATTTGATCCACGTGTTGTGGTTTGAATGAACGGTCAATACAATAATAGGAGATGGTATGTTCATTCATTTTCTTATAACCGCTTTTTGACAAACGAATAAATGTGACGTAAAATATCTTTGGGTACAGGAGGTTCTGCTAGTAGTTGCATAAAACGATAGACTGATCGTTGATACCGATAAGAATAACTAATCTTGGTCTCGCCAGAATGGTCATCCCATATGTAAATTCCAAACAAACCATCCGGACGCTTGATCATCCTATCAATAACCATATCATTGGTTGTAACGTCCCAATAAAACTCGTCATACCCAGTAGTCATTGGACTAATGGATCTCATTTCTTCAAAAACATTCTTTGACCACTCTTCGCCTTTCCAGTGGGTGAAATATGTTCCAAATCGACCATCATCACATCGCCAACCATCCACTAGTTGTTTACATAAATCATCTATGCGAGAGCTCATTTTCACAAACCAAGCAAAATGGACTTATTAGATCAAGTCTTGCAGTACTTGGATGATCATCACTGTGAGAGGGCAGTGGAGACTCGAACCGAGATGAGTTACAGTTGTGCTCTGAGATGGGCAGAAGGGAAGGGTGCCATGCTTCAACATCGTTCTGGACAGTTTACTCGGTTTAGTATTGCCTACAAGGGGACGAATCGTTTCTATGATATCAAATCAGAGGCAGACATTCACAAACAATTTGAGAGGCTGAAACGATTTGTTGAACATGGCCCAACCCTCAATAAGAATGCTAAACAATGATCAAGTGGTACAATGGTTGAAAGCCCAATGCAAGTATATGAGATTGGATTATCAGGATGGTGGTCACATAGAATATATACTTGAATTTGGTCGATCAGATCATCGTGCATTATATAGGTGTAAAGATGGTGAATACATGTTTATTGCCAAATTTATAGCGCCAAATGATACGGTATTTGGTAAAGAATGGAAGTTTGAGACTCAAGAGGAGATGACTAAATCATTTCAAGAAGTGATGGATTATGTCATCAAGTATTGTGAGTACTGCAGACATGATAATTATTATTATAGTGATTAAATCAGACCCCTATGTTTCTTGAGATGTTTATCCAATGCTTGTTCTTTCATCAACGTATCTTCATGAACGTAACCAATTCGTTTAAACTCCTTTTCTCTATGATCAAAATATCCATTGACCGCATCCACTATGGTACCCGTCAGCTCCTTATGTAAAGGTCTTGTGGAGAGTTTGATGCGATACATCGAGTCTTCGCCATACTCCACTGCTAAACCATAGGGTTCAAAATGTTCTCTGACGGCCCTCAGGAAACGCCCCGAGTGATACCAATGACAAACAATATTGGTATGAAAATAATCCTTACGGAGGACTTTACACCCAACATCATCCGCGATCAAGTCCGTCACTTCATCATGAAGACGAGTAATGAGGTCTGCTTGTTCAATTGGATCCAATGAACGATCTTCATTCAGGATATCATTGACTTTATCTAATAAGAGATTGATTTCTTCCATTACTCCTTCATTCCCATCATCATCATCTGGTAATTCTTCACCAATATGTTCCGATTCAAAGACATCATGAAGATGTGCTAATAAGATTCGTCTAGCATACACGCGATTCATTTTTGGTTTGTGGCTCACTATCGATCTTGAATCCATTCTGGGTCCACATTATTATAAATGGGACGACTTTGAACACTAGGACTTCTCGTTGTTGTTGGTGGACGAACCACGAGACCAGCGGCCTCCAGGGCCTTGGTACGAGCATTCAAATAACAATACACTTGGGTACTGATCAATGTCCCAACTTTGGTTGGTTCTTTGAAGGAGAGACGAAAATCATAGTACCCATCTTTGTATTTGACCGCCAACCCACGTGGATTGAATTCTTTATTGAGTGCATCGAGATGCTCACTAGTATTCCAAGGGTATTGGTAGATGGAGGGTGGAGAGATATAACGTTCGTCTTGAATACATCGACCGACTTCTACCCTGATGGTCGATTCAATCGACTGGATTAGGGTGGTGACTAAATCCGTAAAACGAGCAGCAGCTTCTTCTTTGGTCAATTCGTCAATCATCTCCGTCTTGAGACGTTTCAATTCTTGGAGAATATTACCATAATAATCACCTGGAACGATTGTATCCATGATTTGATACAATCTGGATTTAGAATCTCGAATCTCCTCATCGATTGTATCAATCATCACTCGTTTAGCATAGATGCGATTCATTTTATTTCTTGTTTTGTTGTGACACACAAACCAAACAAAAAAGATGGAGACCCTGGACCAAATGATTGCACGAAAAAACAACTCTGTGTTGTTTTGGGGATTACCTAAAAGATACGAACTAAGCCCTCAAGAACAACGAAAACTCAAGATGGATCGACCTGATATCCCTATCATTGATCGTCTAGCCAAACGCATGACGGAAGATATCAAAGTCTGGCAACCACTGGATTACCCCAAGCTCCACTTCTCGGTCCCATGGCTGTACAGTTGGTTCTATGGAGCCCATAATCTGGTTCACGCAGCAACCTGTGTTTGTTATCATCATCCCAAGCTCAATTATCAGTTAGTGTCAAGCAGTGAGGTTGTGTTCTACTATGTCGCCTCTTAAGTGTGGTATTGATCTTATCTTTACTAGTAAAAAAAATTTTTTTTTATTTTTCCAAAAAAAATCGGCCTCCAAAATTTGGACTGGCTCTTTCGTGTTATTATCGCTTCTTATGAAACGTCATGTCGCCTCTTAAGTGTGGTATTGATCTTATCTTTACTAGTAAAAAAAATTTTTTTTTATTTTTTGGAAAAATTTTGGGACCCCATTTTTTGGACTGGCTCCTCGTGTCGCTCCTTAAGTGTGGTATTGATCTTATCTTTACTAGTGAAAATTCTTTTTTTATTTTTTGGAAAAATTTTGAGACTCCAACTTTTGGACTGACTCCTTTTTATAATCGCCTCTTATAATTCACCGTGTCGCCTCTTAAGTGTGGTATTGATCTTATCTTTACTAGTAAAAAAAATTTTTTTTATTTTTTTCCAAAAAAAAATCGGCCCCCTTTAATAAGCGCTAAGAATGTTGGTTATGATTTTCTTGTAAAAAATGACACAAATTCTAATCATAAAAATGACCATCTGTCTTGTGACTCAACATGAATTGACTCAAATCCTCGCTCGCAAGCTAGTGATCCCATTAACTACTCGAACGTTGGTGTTTACCCTCTGTTCACCCTATGAACATCCCGTGTATGATGATACCAAAGAGCGACTAGTGGTTCCACAAGTAGAGAGGGTGATTTTTTGGCGAAATGAGAAATATTTTCAAGATAAATGGGTCTATCGATCAGTCTTTCCGAGTGCCAAAGAGATGTGGATCTCACACGTCTGTGGTGGATTCTTTGATTTTGGCAGACCAAAACTTAGGTATGTCGTTCCCCACCAAGAAGCTGAATATCGTGGGTTCCCACCTGACCTAACGGACATGTCGATGAACCAAGAACAATGGTCGGAAGCCGTCCATCGAGAGACTGGCCTACCAACTGACCTGCATGATAAGTGGGGAGGGTCACTGAATAAACGGTACTGTGGTCCAGTGAATGTCTTTTTTGACCCTGTCACAATGCCAAGTGGAGGGTGTTCAGTTCTCTAGCGGCACAAATCCCAATTCATAAAAAATGGCAGTCAATGAAGCTCGACAACAACTTGCCCTGAAGAAGGAAATTGAGCAGGCGGAAACCAAGCTTCGGCCGTACCATGTCCCAGTGGAGGTAATGCAAAATCAAGACATGAGGGTTTGTTTCCAGAACCATGTTCCACCAGAACTCTTTGAATGGTTTCGATTGAACGGATGGCATATGGATCCAACAGTCCCGACAGGTCGGTACGTCTATACAAAGATCCATTCGAGCCAAAGCGTCGGTTGGTGGACGGTTGGCTCTGCGCTGATTTGGGCGGGTAGAGGCTTTATGTCTGCTGTCGTGATGAAATATATCGCAAGTAAATTAGTATAACACAATTTAAACGCTAAAAAAATAATAAAGATGGCGCTCGCTCGTAGATTTGCGTCGTTCGGCGATGTTGGCGAGACCGATAGCGATGACGAAGGAGAGGTCGTCTCTAGCCACACCGAGACTATCCCCGTCAGTGGCAGCGGTCCCTTTGTCTATAAAGTCAAAGTGACAGTGACGGGAGACTGTGGGTGCGACCCCTGTGAAAAATGCGATGCATCAAAGATTCACCGATTCAAGGTCAAGAATCACCGTCTGCAGTCGCCGGAAAAGCTAGACACGTCGCTCTTCTCTAGGCCTACCTTTATTAAGGATGCTGAAAAGGGATGGCAAAGGGTCACTTCCTTCTTCGAAGACTTGGTGAGTGCTGGAGACGACACCACCAGTGCCAGTGATGGGGATGATGAACAAGAGCTCATTGTCATTGATGATGACTCCCTGGACAAGATCATGGAGGTACCTGCACCACCAGCACCAATGAAAAAGAGAGAATCTTTTTGGCGCCGTTCCAAGATGAACCCAGAGTTGGATCGCTCATTCCGTAGTGTCGTGAAGAAGGTGGAGGATGCTCCTATCCTTGGTACTGTTGCAAAGGCTGTGGAAGGTGCCCTCAACCCAATGGTGGATGTCAAGTCGACTAGTGGTCTGGATCCTGTCGAGGAGGAAGCATTCATGGAGGCTGTGGAACGAGAGTTGGCACGGAATGATAAAATGAAGAGTTTGGGTCGCATGAAACCATCTGACAAGATCAAGAATTCGTACATGATGCCAAACTTCAATAAAAAGCCATCTTACATGGACGATGAGCCCTATGTGGTGGATTACCCTGCTTACACGGACAAGGATGTGTCGATGAATCACCCTCACGTGGACATTCCAATGATGACGGCTCCACTCAAGTTTAATAATGACAACACCCTGGATGACGTGGATAGCTTGATTGATGAGATTCAAGAGGAGATGGCCAAGAATAGTATCTCATACCAACCCGTAGCTAGCCCAATTGTTGCTGCTGCTCCACGTGATCTTGCGGCTGCTGCCTTTGCCAAGGCTAAAGCTCCTTATTGCCGCAGCTGCAACCACAAGTGCAGTGTGACTGTCCGTACAGATGTCAGTGTGAAGAAGAAGAAATGCTGCGGTTGTTAGTCACATATTTGAATAAGAAAATGTTTTTCTTGATTGCTCTGATTGTTATCGCCACGGTGTCTGTCCATGCTGGTCAGCCAGCTTCCAATGATTGCTCACCAGTGACATCGATGGACTATTTCCAATGTAAAAAATACACAGACAGATGCAAACAAGAATATGGAATTGAACTAGAATGGATTGGCAGGCCCTGTATGGAGCGCTTTGACACCGGTGCTCGAGTGGCATTTAGACCTATTCGTCACTCAGGTGGGTGTGTCTGCCGCGGCAGCTGTAACTTTGGTTGTCGTCAAAAATGTCTGGCGTACTCAAGTCGCTGTAAATGGTACAAGGGTCGCTGTCGTCAAAGAGATACAAGGAAGCTAGAACCAATCACCCACCCCTATTGTCGCGATCGAACTTTCGGTCCATCAGCAGCACCATCAACGACCCCAACCACATCTGTACCAAGTCAAGCTCCTATTACATCATCGCCGAGCACGGCACCGAGCTTTGCACCCAGCTGGTCACCTAGTACGTCTAACCCGAGTAGTGCTCCATCTTGGGCCCCATCTCTATCACCAACAACCTCGGGGCCATCTATGCGACCTACTAGGTCACCAACCCTTTCGCCAACGACGTCCACGCCTTCATCCAAACCAAGCTGGAGCCCAACTACATCAAGACCCTCTGCTCAACCAACAACGTCGCCAACGACCTCACTGCCCACCTCGGCACCAACCGCCTCACCGACCACCAGTCAACCAACAACAGCTCCTTCTTGGGCACCGACCACATCCGCGCCATCTCAATCCCCCACAAATTCACCAACAACATCTACGCCGACAGGTGATCCGACAACGTCACCAACCACATCCATACCAACAGCAGCTCCTTCTTGGTCACCCTCTAATACACCCTCAATGTCGCCATCATTTGCTCCTACCGCGGTACCGACGTTTAGCCCCACGTCTGTCCAGCCAACATCATCACCTACCAGTTCGTCTCCCTCCGGACAGCCAACCAGTTCGCCGTCATTTGCTCCTTCTGCGTCACCAACATCAACCCCATCATTTTCACCAACTCAGAGCCAGCCGACAGCATCACCGACAAGTTCACCGGTTACATCTTCCCCGACCACATCCCCATCATCACAACCATCCAGTACACCAACTCAAGCACCATCCAATACACCATCTAGTACCCCATCCAACACACCAACCAATGTGCCATCTCAAGCACCGACCTCCGCGTCACCAACAACATCTCCAACTATATCTCCGACATATCGACCATCGACATCACCAACGATGACAACTGAGGCTCCAACCACTATGTCTCCTTCCTTAACACCAACATTTATTACTGATACACCGTCCATGTCACCATCTCTTCAACCAAGCAACCAGCCAAGTATGCCATCACCAACGGATCAACCAACTACCTCCGCATCACCGACATCTGATGCCCCTTCCACATCGCCAACCCAAAACCAAACGGAACTAAGTCCTTGATTATAACCCGTAAATCACAATTTCTTGAAAATGTCGCGTGCTAAAGATATTATCCTTACCACTGAACAGATCGAACACTATCAGAAATACATCAAAGAGAGGGTGGATATTCAGGAGGATCGATGTTGGTTCTGGAATAAAGCTTTAACCGAACATAAATATGGTATTGCTCATCTTGATAATCCAAAAAGGAATGTTAGGGCCCATCGTCTAGCTTATGCAGCCTTTAATGGCGGGGTGTTAAAGGCGTTAAATGATGAAGGTAAACAACTTGTCGTGAGACATCAATGTAACAACCCGCCATGCGCCAATCCCGAACATTTACTGATTGGAACAAAACAAGAAAATTCAAATGATATGATAGTTGCCGGGCGTGTCATGTATGGCGAGAAACATCCAAGAGCTAAATATACTGAAGAACAGGTGAAGGGTGTGATTGAATCAAAGGGACAAATGACCCGAGAGGAGCGAGCGGAGAAATTCGGAGTATCATTATCAATAGTTGTTAGTATTGACTATGGTAATTCATGGGTAAATCATCCAGCGAGAGATGCTGATTTCCAACCTCCCCCTAAAAAAGCCCGACCTGAGCGACCTCAGGAGTTACAACTTGACATCATTCAGCGGACCTACCATCGAATATTAGAAAAATGTGTTCTATCGGCTGAACCAAATAAACATACCAACACCAAATGTCTGTTATGGACAGGTTGTATCTCTGATGGATATGGCGTCATCAGTATTGGTCCGCATCATTATCGTACCCATCATATTGCATGGATGTTCAAAACTGGTCGGACCTTTATTCCTGAGGGGATGGTTGTACGACATTTATGTGGTTCATATCTCTGTAGCAATGAGTCTCATGTAGAAATTGGTACACCATATGATAATACCATGGATCAATTAAGGATGGGGGTCCATGGACATGCGATATTAACCGAAGCTGATGTCAAAGAAGTCTGGAGACTATATGATGAGGGGTTGACGTTGACTGATATCGCTAAACAATTTGGGGTAATCCGTCAAACCGTTAGCGCCATCGTAAATGGCCTGACCTGGAAACATGTTTCAGCCGATCAGCCAGTATCCAAGCGAATGATACGTAAATTTACAGATGACGAAATTAGGGAAATACGTCGTTTATATGCCATTAGTGAGGTTAGCCAAATGGAACTTGCTGTACGGTATGGTGTTTCTAAAGGCACGATCAGTGGTATCGTGAATCGCAAGGTTTACAAAAAAGTTACCGATATTTCACCGCCAGCTTCCGATCCCCAATCAACCAGTCCATCCCCTTCCCAACCAGACCCATCACCACCAACCACAGTGTTAGAAGGGACAGGAATTGATCAATTGGCAACATCGGTGACACAAACTTGAATATGATGGCCCAACAACAACCTGCCAAAAAGAAAAAGAAGCCTTGGGCCAATCCAATTGTAAGAATTTGGCTGACTCGAGTCTACGGATTAAGAGAATATCAACAATTATGGGAGATGAATGATCTTGATCGCAGTGAGAAGCTTACTAGACGAGCAGCTTGGATCTCTTTCTTTTCTTTAATTGTGACAACAGCTCGTAGTCAACACATTGAATATCTAATATTTGTGCTCCAAGAAGTAGGGATCCACCAAATGGTGGTGAAGACGAAATTAAATTTTTGGTCCATTCTTTTATTTTCATTGGTTGCGCAATATATAGCCGTTTTAATAGTATTTCCACCCCTGACATTAATCTTACTCAGTGAGGGGTTGGTATCATTCTGCGTGTTTTTAATACCCGTAGTAATGCAATTTATATATCCAATGTGGGCGTATTACATACTTTTTTCATTAATTACATTATGGATGACGATTGTTTTCGTATATAAAGGAAGCGACCGAGTAATACTGTTTAGATTGTTCTTGCCCGCCATTAGTCTAATATTACGATTAATTTCTGTCCAGTAATTCAAAAGAAAAAATGATAGTCTTGGCGGTAACGGATAGTTTTCTTGGATCAATCTTCATAGGTTTATTAGGGAGTGGTCTATTATTTAGGGTCCATCGGTCCTCGCCTATTCGTTTGAGCATTACCAAAGTGACATCTTTTACATGAATCAAATAACTAGTTTTATCATCAACCACTTGATAGCAGACAAAATGATCATCATCAATTTGATAGAATGATTCTTCCTCCATCATAGTACAATCAGACGACATCTTGAGTGGTTGATTGTTGATCTTGGATGCGATGACAAGCCGCGTGGAAAAACGAAAAAATTGTGACCACCACCATATATACAATCGCATCGTTCATGATCCCCATATAGATCAGTAGACCTATGTATATATACGTGTAGGCTGTGAGTAGTCCAAATCTATTGAAGGGGGTTTCCGCCAAAGTCGATCCGGATTGAGTCCATAGGTGGAACAACGTGATCAAGTAGATTAACGAACAAGTCGTAAATGAGCGTGGCATCAACATGATATTGATAAACTCAGCCATGACCATGTAAAATATAGGGGATTCATGTAGATTTGCTCTAGCATTTTCGATAGCCTCCTGGCAATTTGCTGGTGAATGGATATGATTAAATGATACTAATGAACGAAAATTGGTATTCATAATCGATGAGGTTACTCGAGTCACAATCGATACCTGTTGTGCAGCAACAGGATCAGGAACTGGAGTTAACATTTTTCTTCAAAATGGATTTAGGTTGTGGCATCATCAAATCCTCTTCTAGTTTTGCCAGTTTCGTTTTAGTCATGGTGGATGACGGCTTGAGGGTAGTAACCACTGGCTTATTCACCAGAACAGGTTTGGGTACTACAACAGGCTTGGCGGCGACAACGGTTGGTTTTGGTACATGAGGGACACAATCGTTAGATATCCAATATCTAATGGTCAAAGCCGCATCACAGTGCATCAATTGATGGGATCCAACTTTTTCTACTGGGAGATCTTTGGTAACCGGTCGACCCGGATCCGTGTAGCCATCCACGTAAAATGCATACTTGAGACAAAGTTCTTGATCACGTCGTTCAATCTCATCGGCTTTGCGATAGACTTCATCTTTCCACCTAAGAAAAGCTGGTTTGATCACAGTATGAAACTCCTCCAACAGTTTCTTTTTTTCGATGAGTTGATCAATTCGGTCTTGGGCATAGGCAGCAAATTTATCCATGACTTGAGTAGGATCGTTTTTGAGTTGAGCCATGTTTTCAACAATTTCACGATCCAAATCTTCTTTGGTTACACCATCTACTTGACGAGCCCTCTCCTTGAATGTATCATGTTTAGCAATCACCTCCTTGACCAATGCAACCCCCTCAGCAGTGTTTTTCAACAACTGATCCCAAATGGATTGATCTTGTTTACGAATAGCTTGTCTCAGTTCATCCTGAGTATAGGATAACGATGCTAATCCCTCTTGAAGATGTCGAATACACGCTGCAGATTCATCCCTTGCTATGGCTAATAGTCGGTCCATCTTTGCATTTGTGTTCGCTTGACCAATGTGAAAGGACCTAAAACGATCAAACGAGTGGTAGGTATATCAAATAAAAATCAAAGGACAGTAAACACAATTTTTCAAAACTCAAGGCCTTGTGACAAAACCTAAACACTCGCGCGCGACGCCACACACACACTAAGATGAGCAAGCTAGATTACACGGTATTTAATTCATCAAATACGGTGACTTTTTCTAAAACATATGATTTTTTGACATTAGATATCCATAGTCAACATGTACAATGTGTAGAGGTGGACCGAAGAATCCTTGGTAAACAAAGAATATGTCTAGCAGATCACCATAACTCGGTTGACTTGACACAACATAGTCAATGTGAGCAGTTTCCCGATCGTATGGTCACTTTGATCTACATGCTACAAAAATGCGTCTTTGACTGTGAGTTGTTGAATGAAAAGGAAGAAGTAGAGTTGGATGCCAAGGGCAAACCAAAGAAACCGAAAAAGGGAGGTAAGCCAAAACGTCCAAAGAAAGCAGATGCGTTCGTGTTAGGGATGGATAAATACTACCCTAGGGTAGATCAGTACATACAAGCTGTCCCGGACAAGGAAACTGGTGCTATTATTGGTTGGCGATTTTTTTATGTTCAAGTAGATCCAAATTTTAATATGGATCAAGCTTTGATGTCACAGTTTTTTTGGTTAACGGATGATTTAGATGGTAAGCCCATCTCCACAGAGACGACTGACAGATTATTGGTCAGGGATCAACGGCATTGGGTCGAATCCATTATTGGTACGTACCCACGTCCGTCACATATTGAATTTGATCCATCGAATCCATATGAGGAGTGTAACCGCCCCTTAAATGATTCCAATAATAATGCTTCATTTGTCCGAGTCTTTCGGGCCAAGGACATTATTAATGAATCCATCTTTAGGGATCGTGCCCCTTCGGCGTACTTAAGCAGTGCGCGGTATGTGGATGAAGATAAGCCAGGTTGTATTCATTTTCCTGGTCAGGGGGCCATCTATGTTCCACATCGTGAACGCCATCCGGACTTTATTCATCACGTGGCCTTGTTGGAGAATGCCCTGACTCGGGCAATTATTAATCGGTTACTACCAAAGGTGAGGACATATGTGATTGAACAACGATATCAAAAAACCATCCATGAGAGGCGGTTACATTCTGGGGATGGAGATGTACTAAGACAAGTGAAGGAAGCAAATCAATCGGAGATTGATGAAATGGAAGAAAAATTAAACAAGATTGATGCGATGTTACGTGATACCTCCATGACGGAGGACCAATTAAAGGTATTGGAAGAGGCCCTAGAGGCTGAAAAAATTGAGGTGGCCAAGAAGATGAATGTATGGCGTCGATCGGGGGAGGTGGTGGAACGAATGAATGTCCTGTTTACTTCACCGGATGCACTGGATCCTGGGTATCGTGCAAATGTCCGATGGTTACTGGACAAGATGAATGATTCGATGATTCATAAGAACAAACCATGGTCAATGATGCGGACAAAACACAAGACATTGGATCCAACTTTGCCGGTGTTTTCTTCTTTTATTGCTCGTGATTTATTCTTATTTGAGGATGTAGTAGGGATTGCTACCCTACATCAAGAACTATTGCTATTGATGCTGACTAGGCTAGGGGTGTTTGAGATTAGTGATCAAATGAAGAATCATATTGTCTTGTTGGGACCTCAATCTACTGGAAAATCCGTCATCCAGAATCATACGATCAAGATGTCCACCCCAGCATGTGCGGTTCCTATCTCGTATGAAACCGCCAAGGCGTACGCCACGGACTGTAATCATAATTTTGAGATTATGGTTCATGATGAATTGAATGAAAAATATTTCGATGATGGAGGTGGAAATGAAGGTTCTTCTTTGATCAAGACCATGTTGACCGAGAAGAAAATTACGGTGAATGGACGTGATAAGGATACTGGAGAGACGAAGGAATCGGTGGCTTTTGTGGATATTGTCATGTTGGCCGCCTCGAATCGAACCAAGGAACATTTTCCACCAGCACTTGGTTCTCGGTTTATATTAGCGACCTGTGCCCGATATATTCGAGATGGTTATGACATGTCCTTGAAGGATGCGGAACAACAAATGGTAGCAAGGGATAGAGGTCAGTACGCAGCAACAGCGGAGGAAAATATCATCATCATGGTCTTGTTTTGTTTCATTGAAATGTTGATCTTTGAACGAGTCCTACCAAAGGTGGGTATGAATGCAGCCAATCTGTACTTGGCCTCAGTAACTGCTGGTCTGTTGAAGCATGGAGTGGTCATTGAACCCCGTGTTCGTCTCCAGATCAATAATTACATCCGAATCTGTGCCATCCTGGAGGGTATACGACGATGTTGGTTTACGACGGAAATCTTTAAGGATGAAAACAAGCCCTTTGAGTTTGTTGATTTGGTGGAGGTTGCCCCCTTTTTGTTTGCGACGGAACAACATGTGTTTTTTGTTCTGACCTTGTTGAGGGATGTCCTTATTGATCCTACTCGTGATGCTGTAGTCAAGGCCTTGGTGGATCTCTGCATTACCAACCCTGAAGGTGGTAAACTTACCCTCTATGAAGAAAAGCGTGTGGATCCTGGTCATGGACAACCTGTACAGACTGTATATGATGGGAATTATTTATTCATTTCCTTACCCAAAGCAAATGGACAGACGGATAGTGAAGTCTACATCAAGGAACTACAAAAGAAGATTACTCAACGGATTTACCAAAAGGATAAGGTGACCTACCTCCCTGCAGTGGTTCAAGAGGTACTGAGGACCCTGATTGGGGAGACACATTCGTTTAATGATTCGTTTGATGGGAATGGTGTGAAGCATGAGGGAAAGAGGTTGGAAGCTCAGTTTGTCCTGCGGGTATCGACGGAACCAGGTAAGGTGGGGATGTGCATCAGCTATCCATTCTTACAGTTGGCCCAACATGTCAGTGTGGATGTCATTCGGACTGTACTGAACAATATGATGACGGAACATACTAGACCACGCAAGATTATTACTGGCAATGTGTTCAGGACTAGAGAAAAGATGTTCCCGTATATGATGGAGACGATGGAGATGAAGCCAGTTCCTGGCAAACAAACTGCTGTGGCGAACCTGGCATTTAGAAAGCCAGGATATGGGGAGTGTGTGAACGGCCAACCACGGATCAATGAACACGATGGTGGAATTATTACCATTGATCGATCCGTAGAGGAATATTATTATGAGAAATTCTTGGATGAGCATCAACTTCATGATAAAAGGCCCGCGAATTTCCCCGCGGACTGTGGTGGGGCGCCTGGCCCAATGAATTACCCGGACGATTATATCAAGGCCCATATTGCCATCCTGGCCGCATCCGAAACTAGGATCCATGTTCCCCTGAAACGGTCGAATAGCCAAGACCAACCTGCCGACAAGCCCTCGATTGTTCGGACGGAACAATCGTCATCACCAGATATTAGTGGCCAGTTGCAGTCCTTACAAATCGGTGGTCAACCACCACCGCCGTTGGCACCAGGTGAAGAAGAGGATGGGATGAGATAATTACTTATGTAGATAACTGACGCTCAAATTCAATCATTTGTCGTTGTAAGGCAGTCACATCTTGCCATAGTCGACGACATTGATCATCTACTTGATTCTGTACACACCTCTCAAATTCATCCGTACCAAATTTACGATCCAGGTACATGATCCATTTAAAGAGTTCATGTTCATCGGAGAGATGGGGATATTGAAGGTCCAGAGCATCCAGAAACACGGCATCATCTACATCGCGTTTTAGTAGCATATGTTCAAGGTGGAATAAACGATCCGAATAGGCCACCCTTAAAGCATAGGCTGCTCGGGCACGATTCATGGCTTTGGGATAGAGGACCATGGGTAGTGAGGACCAAAACGTCTGTGTAGCTTCTTGATGATCCTTGGTGGTGAATCGTTTGGTATAGGTCTTTATTAGGGTTTTATTATATTGACCCGTAAGGGTAAAGGCCCCAATACGATTCTCACCTGATCCACTGACACAGGTCCCTACTCGTGCCAAGTGAACATCAAATTCAAAGATACGGACAGATTGATCGGTAGCAAAGGATCCATCATAGGTTTGACGTGAATTTATGGTATATTTAAAAGGATAACTCTTTTTAGTTAAGGGATCCATCCAAAATCCCTCTAATTGTTTGAGTTGACCGTTGGGGTCGATATCGACGGTCGTACACGTTAACTGGTACTCGTCATCCATGATTATGGTTTGGTTTGTGATTTAGCCTCGTGTTTTATCAAAAGCGTAAGCCCCAGCATAGGCGTCTTTCAAGAACCCAATATCATCCCCAAGAAAACTAGCTGCTGGTTGTTCGTTTGGTTGGATATCAATCGCCATCCCACCATACCCAGTGTGTCGGGCATGAATCCTCATCTTGAAACGTTCACTCAAGATCTCACATGCCCACTCAACGACATATCGATTATGTACAGCCTTTGCATCCAGGTTGATCTTGTAGTCACGAGTGAGAGGATTCTTCATCCATTCATGGATAGCTTCTTCCACATCACGAATACAGGGATCCAATTCATCCGCCCAGTGTTGTCGTTGGGATCGAATAAATTCGGTCATATTCCTCTCCTCCTCAGCACGATTCTGTTCAATTTGCTTGAATTTTTGTTCAAACATTTCCTTGGTCAAGAGAGGGGCTTTATCCTCCAGGGACATGCTTGCCATTTGTTCTTCCATTTTTAGTACAGAGTTTGCATTTGTGACCTTGACATTTATTTATGGATGTCTTCATTGGTACCCGGAGATACCCGGTTGGTTGACGTATCGTTTTTGGTACTTCTACTGTTGGTTCCTCCTCTCCATCAGATAGTGGAGGCCCAAACGATGCATAGTTAAAGGCAGACATTGGCACAAACCTAAATTCCAAAGAGATGTCGTCGTCGTCGTCTAGCGCTGTTCACGATGAACAGCAACCACCAAACTATGATGACTTGATTCAAATCATTGATGTCTGTGAATATTATGTGACAAGGGGGCCGGAGACTGCTGTCCAATGTGCCATGGTCATTGGTAAGGATTTGAAGGGCAATGTAGTCAAGCACTTGATGGTCGATCTTCAACATGAATTCTTCTTTGCCGTTTCACCACGGTTCACGGAAGATCAAGCTGTGGACCTGATGCATCAATTAAATGACCACTTGATAAAAAAAAATGAACGACCATGGCATTGTCAAGTGGCTGGTACCCCGATGTGTTGTTGTCCTGACGGCCAAGGCAAAGAACCCAATACCGAGTACGGTTTCCCTACTACGGCCTGTGTGACCCGAAGAAAGACGGATGAACTGGCCATTAGTGGGGTAGAGTTAATAGATGCTCGGGTCTTTACCGGCTACCAACCCCACCCCATGCGATTTGCCAAATTTCAAGTGACACGGACGTATTATGCTACGAAAGAAACGACCAAATTCTTGTTGGAAAAGACGAAACATGATTACCTACCTCCACGATTTAAACAATCCTATGAGATGGCCTCTAGTTTAAAGGAATCCTTTGTGAATACGATGAAGATGGCAGGATTTGATTGGTTAGATACCAGGACGAATAAAAAGGCCATTAAACCACCCGCGGACTCGGTGATGGTTCCTTTAAAGAAACTAAATTGGGATATTGAAACCCTCAAGGAAGATCCACACGGAATGCCTGATCCTTTGTTTCACCCAGTGGGGATGATTGCTGCCATGATGATTACTAGAGAAGGGTCCAACATGGTCTTGTTTGTCTTGGGGGAGATTCCATTAGATTGGTCTGGGTTACCCGAATACCTGGAGAATACTGAATTTCAAGAGATGGAGCGTCAAGGTCGAGTGGAAGTTCGATATTACATGGAAGAACTTGCCCTATTAGAGGATTTTCATCAAACCTGTGTCCTCGATTTTGATCCGGATTTCATCATTGGACATAATAGTAATTCCTTTGATACTCCATATGTCACTACACGTATGCGAGTCCTGGGTAGTCAAAACTGGAATAATTGGTCAAGGTTAGGTCCAATGTACCCCATGATGATTAAACAAGATGTGGATAAAAAGGGACAACCTCTTTGTACCATCCATTGTCCTGGTCGTATCTTTCTGGATACCATGCGGTATTTGATGGGAGATATCGCATGTAACACATGGGAAAGTTATTCTCTGAAGAACTCTTTAATTGAACTTGGGATCAAGACTCAAAAGGTGGATGTCCATCATGCCAAAATCTGGCCGTTATTTCATGGTGGACCAAAAGAACGTGGTTTATTGGGATTTTATAACATTATTGATGTGTTTGGTGATGACAAGGTAGAGTGTGCAAAGATGATGGTCGTGTCCACGGCAATGAATGCCAGGTTATTTCGGTTATTCCCGCAGGAGGACCTGGACAGAGGGATTTCGTATAATATTGTCCGAATGTTAACGGACAAAACATTTGGTACGTACCTGAAACCAACTGGGTATGATAAGGAGATGACGCATACCTATGTGACCAAAGAAAGATTTGATAAGATTAAGAAGGATGCGGAAGAGTTGAAGAAAAAGCGAAAGAAGAAGAAGAAGAAAAAGGATGAAAAGCCAGATGATCCAACCCGGCTCAAACCAGCAAATCCATTGGTGACCGTCTCGGATTATGAACTTACCCTCCTGGAAGTTGGTTCGATCCCTGGAGCACATGTGGAGGAACCAAAGGTTGGGTACTACCCCACTCCAGTCTGTGTGTTGGATTATAATTCCATGTACCCCTCGGCGATGGTTGCGTATAATATCTGCCATACGACATGGGTACCAAACATTGAAGACCTACCGGCACTTGGTCTGGATAAGGAAAAGGATGTCTGGATCTTATCGAATGGAGCCATCTTTGTGAAGCAACATATCAAAAAGGGCGTGATTCCTGAATTGGTAGCTGAGTTGATGGCTGAACGTGCCCATATTCGAACGGTCCTGATGCCCGCGGTACCAAAGGGTTCGGTGGAGTGGCATACGTACAATGGAATGCAAGAAGGTAGAAAGGTGTTTGCCAACTCTACCTATGGTCAATTGGCGAATCCAATGTGCGGAATTTGTTTAATGTCTGCTGGGGAGGGAGTCACCTCCTCTGGACAAATGAATATCAAGGGGGTGATGAATTGGGTCCATACCGCGGAGGATATCCAGAAATTTGATGCCGTCGTAGTCTATGGAGACACGGATAGTGCAATGTTGTCATTCACGACGAACAATATGACCCTCACGGAGGTAACAATTGAAAAGAAGGGTAAACAGGTCGTCATTCCATTGGATAATGATACCGATAAGGCGAGGGTAGTTTTTGAGATGATTTCGGATTCCGTCAATTTCAAGTCTGGAATCATGGTCAAGCCAATGAAGGTCGGGAAGGATTCCCTAAATTTGCGTGGTCTCTTTGAGGGTAAAAAGAGGTACTGTATCTTGATGATTAGTGGTGTGCCAGGTGATCCAGTCAAACCCCAATTGAAGATTAAGGGGTTTCAATTTGTCAAGCGAGATACATGTCAATACATCCGTGAGGTGGGGGTGACTTTCCTCACTCAGTTGGTTCAAGATGAAATGCCACGTGATCAATGTTATACGTACTTGGCCCAGAAACTGTCGGATCTAGTAAATGGCCGCGTCAGCCGTGAGCAATTAATCCTCTCCAAGGGTCTATCCAAACCATTGGCGACATATGGGAATGAAGAACATGCTCTTGCGGCAAGACAAATCTTAAAGGCGGGTGGGACGATTGATCCTGCCGAAAGGATTAAATATTATCACTTGGATGTAGGACGTAGCAAAGCTACTGCTGGAGAAAAGGTCATGGCCTTAGAGTTGTTTGATCCAGAGCAACATAAGATTGATTATTGGGATTATGCTGAAAAGTTTGTTTCGGCATTTAAGGACATTGCGGTGATTGTATTTGGTCCAGAGAATGCCAAGAGGGTGTTGGATCGGGGATATTACTTACCCGAACGACAATGGATGCGACAAGCCAATGATGAACCCGAACTACCCAAGTACACACCATGGGATTTAATCTACGTGGATGGTAAAGCGGTGGACCCGAAGGAACGACGTAGACAAACTAAGGAACTGGTTCGAGTACGCCAAGCTGAGTACATGTCCAACTTTTTGGGCAGGTCGGACGAGAAACGACAAAAGGCTGCTGTCGAACCCCCACAAAAACGGCCGGCAGCCCAACGTGGTAAAGTAAGCGGGGTTTCTATTACTAGTTTTTTTGCGAAACGACAAAAGAGAGATGACGGAACTGGTGTTGCCCAGTGAGGGGGATGAGCTCGCATGGTTGGAAGACTTAATCACAGCTAAATCGTATTATAATCATTATACATTGGATGGACAAGTGTTTGGTGTAAAATTCCTCAGAGCATGTCTAGCCTTTACTAAGAGCGGTAAACAGGTACCATTATCCAGTATTACACTAGAAAGATGTACGTTCCAAGGTAGTCCGGATGTATTTTTTAATATATTTCATCATGATGGTCAAACGGAAATTGTCTTGGTGAATTGTCAATGGCCGGAGGCGGTAGTCTGGGGCAAGAGTTTGGCGGCAGCTAAACGTGTTCGATTTCAAAATAATCCGATGGATATCACTCCACTCCTGGAACAAATCAGTCATGTGGGTGATGGAGCAGCCATCAGAAGCATCACATTGCATGGCGGACCGCTATTATTCAATACCGAGTTAGTATTACCAACCATCAAGAAGGTTGAGATTTCACATAACGATTCTTTAGTGACGTTTCTTGGGTATTTTCCAAACCTGGTAGATATACGTATGCAGGGTATAATCCAAGTAAATAATGGGTTTGCGGAGCTGATGCGGAGATTGAACTTGACTAATTTGTGGATTCGAACCCATAATATTAGTCCCATAGTGGAGGTATTGCCCGTGTACCCAGAGATGCGTGTTCTGCAATTACAACAAGTGGTCTTGGGTGAAGCGGCCTTAGTTTCATTAGAACAATACTTGAGTAAATATCGAGATCATCCACGTATAATCGCCATAGGATGTCTTGGAGATTGGAACGGTCCACGTAAACGCGTGATGGACTTTTACTGTCGACTCCAGTTCATGCCGTTCAATATCATGCACATGATTCATATACATTCGGATCTACCTGGATTGGAATCCAATCAAAACGATTACAACGACACGAAAAAGATCAACGCCCGATATGAAGCAAACCGGCAGTTTGTTCGACGATTGGCCCTGATGGGTCGTTTAGCGACCACTCCCGATACCCGTGAATTGATGTACTTGATGGAGGTAGGTAAATGGAATATTGATTAGCCACAAAACTGAAAGAAAATGACGGAAAAGTTTTACATCTACTGTAATGAACCCTTGAATGATAAACAAAAACAACTCAATGATACTCTGAAAGAACAAGTAGATTTAATCTTGGCTGAACCAGCCGATGGACGCAAGATTTGGATCTATGGTCCACGATCCAATTGTCGATCCCACCTTATCGAAGATCTTTGGCGAGCTGCGTATATTCGTCCAGTTGTATGCGACCAACCCCCTGATCAAGATGACGGTTACTTGGTTGTCCACGTACCTCCCGTCCAGTATAAGTGGCCATATCGTAGAATCTAGTCACAATCTATAAAAGAAAATGTTTCGAACCGGTTCACCAATTAAAGAACATCGATCCCTCCATGATCAATTGATGATGGACTTGGATCGTGCCTCTATTCACCAAGATAAACACTTGTGGGTCTGGGGCCCTCCAATGGCTGGTAAATCCATCATTATTAACCAAGATCTTCGCCAACCCAACACTTGTGTCCTTCAATTGCTAATCCAGGACTTCAAATTGACTCTGGAGGATTTAATTCTGATGAAGGGCGACCATTATGATCGAATGATCATCTCAGCCGATCAACCAATGGAGGCCTACTTGAAAGGCAAAGAGTTGGTCCAGGCCAAACAACACTTTCTTCAAGTCCATGTCCCAGCCATTACCTACGAGTCCAGCCAAACGGCACCGTCTCATCTTTGACGACGATGATGAGCTACCACGACACCGTGTACGGCCTAGTTTAAGATCGGGGAGGGAGGTCAAACGTGGGAGAAGGGGGTCTATCAATAAGGATGAAGTGGATGAATTGACAAATGATTTGGAACAAATATTATCCATTAAACGATATGAAAGGCTAAGAAGACCCGTACCGCCTACTCAAGTACCAGTAGATCAACCTCTACCCACATGGGAAGAGATCCGTAGACAATTGCAATTTACTTATCATTCATAAAAAAATGCATCCACACGAACGAGAGTTTCTTGACGCCTGTCGTCGTGGTGACGAAGGCGGAATTGATGTCGTCATAGCAGAAGGGTTACGGCCAGCCATCCTCAATCAAGGGGTCGTCTTAGCTTGTGCCAATCAACATTTTGGGATGGCTTGTAAATGTCTCTATCATGGTGCAACCAATACCATGTTTGCCATTGAAGCGGCTGCTAATGCTGGTAAATATGATAAGATTCCAGATATGTTGTACGGACCCGGTGTGGAGTATTATCAAATCTTGATCAAATACTATCCATTGATGTCCGAGGATGCCCAATATGATTTCGAGGAGCGGTATGTTCAGGCCTGCAACAGTCTAGATCTTCCAGATGCCCGTCGACTCTTTCCTGTCCCATTTGATGCGACCCAATCTCCCGTATATACGAGACTATTCAGTGATGGGATGAATCGAATTGAACACAACCCCTATAATAGAAAAGATGTGATTCAATACTTGGCCACCCTCTCCCCACCACAACCACAGCGGATAGCCAAGATTGCTGCCCAAGTGGTCTTGGATGATGTGTTTTGGGCAATGATTGCTTTGGCGGAACAACAAGGCTTACCAATCGATTGGGAGGAGATGTTCGTAGCTAGCACGACACAACGAACTCGACGAGACCAAAATAATGTTACATTGGCATGTCAACTCTATCAACAACATGGTCCCTTCAGTGAAGGGAATGTTTTATATCATCTTGCATTTAGTGAAGCACAAGCACCATTGATTGATTTAGTCCTTCAATATCCGGTCCAATGGAAATATTTGATGGTTGCCCTGGAAAAGGCACAACGATTGCCTCAATTCTTTGATCAAGTGGAGACGATGTTGGTTCGTAAACTCCACCAAGAATTGGCCAATGCTAGCAACTATGACAAGAGACATATTGTTCGGGAGATGAATTACCGCATCAGTAGTGGTATCCGTCAATGTCAGACAATGCTAATGGTTCGACGGTACTTTAGGATTGCTCAAGAACTTCGACAACTGGTCACCCCATACGTGGTGGAGTCTCAGCATATCATGGAAGTGCTTGGAGTTATGTTTGATGAAGACTTCATGAATCAGTGTCTGTCCATTCAACAGCCCATGGAGGTCCAGGCCCTAATACTGAATTTAGGGGCCAGCAACCTGTACTATTTTGATCACACCCCCGCTCTATTGGACAAGTACCGCATGTACTCCTTAGTCAATCGTGAAGAGTTGAGACGGAGAATGCTGAACGAAGCACCAGAATTGGCCGCTTACATCCATCAACTAGGTCAACGTGATCGTTGGTTGGGTATGTACCAAAACGGTGTCCCGCCAGCCATGCTCTCACATATTGATCGTTATTTAAAATGATGAAATCAGACATGATTAAACGTTGGTATCTCTTTGGTGTACTCATGCTAATCCTCATTAGTTATCAGATTGGTGGGGATGGGATCATTATAGCGTATGCGGGTGTGGTATCCTTTATCATTATCAGTATATTCATGTAAGCTCATAAATTGTTTAAAATGGCACGTGATCAACAACCCCAACTGGCCGGGCTAGCCCCAACAATTGAATCCATGACTGCGCTGGATGATGTGGGGTTCAAGAATCTATCTACAGACTTGGTTGCTTTTATCCTTGGACATCTTCGTGTTGGTGGTGATTGTGAATTGGATCTAGGTGGAGTACATCGCATGGATCGTACGGTATTTGAAAGACTGACTCAATTTATCAAGGGACGACCTAAAGCAACAACCACCATCTCGTTTAATCAATGTACTGGGTCGGTGGAGGATTATCATCGGTTTTTGAGGAGTATTCAATTCTTCCCAGTTGAGATGACTGCATTTGGATTGGGTTACAATCAACGAAATCATGCAAGGATCGAGGAAGCTACTAAATGGTACAATGATCGAATCAAGGCGAATCGCGAGTTCTTGATATCATTACATAATCGTCGCTCTAAAGCCTCGGATCAACCCATGTTGGCTGATTTACCACCCGAGATGCGACACCGTATCTATATCCAAACAGTTGGCCCATGGCGTACAGATATTTAAATTTCCATAATAAAAGGACCTCCAACATGATCCAAGTACATTTGATAACGCATAGCTGCTGGTAAATCAGCCAACATAGGTTGATCCGAGGCCTGACGACGACGAGTATATAACATGGCCATAAACTCACGATTGGCCTTGACTCGGGTGTTATACCATTCAATCTTTGCGGGCCAACCCTTACTAGCTTCATGATCATTAAATGATGTCCTCGAACCTAATTGGACGGGTTCAAATTGGACCTGTTTCAAGAATCTTAACATATCCTCGCCAGATCCTTCACACACATAAAATTCCAATGTTATGCGAGAGGCGTGTGCCTGTTTGATCAAGGTAACTAGTGAATCCAACATATTCTGGGTCACATTCTCAATAAAGATAAAGAAGAAATACAACTGTTTATCCTCAGTTGATCCACGGAATCGACTCAATATGCGACTGATTTGATTTGGATGAATTTGATCAAATCCAATATTTACCAACTGTGTCATGGATTCAATGGCATTCATTAGACCAATGACCTTCCATGTTCTGGCAATTTCAAACATCGTTGTTGATGGGAATGTGCATGGTAGGTATACCCCTTGAAATCCACATCTCATGATCTCAAGTGCTTCACACAACACTGGGATCACGGGTACTTCTTTCGAGAGACCATAATACGCACATCCGTCTAATGTTAACTTTTTCATGGGGTGATTCATCAACCCCCGAAGGGCTGAATATAATGCATATCCTACAAACCGATTTAATTCTAAGTTGGACCACCCCAATTCACTAATGGCATGAACCACACTCGTCCAGTCGTCATCTGGTACAGTGGCGTATGTAATACGCACAATCGTTAAATCTTTCCCATGGGGCTTGAACAATTGAATCAATGGAGTGGGGTCGACATCGAACGTACATAGATGCAGGGTTACATTCTTTTGTTCAAGTGAACCTCGGTAGGCCTTACATTCTTCCAATACTTCTGCAGTAAATCGAAATGAGTTGAGTTCAACCGTATCTAATGATCGATGAAGTTCTCGTTTGAGTTCCGATAAAGTTATTATGCGGGCCATTTCTTTTGTTATACCAATTCTTCTTCTAAATCAAGCATAGCATATAGGGATCGTGCCGCCCTTTTAATATTGGCCCCGTCACGGACGGGTGGTGGGCGATAGGATCTAAACGGCGTTGTGGGTTTGACTTCAAATTTTTTCACTTTTGTCAAAATATATAACAATTCACTAGCCGTACACTTTTCTGGCAAGTCCGTCATTCCATATCCTTCCTTTAGTACCTTGGTACACAAGGACGTACAATAGACGGGTTGACCCGTCCGGGTAGGGGCTTCATATTTCGATGTAAAGGCTCTTTTAAAGATCCATGGGAACCATGAATGAAACTCTTCTGGGATAACTGAACCAAGCATCTCCTCCACGGACATTTGATACGTCCTCTCCTCCAAGATCTTTTCAATCAAGGCTTTAGTTTTGGCTTCTTTGGCATGGTCCGTGGGGATCTTCACCCAATGATATTGACCATCTTTCAATTCTTCAAATTGTTTATTCCGTTCGAATATAGGGTACCCACCAGGACAGTCTGGTATGTTCACATGCAAGGAATCCAACACCCTATCATTCATCACAACCAATTCCACATGAATAATTGGACCCATCAAGGCCTTCACAAATTCCCATGCGACCCCTTTGACTAAATCTTCTTTAGCTTCAATAAATACTAAATAAATCATCGTGTGAAAAAGAAATGATAACAAGTGTGAATCAAATTTATGCCACTTGGCAAGAAGATAGTTTAGTTGTGAAAGGAAATAAACGTCAATGTGATTTAAATTGGGCTAAATTGGCATGGTATGTTCGACATACGACGTACCCTGAAGTGGAACAGAGGTATGGACAAGAGAGACTTGGTCAGTGGGCTAAGCGGATTCGATATAAATATGATGGTGAAACGGCCAAGGGTGAAGAAGAACCTGCTATCCTAAACATGTCGATGATTCATGCGACCTCTGCCCTGTTTGCTATGGAATGGTACATCTTTAGTGACATGTATGCTGTAGATAAAGGATCGGCAGAATGGGTCCAGGCAGTTAAACATATCGTCCACTTGATCCGTCATCGTTTATATTATTTAGCAACGGCTACCCTATCGGTCAATATCCTCAATGTCGATGAGTACACGATGACTGAGGTAGAGTGTATGAAATATAATATCGGCACGACTGGTGCCGGCGCAGAGGATGGTCAGCCCGTCAGACGAGGTGGTGGTGTCCTCACTCAGCAAGATTATTATACGAATGATTATATGGATGAAACGGAGAGACGGGCCAGAGAAAAAGCCCTTCAAGCCGATCATGCCAAAGCCAAAGCTGCAAAGGAGGAAGAAGCAGTAAAGCGAGAGGTGATGAAACAATTTGATCAAATGATGGCCAACCTGGCTGGGGTATCCATTGAAGAGACTTCACGGACCACCCAAGTGAATCAATCGTTTTTATTTGATATGAATGAAACCCTAAGATCAATTGATATTGGTCTGGAACAATATCAACAAGAATGTATGTCCATACCAAAAGCACCACGTGATCGATATGATTTTGATGCAGTGGCTAAATTTAGACAAGTGGTCCTGGAACGATTCAAAACAATGCATAGTTTATCGATGTTGAGAAAAACATGGCATTGTTTAATGACCTGTTTAGAATCATATGATCATTTGAGAAAACGAAAAAAGAGTATGGCCATGGATGTTCAATTAAGTGTGTTGGAGGTAGTGGGATCTAAAATGGGTCAAGATTTAATCTTACCCACGAGTAGTGAAGAGTTCATGGTAGCCCGACCAGAATTTGATCGTGATCAATGGATTCGTGTGAATACGGATGCCCTCTTTTCTATTTATTGTGGCCAACTTCAAACTGGCGATTTATTTACCTTTTTATACCGTGGACAAGAGGAGGCCTTATTGTTAGACCATGAAAAACAGCCATACATCTTCAGGATTCGAGTAACCAACTTATGGTGTCTGATGGATGTGGACGGAACCAAAGAAACGTACTTATCCTTCACAGAGGCCTTTGTTGGTCTACGTAAAAAGATGATCCTGCAGGCCCGTGATAGTAAGGTGCGTGTGGCATATAGTGTGACGGAAGATCGACCAAAGAAGATATTCGAAGAATTTGATTTATCACAACTAGATGATATTTTTGGCCTAGTGAACAATAATGCCTCATCATCGTCATAGCGCGATTGCGCCCAGAACGGAATCGGAGGCGGAACGATTCTATAATGCTACTGTGGCCCACCGCAAGGCTCATCAAAAGGCAAACAAGGAATATCGTGAAAAACATGCCAAGGCAGAGGCCCTCGGAAGGGAGGTGGAGCAATTGATGCACACCCGTGGAGGGCTTCATTTTAAGCTGTACCCACGTTTAGATCGTTATGCGGAGAAGTACCGCAGACTAGGAAAAACCGGTATCCCAGCAACGACAGATCCCATGTTTTGGCGTTTCATGTTGAAAAACCCCCTACCAGATGAGGTCGGTTTCAAGGATACACACCGGGCTTTGGGGGAGTATATCCTGACCCACCAAAAAATTCTAAAGGCCAGGACAGCACATGAGGCCGCTGAGGCAGTGGTAAAGGAACACCGCCAAATCGTTCATGGCCATCAACAGTCGATGGAGGAGGTAGCTAGACAAGTGGGGTATCAACTAGACGATATGGGTCGTCAAGCAATGAATTTTCAATAGTGTGTCACAAATATTATTATTAAAATGGATTATCTCTCGAAAAATGATTCGTACGTTGGAATATTCTTGGCCGCGTCACTGACAGCCCTCTACATGGAAGTAAATACAACGCGTGTGGTCATCATGTTGTATGTTATGTTGTTGATTCGTTGTCATGTACAATCAGATTGTTGTGATGAATATAATGCGTATTCGAATCTATGTATAGTGATAGGAATGCTATTTGGGTTCGCAATCAAGTGGTATTACAAAACACCAACGATGCGTTTTAAAATTTGGTTTGATTTTGACACACCACTTAATTAGCACTTATTGTTTAACGAATCAAATCCCAACTGTACCGAACAACTATCTAGGTCACCAAAATGATGTTCTCTCTGTATGCCCTTAATTTCACTGTAAGCCACATCCAACCAATGATATTGTCCTGGTTTGCGGACTATGGTTCCATCTTCTAGTTGATAATTACACGTCTTGGTCTCCTTACTGTTCTTAACCACCTTTGGATTGATCATCAACAATTTGAGACGACAATGATACATGATTCGATAGGGAACATCAAAATCCATCCCCACTAGGACATCGACGTCTTCAGCAGCACAGACTAATTGGAATTGTTTCTCTAGATCGGACCATTGAGGTCTTTGTTCCACTCTATCCTCACAGACTGGTTTAGAGACCTTACGATTGGGGCGCAGACAGACAGCTCGATAGGTCATATCCCACTTGGTTGGAAATTGACAATTTTCCAAAAAAGTAATGGGGGTATCATAATGTTTCTTTTCAGCAAGTTTGGTAGAGACGTACCAAGTCCTTCCATATTTAGTTGCTACGACCAAACTGAGGAGGATCACAAACATAAATAATTCTCGTTGCATCTTTTTTTGTTTGGAAAAATGAGGACGTTTGATATTGTTCAAGTTCCATTTGTGATCTTTAGTATTCGTGGACTCCTGAATTGGGTCCTCGCTTCATCAGATGTTAGAGTCTATTGGCAAGTCACACGTGGTATCGCCACAGGTCTTGTTTGTGGATCTGCTCTCCTCAGTGCAGTCTACTCCCGACTCTTATCGGCAACCCCGTACATTGAAGAAGAACAAGATGCTATTTTAATCTTTCTATACATTCAATTCATTGCAAGTGTATTTGAACATGGTTATCACGTAGTAGATCGTCCTGGGGATGTGGCCTTTATGATCTTTTTGATTGGGGCAGCTGCATTACAAGCCGCATATAGTGAATTTTGGTCCACGTTGATGTATTGGTTAATGGTCTTTAGTGTACTTCGTTCTGGGGAATCTTTGGTATTGACCTTGACTCAAAACAGACCCACCTACGTTAGTTTGTTCAGGATGATTAGTCGTCTGGAGGCGGTGACTCTGGTATATCATTTGTTAGAGATGTTTGTATTTCGTGACCCCGTAGATCGCCCAGTAGCAGGATGGATTGATATATTGTTCGCTTTAGTGGCATTGAGTTTTGCTTACTCAGAGGGGTTGTTACAAGATGTGGATATGTATTATATCTTCAATCGTACTGTCAAAACACCAACATCCGATGCATTGGTCCGCATCATCTCTAAAACCGATCGAGAAGAAGAATTTCGTCAACAACGTATGATCCGCGATCGTATGATGGCTTCGTATAATTCGAATCAATTAACTGATTTGCCATCAGTTAATGAGCCATTACCATCCGTTAATGATGAGCCGCTAACGAACAGCGAAACACCACAAGGCCCCCAAGTAGATCATAGTGACACCCAAGAAACACCCAAGGATAATGTACATGTGAGTAGCCAAGTTGAGGGGGTAGACCACTAAGGAGACTTCACCACCAGGCCATAATGAGAAGAACCCATCCCCAGTGAGGGCCGTATTAAGGGCTGTGGGGTAAGCATCCAAAGCAATTTTAGCAGTAGTGACATTAGGGAAGATGACCTCTAATATCTCTAAATGATCCATTCGTTTTGTAAAATCGGTCAAACAATATTGAGTTACATTGGTCGGTGGATCAGTAAAGTACAAGGATACAACTCGGTTACATAGGACGGGTATATTGGCATCATATGGAATGTTTTTCAACTGAACTCGGAGATCCGTAAACGCCATCGTTGATGTGGCTACATAAAGGATGAACAACAATAGTATGAACCGCATTTTATTGATTTGTGCTCAGGACCACTCGGCAACGGAGAAGACGTCTTCAATTTCATCATACCCTGTAAACATTTGGCCATCAAATGCCTTGACTGTCCTTATCATATCCTTAAGTTGCCGACAGAGTTGAGCATTGATCAAATCCAGTCTCCTACGTCTAGGTTGTTTCATGACGACCAAACGAATATATGGAATGACGGACTTGACTGCATCATCATCTAGTTTGCGTAGTTCACGTGGTGCTTGAGCCGGGTTCTGAGCCTGGAAAACAATTAGATAGGCCCTTACAGCATCTAAATCATCTTGTTTTGCTTCCTTGAAAAAGACCCTTTTCACACCCTTGAGGAATCGAATAAATGTCCTTGCTTTGCGTAATAAACGTGGTAACCAACGTCTAGTCAGCTGAATATGTTCTTCAACGGATGATAAACGAGAAGGATTGGAATAGATTCGACAACGTTGATTCAATCGATCATGTAGGTATTGATGAAATTTCATCTCCAAGTAAGCACTCGGTTGATGCCATTGTAAATGACATTCAAACGTAGTATCAAATGCTACTTGAGTAAATAGTTGTTGAAAGAATTCTACCAAGTCTGGGAATCGAACCTTGCCTACCAAAGAACAATCAAAATGAAGGATTCGTGGTAAAGGGAGAAAATCCAAATAGGCCTGGATAAACTCATTTGGTGTAAAGTACCCAGCAATACTTGCTAGGTACATGTCCATCCCATATAGATGGGAGGCCTCCGCACACTCTAATCCGGTACGATAGACTAAAAACGCACAGATTCGTTTCATCCACAAGTCATCATCCCCTTCATCTAATAAAACGAATTGACGTACCAATAAGATGGTATAAAGCATCTCCAAGTAATACGCAACTGCTTCTTCCGCCAATTCTTTTTCTGTCGTGCCAGGTAAGGAACAAAAATACCCTACATCCTCCATGGCTTGATACATTTGGATCAAGGTAATCACAAACTTTCGATTGGTCGTCGGCATACAATTTTGTTTCCACATTTTTTGATCGCGTTTTGTGCGATCATTGTGTATGCGCGCTACATGGATGGTTTGTGAGTAAATGCTAACCATACAATGGGAGACATCGAATCCTATCAATGTGGAGATTCGCCAGTCTTCCTCTCCCCGCCATCCACCCCACCACCATCATGGCGGCCGACGGTTTCGCCGAGTCATGAGGAAGAAGACCATCTTACTTTATCCACACCGCCATCACCGTCCGAGACGCCAGCAACCATTCCATCCTTATTAACACCAAGTCCAGTTCTATTTGAAAAACCGTCAACCACCGAAATAGTTGATCAGATGGAAGAAAAACCAGCACCTTTGCCCTCACTAGCTTTGATTGTATTACCTATCGGTGTCATAGCACACTATTTTTTTTCACGGAGACAATAGGAAATATCTTTTTGACAAATCTTTTAATGAAACCGCCAAACTCCAGTAATGGTCACGTCTTTTTTTGGTCACAACTCTCAAACCCAAAAACCAATTGACTAAAAATGGATCAACTTTGGTCTCCTGTTTATCTCAAAGCCTTAGAGATTGTTGGTAATGATCTGGTGGAGGATGAAAGAGTGATGGAAGACTTTAAGGCTTTGGTTGGGGAGCAATTGCAGTCAATTGCTTTGGAACTCCTCTCCCAAAACGAAATCCAGGTGGAGGTGATTACAGAACTAGGTCGTCAACAGCAGCAGCAACTCACCTGGACGGTGTTGAATGATTGGTGTAATGCTTTTCATCGCTATGAAGAAGCCAATTATCCCCTCGGGCAATGCTTGGTTCTTTGGCGAACGTTGGTAAGTACATTACCGACTACAGAACGTATGAAGACAAAGATCCACATGATCATGAATGAATGGACCGAACGATTCGAGGGAGTGGGTCCAGCACCGATCGACGTGTATCGTCGTACACTTGATCCGGTTCCGGACTGGTTTCAAGCCATCTGGCTATTGGTCGGGACGTGTGACGACTTTATTCGATTCGAGATTGCTGTATTTACACATATGGTGGTTCATTCCTCCTGCTTGTCTAGCATGGCCCATGTACCTAGCCTGTATTATCACTTGATTGAACATCTACGTGATCATCTTGGATTTATTGGTCGCGTAGAACAACTATTAGCCCTTGAACATGTATCGATGATGCATCATCCCATGTTATCGGTGATCGTTTCCGTCCGTTTCCCCCAGTCTGACTTGATGATTTGGACTGGACACGTGATCACCTATACCAAGGATTGGTTGATCCAACACCCTCAACCTCCTCCCGCGAATCATCCTGAACAAACTCGACAGATTGTGGATGATATGGAATCCATGGTCCAAGAGGGATTATCGTTCTTGTCGGATCGTGATATGATGATGGGTGATGATATGGTGATGACACCTATGATGACACCCGTCCCATCCATGTTGACAGTGGCCTACACCTAGCGCCACAAACAAATTTATTTTATTGATCGTGTATACGATGATGGCAAACGACGTACTTGCAACGTATTCTTTAACTCAATTGTATCAACTTCAAACCGATGTTCAACATGAAATTGATCGACGATTAAAACCTCCTATTCGGGTTCGATTATTACATGTGGATACTATAAATCTATATTTTTCTACCATGGATATGAGATATTTCTTTGAGGAGGAAGGAACGGGTCGTCAACTCATCTACTATAAACCAATCAATCAATCCCTTGAAGTCGGACAATGGTACTTGATAGATGGAGATATTGGTAAACGTCAAATCAATCATGTACGACAAATTGTAAAGGATCAAATCAAATCCATATCCCCATTCTCCTCCTCATCCATCATTGCCCGATCAAACAATTTTACCGTCGATGTGGCAGGTTCTACATGATCTAGTAGTAGTGGGGGGATGGGTAGACTAGCAATCTCTAGGACCCTAGCATGAAATCCAAGATCAAGTGTCCACAGAGGAGGAACATCATGTTGAAGGACGACCCATTCATTAGTTAATAATAACCATTTATGCATATTAGATTCTCCCTTGATATAGACGGGTTGAGTACAGATCTCTTGATAACACCTCTGTAAGTAATAAAATTCATCCTCAGTCAACTGTTCTGCCATTAATGAATAGAGGATCTTGGTAATCACCCATTGTAGGTTATTGATGTTTAGTAGATCCATCAAGTAATGAATCAACACACTAATCATATTGATCGATCGTTCTGTAGTGGTAGGTGGTACCGGGTACAGACGGATCGTTTTTGGTGTGATTGTGGTTGGGATCATAATCAACTCGTGATCTTCGACGTACGTAATATCGTCATCTGCTACAGTCTCCGTGTCTGCCATTGTTGCCACAAATTAAATAAAATGAGTGATTGTGAGTCATATAAAGGAACTGGTGATGATTCGATTGCAGATCAAGTCCGTGAACTCTATGAAAGAGTCTCCATCATGTGCATGGACGATCATCTCCTGACCAAGATTAAAGAGGATATGACGACTCCACAACTCGTATCCGCATTGGCAGGTCTGCGAGAGACTGTAGACGATTGGGAGGATGCTGGTGAGATCAAGGACGAGATTGCCCGCATCACCAACTTGATCATTGATACTAGTGATGGAGCCCTTCGCCGTGTATTGATGGAGGCCAAAGAATCCGCCAAGGGCTTGAATGATTATGAAGAGCTCCTGGAGGAGATTAAACAAGCCGAGTATCATTTGATGGATCTGCGTTTACAGAAAAAGTTTATGGAGCAAAGTCTGTGTCCGGATCCCTGCCTCAAAGATCACTATATTCTTAAAGGTCCGTTTGTTAGAAAGGAGGATGACATGGACTAATCACATATTTTAAAAAAATGGCGGAAAATAATGATTGGGGACCATCGATCATCACGATTGTAGTTGACGATAGTATGCTTGCAATTCTAAACCATGGTATCATTCCATTCAACGGAATTGGGCCTTCACGCAAACCAGTTCGACACCCTTCCTATTATCAACCATTTCGATCATCTTATTCATATAGTAGTAAGAAACCCTAATTACAGGTGTAAAATCCTTCATTCAATCTCACTAGAATATCTACTTGAGCCAATGAACACGTGGAAGACATATCTTCCATACGACTCAGGGCCTTCTTGGTAAAGGCTTCATTAAACTGCGTGTTCACCACCAGGCGACCCACACTAATGTAGTTAGCCACACAAGGTACCCCATGGTAGTCATACATCAAGTCACTCTCATTAGGGCATTTGGGGTGGCTACTAGAGACGGGGACCCATCGTGGGATATAGTCCATCACTGTTCTGTTCGTTAACGCACCACTACCCTCCTTAAAACACCAATCCTCAGTTCGTACATCTGTACCATCTCGACTGAGGATGTAGGTGGGGAAGGGGTTATTCACACTCAACCTTGAGACGGGTTCCAGGCGAAGGACCCAGTACACATAGGAATCTTTGGTTCCACTTACACCAGGACCCCAATAATTCACTACATGATTATCACACGTTTGATAAAAGTTCAGTACACGATCTTGACCAATTCTCTTGGTTCCGGCCATACTCGTAGAGTTGACGGGTGGATCCGTAAGGACTCCCACACATCGCCACTTTCTAAAGAGTTCATCCATCGTAGGTCTCTTGTCCACTGGAGTATTGGCCCATTCAATGTGCATGACATAGTTCATTTGTTCCGGAGTATGCAATTCCATACAATCAATTTGTCTAAAGATATGCTCCCTCGCACGGGCCTTGAGGGCCTTGATATCTTCTTGAAACGTACTAGTCGTACCAAACAACAGAGAATGTTGAGGGTAGTTATTCAGCCATTGACGACCATGCTTGGGAGGAACCGCAACCACCTTCACTTCAATATCCCCGTTGACATGCCCCGAAGCCCAATTTCCATCCGCACCAACCGTGTTGGTGACATCCATAGGCTGGTATTTGGACCCATCCGTGGACCGATTATTCATCCCACCAAAGGATGATATATCCATCCGCTGACGCTTGTCGCTTTCATTACCAACAATACGGCGAGGTACTACTAAAGCCATTTTTCTTTTGAACACGAATATTGAATCAATGAAAATTTGTGACTACTCATTACATTAGTCGTGGGTCCGACGACTGAAGGGAGTCACAAATTGAAAAGATGGGCTGGTCATATGATGCTTATTTAATTGTTGGATGGGAAGTGGAACTAGATGATGATGATCTACCAGAACCATTAGAATTGGTGTGGACATATTGGTTTGGGGAAGAGAATCGAGCATTCATTGCACTCACTCAACAGTGTCGGAATGAACTCACTTCCCTGAATATGGACCAAATCAACGATCTGCCATGTATGCCCGCTAAAGCAAGGGCTTATTTACATTCCCTTGGTCTTGATCCAGATGAACCAAGAGTATACTCGGTGGTCTGTATCACTTAACCAAGTTGAGCCTGACGTCTCTTTTCTTTTCTATCCACATAACTGAGTTTCTTATCCATTGCTTCCAACAACAATTTAATCAGCACTGGGTTTGGTTTAGCATCTTCATCCGTATCCTTTTCACGTTGTCCAGTATGTCGTGATAAAAACTCCTCGGTTTGTTTGGCTATCCGAATCGATTTGGCATATTCAAAATCTGGATGAATTTGATGCCCACCATCAATATGTTCTTTGATGACATCAGCCGGCCATGGGATGAAACTGTCCGGTTTTGTTGTGTCTCCATCCCATGTTTGTGGATCCCCATCCCATCTTGGATCTCCGGGTTTTTGATACGGACGAATAAATTTTCGATATTGTATAGCACTCAATAATTCATATAGGTCCTCTGGTTCTAATCTGTCCAAATTATCAATATAGCCAGTATATAGAGCATGCATTTCTGGATCTTCTGGGTTTGGGTAGAACCCAACTGTACATCCAAAACATTTTTTGGCTTCACATCGTTGTTTTTTCAGACATTCATCCAACCCAACCCCTTCATATTCCTTCTCCTCCGGCTTTGCTGTGGACCGTGGTCCACTAGTCTCGCTACTAGCCACCCTCACAGTAAGCGACGGTGGAGGACCACCATAACTTGCTTCGGCCGGTTTAAAAGGCCTTTTATTTGCAGTCCTCATCATTTTTTAGTTTGTGACGATCACTTCGTTCGTTAGACACAAATCTGAAACCAAAAAGATGGAGGCCTTGGCTTTATTAGAGTATGATGAAGAGGATTTAAGAAGGCGTGTCTCTGAGGAAGCATTACCAAAATATGTAGATGTAATCATAGATCGTCAGCTGACTCAACAAGAATCAAGTACTTTGGCCTTGTTTAAACAACGGTGTGCCATTGATCGTATTCTGATTCACTCCGGGACAGATTTTCATGTCAATGAATTCATCCCTCCAACTGGGTATGCTGCTACGTTTCATGAAGATACTACCTTCTCCCCAGCCTTGTTTGAAAGACCATTTCGTATCTTGGTGAGTTGTCCAGTTGAATTAAAGGGTCGTATTCGAGATGTGGAGATCGCACGATGGAAAAGGGCCTTAAATGCCACCATACCAGATGTCTCCCCACGACCACCCATTTATGGTAAATCAACAATCAAAGGTGGGGATTGGTCTCCATCATTAGGGTCCATGTCATGGATTGGTGTGGGGGAACAACATCAGTATATGGGAGTGATGCAGACTCGTTGTGTCTATGTCATTTGTACTCCTGATAAACAGACCTTGGCGGATTTGAATGATCGATTTTATTATCTACGCAAATCCTCACATAAGGAGGTTCAGCCCATCATGGATTGGTTAAGAGAGATTGTTCGAGAGACGGGTAGAAGGCTTTTATATATGGCATGTACCGCAATGGGTCTACCGACCAGTCAAGAAGTCCATCAAGGAGATACTCCTTACCCCGAACAAACCATTGAAGAGTGGCAAGGTCAATGGTTATTTGATTGTGGGGTGCAGGTAGCTACCCAAGTACCAGCTTGTATCGTGTTTCCTAAACAAGTCCCACATGAATGTCCACCTTACCCCGATATGGAACCAACCCAGTTGGAACCTCTTCAATTTGATCCTGTTGTCAGGTCATTAGTCCCTGAATTTGAAGTGTTTTTAGATGATATTGTTCCTTACCCATATACACCGAATCACTTGGTTCGTCTGTCGGATTGTTGTCGTCGTCAGGGGGTGATGGCACGTGTGATGGGACCGGAAGACGAGGTGTGTATCTATACTCATGATGATCAAGAAGATAAGGCGGCCAATGAACGATGGTTATTTGCTTTCCCTTGCCAGTCCAAACTGATCAAAAGAAGGCCTGATGAAGAAGAATCAGAGGTGGAGACGACAAGTCTCTCTGGTCCTTATTTAAAGACGTATTCGTATGAACGATTTGAGAAATTGAGGGAGGGATTTGATAAAGATATTGGTGTTGTGTCCCTCACGCCAGTATTTGTTCGGGTCACCACAATTCCTCCATTTGATGAACTTTAATGGATTATTCATCCTCATCATCACTTCTTGAATCATATGCATCATCAAAATCAACCTCATCTATATCATCTTGAGTCATGGTGACGAATTCACGCAGACCTTCATCCTCTCTCCCATACGTTGAATAGGCAACCTCTCGCAAAACTTCTCGTGGTAATAGGGGAAGTTTAGATTGTGTCCCAATACGAGGAACAAATTTCGGAGACATCAATGCTGTGAGTACGTCGACCCGTTTCGTCTCTTCACGATATCTAACCAAATCTTCTAATTTATTGTTCATCCCAACATGTGCAACCGCCAATGATAATTTCGGTGTCGCCCAAATCGCATCACGAAGAATCGAATAACTCACCGGAGTAAGACCATGAGTCTGGTCTTCAATATTTAAGATGCGCATATGAACTGCACGTCGAATCAAAGAAGCGACATATGAAGCAAGGTTGTCTCCAATCCAACGATTCGAGATGTCTAATCTGAATAGCTTGCTGGGAATGACCACCTCCACTAATCGTTTCATAGTTGGTTCATCCATTCGATACTTTATATCCGCATCTCCATCTCGATCTCGCCAGTAAACGGATAGGTTGAGATATTCCAAATGAGCACATTTTGGTATAAGATCTATAATCACTCGAAGATGATCATTTGAAATTTCATTATCACCAAGATCCACTCGGACAACATGTGGACATTGATACGCGATCGCCGTGAATAACAAGATTGCGGCCAGACCATCCACTTTGCGATTATCCAATCGAATACTTTCAATACGAGTTAGAGTGGGAAGAATATTCACAAATGCGACCATCGAATCCAAGGATAGAGGTTCTGTCCGATGGACATGACTACTTGTTATCTGAATAGTCTTGAGTTGAGTCGCGCCTCGAAGACTGGATAATGTCTCTGCAGTACATGACACTTGCCAACTATTTAACTCCAATTCAGTAAATGATTGGGATCTTGGTATAGCCGCACAGATCCCACCCACATCCTCTTCATTGAGTGCTTGATCGTTAACATATAATCGCTGTAGTGGTGTGGACGCAATCAAACGACCAAGTTCATTATATGACGATCCACCCGCTTGATTATCAATATTGTAAATGTATAATTCGACCAATGATGGAGATCCAATAAGGGCAGGGATAATTCCGGAATGTAGCGGACTTACCCGAGTCGTATAAGGACCCCAGAGTCTAAGTGTAGTGATTCGGTGAACTGTTGATTGCACTCTAACTAGTGCTTCCATAAAGTCGTTCGAAGGAGAATGAAGCTCTAATCGATGAACCGAGTGTGTATGAAAGTCCTTGAAGAATTCCATAAACTCTTCAACGGTAGCCAGTTCGCCATACTTTTGTAACCTCATAAACGAACCATTGAAAAATGTAATATCTATTACCTCTGGGTGTTGTTGAAGTGCTCGTGTGATCTCCTTTAATGCCACAGAGGTGAGAGTCACACTAATCGTGATGCGAGGTAGAGTATTACAAAATCTGAAAAGCGGTTCCATCTTCCGTCGCGATTTATGAATAAAAATGGAGGAACAACGGGAACGAGATGCAGCGTTTGAGTATGATGTGTGTATTGACGGGGCTCAAGATTGGCCAGCAATTGAAAACTTGTTACAGTTAGGGGTCACCGAAGAGACGGTGGTCCATTCATTAGAACGATTTTTTACTGAATATGATGATGAATCCATACTAGAGTTGATGGATAATTATGTAGAGTCTGGGTTTGATCCCCGCCCAGTGATGAAGGCTCTTTGGCAAGCACAGGCAGAAGACGCCCAGCCACAGCCAATCCTTCATCATTTGTTTGATCAATATCAGTTGTTTGACCCCTACTGTCGACAAAAGGCCTTGGATATTTATTTTACTGCCATAGATGAAGAAGATCATTATCTACCAGAAGAGGATCGAGAGATGATTATGGGGATTGTCCAACTTGGGTTTACCGACCCAGGTGGAATGTTGTATCATGCTGGTCTATACACAGAACCGGACTTTAATCTACTTACCCCAACATTTGATCAATTTGAACAAGATTTTAGGAACAAGATCGTTCGAGCTATCACTCAAGAGGATGGCTTGAGACTGAATTCCACACTACGGGATGCAGAAGATGAAGTGAATGCTACTGTCAGGGCTGCTTTAGAACATCATCCATGGTTTATTGAACGTATCTTTAGATTCTGTGATCATCATGTTCAAGTCACCCTCCCTCAACTACTCCGAGTGTTCCCAGATTTACCCAGGATGACGAATAGTGGTAAATGGATGTTTAGTGGGTACTCACAAGAGACATTGGTTAATCTGTTTGAATCCACTGTGGATCGTGGAGTGCATTATCAAGGTCTGAAGATGTTAGTGGATCGTGGAGCTCGGGTCACTGAACGTGTCATTGACCAATACGCGGATGATGGAAATCGTTATGATGTGTTTTTATTGATCCCGGACGATTATTGGGGACAGGTCCTCAAACAACGTGTTGCCAATGAGTATCCCGATATCCAACGACGGGTGGTGAATGAGGTCTTTCCTAGCATCCTCGAAGATGTCACTTCGACCATGAATCGTTTACCCACACACATGTCTGACCGAGTGACACAATTTTTAATATGACGAAACTAAAACTATATAAGAATCATCAATTCTTGACCTCGGTCAATTGGCATCGAGTAATGATTGAAGCTGAAGGGTTGGCCATCTATTGTTATCATTATTATAGGAGTCGATATGTCTACCTTAGTTCCAGTCTATATACCCAATGTGCCCTATTAGTGACTCGTTCAAGAACATCAAGACACATCTATCGTGCCATCATACGTGATCGGTACCCATTAGTCAGATTAGAATTCTTATACCGGGTAGTTAGGTACATTCTTGCTCAGGAGAGTTTATGGTTCATACGGACCATACAATATCCACGTGAGCTATACCAATACCTAAATGATTGGTTATTATCGCGGTTTGTTATGGACCAATGGCTGAAAGAGTACTTGTTGGACAGGTTATGGGCTTTGCTCATGGTTGATTGATTTGTTTGCCGACAGCCGAGTTCGCCCTTTGGGCCAAACGAGCGAAGTGAGTGTCACAAACCTAAACAATCACAATTAGAAAACAAAACAGAATGCCGAGCGGACAATCTTACCAGCGACCCCAGGCGCAAAATCACACGATTTTGAACGGCCAATATGGACGGTACATTATCGCGCAACGCTTGGGGAGCAAGAATAATGTGAATTTCTCACGTGATCAGCAAGAGGTTTTTCCCCCAGCTGGTCCTGGTGATGACTGGAATATTGGGGAGGGCGATATCCTCTACATGCCCAAGGAGGCCATTAGCCGACGCCCCCACGGTGGTGGTAATCTGAATAACCAGGGTCAACAACCTTGGTGTCTGTCCTCAGTGAATAACTATTCCGTCACCAAACAACAGTGGGCAACTGCCCGTGGACGTACGGACCAAGAGAAGCGCCGTAACCTGTTTATGGAGTATAACCAAGTTCTTGGTATCTCTTTCAAGTCCCTCAAATATGAAGGGTTTAATCGCGAGACGTTGGATGACCCTGTCATCTTGGTGGGTGGAGTATGGCACACGCTGAACAATGGTCCCTATACGTTTAACCCAATGGATATTGTCTGTTGGGATGTCCCCGAGCATGATAAACCAATGGTTCAGGACTCTACTCAGACCACGGGTACGACTCCAACGGTCCGTAAGTTGATTATTGTCCCCCTGGATAAGGCCGTCAACCTCAGTGTGGACTCGATGCGTCAATGGGCCACTTCGGTCCATCGTGAGCATGAACCCAAATTGGTTGGTCTTGGGGAACTGGCACGTAACAGGACTCTCGGTAAGCATGTGTACCCCATCAAGTCCACGTCCGACGAACATGATGTCTTTGTGGCCATGTGCGACGTCATTGCTGCAGTATCGGTTGATCCAGCGGCCCCAGCTGCTGCCGAAAATGTGAACACGATTGCCGGCGGTCTGCTCGAGAAGATCAAGAGTGGGAATAAACCAACCATGGTGGCAGTAGCCAAGATGATTGAGTCTATCCGCCGTCCTGAACGTGATGCCCGTAAACGTATCATTGGTCGTTCGATCCGTGGAGCTTTGCGAAGTGAAAGAATTGACATATCCATCTTCTAAATTTAGATATTTTTGATAAAATTGTTAGATGGCTATTTTAACCAAGTTTTGTTGAAGACTCTTAGTTTATCATCACAAATTACAATTCGTTTCATAAAATGGCGACTTCCGTGGATATTATCTTGAGTCCGGAGGATATTGAATATGCAAAAAACTACTTGAGTACCAGGTACACGGTTATGGGCGAATGCCATGTATGGAATATGTATAAAGATGCATCTGGATACGGTAGATGTCATTTTAGGAAACGATTTGTATGTAAAGTCCATCGTTTGTCATATGCGGCCCACCATGACGGTATTCTACGCGGATACAATGATGAGGGTAAACAACAGGTCGTTCGACATTTATGTAAAAACCCATCTTGTTATCGTATCGAGCATCTCACCATCGGTACAATAGCAGAGAATTATGAAGATCGACGCAAAGACGGGACTATGCCAATTGGATCTAAACATACCAATGCCAAACTGACCGAAGAACAGGTACAGGAGATTATTGAGCTTCTTGGCACCAAGCCCAAGCGTCAGATTGCTCTGGAATATGGAGTAACTAGTGGGACCATCTTGGGTATTGCACAAAATAAGATATGGAGACATGTACCAAGAAAAGTCCCAATCGCACCCGTGCCTGCAAATCAACATAGACCTAAACCGATCACCGAATGGACTCCTGAACTCATTAACAAGGTCTATATGAAATTACTCACATTCTGCTTTGAATCAAAGAATGTTCATCCCGAACTCGGTACACCCTGTTTGTTATGGAAGAAAGGCAAACCGATACTCAATGGACGGGGTAGGGTACCATATAAAGGAAACCAATATAACGCCCCAAAGGTTGCATGTATGTATCGAGAACAACGTATGTGCCCACCAAAATGGGTTACCAGGCACTTATGTGGTCAAAAACGTTGCTGTCGACCTGAACACCTCAAATTTGATACAGAGGATGAAAATGCGCGAGATCGTGTTCGTCTGAAGGAGATGAAGACTAAACTCACCGCAGAGCAGGTATTAGAGATTCGACGTCGTTATCTTGAATCTGATTCAACCAGTCAAGCAGTTTTAGCAGCAGAATATGGCGTTAATATGAAACATATTTGGAATATCATTCATCGAAAGACGTGGACTCATATTTAGATCACAATATGAAATGATTGAGCCAGATATGGATATTGGTTTACCATTAATTGATAAAGAGGATCAAAGAAGAATCAAAAATCGAATCCATGCTAAAACATCACGACAAAGACGATTAGACCATGTACGGGACCTCAGAGAGGAGCTCCATCGACTGAGGGCAGAAAACAAACGATTAATCAAGCAGGTTGGTCATGACGTACTAGTAGATCCTCCACCTGTCGTCCCCTTCAAACCACGTCCCAGGCGGACAGATAAACCTAGTTCTAAAACGCCAGGTTTATCTCCACTAGAAGTCCATAGAGCCAAAAATAGGGAATCCGCAGAACGATCAAGGTTCAAACGAGAGGCGGCTGCCCATCAATTACAGGCGGACATCGTCAGAGAACAACTCAAACGAACACAATTATTATTAAAATGTCATTCCATGAACTGAATGAGATTGATTCAAGAATCGATCGACAAGCTGGTCGTTTGGATTCGATTACATCCTTATTACCATCCAAAGAAGATCATGAACTCAGTGCGATTGCATATGAGTTTGAACAGAAGGCACTTGAGGCATGTCGTATTCGATATCGACCCCACCCAACTCGATCAAAGGATCATCTATATGGAGCCCGCCCCATCCTACCCAAAGAACGAATCTATACGTTGTCATTCAAACAACTCCATCGACGGTACGTGGATGAACATCTAGCACCAATCCAAGCGATCCCATATGAAGAGTTCTTAAAACACGTCTGGAGGACTACCCATAAGATGGACGACTGTCCCCCTCTGGAAGCACTCTCCTGGGACTTGGCGGATGCCATGGAGGACTATCAACCAAGTGACAAGCTCTATTTTCAGCGACAGACAGTCCCTAAACTTCGTGATCATCCACGTGTTCGAAATCAGATGACCTATGACCTAATTACGGGGTATTTGTTGACTCATTGAATCCCTTGCAGTAAAGGGACGTACAACATCATGTTTGACTTACCTATCTATAAACGTACGAATGAACTGAACCTGGATACGCGTTAAGTTTCCTGAGATCCCCATCTATCCTGATAAACACGTGTTCTTCGTTGGCTTTATCCAGGGACTTCGGGTCGATCATAAAGTGCTCAATTAGAAATCTTTTGATGATGCTCATCATTCCAGTCTATTTAGGTGTTAGTTGTCTTTCTAATCTACCAACCAAAAAACGTACATCACCGCCGGCAGCACGTTTTCCAGATGAGAAGATACTGATCTCCGATCCCTTGATCTCCAGGAGACAGACTGCTCCAAACTTTTTGAGGCGTTAGTTGACATCCATAAGACATCTAAATTCATCTAACTTGCCATTCCCACACCCCATGATTTACCAAATCGACGAGGTGCTGTAACAATCACCTCCTTGTTCAGGTTGGTAAAGTTATTATACTCCAAGATCTCCAATTCATGTTCCCATATTGCATCCCCATATACCCTAGGTGCCACACATCGAAGCATGACATGATGCATCTGTTTTTGTTGTTCACTCCTAGAGAACGTGTCCAAGCGGGCACGCATCCGGTCCATAATCTCATGGCCATTTTGGACAGCAGATTTACGTTCTTCGGTGGTATACCGATCCAATAACGACCGTGTTCTTGGTTTGGCTCCAGCCACTGAACCTTTTTTCGGAGTAATCCGAATGAGTTTGTCCAACTCATTTTGCCAACTTTGGAGGTGCGCGGGTAAGGGTGGCACAACCATATTCTTTTCTGTTTGTGAGCCATTACGTTACACTAGTTGACGATGACGAGTAAATGGAGAGATGCCATCCCTCGGGAGACGGGTGCAAAGCTAACAAAGCCTGGCGAAGAAGATGCCTTCCGTGGTAATTGGAATGCTAGAATTAATCATCCCGAGACTAGACCACCTCAATATTTACCAACATCGGCAAGGAAGAAACCAACCATGGTGGAGATTGCTAAACAACGAAAACCAGCTAATATGGACGACAGGATTGAATATTTGACGAAGCAGGTTATCCGTGATAATGTATCGGATGATGCTATAAAACCGAATTATGCTAATACCGAGATGATGTCAGCTTCAATGCCCGATTTTGACCAAATGTTAAGAGATCAACAAACGGTTGTTAGGGGTCAGGGACGTTCTATGAATATGGAGAAAATCAACAAGTCCGTCGAGCCAATGAACTTTGCTTTGTTAAATGATCCCGTGGAGATACCAAAAGAAGAAGAAAAGATAGATGAACGACCGGAGATGATGTCGGCCGCAATGGACCTGAAACCCATTGATGATTTTAGGGAAGAACAACGAAAAAAGGTCATGGACCAAGGACATATTCGAATGAAGATTCAACCAGCAAAGCTTACGGAGAAACACATGATGAGTTCGACACCAAGTATTCCATATCAATCCAACCAAGATACTATGTTATCCGCGGATCTTTCCGACGTTAAGTTTCCATCGAAATTTGAACAAGATGTTTACAAAAGGTCAAATGAGCTGAAACCGGTGGCCCAGAGAGCAATGCTTCGGCGCGCCACCAAGCCAGTTGAACTACCAACAGTTACAACTACTGATATTCAACAACCGGCCCAAGCAACACAATCGACTAATGAACACGTGGAAGATGATGATGATGAGGAATCTGCAAATCAAACTGTTGTAGCACCAGCCACCACCCAGCCGACAAAATCGGGTAATCGGTTCTTCTCGAGACCAAAATTACCCAATCTATTTGGTTCATCCAAGCCAAAACAACAACCACCTCAGCAAAATAATGATGTTAAGCAACAACAGCCGACTGAAGCAATCAAGAAACCTTCATCCCGGCCAGCGAACGGATCCTCCGCCCTGAGGGGAGCCAAAAGGCTATACCAAGGCATCAAAAAGGCGGATGAAAAGATTGAAAACAAAATGAAGAGTCTTGGTACGGACTTGTATGGCGAGGAGGATACCGATACACCAGCCATACGAGCAAGTCTATGTCTGTTCAACTGTATGTTCATGGTCATGATGTTTGCCTTTATCTTGACCAGTTTTTTCTTGATGGGTAGTTACCCAGTCTTGGTCCCAGATACCTTTAATACAGTGGCCTTATCTGCCTCCTTGTTATGGTTACGTCTCTGGTGGCTCAAGGGGTCGGTCATTACCCTGATGGTTATGGGTGCTGCCGTCTGGAGTTTTGCAGTGAACATGTTTACCTTTCAGTTGATGCATCCCGTCAGCTATACAATGGTCACCTCGGATACCCTAGTGCTCACACCCACCCTCAATCGAACCGTCCTCAACTTTACTCATGTTGTGGACGTCTCCCCATCATGGTGGGATGCTGCGACTTGGTTACATGTGGTGGCTATGATCAATGAGACGGTAACGGTCATGTTCTTGTTTTTAATGTCCATCTGTCAACTCAATCAAGCCCGGGTATCGGCTGCTAGGAGAAGAAGACAAAGAAGATTGGGGGTGGCGGGTGAAGTGGTGGAACAAGAAGTCATCTGTATCAAGGTAGTAGGGAAATGTACTCGATGTGAGTACTGTACCTGCTCCAATTGGATCTGTTGTCGTACTCGAGGTAAGGTCACGGATAGTCAATGGTCCGACTCCTTAGTGACCATGATGAGGGTAGTTGCTGGTGCAATTTGGGGTCTACTTTTGTCCAGTTTGGCTATCAGTATGGCCTCAGCCCTTGAACACGTACCAGCATGGACGACATTGGAATCTCCTCATTTTTTCTTGGTGATTGGTTTAGTGTGTTGGTGTACACCACCTATTGGGGAGACATATTGGTACGCACCAAGACAAACCCAACCCACTGTGGTCTGGGCACCAAGATTTGTCGTGGGTGGTATCGCATTAGCCTTTGGTTTAGCCCTTAGTACATGGACCCTAGTGATGGAACGTCAACGTGTGGAATGGACTACTGGTGCAGTGTGGTTGAACAGGGATAGCTATACGGCCAAACTCAATGGTGCCAGTAATGTGGAACTTTATGGTGGGTATACCTACTCAACGACATCTGCCCTGGACAAGATTAAATTACGTGATTATGCTTTAGGACATCATATCATCGAACTCTTATTGGTCATATTGACTTGGGTGTTATGGGTAATGGGGACAATGGTTTTTCTATTAGATTCATCTGCCATCTTACCAGATCCCAGTATTACTGGTGGTTTAATGGAGGATGATGTTGATGTTGAGCAACAGGCTAATGATTGCCAGTGCGGTGATAGTGACTGTGATGATAGTGAAGTGAAAGTAAGGGTATCTGTGACTACTTAACATTTAACCACGACCAGTATTGAATGGAACATTTCCAGCATACATTTTAGCCAAATCAGAGGCATCCGGAAGAGGAGTAGATGCCAACCAACCAGCCGTCTGTTGAATGGCCTGTTCCGTCACATGTTGCTGAACAACGGGCTGCTGGCTCAGGGGCTTGTATCCAGGCTGTTGGTACAGCGGGAGACCAGAAGGGTACATTCGTGACTGATCAAAAATAGAGTCCGGGCGAGCAACAGGAACAACACCAGCACCAGTCTGAGGGCGGTAAACAGCACCTGTGGGTTGGTTGTTGTTCTGTTGAACGGGAGCCACACCAGCAGTGACAGGGGCCTGGGTGGGAGGCTTGGGGACGTATCGTTCAGTAGGGGCAACCATGGCAATGGTCTGTTGCTTAGAGAGCTTATCCTTAGCAGATGAGGCCTCCTGTTCAGCAGCCTCTCGCTTCTTTCGTTCCTCCAACAGCTCAGATTGAACACGGTTTAGGGTACCACGAACCTCCGCAAAGGACTCCACAACCTTTGGTGCGACATCAAGGATACGGTCCATTTCAGTCTTAATGGTCTCTGGGTCAGAACCAAGAGCACCTGATTTGGCAATATCATCCACATCCTCAAACAACTTGGTACGCTTAGCATCACGTTGGATGGCGAGGTTCTGTCTAGCAATCTCTTCTTGTTGTTCCAGGGTATTGGTGAGGCCATCAACATCTCCACGTGCCAGTCGATCCAACCTCTGAACAATCGGTCCATATTTGGCCAAGAATTCGTCAGCCGTCAAGGTCGCTCCCGCTGCCGCGGCCGCCTTTTTCTGTTGGATGTCCTCCAACTGCTTTTTCAGTTGTTCTTCTTGCAGGGTCAATTCCTCGGCCATTTTCTTTGTTTTATAAAATTGTGAATGGATTGGTTTGTGGGACTCGTCCGTGAACCAATAAATATTTGTGCCTGGTCTTGCCCCTTCTGTTGCTATGGAGACCTCGGAAGCAGCAATACCAGTCACTCGAAGTGTTTCTTGATCCAAGTAATTTGTAGCACCTAATGATAGACCTTTATATGTCCCGTCCTTCATCCCCTGTATGGCTTTTTTACCCTCTTCTATACCTGAATTGATGACCAACCAACACATCAATTCCCCTTCAGGACCTCGTTGAAGATGACTCACCCAACCACACGGACGACGCTTTTCTAGGTGTCCATGACTCACATATACGGGCATATGACGCCATTTTTTGACACATGCATCGATATCGGATTCATGTAAATTATAGGTCCATGTGGGGTCCCGTTCCGCTGGTGGATGAATCACACCATAGACTATGTGATATTTATCTTCAATGTTCATTCTTCTTTTAATGTTTGTGTCGCTCATTACATTTTTGCTCGACCATAACAACACAATGTTAACCAATCAAATAAGGCTTCATCTTCACACCACCCTTACGCACAGCACGATCTCCAGGTCTCTCAATACCCAAGTGACCCTTATTTTCGATCATCTCACCAGGGTCTCCATTGATGTTTCCACATTGGCGCTGAGTGCCCTGGAAGCATACCAAGTTGGTACGACGTCCCATAGAGCCCTCATACACGACCGTTGCAGAATCATTACGAATCTGGCTAAAGGAATAACGAAGTCCGTAGAACCTCCAGCTATGGTAGTGAGCACGGCTACCCTCCCCATCATTGGGGCCAAATCCAGTGAGGTAGATGGACTCTTCATTCACATGGCTGCGGACCGGGACCATCATGCAAAGCAACGATGGGCGATCATACCCAGGGGTAGAAAAGTCACTAGCGACGTGCTGAGCCCATTCCTGTTCCGTGAAGAAGGTATGTCCACCACCACCGTAGGATTCCTCGTGGAAGACGTTACGGACAATGCATCGGTAAGCATAGTTGCGGACCAAGGCACCCATCCATTGAGTGGTGTGGAGATCACCACTCTTATTCTCCACCTTCCATCCAATACCAGTGTGACCATACCCAACAATCGTCTCACCAAGTTCACGTCCACCCTTGCAGAGCATCAAGTCACTCATCAACAGATGGTGTTGAGGACGAACCAGGACGTACTCACACGGGATCTGGATGTTATGCTGCAACATCGTATCCCAAACATCCACATGGATGGGGGTGGCCAACAGGGCCAAAGCCACACCACGTTCCACGGGGTCAGGGAAACTCAACATGACATCTGCCATGTTCTTTTGCATCGTCGATCCACCAAATGAATAGAGGGAGGCATCATCAAAATAACCAACCGGAGTACCGCTGTAACGCGTGGCACGAGTAGCCTCTGGGAGGTACCCATGGAAATGAAGAGGGTTGAGTGGATCCACTGCCGCATCCGCAGTAGCATCATAGACTCTCACTGCACCAGTGGGGGCACGTGCGGAAGACATCTTGGGGCTAGACGCATCCAGATAGGTGGGCAACATCCTCGTGTATCCTCTGATACGTTCAAGATCCGCCTCAGTCAAATTTTCCCCTTCTTCGATTACGACATCCAACATACCCATGACGCCTTCCAGCTCATCCCCAACCAGTTTCCTTGACACTGCACCATTATCCATGACCGCCTTGATTTCAGCATCAAACAGGACCAAGGCATGAAGATCATCGGGCTTAAGTGATCCATCCTCGGCCATTTTCTTAATGGCTGCACGGAAAGCATCAATCTTACGTTGGTATCTAGATCCAACAGTTCGATCCTCCACTGGACCATCCGTCTTCGGGTGGAACAAGAAGCAGTTGTCCAGGAAAGTTAGGGCCGACTTCTCCGACAATGATAGGGACAAGACTCCGCCAGTAGCGCCAGGGTACCTGGCACCATTAAAGACAGGGTTACGGGCTCCACCCAACTTACGTCCAACATGGGCCGAGAAGGAAGCAAAGACCTTCAGGGCATCTACATTGGAAGGGTCCTGCTCCAACGTGTTGACGGCCTGACGAATCTGCTCCACCTTGGTAGAGTCCAACTCGGCAAGGGTCTCCTTGACCATTTGGCTCAACATACGACCATCATCCAGGTACTTTTGTTCCATATCTCCAATATGGGTGCAGACCTGGTGACGACCAATTTGGGTATCATAGTAGACAAACATGTCAATATCCTCCTGAGTGCTACCATGGTTACCGTTGGCCACCTCCCAATGGTAAGGGTGGAGGTTACCCGTCTCTTTGTCCCAACGACCCCAGTTTCGGAGGAGGTCGCGCTCCAACAGGCGGTGCATACCATCCTTGTTCTCACTGAAGATTTCAATGTAATTATGGACTCCGGACTTGAAATCCTTAATGTTTTGAAAGGCCGAACGACGGAACACAAACATGTTACCAATCTCCACATCATGGGCCAACATCGAGGTCTCGGCTTCAGACTCATTGTTATAGCACATGGAGGGGAAGGAGGGAAACCCACGGTAGGAGATACCCTCAAAGTTGTTAATCTCCTCTGCACCCAACATACGGTCTGGGGCAGAAGGACCACCCCTCGAGTACTCATTCAACTTGTTGTTCTGGAACTTGAACAAGACCTGCTTTTCAGGACGAAAGATGCAGAAATCAGGTCTCACGGTATTCTGGCGCTGGAAGGCGGCAGCGTACTGGTAGATGAGCTGAAACACACCAGTCTCAGACTTGTGGGCAGCACCAAATTCGGTGACCTCCCGCATAATCTGAGCATCCGTAATGTTCTGAGCATGCTGTCCGTACTGTGAGTACCAATACTGTTCCGTCGAGTCGGGCATCAACAACCTTGCTAGGGCAATAAAGGCGGCATGCATACGGAAGGCAATAGCAATCTTCTTGGTAAACATGGCAAATTCTTGCTGTCCCTCAGGGGTCATCATACCATCCACTTCAAAGTTATAGGAGAGACCATAACGTTTGGAGCGGAAAGAGAGCTTCTCCTTACGGATATCCATGTAACGAGACACGGCATATTCGGGGGTCTGTTCAAGCATGACATCCTTATCGAAACGAATGACAGTGACCTCAAATTCAATGTCGTTCGAGACGCGAGTAGGCATCAAGTCACGGTTGACCCATGTCAAGTACTCGATGTTGACCTCACGGATGACCACACCCATATCCTCCGTCACACGCTCGGAATTGACGAGTTGCCAATTCGTACGACCATCGAAACGACCAGCTCCTAGATCATACGGAGCAGCATTTCTTCCATTAAAATACGTCTGAAACAGACGAGTCATTGACCCATCGGCATATGACGACGGTCGCTGAGTGTCGGTCGCCGCAAGCACTGGGTGGGCTGCGACGGACGACATCTTTTTTTTTGTTTTTTGTTTTTCTTTCCAACACTAAACTAAATTTGTGACCACCCTCGTGTCCGGTTTAGTTTGGTTTAGTGATTGTGAGCCTTTGGCGAACTCACTCCGGCGAACAACAGTGACTCGGCCATTAGTGACCCCCATCAACCAAGCCTGACCGTTTGGTGAGGGCTCACAAACCATAACCAAAAATGGTCCGAGTGGTTGGAGACTCCATCCAAGAAGAGAATTGGACAAATAATAGAAATCATTTATTGGCACTCTTTGGTGGTCTAGTCGTTTACCTCATTGGTTGGCTCATTCTTTGGTGGGATCGACGTAAAGAAATCGAGGCCAAGCGGATATTAATGGAGGGATGACGCAAATTAAAGCATTTGGAGAGTCTTTTATGACCGTCCCTGTGACCGATGCTTTGTTGAGTAAATATCGTGTACGGTTTATGATACAATTATTAAAGACCGAGCTGAATTTTAGACAACTCATTACATCGGACCGACAATTGGTGGGTAGGATGCGAATTCGAAAGAAAATGACCCCTAGGGGGAGAGTTTTATTCGTTCACCAACAACCCGATGGGACCATTGAGGGTATGTTTTGTACTCAAGAAGAATATATTAATCCACCATTGGTATTTTTCTTGAGGAAGGAAGATATGATGGTCTTGGCACCAACGGAAGAAGAACCCCTTGCGGTGACTGTGAAGACACTCACAAACCAACCGATTGAAAATTTACTCCCTTATACCGACGCTCTTTTTGATCTGCTGGAACGTGCCGAAGCTTATCGTTTAGAGGGATGACGTCTACTCGACCACAACAACCCACCCAATATCAACTCCTTCAACAACAAGCATTTGGAGCTTTATTACCAACTGAACCCACACGTAAAATACCCGATTTGGATGTCTCCAAGCAACAACCTGAAGAATGGTCAATGGTCCAACTTCATTGGCGAGAACAAAATCTAAGGAATGATACCGACAGAGAACAATGGTTATTTCATAAGTACAAGAGCCAACCTGGTGGTCATGTGATGATCCACCCCCATACTAGGGAGACGAGAATTTATCTACATGATGTCTTGTCTGAAAACTTATATAGTGAATGGCGACCAGGAAGGAGACTTCAATGGTGTATGGGATGTTGTGGGACGAGCCAACGGTGTTTACCATCCACCAATAAGGAAATATGGGTCATTTTGTTTATTGTATATGGGTGGATTTGGGCAAATTTTATATATGGAACGATTGAAGGGATGTTTCCTAAAGATCCTGCGGCTGACCCAATCCCCATGTCTGTGGTATGGGCTCGATTTGCAAGTACCATGTATGAAACCTTGGCCGTGGGTGGAGTGACTTGGTTAATCTACCAAATTCCACGGACCTACCGCCATTGTTTCAAGTGTAGGCTACTCCCCAGACGTCGTGAAGCACAAATCAAATTGGCCAAAAGTAAGGATCGCGCCTTGTGCACGTGTGGTCCTATCATTTGTTGTTTAGGGACGTATTTTTCACATTTGCGACGAGCCCGGTTAGAAAAGTGTACCGAGTATGATCAAACTTTAGACCCAGAAGCAGCTACTTCGAGTTATATTTACGACTCGGATTTAGATGATCCGGACGAGTTTATTTATGATCAACATCTAAAACACGCGGTCCCACCACGATCCAAGGCTGCGTTTAAACGGCCAAAATCTACAGTCTACATTGTAAATGTGGATGAGCCACAGGAGGAGGCACAAGGAACAAACAAAAATGACACTAGCCGCTATCGTTATGATAGCGATGGTAGTTCTACTGACATGGACGGAAGCTAGTTGTGTAAATGTATATATCATCGATAATAAGGTTGGATCTATACAAGTAGATTATGGGACGTATTTGTTTCGTAACCGCTCACAGCCAACTGGAGAGTATTTCATTACCCCCTTGGCCGATCAATGGTTAGCTCAACAACATTATTTTTGTACCGTCATCCATTCCATTGTAACGGATGATCCCATCTATCTAAGGAAACCCATCGAGGACTGGGTCGAGTACGAATGTGATCGTGTCGAACTCGAAAAGTGTGTCATTAAAGACATGACTGGGACGTTTAATCAATGGACCTTACTGAGGGACGACCAAACAAGCAAACATGAACTCTTGACAACACCCTCACCAACCATCCCTATTACGGCAGCACCTACTCTGTCCTTAGAGTGTGATGGCCGAGAAACATTTGATCAGTGTTTATCTCCCTTGAGTCTAATGAAATGCGAATGGTTTGGTGTGACAATTGGGTGTCGGCGATTCGATTGGTGTGGTTTCCCCACACCGACAGCTTGCCTGAGTAGATGGAGGTTCTGCGTTTGGCGAAACCACCGTTGTCAATCTAAATAATTATCATATATTTTTCCATATTCGTCGATGTACTATGTTGCTTATTGTCGACCGAGTCACTCCATACTTTCCTGTCAACATAATTGGAGTAACACCACCGGCCGCATAGATTTTGCGTATCTCATTCACTTGATCGATAGTCAACTTTGTCTTTCGCTTACCAGACTGGATTTTTTGCCAGGCAACTTGCTTATGCGTATCAAATCTCAGATGAGTCGGCTCATAACATAACTCCCGATTAGTACATGTCTGACAGACTACTAGGCCTTTGGGACATGGTCTTTTTTCATTATACATACACGCTATCGTCTGTGCATAAAATCTATCGTTGAATATATGAACCGCCCCACGATCGTTCCACAAAGGAGCATTCTTTTTCCATATCAAACATTTGGTCCCAACCAATGGATCCACCTCCACGGCCTCTTCACAACAAGTTAACATCTTTTCGTATGCTTCATTGATATTTTCCAATGTCCATTCTACCTCAGTTTTAATATTTTGTTTCTTTGGTGGTAATTCGTCTTCTGGATGAATACTTCGCCATTTTCTTTTTATATCAATACTTGCTACTGTGGCTATAGTCACATCGAACATTTCTGCACGTGCCGACTGTGTCATCGTGTCTCGCAGATCATATATTTTCTTAGCAATTTCTTCATTTATTTTCGCCGACGGATGATTAGATCCATACATATGAGTCCCAGCATCATGTTTATCTCCCATATTATCGGTCTGTGTACCTAAGGCAAGATGGGCATTATTAAAACATCGTGGATTATGACATAAATGCCTCACAACCATTGACTGCCCATCACCGTCGGTTTCTTCTAAGATTCCTTGATGATGCGCAGCATATGATAAACGATGCACAATATAAGTATGATAATCAAAAGTTGTAATACCATAACCACCATCATTCACACTCCCGGTCCACTCATGACAGCCATTCTCTCGGATAACCATTCTTTTATTTAAAAAGTCAATGGCTGCCTGAGTACGGTCTCCCAAATTGATAGCTTTTGTATAACCCATTTTCGTATGATTAGAATTTGTGATTACGTCCCAGTGGGGCATAGGTGTGTCACAAAATAAAAAATGGGAAGGACTTGGTTTCTTATGTTTGGATATTACCTATGGATGCAAACGATGTGGTATTCTATGATAATTGAATCCAATACATGGATGGATAAATTGAATAATGCCCTCGTCATTACCTCGATCCTATATCCTGGTTGGATATTATTACGTCTTATAGCTAACAAATAGATAGATAAACGGAATCACGAAAGAGAGGGTATAGCATGATGTTGCCGCCACTTGAATCACTAGGGCCCGCATCTCCAACCCTAACCTTGATAAGGCAGTGGCATAAAGAGACAAGTAGATGGACAAAAAGTAGAGGATGAAACTAATGATCAAGTAGAATAGGATCACCAAAGCAGTCTGACCAACTTCAAACAAGTAAAGGTTTGTCATTTTTATTATAATTTGTGTCACTCAAGTCCCATCCACTACTGAAGTATCATCCACTACAGGTCGGACCCACAACTGAATATGACCATAACGAACCTTGATCAATTTATGAATCAAGATGAATGCAAAGTGGATTACACCACTTCCAATACACAGACCCATCAAATGACCGGTATCCGTTTTACCATCAAACTTGGGATAGATGTAGACACCTGCGGTGTTGAGGATCAATGCAAATACGACATAGCAATTCAGTACGGCCTGTGAGAACATGATATTCTTGAATTGCATCTCATACGTCCCAAACACACCCCATATCGCCATGAAGAGGGCAGGTGCTACTGCGACACCATAGTAGGCATCAGATCCAGCTGGTGTACCCTTGATAAACCAATCATAGACGGCAGCAGCAATGAAGGTGTTTGGTAACAAGGCATGATAGAGGTAGGATTGAAAGACAATCAACTTTGGTAAAGGTCGTTCAATCGCTGAATGACGATAATTGATCAACTCAAAAAACGTAATGAAAAACATCAAGTTCACACCAATACAGGTGAGGAAGGTCCCCTCGACAACCATGGATCCCATACATTCAATTGGACGACGAGTCACATTCCCCTCAGTGATCCATTGATTACAGTTATCCGTATGTTGTTTGATAGCAAACGTCCAAATCATCAATAGACAGAGGGAGAAGATGGCACTGACAAAAGCAAAGATGTTGGGTTTATGTGGCAAGCAACAAAAACGATAATAGGATCTCTTGATATCCAATTCCTCTTCATCCAATTCAGTCAATAGACCAAAATGTCCTTTGACCACTCGATCCATCTTTTTTTGTTTGTTTGTTTTAAACAATTTGTGATTCCAACTAAACATCGGCAGTACACTGATACCTATCACTCTGTAACAAACGGACCACTCTCTCATAGAGTCGTTCCAGGGTATCATCATTTAATTCTATGGAATGGGACTGGACATCGTTTTGTTTACCAATAAATTCAACAAATGGGACAAAATTTGGATCCGTCGGATCAAACAGGTATACAATTAAATCGGGTAGTGGAGATAGAGGTCGCCATTGATATCGACCTGCTGGGTGATCATAATATTGCGAGCACAAGACAATTTCAATTCCACTAGTCAACTGACATCTCACTCTTCTCTCATGATCCATAAAATCAAGATCCTGTAACAGTGGGATTGCATCAGGTAAGACTTTATTGGAATAACGCCACATGAACAAGTCATGTGGTTGTAGGTAAGAAAAATCACATTTTTTGTTGCGTTTTAACATGAGTTCGACGAGTTGGACCATATAGTCTTCTGACACAATTGGACTGTTGGACTCAATGCAGATAAAGACCATTTTCTTTTTTTATTATAGCAACAACTTAACAATTTGTGGTTAGACCTTCTTCTTGGCCATGGACACCGTCTCCTCCTTGGCCGCACCATTGGGGCTAAACGTCTCCCAGAGGGTCCTGGAGAGACCCACACCACCAGCCAAGCAAAGACCAGCGACTGCCAAGAAATAAGCAAATCCAAGCTCACCCTCATACGTCACCACACCATACGTGTCCCTAGTCCTGTACTGGAGGTTGGTGTTGGTCCAGTCCACCAACCAATAATACCACTGGTGAGAGGTAGTGGGGGTACCAGTCTGGATGGCGCTCCAATCAAATGGCAGACCCACATAGTTGACCGTTACGTTCCAAGTGGCCATGACAAAGAAGACGTCAGCAATGGCCTGGAGGTAATAGAAGGAACCAATGGTACCAGTAGCCAAGGAGAGGAGGAAGGGAAGGATGACAGTCAACAGGGTAGCAAAGAACCAACGAGGGTAGTCATTGTAGAACTCATAGAAGGCATGCATGCGGAAGACACACAGGGCCAAGATCAACCAGTGAGCCAAGAACCAGACTCCGTGCATACCCTGCATGTTCGTGCCAAAGACACGTCCATAGCGCTTCAGGTAGGTGAAGGAGATGAATCCATTCTCACGGTGTTGAGGGTACATGAACACTTGCCACAAGATCAGACCAAGTGCGGTAAAGATGGAGGTGATTCCAATAATCACGGGGTTAGAGAAGGTGGCAGGGATACGAGCAGAGGCCTTGTAGTACCCAGTCAGCATGACAAACAACATCATCAAATCACCAGCCAAGAAGAGCACACGCATAAAGGCCATTCCCTGATGCTTGGAGACCATCACCGCTGAATCAGACTTGGCACCCATCTTTTGGACATCTTCCTCCTCGTAGCTGAGGGGGAGACGGATATCACCATTCCTCTCCACTGCAACCTCTTGTCCAGCAGGGTTGACCTCCGTCTGCTTGAAGAAGACCAACTCACCATAAAGGAAGATGAACTTGGCACTAGCGACAATGAACCAAGCAAACAGCATGTAATAGCGCTTAATCGGGGTGGTAGTATCGGGATCGGTGCTAATCTCGTTAGTAGCCAGGGCATTCAGCTTGGCATTAAAGAACCAGCACGCAAACACAAAAATCATGAACCAAAATACGAAAAAGGTCAAACGAGCAAGGACATCCAACACGATAATGAATTCATATCCACGTCGGACCTTTTCTTTATCCTTTCGATCACGCCAGTATTGCTCTGGGATGATGTTCTTGGAGATGTTTCCCAAGAGAAGGACGCTGACCAAGTAAAAGATACTCAACAGCACTGTGCCGTAGAGCAACGGTGAACTAATGAGCGTCATCTTTTTAGCGTCAACGTTTAACGTAAGTGTCTGTTACAAGACTAGTATCAATAGAAACAAAATTGTGACGACTGTCGGTCCTTTGACAATTATGGCGTCAGCAGTGGCGGCTGGTTGATTCTGAACTGCCTTGAGGGATGTTTCCGCCGTTTGAAATTTTGAGTAGCACGATGAATAGGTCTGACCGTCTGAGTTGCATTGCTTGACTGCATCAGCTCCGCTGATTGGGCAGGCGACTTCGGTCCCGGGTTGGCAACGACACCCAACACCAGTAACATTTTGATAACCCGTTGGGCACGTCGCGTTGACAGTAGGGTAACACGTGGGTAGAAAAGTCCCGTCAGTCACGTTGCAGAGCTGGTAGCCAGGGCCTGAACAAGACTGTTGATCAAACCCAAAACAGGTCCCACATTCCCAGACGGAAGCGACATTGGTCCAGTACATTGAGAAGGGTTGGGTCGTTTGTTGAACTACACCATCTTTTTCGTACACTACCACACGGATATTGGTAGATACATTTGGTTGAAACACAACCCTTTCGTTCGGGTTTACGCCATCAAACCACATTGGGTAATGAGGCATACCATCATAAAACACACGTACATCTAAGTCGTTAATTAAAGACGGAGAGGCGACGTCGGACCATGATAAACCAATAGTAACGGGTAAGGATGTATTGGCGATCACAGCGCAGTACCCACGTCGACTTGATGTGGATTGAACCGACCCATAGACCCACCAACCATCTAGACCATTAGTTGGTAACCGAGGAAATCCCCATGCCATAATTGCTGGGTGGTTTGTCAGTGGGACTGCACCAATATTCGAGTACACCGTCATGACATCCCCTGACATGGGTTCCGAATATACGATTAGGATGGCTCGTACAAGGTCCGCTGTTGGTCGTGTTCCATTATTCAGGGCCATGAATCGTCTCACAATTTCGGCTTTTAGAGCAGCCAAATTTGGCGATGAAAAGCTAGTGCCGCTGATAGCCGCAAAATGGATATGATTGGCGGTTGGGGTTTGGATCGAATATGGTAGGTACTCAAACACCCCCGGCATAAAAAACAATGGGGCTCGACGTCCATCTGGTAACGGTCCAGTAGATGAAAACGAAGCAGCGACAGTATGTTGGTATCGCTCTGGGTGAACATAAGGATCCGACCACCAACTGGTATAGGCTTCTGGTCTTGAAAAGCTGGCCCCAACACTATCTGCACTTTTTGCATTAGAAGGGGATGAACAAATGCCCGTCGGACCAGAATTTCCACATGCCACAGTGATGGAACAATAGGGACGGTCTCGTGCCACTTCATCAATGATGTAAGAGAATTCATCATATACGCCAGTTGTATCTGCTGATCCCCAGCTAAGATTAATAACTGATGCCCCACCTTGATCACAGACATCTAATAGGTATTGATGAAACCCAGAAGGAACGACATCTAATAATTCCCCAGTGCCTGTTTTACTCATGTCATAGAATGCAACCCTTGCCTGTGGCGCTACGCCAGTCTCTCCGACCACTGAAACAAAATAACCAGCCACCGCTCCTGAAACAAAGGTCCCATGTGCGCCATTATCCCAATTGAAATCAGTATTTGGATAATCCGCCGTTAAATAACTGGCCACTTTCGAATGATTTGACGGGATGATAGTGCCCAACCTCGGAGTGGGGTTATTTGGATCATAAAAGCTACGATGTAGGTAATCCAGGCCAGTATCTAAAACAGCAACAATCACACCCGAACCTAGCGTAGTGGCATAATTAACCGGTGGTCCTGGTGTATACTCTACCATCAATGCATCAAACGAATGATGGACCAAACGAGCGGATGGTTCAATCCATAGAACTTCATCTTCATCCGTCAGGGCGACCAAGTTATAACCACACCCATCATGTAACCGCCATCGAGTAGCGGTGAACTTTTCAATGAGTTTAGGCCGCTCTTGACCAAAAAGGCTTTTGCAGTCGTTGAGGCAACGGACTATCACGGGGAAGGTCGTGTTCGATGACATCTTATGTTCGGGTCCCCATTCAGCAACCTCGTCTTCGGGTTCAGGTATATAATCGGCTGACCGAATCAGACAATATCCTCGTTCGAGGATGGCCACTGCACCATCACATGGTGAGGCCGTTCGATGGAGTACAAGGTATGTTGGACCAACATCCAATCTTCGAGTCTCATTCCCCACCAGGGTCCGGTTAAATAACAACCTCGAACCCCGAATCTCAGTAAGGGCATCCACTAAAACTAATTGGTGAAGAAACCAATAATATATTAGGACGAGCGTAATGACAGCGGTGGTCATTTTGTCAAGACGATAAAATGTCAAGACCGCGCTGCTATATTGATAATTTGTATTCACAAATTTATTGAAAAATGGTTCAACGTGTCACTCTTGAAGAAATTAATGAACTGAAGGGTAAACAAATCAAAGTGGTTAGAAAAGATGGTTCTGTTGTGTATAAAGGTCCTTTAGCAAAACCTTTAATATATAATGGCGTAACTTATGACGACTATTTATTGTTAGCAGAGCCATATATTATTGATGGTATTGCATATCGTTTTTTAAATCAAGTATTGCGACATTGGAGTATCGGATTTGAACAACATGGATATCAGATTTATTGTATATATGCTGATAATAAGACTAAATTTATCCGTCGAGGAGCGGCTCTACTACACACATTTATTGGTCCACCACCGGAAAAAAGTTGGACATGTAATCATATGAATGTTAATAACTTAGAAGATCGCAGTCTAATTCGTTCAGACGACTTGTTAGATCGACTGGAGTGGGCCAGCCTGGTCGGCCAAAGAACCGACAAATACACTCCTAAAAACAATGCACAATCAACTGCAGTAATCGCAACACATTGTATATCTGGAGAAATAAAAAGATTCGATAGTATGGTCGATACAATTGATATTTTGAATTTAGAAAGAAATCAGGCAGTAAAATCAATTAGAATAGGGATTCCTATTGATAATTGGCAATTAAAGTACGATACCCTGGAGATAATGGATGGAGAGATATGGAAAGAACTCACCGATAGAAGGTACATTAGTTCTTACGGAAGACTTGCTCGACGCACAAAATCTGGAGAATTAGTTGAATCACATAGTCGCCAAAAATGTGAATACATAAGGCTCAAAATCGATAATAAATCAATAGGTATTCATCGAGCTGTGGTACTCATATTTGGTACCGATGAAGATCGGCATGCATTAGAACTTGGGCACGAAGTCGACCATATTGACGGAGACCCTCGGAATAACAAGATTTCGAACTTACAAGTCCTTAATCGGACCGATCATGCGCGCAAAACACATGGAAACCAAATCCGAGTGACAGACATTCAATCCAACACTACAACCATATATAATACTCAAAAAGAGGCTTATAATGACATCCAAGTGGCGAAAACAATAATTAGCGAATGCCTTTCTAATAAGCGGGAGCACAAACGCTACAAGTTTGAATATACTGAATAATATAGAAGAATGGCAATTATATTTATTGATCTTGACGGGGTCGTCGCAGACTTCGGGCGAGGTATTAATATGTACGGAGATCATCACATAGAGGGCTTCTTTAGTGCACTCAAACCAATACCTGGAGCAGTGCAATCGATTAAATTACTTCATCGAAGCGGGTATAATATATATTTTCTATCAAAATCTACCTGGTCGAGACCAACTGCTTGGGCAGAAAAAGTCTTATGGGTCCAAAAGTATTTTAATGAACCCGAATTTGAACAACGATTAATCATATCAGCCAATAAGGGACTATTAAAAGGGGATGTTCTAATAGATGATGATATACGAAACAAAGAGGGGTTTGATGGTCGTTTTATTCATTTTGGTTCAAAGGAATATCCAAATTGGCCAGTCGTATTACGTTCTTTACTTATTACTAAGATATAACACATCTTTTCTGATTATTACGTCGTTCCATCATATTATGTAGTAGATCACGGCATTCAATCGCTATAGTAATTAATCCTTTATTCTGTTCTTCCAATTTATTAATCAATTGCTTTTGTAACTCAAGTATATCCTCTTTTCGATGTATATCCTTCCTCAATATCTCAATCGTATCCACCAAGTAGGTTTTAAACGCCGGATCCAAGTCCCTTTTTTGAATATCCGTGATTAACCAATCAATATGTTTATCCATCTTTGTTCACCAAAACCGTCTGAACCAACGTTTATTACGTTTGTGAATAATGCCTTGTAGGCGTTCATTCTCCTTCTTATGGATCCTGAGGAGTTCCATCAAGATGTCAATCGTCTTCTTGGATTGTTGGTTACTCTCGGCATAGAATTGAATCGTTTGTTCTTGTTTCTTATTGGTTTCATTCATGATCTTTACTGTCTGTATAATCACCCTCAATACAATATCAGCATCATGATGTTCCAGATCTTGTTCGATTTCCTTGATTTGTTGATCCATCTTCTTCTTCACATAGTTGGGCAAATTTGTGATAATATTCTTCTAACAAGTCCATGAGTTCCTGACAGTCCGCCCGCACTCGTTTTTGATGTCGGTCGGCATGTTGTTTAGTCATCCTCTGATGTTCGACCTTGGATCGATCAGCTGACTTCTTTCGATAGACGTAGGCAAGTTGTTGTTTTAGGGCCTCCAATCCTTCAATCCCCCTCTTGGCATAGACCTCCTTGTCCATTAAATCATCCCACGACGCCATTTTTCTTTAATCTCTTGTTGTCGATGATGATCAATCCAACGATGGATATGGCCCATAAACCAATCTTCCCCACAGGTAAATGAGATGATGATAGATAGGATCAATGATATCAACACTAAATAAGCTAATTCAATCATTTGCAGATTGTGACGCTCACTTAACCGACTAGTTAAGAAGCGATAATATTTGCATAAACTATTTCTTAGCGCCTCTTACCAGGGGCCGATTTTTTTCCAAAAAATAAAAAAAAAATTTTTTTACTAGTAAAGATAAGATCAATACCAAGGTTAAGAGGCGACATGTCGCGTCGAACGACGCGGTAAGAAGCGATAACAAAAAGGAGTCGGTCCAAATTTTGGAGGCCGAAAAATTTTTGGTTTTGGAAAAAAAATTTTTTTTTACTAGTAAAGATAAGATCAATACCACACTTAAGAGGCGACATGGCGACAAATCCGGTTCATCAATAGGTCGAATGAGCGTTACAAAACCAATAGAATGTCGAACAAATGGCTTCATCAACGCAAGAGGACCCGTGGCGACTTCAAGCTACGGAACGGTACCATCATCCCAGGTGTGGAGGTAGCCCGTGATCGACATGAAATCAATGTGTTTATCGAACATACACCTATGCGACATGATCATGCGTTTGATTGGTCTATGGATGTTGGGGCAGATGATGCTATCATTGATGGAATTGAAGCTACACCAACGATCCGTGGATCGGATTTACTTGAACTTGGTATTGAATTGGCTCAAGAATTCAAGGCGAAACGAGTTGGGTTAGATGATGGGTCCATGATTGAATTGACGAAGGATATCCCCGTGAGCTTGTCTTGGCTACATATCTTCATGGATGGCAAGACATGGTACCAAAGTAAGGGGTTTGTACCAGATATTCCAGACTACAATGGGTACTTGCGTGAAGTGAGTATCTTGCGCTCCACCCCCATGTTATTCATGCTTTGGACCGTTTTACCACGGATGGAATGGTCCGTAACCCAGTTTCTTCGTTCCATCCCCAAACGAGACAATGTCATTTTGATATTAGACACCATGTTCTTAACCAACCCAGCGTTCGGCGAGCGGTTTCAAGACCTGTTAATCAAGTCCTTACGTCCAAAGAAAAAGCTCGTTTATAAAAAACGACCCATTGCCCTGACAAACGATTGGTTAACCGAAAGACAAGAGGGTGTATTTTCATCCAATGAGGGTGGGTCATTCAAGTTACGACAGGTCGGGAAGACCTATACGGTGTTGAATGACGATGACCAAGTCCTTATGGAAATAAGGTATTGGGCGGGTGAAGCTGCCGTGGTTAGACTTGCCAATGAAGGCAAGGGACGAAATAAGGCTCAACTTCTTCAATTGGCAGAAGAAATCATGATGACATATGAACCTGTCGAATATATGGTCCTTGCACATGGGGTATCAGATCATTGGACCGTACTACTTGCCAATGGTCTACGTTGGTATAATATGATGGGGTACGTACCAGAAGGTTTCAGTCTGGAGGAATGTCATCATTTGTTACAGATGGCAAATGAGATCAAACTGGGCAATTTGTATAGCTTCCCCGAGGTCTTTGAAGGAGATGTCTTGGCAGAATACATGTTACAGTTATGGCGAGAAGATCGTTTCCTGTACGCCCAGATTTTTGATCTATTATTCAAGAGTGGTACATTCCCATGGTCAGAGACGTTCGAAAATCTGGATACGGTGATTCGTGACTATCGACATTTCAAAACTTTGAAAAATGTCCAATAGGTGGATCCATCTTAGGGGCACGCGTCGTGGTGTGTTCACGTTGCCAAACGGAACGAGAATTCCAGACTTGGAAATCGTTCATGCGGATAGGACTATCTATGCAACTATCTATTCTACTAAAGAAAAAACAAATAGTATCTTTAATCGTACATTTGCATGGCATATGACGGAAGGTGAGAATTTGGCAAAATTAGATGGAATTGAAGCCACACCCACTATCCGTGGTTCCGATATGCTTCAACTTGGAATTGAACTCTCTAAAGAATTTCATGCCAAATATCTAATGCTAGAAGATGCTTCAACGGTTGAAGTAACATCAAATGTTCGGGTCAGTTTATCTTGGTTGCATCTTTTCATGTCCGGCAAGACGTGGTATCAAAGTAAAGGGTTTATACCAGATGTAGATGATTACCCTGGGTATCTTCGTGAAGTCAACTCATTCCGATCCTACCCAATGCAACTCATGTTATGGACCTTGTTACCAATGATGGAACAGTCAGTCGCCCAATTCTTATCATCCATCTCCGACTATGAAGATTTATGTGATACCATGTTTTTGACCACCAATCCTGATTTTGGTACGAGATTGAAACGACTGTTATTGAAGCTCGCCTCCCCTAAAAAGACGACATCAATAACAACAACTAAAAAATGGGTACCGACAGATACCATCCGATCATTTCCCATTCGTGTCACCAGAATTGGCGATGCTACCCAGGTAAAGGTATATGATGATTATACCACTATCCTAAATTTCGAAGTGTATTCAAAAAGAGCATATGTGATTGAATTGGACGGCGGCACATACCAGATGCAATTACTACAGTTAGCGGAAGAAATTGCAGCTAGTTATGATGTGTATGACATTTCGTTTGTTCAAGAATTTGGTGTTGGTCGCATACATGAATTCTTATCCAAAGGACTTACATGGTATCATATGATGGGATATCTTCCCGAGGGATTTAGCTTAGATGAGTGTTATCAACTCCAAAGGATGGCCAATGAAATCAAACTTGGTCAGTTGTATTCCTTCCCAGAAGTCTATGAAGGTGAGACGGTGGCTCAATACATGATACGGCTATGGCAAGAGGGGGACCGAATGACATATGCCCAAAACTTTGATCTCATGTTTACTAGCGAGCATCCCTCCTTTCCATGGACAGCAGCCTATCAAAAGATAGAAGGAGTCATTCGAACCGATCATACTCTTTTCTTGTAATATGATTTCATAAAACCGATTCTTAGCGCCTCTTAAAAGGGGCCTGATTTTTCTGGTTTTGGAAAAAAAAATTTTTTTTACTAGTAAAGATAAGATCAATACCACACTTAAGAAGCGACATGACGGGTGTTAATACGCGATAATACGGAAAGGAGCCAGTCCAATTTTTGGGGGCCGATTTTTTTTGGAAAAAATAAAAAAAAATTTTTTTACTAGTAAAGATAAGATCAATACCACACTTAAGAAGCGACATGGTAACTGCTAAGAAGCGCTAAGAACACGAAGGAGCCGATCCAATTTATAGGTCCTGATTTTTTTTGGAAAAAAATAAAAAAAATTTTTTTTACTAGTAAAGATAAGATCAATACCACACTTAAGAAGCGACATGACTGGCGATAAGAAGCGCTAAGACCGGAAGGAGCCGGTCCAATTTATAGGTCCTGATTTTTTTTGGAAAAAAATAAAAAAAATTTTTTTACTAGTAAAGATAAGATCAATACCACACTTAAGAAGCGACATGGAGGTTTCTAGAAATTTCTCGAAAACCGGCAGTTTTGATCAGAACAGATACTAAAACACAAACAAAAATGAAAGTGGACGACTTGTTACAAGCTTTTCGTGAGTCACAGAAGAATGATCGACGAAGGGCCATTGAGTGCATCATTGGTATCTGTGCAATTGCCATCCTTTTGCCAAGAATTTACGTCTTGGTTCAATTGATGACTACACCAGAAGGTCGAGCTCTTGTCTATGATAACATGGCGGACTATGTGGATCGAACAACTAGTTTTTACCGAATCACTTAACGGGCGATAACAACAAGGAGAGCCGATTCAAAAATTGAGGATTGATTTTTTTTCCAAAAAATAAAAAAAAATTTTTTTTACTAGTAAAGATAAGATCAATACCACACTTAAGAAGCGACATGACGCATTATGCGTCCAAATCTTTATCATCTGTAATTGGTGAAACAGAGTATTTTTCAATACCATACTCTGGTAATAGATAATAGGGAGTGAACGTAATAAATGCCACCATACTAGCGATTGGAACCAGATAGGCTGACGCCCATATACTGTTGTTGAGTATGCCTGGTTTATAACTCTCTTTCTGTTCAGCAGTATACCCGTATACGAGTGTGTTGACTTCAAGACCAATGGCTAGAACAAAGAGACAGAGTGTAAAAATCACTAACCCCACCACAGCTGCAAATGACAATCCACGAAACATTATGTCGATTTTGTTGATGATTGTCAACCCATTGTAGCCCCTCAATCGATAGTCCTGCCCACAATCCTTACAGGTCAGCCAATATAGTCTTTGTTCTCGCCTTTTCTGAATACATTCTGGGTGGGCCACTCCGCATTTACAATATCGTTTGTAGTATTGAACCTTACAACCAGGTCGATAGATTGGTGTAGATTCACCACAAACAAAACATCCTTCATGGGTCATTTTCTTTTGATAATTTGTGTCTAGTCACATGGCCAAAACGGATTATAAAATATATTAAATTTTAAACAACTTTTGATGCCAACCACACGGTTCCTATCAAACAGATCAACAATATCATAGAAGTCAGTAACACGATCCACCAAGGGTAATCTTTATATAGGATATCGATACAATCCAAGATGATTAGATCTAGTAATAGGATTGGTATACTATAATATAAGATGTCGGTTACTCGCTTAGCTGCCCCATACAACCAATATATGGCACCAGCAGAACCGATGAGCCCAAAGACCATCTTCTATTTTTTTGCTATCACAAAAAGACAAATCAACTAAAAAATGGGACACCAAGTTGAGACCGCTACCGTTATTGATGAAGATGATGTTGTTGTTATGGATCCGTTAACCGAACTCTTGCAGCGTGTAGGACTTTGGAGTTGTGTGGCTGCTTGGTGTTTTGGAGGACAATTGATCGCGTTTTTCTTGTTTCGCAATTGGTGTTGGACCGACGTCTGTCCGGATGGCTTGGTTCAGACCCAAGCCTACAAGTGCACGGATCCTCTAGAGGTCCCTCATTATCCGGTGTTTTTTCTTTTTTGGTTTAACATGTGTGGTAAGAACGATGATTGGGCGGTGATGAAATATCATTGTGATCCATTAACCACGGTGTCAGTTCAAGAACCGACTTGTTTCCAGATCCAGGTTGCTGCCCACATTGCCTTTGCTGCCTTGGTGTATGTCGTACCAATGGCCTTGTTCAGTGCGCACTATTTGAGTATCGTGTTCAAGCGTCACAATTCATAAATAGCTGAATAAAATGTCTCTTGGTGTCTATACTGTTTCAAAAGATCACAAGATTGAATTTTCCGTCGCATTTGATGTGATGGGATATCATCAATTTCGATTTATCTTGATTGAATCCTTATTGGGTACCGCAAAACGAGATGAAGTGGAGGATGCCGAATCTACAGTTGAGCTTGGTAGCACTATGTTTGTTCGAGCCATGCGACAGGCCCGAAAGACCAAGGCAATTAAACGTCATAAGGACATGACCGATCAAGATGAAGCCGATCTATTAGCATTTGCCAAGCATAAAGATAAGGATGGTCCCTTTACTCGAGAGGAGACTGTCCGTTTTAAACGAATCCTTCAACTGTGTCGTAAACGATGTATTCGTCAGTTGACTAAGAAACACCTGAATACCGTCTATGATCGTCTGATCAAGGCATTCACAGATGCCGTTGACAAAGAGGGTTTGGTCTTGTTTAGTTTGACTCCACTCGGTGATCAGGCCGACAACACTAGTAGTAGTAGTGATGATGATGATGACACAAATTCATAAAATGGAAACCAAAAGAGTCACTGTCGGGGTTGGAGTTCGTGTGAGACGTGAGGGTCAACCGTATCAAAATGAGCAATGGGAGATGGTGGATTATGATAATATGATTCTTTTAAAAGAGATTCGCAATCCTAATGGGATGGTAGTTGGTGAAGTGGTTCGAACATTCATTCATGATAATGGGCATGTATGTGCCGTGTGTGATTTGACTTGGTTAGAACCATTTACTGAGATAGTGTTATGGCAAACGGATACTGTCTGCGGTAGGAGGGTATCCTACCTACAAATGTCTTTTATCTAGTAAACACATATAAATAAAAAATGAACCAAAATAATGAGTTGGCTAAACTACGACGCGAATTGGATGAAGCGTTAACGAAGACGTTACCGTTGGAACGGATGGTGGATGAGTTGCAACGACGGAACATGATGCTTTCGAAAGAACTGGAGAAAGAAAAGACCCAACGTTCACGGGAGAAAGATGGATCGGAGAAGGCGATTGCTAATCTTACTGGCTTGGTTAATAAGAAACCCATTAAGCCAGAAGAGATGACTGCATTGCAATATCAAATCGATTTTTTAACACGCGATAGGGATGAATTATGGGGAAGATATAAAAAGATTCAAGAGGAGAATGCTAAATTGCAAGAAGCGACTCAATCCATACAGGATCAACTGGCTAAAGCAAAGGCGGATCAGGCCAGTCTTCAGGAAGCAAACAGAGCCATACAACGCCAACTCGAACTGTCACGAGTAGAGGTAAATACCTTACGAGCAGAGAAGATTCGTCTTACAGCTGTAAATGAACAGCTCCAAGATTCAATTACTGCACTGGAATTTGCTCAACGTTTAGCATTACGGACGGCGGACGATGTCCCGGATGGGGTCTGTAGTATATGTTATGCAAATGCAGCGGATATGGAATATCTCCCATGTGGACACATTGCGGCATGTTCGGATTGCGTCAGACGACACAGAGAGTCTCAACGAGACCGTCAACAACGATTTGGTAGAACAGTTCGAGAAGAATGTCCATTCTGTCGTGCGGAAGTAACTAGCACTCGACTGGTTCGAAGGAACGCACAAATTTCATAAAAAATGGCGGAAGTAGTGTTGTTTACACGACCACGATGTGGATACTGTCAGAAAGCCAAAGAATTGTTAATGAATAAACGTCATTTAAACATCCAAGTCTATTTGATTGTTTTAGATGAACAACCTTCCTATTCAGATGCCCGTGATGCAATGGTCCGGATGTCGGATGGTGCCACTTCAGTCCCTCAAGTTTTCATTAATGGCAACTATGAACCAGGTGGGTATAATGGCCTAGTACGATTAAACGATCTGGGTGAATTGGACCCACTCCTAAGTCTTCCGCCACCTAAAGGTGATGAGGATAAATGGTCACAATTTATCAAACGACAATTATCATTACTAGATATTGGATCACTTGATTTTTGATCATGAAACAAGCCATACCAGTGGAAGAATGGGCCAAAGAAAAACTACATCCATATCGATCGGATGCTAGTGCAATCCATCAGGCATTTTCAGATCCAAGCCGACAAGATGAGGATTCAATTTGGTGGTTTCATCATTATGTATGCCCTGCTGGTGGTCATTTATTACTTCAACATGCTTACATCTATGAATGTATCTTGACTCATAATCTACAGTATTTACAAAAAGGATTAGAGGATGGTCATTTAGATCCAAATGCGCGTGGGGATGTTTATATATATACTCCACACCACTACACCATGCGACAAAAATGTGGAACGTAAAAGCCATTCAATTATTGATTGATCATGGTGCCGATATCCATGCTAAGGATGGTAGAGGATTTACACCCATAGATTATGCCACTTTGGATGAAGGCACATGTCTATTACTACTCAAGTATGGTGGGCAAATCCATGGTCCGGATAATGATAATCACCAACAACGACTGTGGATTAAACGAGTAGAGCGGGTGATTGGTATGTTGGGTGGAGCTCCACTGCCAACAGATATCATTCGTCACATTTTTACATTTATAAAATGTTGACAACAGTTTCCTTTGATAAACCAGTCGTTCAAGACTTTACGTTCAATGAACACCGAGTTCGATTGGAGCGTAAAACAAGTGATATCATGACCCTTCAGTATATTAGTGACTCTAATCAATGGCCTGAAGAATTCGAGGTGGTGGACGGTTCTGGGAATCAGGCAATGATGTTGGATCATCATTATTTATTGGTAGTACTCAATTCGTATACTCTCAAGATGTTTGGTCAAGTCATGATGCAGTTCAATAGTAATCTACTGTTTGATATTGTAGTGGATCCTTCTGTTAAACTCGTGTAATTATAAGTGTTTAGACAAATACAACTGACACAAGTCATCATTGAATGTGACACGACGATCATTCAACACATAACGAGCATCTACATCAGCATCATACGTCACACGGCAATCCATACACGTAAAACGAATTTGTTTAGTACCAATGACATTCATAAAGGTGGTATTGGATGCATGACGATCTCCCTTGATAGGGCAATACAGACCAGCCCAAATATGCCATGTTTGTTGTTGTTTCCATTTAATTTGTCTGATATCCACTTCATGATTCTCTACCAACCACTGTTCCAGCCGTTGGACTTGTTCAGCAGTTAGTGTAGCACCCTCGACGTACTGGTTGGTATTGGTCGGTTCATCGGGTTCACCATACGTATGGACCTCATTAGGTTGGTAATCAGGTAATTGAACAAAGGATTGCATCACTGCCACAGCTAGGTCTTTTGGACCGTGGATCAGGCGGAAACCACTATTGGGGACATTGTACTTGACCGACAACGGCAATCTCAAATTATGCCATACACCAGTATCACTGTGGTTAGTCTTTGGGTAGATCCCACCATCCATCATTGTCTTCAACTCGGGGGATTTGGCAATAGAACCAAGGTGTTCAGCTAGACGACGACAAGAGGCTGGTGTATCAAACCATAGGTTAGGATAGATGAGATGAGTAGAAAACTTTTCACCTGGTCTGTACCCACACCAAATGATAGGCCTCTCCACACCAGGAAATTCTGCTTGAACCAAATCAATCAGTTCATCTACCCATTGGTACCATTGTTCATAGGTCAGCTTCGTAGGATCAATGAGATTATCGGCCAATTTGTAATCCAGATCAAAATAAAGACGAGCATTATAGTCGGAACAAATCATCTCATGGTAATGTTGATCGACCATCGAATCCTGCATCATCTTGGTATGAATGGTCTCCATCACCCAATATTGATAATTAAAGGAATTCATCTCTTTTGTTGGTACCTGCCCATCTTTGGGGGGTTGCTCTTGAGCAATTGCCTTACCTGTTGGGACGGCATGACTACGAATGTATTTAAAGAGATCGGCTTGCTTCATGTAAGAAGCCAAGGGGGCAAGTTTAAGTTTCTTCATTTTAAGGACACAAATGCTAATGGAACAAATGATTCAAGCCGAATTTATCAAACGAATGATCTTTGATGGTCTAACGGTGATGTCTCACTGTTATCCCATGTTCACCAAAGGAGACCCATCCTCTGTTTTGTGGCTTACTTTTTGTTGTGTCGCTACGTTTCGTTTTATACTTTGGTTAGCGTTTAGATGGGTCGACCTACTGGTTCGTTTGATGGAGACGGTGTGGTTCATTGGGTGTGTGAGTGTGGGTCTTCTGGTGGTATTATATTTGAATACACCTACCCAATGTGAGACAAGTGGTATCCTTTTTAACAACATTATGTAATGAAGTTTTGGTGATGGGGGTCACTTTTGTTTTATTGACGACTGTCACACAATCAGTCACTCTGACAATCACAAATCATAATTGATTGAACAACAAAACAAAAATGTCTGCCACTGTTGAAAAGAAACCAGAGCCCACTCACACCAAGGATGGTCGTGCTAGGGAGGCGGATGCTGGTCCGTACCCAACAAAGGCCTATGCGACCTACAAGGTTTGCTGGGCCAAGATGTTCCCGGATGAGCCCCGTGAGTACAAGGTGGTCAAGAAGGAGAACCCAGAGGACCCTCGTCTGAAGGAATGCGAGGCTAAGTATGGTGTGAAGAATGCCGATTACCAGCAGAGTGTCAAGGAATTCCGTGCCAAGTTCCCTATTGCGGCTGAGATTCATGATGAGAACCGACCCAAGAACAACAGCCAGGGGGCTAGCGAGAAGAAGCGTGCCTACGACCCCATCCTGGACAAGACGATCAAGGAACTCATTGCATTTGAGGCCCTGGGGATGGTGAATGACTCTGCGGAGGCCATTGACAATTTGATCCGTGACCGTTGCCGCAAGATTGTCAAGCTGTGCCGCAAGGATATTACCCGTGAGGAGGTTGGTCTGACTGCTGCTGGCGCGGAGGCTACCACTGTTGAGGCAGCTGATGCTTAGTGCAATTTATTGATAGTGTAACGTGATAGCAAAAACTCTTTTTATATACTTGTATTAGAACAGAAAACATCAGTTAACCAGCAGCAGGTGTAGGAGCCTTGGATGGTGACGATGTTGGGTGTGAAGTCAATGCCTGTCCAATAGGTTGTCCTGGCAATTGAATAATGGACATGGTAATGAATGCAATAACTAGTGTAAAGATGATGGTGAGGGGGAATGACAGTCCCTTGGAGCGGAACACGCCCGTCGCTGCCTTATCCGCTTCTTTCTGCATTTTTGTTGACGAGACGCTTTTATAGAGCAATAAAACAATCAATGAAAAATTGTGTCTCGTTACACTCGACGGCTAACCAGCAGAGGTGGGTGGTTTAGTAGGTGTAGTTGAAGGCGCAGCACTTGGTCGATGAGTTGGTGTAACTGATGGTGCTGAACTTGTTGGAGATCCAGTTGGTACAGAAGTAATCGCTTGACCAATAGGTTGACCTGGTAGTTGAATGATGCTGAGGACAATAAAGGACATGACAATGGTAAAGATGATGGTCAGCGGGAACGACAATCCCTTGGAGCGAAAGACGCCCGTGGCGACCTTTTCAGCCTCCTTTTGCATTTTTCGAATTGTTTCAATGAGTGATTGACTGAGAGTCAATCAAGCCACGCCACACCACAGACGACACTCCCTCTTAGCCGTTCATCTTCGCGGTTAGTAAAACTAAGGACGGATGAAGTAATTTGACCTCTCCACTTTGAACCATGATGTTCTAGTTGAACACGGTCCAATGGCAGTTCGGTCTTGCTGTTTGGCAATTTGAAATACAACACCTGTGGGGTAACGGGGTAATACTGAATTCGTGTCTGTTTGTCTGTCCATACATTGGTCTTCGGAAACGTCGTTCGATTGTACACACAGTAGTTGGTAGGTAACTGTTCATAGGAGGGATTGGCCTCATCAGGCGGCAGTTCATCCACTAGTCCGTCCTCCTCTTCCTCGGCAGTTTCATATTCCTCGGCTGATTCGGCCAACGACCCATCTTGGTCGACATCAAATGTTCCCAAAGTCCCAACATCTGAATCTTCCTCCTCATCTGATGATAACGACTCATCCACGGATATTTCGGATAGGTCTTCTTGTTGATCATCACCAAATAGGACATCCACTGGCTCTTCCTCCTCTTCATCTGGTTGTTCAACGGGTTCGGGCTCAATAATTGGTCGCTCCTCTTCGACAGACCTTTGGTCGTCTTCATCATGATCAGATTCGACCGATTCTTCAACCTCCTCCCTTTGGTCGTCGTCGACTGGTACGTTGTCATCAACAATAGGTTCTTCAGCCTCCCTTTGGTCGGCATCGACTTGTTCTTCAACTTCTTGCTCGACTTCATCTGGTTGGTCGTCCTGTTGTTCAGCCTCCCTTTGGTCGTCGGGTTCTTCTTCCTCTTCCGGTTCAGTTTCCTCCTCCTCCTCAACCAACGACTCTTCGTCGTTATCTTCTTCTATTGACCGTTCCTCTTCTTGCTCTGATTCTTCCTCCTCTTCTGATTGTTCCTCCTGTTCTGATTGTTCGTCATCAACCAACGACTCATGGTCGTTATCATCATCCTCTTTTGGTGGCGGTGGTGGTTCAGGTTCATCCTCTACTGTGGTATCAATCACTGGTTCTTGTTCGGTGGGTTTAACTTCATCATTAGGTGTGGGTCGTTGGCGTTTGGTCTGTTGATCAATTAACCATTCTCGGAATGCTTTTTCTTCTGGCGTTTCTTCCTTCTTTGGGGGATCCATCTTTTTATTACATTTGTGATAACTGATTACGTCTATGCTCCAATTCTTTCATTTTTGCTTCAACCTCTTGAATCGTTTTAAGATGCTCCTGCATCTGAGCATCAATCTTCACGATCTCGGCTTTGTTTTTAGATCGTTGCTTATCTGCCAACACACTCACATAGGTAATGGATGGATCTTCTGGTAATGGGGTCAGCTCCTTGATCGTCTCCTCGTTATATGTATACTCATCAAAATTCTTGATGTTCATACACTTGATGATCATGTGTTCATTCAGTAGTGAGGATCCAACAAATATACAGAGCATCTTTCGTCCACAGGGGGATTCGAATAAACGACCTTGGTACCACTTGAACGATTCATACAACGCTTTTGCATCGATCTTGGGTTTCTTCGTTTCTTGTTCAACACCAGCACCAAAACGACCAGGAGTACCAGTCGATGGACCATGAGTGAATCCATCATTGTTTGGACCTTGGCACGTATGACAACCGCAGATGGGATGATGACTACTAAAGATCGATCCAAGATTATTATTAGGAGATTGTTGTGTACCAAACATTTTTAATTTGTGGCACAAATTAAACCAAAAAAAAATGTTGTGCGATAACGAAAGGGATGTGATTCGTCGTGGAAAGTTGATGGATCATCCACAATCCTACTTGAAACGATTATGTGTAAATGCACGAATACATGTGGGTGGAAACAAGTCTCAGTTGGCCAAGAGGCTCTATGACTTTATAGGTGTCACCCAACATGATTTAAACATACGTCCTTTTCAACCACCAACCGCGACAGCACCTACTTATATTCGTCAACCTCAACAACAACAACCAACCATACTTCGTGGGATCGTGAATCAACCACCGCCAACAACTCAGCAACAACTAACCATGCTTCGTGGGGTCATGAATCAACCACCAACCGCCAGTGTTGTTAATCAACAACCAACCAACAAGATTGAGGATATCTCATCCTTATACTATGATGGTAAACAAAAGGAACAAGCCCTGGTGGAGGAGGTCAATGCCAAGAAACGAACATGGTCCGAGGCTGCCCTCCATGTGGCTAGTATGATAGATAATGATCAACTAGATGGGGTGATGGAACATGTTACTAAATTGGCAGAGATGGTCGATGTGATCAAGAGAAAAGAAGATCAACAAAAGAAAAATCGTGCGTGGATTGAATTGATGACCAAAGTCGTCCCTCCCACTATTTCCGTTGCGAATGGGTGTTGTCCCATCTGTACTGAAAACTATGATACTGCTGCTCGTCGTGAAGCCGTTTTCGGTCAGTGTGGACATTGCTTGTGTAAACAATGTGGGGATGCGACAATGGCTGAACAACGGAGATTGGGGAAGGCAACTCATTGTCCTACCTGCAGGACTCGATGTGATCGACTGACTATTTTGTTTAGATCATAAATTACACAGCAAACCATTTACCAAAACGTCTTGGTCTACTCACTTTTTTTGTTGGTTGTTTTTGGTTTCGTTTCAATTGAATCATGAGATCCAAGAGCTGTTTTTGTTCTTTTTGTCGTTGTTGAGATTGACGGATCAATTCATCAACATCAATAAGTCGTGGTGGTGTGACAATCTTGGCAAATCGACTCGCAAGAGCTGGTGGCCACGGTCTAATATCTCCAGATGCTGCAGCTAGCATGCTGATGTCAATATTAGATTCATTGTTAATATCAATCTCCACTGGTTGATGGTTGGTGTCGTTCATTTTAATGGTCCGCGAAATTCTGCTTTTGTGAATTTACACGTTAACTCGTCTTGAGCTAAAGACTCGTTTAAGATCCTCGTGTAATCAAGTGCAGTTTGTTCGAGATCAAAAAATCGAGTCTCTATTATGTTTGGATCCATCAGCTCTTCATAGTCAACCAAATCCACTTGATACGCACCAATCTTGGGCGTACCATAGACCTTACGACCTGGTAACATGATTCGTAAATAAAAGTAATGAAATACGAGATAGACGGACATAATGATGATTCCACCAATGAATCTATCATACGTATGAATGAAGAAATGACCAGTATCGGCTGCAAATTTCCGATATTGATGAATGGCATCTAATGATGATGGATCAAATTGTTGAATCAAGGATGTATTCACATATAAAGTAATCCAATGCATATAGATTATATAGATGCATAGACAGTTGAGGAGAAATCTCCATTGACGTTCAGTTAACATTTTACAAGTGTGATTTCTCATGCTCAAACAATTCGGTCAGAAATTTATAGCACCATTTGAGATCGTTTGGACTCAAGATCGGAAAATGATTGCTTATCTTACTCACTTCCCCTTTACCAGCGTTTTTGAAAGTCTCGCATAGATATCGATCGATTGTTTCTGGAGTCTGTTCAATCATCGGTTCGTTACTACCCCATACCGCAACATACAAGTAGTCCACATCGAGGTTAACGGGTTCGACATAAGCATGTATTAGTTGTTCTTTGATAAAATGCTCAACAAAGGAGGTAATTACTTTGTCATCGTACATGGCCTTATCTTCATCAGAAGCATCCTTATACCCATTTACTTGATGCCCGTAACGTGTACAGTTATTGGTTGGCACAATTGGAACTGTGTGAACCGTGATACCAGCCTCCACCAAAGCAGCTTTGATTTTGTCTTCAAACATTTTCAGTTTGTGGCCCAAACCAAAAAATGAGAACCCACTTTCTTTACAACGTATTGAACATGGGCTTTGGTGAACCCATAATGCTTTAATGTCCCAGAAAACAATTTACCTGCCTTGATGATATCCTCACCACTCATACGACCATCCGTCGTATGGACCCCAAATTGCATAGACGTTTCAGCCAAACGTTCATCAGACACCTCAATACCAGCCTTCTGTAATTCCTGTTTTAGGGCTTCTTCCATTTTCAGTTTGTTTGTGACACAAAAAAAAATGATGCCTGTGATTTTATCCCCTGGGGTGTATTATGTGGGGGATCTTCAGTTGGTCCTCAATGATAACCGATCTGACAAGATTCGTAAAGATCTACATCCCTTTGATCCATCGGGATGTTATCGATTGGGTGGGTTGTCCTACTATAATTATTGGCTAGCTGGACGTGGTCAATGGCAGGATACTCAGGGTCGTAACTATACCGTCGAGTCAGGGACTATCGGCGTGATGAGACTATCTGCTATTGATGATCGTACCAACAGAACCAAAGGCCAAGTAATTGATTTTACAGAGCCATTCATCGCATGGAAAGATGCGTTTAGTATTCGTTTTGGTCAAGAAGTGACGATCAACATCCAACAATGTGGGTGTAGACCACAGTGTGAAGGGGACTGCAGCGAGTGACACAAAAATGAAACAATATAGAGTGACTGGTAAACTCTTATACATTGGATATCTTGAGACATATCTATTGTTTTCTTAATTAATAATCATACCAATGTATTGTACCATCCTCTTTAGCTTGCTTGTCGTGACATGACCAATTGTTACCTGTTATAGGAAGACGACGGTTGGCTGGACCACCACCAACAAAGTTGACCGTAAATACCGACATCCCGGGTTGGTCGATACTGAACGTACCATTATACACCCCCAATTGTTGAATACCATTCCTTGTGATGTAGGCCAATGGTTGATCCACAGTGGTTGCATTTGAACAAGCCAAGGACCACTCCAGTGTTACTCGGGTGTCATTATGGTAGACACGAGTCCAGACGGGTATTGGTACCAATGGAGCTTGGTTAGGTTGACCATACCCTACTTGTGGTGACCCAACTTGATCCATTAGTGGCGCGACATCATAGACTGCTAGACCTTCTACAAACAACCCTAAACCAATCGCTTGAATACAGATATGATACCAACGTCGACCTTTACCTGCCGCACATAAAAATAAACCAATCATAAAATGATGGACGTGGGGTGCAAACACACCAGGTTCCACTAATTGATAGAGTACAACATAGAGTACACACCCAAGGATACCTAATAAATACACATGCAATTGTCTTGCAATGAACAATGTTCGAACCTGAAGAACAGTCAAGGGTACAGCTACTAAACAAATAACAACCAACACACCAATGGTCAATGAATTTAATTGCGCTAAACCAGATGGTGTAAACGATAAATTAATTCCCCACCCATACTCATAATCCCTCAAATGAATAAAGGCCCAATACACTGTCGAATGGATCATTAGCAGTTCCAAAGGAGCCATTGAACGAATAAAAAAGAAATGAAACAAGACAATACTAGTGGGGACCAATACAAATTCCTTCTTTGCTAAATCATTCACCCGTGGCCAAAATTGACCACTAGATGGTGTCCATGCTAAAGCAGCATAATAAAATCCCCATTGAACAGTGAGATGGAGAACCCACAAGGTTGGTATTCGCCATACTAGTATGGTCAAACCTAACCAAACAACAAAATCAATCACCCATTTGGTATCTGTACATCGTACGGCCCCAGTAGCTGGTCGAAATTCCATGGATTGAGGGAACCAACCAAAATCACGTGATAAGATCCCATTTTGATAACTACCATTAAAATAGGGTTGTTCACCTAATACGCGATACTCAAAACAATACCCATCGGCTAACACACCAGCATGTGCAGCAGCAGTACAGACGTGAGAATCGGCCATGTATCGGCCGCCACCACCCCTCACTTGACCATCCCACTTTACACGAGGACAATGTCCCCCTTGCCAATCACTCACTAGTTGGTCAGTGGGCCATAGACGATCATCTACATCAATCGTTCGAGGTCGACCATGATCCGTTAATGGTGTGTACCCATTATTGATCAAGACAAAAAAGAATAGTCCATTCAATACAATCAAGGCTATGATTGGATAATAAGACTTGGTCGCTTTTACTTGACTCGACCGTGTTGGGGATGGTGGGTGGGTCATTCTTTTATTTTGTGTCGACCGACACAAAAAACAAAAAAAACAAATGGATCGAGCAGTCACTACTCTCATACTTGGTGTTCCTTTTATCATTGCGGCCGGAATGGCATGCTTTAGTCATGGCCAACCAGATCCAATATGTCCAAATTATTGGTTCGGTGATGATATTGGGGGATGGATGATCTACTTAGCACCAGCAGTGGTTGCTGCATCACAATTATAAAATAAAAATGGCTCAAGTCAAGATGTTATTGAACAATAATCAAATCGTGTACGTAGGACCCATCATCGAGGAGTGTTTCGACCTCATCAAACGATACGATGATCCTAGTTTTGATATGGATCGACATGCTTGTGGCGTACTCTATTCATTTGATCCTTCGGTACCAGAAACCGATATCGAAAAACGATTGTTGGAACGATTAGGTGATTACGAATTTTCGTGTTTTGACACAGGGGTAGAAAACGAAGTGATGTGGACAATGAAGTAGCTCACAACTAAATCAAATATATAAAAATGATGCTCAAAAAGTGGTTCATCTTATCTATGATTTGGTTCATTTTGAGCCAAATCAATTTCAGATTCTATCAACGAATGGATGATGCAGAACGAGGCATGTGGTTTACTTCTGGTGGATGGAAAAAGGATGTCGTTCAAGCACTTATCGCTCCTATTTGGTTGACTGCTGGGTTTGGTGAAGCATATTATGCTACGATCATGTCCATGTTCAAAAACGAGTTTCGTTATGATGGGTATTTTTTCAAGTTGCACACAATTAAGAAATTATAAAAAATGTTCAAGGCTTGGTGTATAGCATCTACTGCGATCTTTTGCATCAGTCATATCAAGATGGATCTTGGTCAGAATCAAGTACGATTCACTCTGGATCGACCACAGGTACCTGGAGCCTATGTTGGTGCGTTCATGGCACCGGCTACTGTTGGTTTAGTTGGTTTTTTGTTACTGTTTGTTGGGGATGATTTTCAATTGATGACAAAACGTCATGTTTTCCATAAAAAGAAGGGAGAGGGTTTACTTATTAAAAATAAATTGTAATGGATAATGAATTACGTGACGCCATCGTCAGAGAAGACGCGGCCGCGGTGAGACGTCTCTGTGAGGAGCAAAGCTATCCGACTGCCACACTCAATGCTGCACTTCAATTGACTACAGATGGCGCTATTCATGATGAATTATTCTCTCATGGGGCAGATGATTATATGGGTGTCATTCGTGAATTGATTCGTACAGGTCATCAAAATGCAGTATATAATTATTTTGTCTTTGATCAGCCTTCTAATTTAAATCCTCTTCAAGTCTTGGTTTGGTTAGTGGGTCATCCTCTAGCTCGCCCTGAACATATCGAACTAAGATATAGAGATGAGGTGACGCATGTGGTGATGATTGATGATATCCCTCAATTGAGACGATACTTACCAATATCTGTATTTGGTCAACCGGATATGTATCGACGCGTTGTTCGACATGCGATTGGTGAAGCCATTGAACACTCGAGTGATCCTGAGGTCCTGGAGTATTTACTTACCCTAAGTGCCGTGGAACCCCCTGTATTTGAGCTTTTGGCAAGGAATCCGGCTGCCTTTACCATAGCTCCCGTCCTCTTCAAGTATGCGAATGATCATGATATTGACTTGTTTGGAGAGACGGAATTAGTGGAGAGGTTGTTGGATGCTCATCGACAAGATGTCTTTGTGTTATTCTATCAATCCTATGAATTAGGTTTTTTGATGGATGATAACGGCTCATTATTGAACAGGGCATTTCATACCAATAATCATCGAGTCATCTCCTTCATGTTGACCAAGAGGAATGATATGGAGGGATTAATACGAGCATTGGAACATACATTTGACCCGGAATATCAACGATATCATAAAAAGGTGGTGAGTGAATTGATGGAAGAGACTCGTGATTTGGCATCGAGGGATGATGAGGACATGTTTGAAGATTTCCGTGCTTACAACACGTTCTTTTTTGAACTGATTCTTAGGGTTACTCGTGAACGCCCAACACATCAACTGGAACAATTGATGGCCATCTTTAAACAATGGATTGAAGTGATTGAAGCTCAACAAGGGAATATGGATCCATGGTTGGATATTTATGAGTTGAACTATGATCAAAAGGAACGATTATATGAGAATGCTCTGGAGGCTCATCGTGTGGAATCGGTGATTTATTGGATCAAACAAGGTGGGTTTACACGGGATGTGGATCATCCATTTACGTATTACATCGAGGACTTACAGGATCAAATGGAGATCTGGCAAGCAATCCCCGACCAAAGCCTCCGTGAAGACGAATTACTCGATGCTCCATTGTTGAAGGACTATATGGAACGACATCAAGCTACCCGACTAAGAGCATATGGGACTTTACCAACTGATATCAAGCGATTTATTGATCGTTTCATTTAATGATATATAATATACCACCAAATAAAGATAGATTGATACCAATGAAATTCATTGGGTCGTATGTATACCCTAACCACCCCATCCCAATGTACGTAGTCACTACGTTTTTCATGACACCAATCACGGATGTTGTCAATGCAGAATTGTATTTGGTACAATAGAGGATGGTAAATTGCAGTAGACCAGCTAATAGACTACTCACCAAAACGAGGCCGTTGACTTCTACTGGTACGTACCAATAGGGTAATGTGACTAACATCACCACTGAACCAACCAATGCATTGGTAAAGAGAATATCTAAAGGATTCGATTGATCCATTCGTTGTTTAATCAAGATACCAACCACGCTTGTGGATATATTATTCATCCATACCATGATATACCCAACTAAATGATAATCGAGATCATTTATAGCAGCTATGATTGAACCAAAAATAATCAAGGTGATTGCCCATATGACTGTATTTGAATACGTCTTTTTGAAGAAATAAGCCTCTAATCCCATGGTGAATAACAAACTAGATCTCCTCAAGACGGTAAACATGGGGATGGATAATGCTTTACTACCATATAGACCAAAGAAACCATTTGCGACATTCATCAGGGCTAAATCTATATGCTGGACTTGACCATCCAATGTGATTAAACCAATTTGATCAGAGATAATCAATAGAAATAACGACGACATGTGTTGACATAGACTAAGAAAATGAATCGATGGGAATTGATAGGTATATAATAACATACGATTCACTATCATAATGAGGATGGATGTTCCACCATATGCCAAAGCACTAAACACTTTTTGATTCATTTTCATGTGTGTGACGTCACAAGAATCTGGAGACTTATTTGTTCAACATTCCATATCTTGAACGATACTAACGTTGCCATGAAAAACCCAACTAAATCTCTCCACCACCAAAACCAATCCATTATTGGTTTATTTTGATACGCTGGTACACATGGTCTAAAACAAAGATTAGTCAAGGTCATGGAGGTTGCTACGATATACGACTGTATGATTATAGTCGTCATATCATAGGTCATGAACCCATAAAGGATTATACCAGGAATGAACAATCCCTCCATTATTTCACAAATCAAAAAATGATGAGACGAACGATTCGCCTGTTGAGTGATATTCACTTGGAATTCCACAAGGGTCCTCAATTCACCGAATGGGTCAAGGGGTTACCTATTTGTGATGCATTGATTTTAGCTGGTGATGTAGCTACACCTAAAACGATCCATCGTCTGGTTGACTTTCTTCAAGCCGTTACTGTGGCGGCACAAAAGGTGTAGGTGGAAGAACAGTTGGAACAGGTTCGAAAGGAACGTGATGAGATCTGTAAGAGGGAAAGTGAGGTGTATCGTCTTCGTGATGAGCTCGGTAGCCAGGTTTGGCATCTCGAATCTGAGCACCGTAAACGAGGTGAAACCTTGGTGAAATGGCAGCTAGAGAGGTATCTTGTGGATAGTGATGATGATGATGAGGAGGAGGATGAGTAGATCATGTCGCCTCTTAAGTGTGGTATTGATCTTATCTTTACTAGTAAAAAATTTTTTTTTTTATTTTTCTGAAAATTTTGGGACTCCAAAAATTGGACCGGCTCTCTCACGACTTAGCGCTTCTTATAATTCACCATGTCGCTCCTTAAGTGTGGTATTGATCTTATCTTTACTAGTAAAAAATTTTTTTTTTATTTTTCTGAAAAAAAATCGACCTCCAATTTTTGGACTGCCTCCACATGTCGCCTCTTAAGTGTGGTATTGATCTTATCTTTACTAGTAAAAAAATTTTTTTTTTATTTTTTCCAAAAATTTTGGGACTCCAATTTTTGGACTGCCTCTACATGTCGCCTCTTAAGTGTGGTATTGATCTTATCTTTACTAGTAAAAAAAAATTTTTTTTTTATTTTTTCCAAAAATTTTGGGACTCCAATTTTTGGACTGACTCTACATGTCGCCTCTTAAGTGTGGTATTGATCTTATCTTTACTAGTATAAAAAAATTTTTTTTTTATTTTTCTGAAAATTTTGGGACCCTCAAATTTGGACCGGCTCCTTTGCCTCTTACAAATGAACGACACAAAAAAATGGATCAACGAGTTGGTAGAATAGTTACTGAGATCATCTCTTATTTGGAAGAATCGATTGATCGTACGGTGGATAGAATCATTCAGGAAAAGAGGGTGGGGACGGATTATGGAGTCTTGGATTACATGTTTGTTCCTCCTGGAGACATGCCTGAAGTCATGCGGCGTCTGAACGAACATCTAAAACTTACTGGATTGATTGCCATTAATCGTAATCCAAATGATATGAGGGTGACTATTGGTATCTGTCGGCGTCCACTCCCTGAGTGTGAAGATACCACGATTAGTCGTGCGGTGACTCGTTATGAAGATGCATTAGCACAAGTCACAAATTAATCAATGTAAGAGAATGGATATTCTTTGCCCAACAGTCACCTACACCCTGAATTATCCCCAACATGGGATTCATCAAGTTATTATATCCTATCAAATGAAATCTACGGATGGGCATCGATTCAATATATTGTTACATGATGAGAGTGGAAAGAGGATTGGTTGTCCTGGACATATGATGATGTTTCGCATTAACTCGTATGTAGTGGTACTTGATGGTCCAAATGATTATTTGATCAGTGATGAACCACAGCCCATGCCCTATAAGGACGTGATTGAACCCGTCTTTAAAAAGTATGTCGACGAACATGTCCCCAAGCCTAAGCATATTAGCCAAGTCTTCCATGTCCCTATCCCCACAGAGCAAATTGTCAAGAATGTCATGGACCGATTGGAGGAAGATCTAGATCAACAAGTGGATTACTTGATCAAGAACGAGCCTGAAACGTTTGGTAAGGTTTGGGGTTATTTGGTGAGGTACCCATTACTTGGTAATGGTGAAGAAGTCGTTCATCAACTTGGACCTATCCTTGGGGTATATGGACTAGAGGTGGAGACCATTGGTCGCAACGGGGATCATGTCTTGTTTATACGTGCGTGTCATCGTCCCATAGGTGAGTTCCAGGATACCAAGATTGGTAAGGCGGTTACCCGCTACATGGATGAATGGGAACCAGCTCATGCTGCCATGTTATTGGCACAATCGAAACTTGGTCAGTAGTAATGATTCGACAACGTGTAGTTGCTGTCAAGACAGCGGATGTCGCTGAGCCCTTGGTGGCGACAACGACCAATGATGAACATGATTATGTTGTCCTTAGACGTGCTCGTGCTTATTTTCTTTGGTTTACTTTTGTTATGACTACTGCCTTTTTAGGTATACTTATAGGTGCGGTTGCGACTTCACTCCTTAATGGGTTACCTACCATCTCTGATTTTATGGCCACCATGATACGTGTTTTAGTGTCAGTAGCCGTATTCATGTTATTTCATATATTGGTGAGGACCTATCTATGGGCTCGATTTGCTAGTGCCGCACATGTGTTTGAACCACATCGGTATACCAATTATTTCATCTTTGCTAGAGAAAAACTATCCTTCTTCTCATCCTTGTCGTTGTTTTTCTATGTCTTTCAAGTTGGGTTCCTGATGATGATTACCATCGTACCAGTAACCGTCTATCCATTTCAACATTATGTCCTAGCAGGGATGGGAATTGGGTTTTCATTAGCCAATGAAACCACCTTATTAGCTAGGAGATGGTATGTACATAAGGGTATCTATGATCGGTACTTGACCGAACAAGCCAAAGATGAATACCCTCAATCCGTAAAAAAGCAGGGTGAACGCCGTAAAGAACTACTCAGACAACATTTTGGGTATACAAATTATTGGGTCCTCCTGATCATCAATTTGATCTTATTGGTTGGTGCATATACATGTGCATTGGTCTTTGGTTCATATGTGACCTTTGTCCCTTCCCTGGACCCAAGTCAATTTACCGCCTATGCCCTATCCGAGTACCTATTATTTTACTTGGTATGTTTATTACCCTCCATGCATGTGATGGACATCTACATGCCCTTAAAGATGGTGAATCAGTCTGCCGTAGTCTAAGCGAACAAAGTGAGCGTCACAAATATGAAAAATGTCAAGAATTTATTACGATCCAAGGGATTATGGAGACGATTTTACACTCCATATGCAGTTGACGGAGTTCTTGTTGAATCATGGAATGACCGCAGTGCCAATGCATGCTGCATGTAAGAACACGCCAGAGGGTACTAAAGTGGTGCGAGTGATTGCGGATCGAATTTGTATAGTGAATATCATTATAGATCCATGTGATGCTACTAAAAGAAAGTATGAATACATCTATGTAGACCCCAATCCAATTGAATGGACTATCCCAAGTGAATGGTGTGGTACTCGACCAAACCCAAACCCATTTGATATGACAAAACATCGGCTACCATTGTTGGAACCAATTGTTCAAGGCTTGGTAATAGATATGTCAAGAGACACAATTAAATAATAAAATGAAAAAACTAGTCTTACTTGCTATTGTCGTCATTTTACTACTCGCCACGCAGGGGGCGGATGCCAATGCTGCTGCGATTGCTGAATTCATCGGAGGAGGAATGGTTCGAGCAGCGGAGGGGGCGGCAACCTCGCTTATTCGAACCATGGATACTGTCGGTAAAGATTTGTATGGGGTAATTTCCAAAGTCCAGACATCATCATCTAAAATGGTCATCACGTCTGGTAGAACCATTGGGAAATCTAATGTATATGGTGCGGTCAAACAAGGTACGAAGAATGTGGCGAATAAAGCATGGGATACCTTTAAAGCCGTTCCAGGTTCAGTAAATCAAAAATTGACCAAAGAACAGATAACGGGTCAACGAATAGCCTATGATAAGACTGAGATTGCGATTGAGGGGTATAAAGCAACATCTGGGGTAATTAGTACCGCTTCGGGGGTGGTATGGGCGATCGGGCTATTCTTTATTGGGTTTGTAGCAAATACCTGTATGCCATGTGCTAAAAACCTAAATAGGTGTGGTCGGAGGGTAGCTAAATGGCAAGATAACAAAAGGGATGAGATTCTTGGAGATGTCTCTAAGTGGACCTTCCTTAACCCCATGCTCTATGTCCTATTGGTAGTAGGGATCTTTTTTGCTCTATGTCGTGGTCTAGTCAATGTCGTTGATTTTTTCATTCGTCATGTCTATATCCTCCTCGCCCTCTTTTTCTTGATGGCCATCGCAATGCTCATCCAACATTACTCTACTCCAACCCTCAACGCTGTCCATAATGGTGTTTTATTAGGACAAAAGTCCATCAATACACTAAGTGGAGTAATGAATACTGGCAAGAAGGCCATGAATATCATGATTCCTATTACCAATGAACGGACCTATAGTGCCATTCAAGCCGGAAGAGTGGTCTATAATGCCTTCATCCCTGAGGATGTTCAAGTCCCCATGTTTAGTTGCCAGCAAAGCGGACAACAACAACAAGGTCGCAGGCTGACCATCGTGGATGAAGATGGACATACTCAATTATTTGATCTCAGCAGACAATCGACCGCCTTGAGACAAATTGTGGTCCCGGTGACCTTGATGATGTCCCTATTTGATCGATTTGAAAACATGATGTTGGAATTTCAATTGATGTTGATGGCAGCCTTTATTGAACCCATTCTGTTTGTGGTTTCTCTCATCTTACCAAAGGTGACTTGTGCATTTAGTGGTGGTCCAGTCTGTATTATCATGGAAATTGGTGATATCGTAGTGACCTTGTTTGTCAGCAGGTTGTACCTTATCCTCCGTCTCATTCCCTTCTTGTCCAATCTCCAGACCCCCCAAATCCATATTGGATGTAAACAAGGCGAGTTTCCAATTGAAATGGATGCTAACCTGTGTGGTGGGTATATTTGGGACCTGGAACCAAAAGGAGCCTTTTTTTCAGAGCTGATTCCCTCTACTGTAGCCCAAGATCCAAGTACGGATCATTCAGCACAGGCTAGTCAAATCATGGATAAATATCTTGCGAATGGCGGCCAAGGTAGAAGACTACGTGAACAAGACCCCATATGGGTGAACTGCACCAAGTCCACACATGATGGTGTCTACCTAGAGACCTTTACCTCAGGCAGGGTCCTACATAAGGCCCATAACAATGGATGTCCTCACGTTAGGGACTTGATTCTAAAGACTCCACATGAAAGGATTCTTCAATTTCATCGTTTGAATATCTTGGATGAATGTGTGGATGTTTGTTTAGATGGCTTAGTCCATTTACGTAGCTGTTTTTACTCCGTGGATGATCATCCCATCTATGTGATGGGTTGGTGCCATCACTCAGCCTCGCTGGGGATAAACAATACGGTGGTAGATGCGACCCTACAACGGTTATTCCGGGTGTATGTGGATCTCTCTTATGATCGACCAACACCCCCGACGGACGAACAACAACAAGAGGAGACTGTGGAGCAACGAAACTTGAGGGGAAAACGAACTACACCCCTCACGAGACAAGAAACTATTGATGTGATTCGCAAAACGTCGCGGGGCGCCAACATTTTGATGGCTGATCAAGTGAACTGTGATCTCAGTCATAGTGATACAAAAGACCCCGAGGACCAGTTTCTCAATACGCTATGTTTGACCTCTTCGTACATCCAAAAGGTCTCGTTTGAATCACTTGGTCCAGATTCTACTACTGTGCATCAATTTTTTGATCCTTCACGATCATTAAGTGGACCTACATATGACAGAAGACACCTCGAACAACAACAACGCACTCAGGATATCTTTACTCGATTTACCAAGAGGTTACATGCTTCCAGTAGCCGAATGGTTCGATTTACGGAGACGATACGAAAGAATATTCGTTTACTGACTACAGCAACAGAAGTGAATGATACTACCTTCACTCATCGAGTATTATCAATGATTGCGGATGATCAACGAGAAAATGTGTTATATGCAAGTGTCCTCAAGAGTATACATGCCTTTGAAGCATTTGCTGCTGATGACGGCGACCAAACCGAGTTTGGTCGTAAAAGAAGAGATTTAGCTACGACAGTGGATGATAATCCGACGTATATCGAAGTGATTGGAGATTGTCCAAGTGACATGTACTTGTGTTCGGATGGGATCCATTGTGTGGCTCCAGAGGATATGGAACTTTGTCTTCAATATGAACAACCAGCAGATGCTAACCTGTTCCAACGTGCGGCAGCTACCCTAGAATCCTATGCTGCAACATCGTTTGATTTCAAAGGTGCTGCTGCAGATGTGGTTCAATGTTGGTGTGGGTATGATACCAAACCAGATACTTTGCCCCTGAGTACGAGCAATCTTCAATTACCTGAAGGGGCCTCCACCACGGAAGAGTATTGTTTACCCTTGAGGGCCCCATATACATACTTTGCTGACCCCATACCCGAAACTGGAATTCGGTCCTACGTGGCCTCTTTGTGTAATGGGACAGGGTTGGAGACATCGGCATGTTATTGTTATTGGTACCAACCAACCGCGCTTAGCAGCAATGTCTACCTCAGTGGTATCTTCAAGATGTATGTGGTGAATCATATCATCAATGCTTTATTAGATGTTCAGTCATTTGTCTATATCTTTTTGACTGGACCTCAAGCATGGTTTTATTTCGTTCAGTTGATTTGGCAAAATGTCATGTGGATGTTCTGTGGCGATCGATGTCCACTATGGCTGATCTACATGTTTGGTGATTTAGGGTACCCGGACTTGACAACGGATCGTCGATTCCTCTGTGCAGGGTTACATGCTGGATCATTTTTTTACACAGTCTTTATGGTCTTTGCTATACTGATGATCCTCATTTTTGTCTTTCCCGCCGTCCTCTTTTTGATTGAATTCATTTCTCCCACATTTCATCAATATCGTCCAAGACAACGACGTAGAAAGACGATTAAGCGATCAAGATAAACGAGCCCTCTCATCCATTAACCATTTGTATAAAGCGCGTTTATACCGCATATTTTCTTTGCTGAGTAATCTTCGTCTCTCTATACCAGTAATTGTCTTTGGTATATAGGCCTTTGCTGGTCGATCTACTTCATGTATCTCACCACGTAATCTCCTTAATGTGGCCACCTCTTCTTCTAGTTGTGGGATATCTTTGAATTTATCATGATAACGTCGTTGACGAGCTCTTTTATTGGCTTCAATAGACGCAGTGTGATCACATATTAAATCGTTCAATATTAAATCTTCTAGGGGATCCATCCTTTGATTAGATTTGTGATTCAAAAAGAATGCTCAAGAGTGATGGTCGTGAGACGGATGCCTTTATCAAGCACCTGAAATGGCTCTGTTATGCAAATGCTATTGTATATTTCATTGCGACCATATTTATCTCGATCACCCCGTTTAATGTGAATCCATTAGAAGGTGCATGGTTGATCATGTGGAGTATGGGAATTGGTATGTGGTTGATTGCTAAATGCAATCTATTGTTTATGGTCTATGCATTTAGAAAGTGGCTACTGTAAGACCCGTTCTAAATCTATATAAATCTTCACTGCCGTCTCTCTATTATTAATGTTCATGGTCAATCCACGCTTAGTAGCAGCATCCGCACTCACATTTAACAACGTGTTGGTAATGGGTACACCATGATAGATCAACGTATACCCTTTAGCCTCTTGGTTAGTCCATCGTTTAGATGGTCGAAGAGCCCTTAAACTAGCAAATGGACCAATCAATAAATCTTTGACCTCTTCATATGGAGCATCCATATGATTATGCGTAGAGTAGACGGCCAAGACCCTAGCTCGATTGGCCTTAATGGCCTCAGTGATCTTGACCTTCTTATCATCCAATTGTCTTGGCTTTCGTGGTTTTTTTGTTGATTCAATGGTGTCCGTGGTGGATGATTCATCCCCAGTAGTGGTGGTGTCATCCGCGGCAGCTGACACTTGACGATCAATCTCTTCTAAGACCCAGGCAGCAGCCTCCATGGCTCCTTCATACCAAAGACGACTATCTTCAGATCCATCTGCAGTAACAGACATTTTTTTTATATGAGTTGTGAAAACTTAAGAAGACAATCGTTGTCGTTTTACTACATGACCTTGATGATCGTAACAGGTCCAATCTCTCGTATCAATATAGGTATCCTCTTTTGGTATTCGTACTACCCCCCTGAAACCACCTTCTGGCGTAGTGAACAAAAACGTTTGATTCTTTTTATCATCCAATTTAGCAGATGCCAAAGCTTGATAAATTTCCAATCCACTATGTCCATTTGGTAATTGTTCCAAGTAGCTCTTATGTCCGTCTGCGTAGTATTTACCAAATGGACAGTATAAGGCAGCTGTTCGTCCGATCAACTGAAGGACTTCCATTAAACGATCACTGACTTCAAAAGTCTCAGGGGGGACAGTCATACGTGTCGTCTTTGAATCAACCCAATCCAAACTCGTATGTCGACAGGACAAAAATGGTAATGGTGCCGAATCCATTGGATTCGTAGAGGGGTTGTTGTTGTGTCCATTCTTTGGTGAGGGTGGAGGTCCCATTACCGAGGGTTGACGTAATTCCTTGAGTAATTGTTCCATTGCCATGGTTGATCCGGAGGCCTTGATGGGTTGGATTTTGTAGGTTAGGGTACGAATATGGTCCATCGTAGCTGCAGGTGGGTACGTCTTTAAAATTTCATTGGATTCATTCAATTGCTGAGTCCATTGTGCCAATCGTTCTCGTTGAAGTTGCAATTGATATTCCAGATCCTTAATGGCGTGTTTGGTCTTGGCAATTTGAAGAGAGGCCACTGCGTGGTTCTTTCGAGCATGTTCACCACGATGTAGCCATTGAATTCTCTCTCTCAATTCTTCCTCAAAAGGTTTGGTGTCGATCATTTTTTCTTGATGATTTGTGATATACCAAACTCATCGTTTTAGCTAAAAAAAAATAAAATTAAATTTTAATAAACCCATAGACGTGCCTGAAGATGTCTTCTGGAAGCAAATCTGAAGAAGCCAGTAGGACTACGCGTCGGCGCACGTCGACCCACTTCCTTACTGCATCGTCCAGACCAACCAATCCACTGATGGGCGAATGGAGGAGGCCGCCATCTGGCATTAGAGTGATCCTATAAATACTGACGTTGTATTCGACGGTCTCAATCGACGGATGATGACATAGGACGTCGAAGAACGGGTCTACCGAATCGGCAAAGATTTTCATCCCCATTAATTGTAATGTTTTTAAATTGGGTAATCGTTTGATCCAACCTCCTAGTTGATTCAGATCATATGCTGACCCAATCATGGAGATTTCCTCCAACCAAGGGGATGTAAGTTGAAAATAGGATTCCATCTTCTTACCATCCCTTCGCCACGACAGGTTCAGTTCACGTACACGTTTCTCTTGAATCATCGAAAGAAGTCGTTGCCACGACGGACGTCCATATAATCCATCGATAATGCTCAGAGTGTTAATACGATCAAAGATTGCCATCGTTTCTTCCATGTCATTCATCTTCATCTTTTGGAGGGCGATATGACCACTAAAACGATCCAGTTCATGGACGATCAATCGAAGTCGTTCAATGGGGAATCGTTTCACTGGTCCTGTGATCAACAGTCGTTGACATGCATACCCCTTGACATGTTGGAACTCTTCACTAAAATCTTTATCCGATAGATCCACTAGACAATTTAGATAGATGTGAATCAACCCATCCTTCAAGTGCAGCCCGCGCCCAGTATAATTTGCCATTTTTGTCAATTTGTGTCCACAAATTAACAAATCAAATGGAAGTCCCTGCATTCCCAGCTAAAACGTATGCTACCAAAGCACAGTGTTGGTGTATCCTATACCCAGATGATCCTCGTTCATACAAGGAGGCTTTGGAACAAGATCCTACCAGTGATCAAGTGTTGACATGCCAACGAGAAACGGATGAAAGCTATCGAATCTACCGAGAGAATAGAGAACGATATCAGGTCGAATACCCGGAAGCCTATGCAGCACATATGAATCGGTTTCGAGGGATGGTATCTTATTATGAAGACGAGACCGACATGGATGATGAATCATCCGATGACGATGAATCACTGGACGAAGACGAACTTTTAGCCATCGCTGAGTTCGAGGAGGCTACACGAAGATATGAAGATGAAAAACAACAATTCTTTGATCAGTACCCTCATCTTCGCGACCGATTAAATTTATAAAGAACGTAAATAATTCAACATTTCATTCGTTCGTTCAACGACAAACATGGAGTCATTCATCTTATCCGGTTGTTGTTGAGCCCATTCTCGCAGTCTTCTATTACCAATCGGTATCAATCCTTTGAATGTATCTGGGCGCCATAAACATTGTTGTATAATCTGTGGGAGAAGCTCCAGTAGGATGTCCACATATATATCTTCATTCCATTCCAACGCCTCACGGATGAATCGATCAAATTCCTTAATATGTTTATCAACCAATGACTTGGCAATGCGTATCAACCATCGTTGATCTGGTAATAACTGTTTAGCACGCTCAACTAATAATTCATAGACCCCCGTCAGGACTTGCCATCCGGGCCGACCAACTGGCCAAAAATAAAGTTCAGGGTCTGACAAACCAATTTGTCTCCATGAAGACATCAATGCATGATCAAAATGTTGGAGGACAACAGGCCAATCTAGTGGTTTTAAACTACGATCATAAAGTTTGATTTTGCGGTCCCGAAAGAGTTGTTTTCTCCCAACATCTTGCCATTGATCAAACCGAAGACCAAATTCCATGACGCTCTTGTAATTCAAGAAAACAATAGCTTCTAATGAATCCAATGAATACTCGCCCTTTAATCGATATTCATGTAGTTCATCTTCCCTGCAATATCTTCGTTCCAATTGGGATTGATCATTTCGAAAGACGAGAATACTATGAATGGGGGTACCTCTTAACGTAGATTCATCACTACCAGCAAAATGTAAAGCAGTTTCAAAATCCATACCAAAATACACTCCATAGCCATTCACACTCACACGATGTGGTCGGAGATGCCAAGACTCAATGATTGGCCAAGTAAATCGTGTCCCATGAAATAAATAGGGGTGGTGTGGTTGATGGATATGTTGGTCAGCCCATTGATGTCCATATTCTACTAACAGACCCTGTGCTGTACGTGCTAAACACGTGGCTGCTTCAGCCAACTCTGGTCGATGGCTTAGTAAAAAATCAATATATGCGTGTTGATTCTCTGGACGACGAATGACGTCTAGGTAGAGACGAAAATAGATGTCATTCGACATTGTTACGATAAGTGACGAATAATAAAATTCAATCTAATCCATGTTCGTTCCATATTAAACACTCGTGCTCGTCGCATTACGGCTCGATCATTTTCTTCTACCCACCGTTTGATTCTCTCCTTATCCTTAACGTCCAACAACCGTTTAAATCGAGCTACAGGTCCTGTGTACCATATAATTAACTTGTCCAGGACATCTAGGAGGATGTCAATGTAGACTGATTCATTCCACTTTAAGGAATCTTTGATGAACCGTTCAAAAAGCTCACCATCCCCATCCGCAAGTTTCCTTGCTAATACAATTAACCCATGTTGGTCTGGTAATGCTTGTTTCGCACGCTCTACCAAGAACTCATACATGGCTTCTGATCCACCGGACCACCCTGGACGAGTCACGGGCCAAAAATACAATTCAGGGTCCACCACACCAACTTGTCTCCATGTCATGGTCAATTGAGTAAATGCTGAGGAGAACCGTTGATACAACTCAGGCCAATTCAATGGCTGTAGACTATAATCATAGAGTTTGATGGTTCCATCCAAGAACCTTTGTTTATGTTCATGTTGATCCCATTGTTCAAATCGAATTCCAAAATCCATCACTCGTGAAGAATCATGAAATACAATTGCTTCTAGTGTATCCAATGAATATACGTGATGTCCCTCAAGTATATACTCGGAAGTTGCTGGGTATGGGGGATCTGGTGGAACATCTTTGGAGATGAATGGCAATTGGCGATCATTGCGAAAGACTAAGACACTTGGAATTGTCTTATCTACACCAGGCCTTAGGGCATCCCACCCTGCGTAGTGTTTGGAAGTGTGGTAATCTCTACCAAAATAAATCCCTTCCCCAGTATTGGATTCATTCGATTCAAGTTGCCAACTGTCCAAAATCTCCCAAGTATTCCCCGTGCCATGAAAGATATACTTAGGTCGATCTTGTGTAGCTTGTTGTTCATACCATTCTAAAGCCGTATGGCCATAATTGACCAACAACCCTTCAGCTGTCCGTGCTAAACATTCAGCTGCGCGGGCCAATTGATGTCTATGTGGAGGTGAGTGAGGTTGACGAAGAAAATCAAGATAATCTCGTTGATTCTCGTACCGACGAATGACGTCTAAGTAGTCACGAAAGTATAAGTCGTTTGACATTTTATGATACAGTTAAAATCCACTTTTAAGAAACTGATTAGTTGCTTCACTGAGCTCACAAATTTCAAATGTCCAAACCGAGGGGTAAATCCCAGGCTAAAAAGGAGTTTGATGAATCTCATTCGTATTCATCGATTCAGCTAAAATTAAATACGTTCGTTCGAGATCCTTTCGTACCTATTCTAATTCCACTATTTAATGATATTTCTCATCGTTTATCCAAGATCGTTCATGAAGCTTATTTATTAGCTAATTATCATGTCATCAAATGTTTCAATGAGGATCGGCTATTGTCAAAAATCGATCAAATATTCTTTTATTCTTGTTGTTCATTAGTCTCTACATCTACTAAAGATGCTGGGTCTGATGATTTAATTCAATCTGCGGATGAGTACTTTCAACTTCGTCCATATGGTTTTAAAGCCATGGGTACTACTTCGATTACGAGAGCGATGAATTCACATGCTAAACAAATGATCACAATGACTAAGAATCATGTGAAACTCAATATTGTCAAACGTTTGCATGATTATATCAAGCTGAAGTACCCAGGTAATGATGGTAAAAGAGATGCTGAATTCTTTCTTCAATATGCCGTTTATGAAAAGAATGTAGCAATGTTATCCAATGATGTGAAGGATTTTAAACAATGGTTTGGTGATTTGAATCCATTTTTAGATTGGCATGTCGATCGGTATCTACCTCTCTATTTGAAGAAGCTTTATCAGGTGATGCAGTACTACGATACATTGGATCCGAATACACCGGGTGTGAAGCGATTTACTTTGCTACCAATGAAAGGGGATTTCATCGATTCGTTTTTCTCAATTGACCCATCGACATTACCTGAGATTTTGAATTTACTAGATAAAGAGGTTCAACTTGGGATTATCAATTTGATGAAAGTGAAATTTAATGAAGGATCGGATGAGTGGATGTTCTTGGATGTGAGATCAAGGGCTAGGGCTATTTTTAATTCCGAATTTCAATCGATTGATAAAATTGCCGATTGTTTATGGAGGACATTGTTTAAAATTGAAAAGTACGAGACCAAACGACGTCGTTTTAGCCGGTTTATATCAACCAACGGATATGCGGTTACTGTTCGCTACCAAGTCCCAAAAATCGATCACACAATAGAGTATGATATAATTACTGGTATTAATGAGGGGGATTATGATACATTTATTGGGATTGATCCAGGACGTAAGTCGGTCTGTATGGCCTATGCCGGTGAGACGTTACCAAGTGGTATGAGTAAATGTGTCGAAGTGTCTACTCGCGAAGTGAGGTTTGATTCAAAGATGATTCAGCAACAACGATGGATGAGAAAACAAACCCAGCGTGACAAGGAGTATGGTCGTGTATCAACATCCTTACCGACGTTGAAGACGGTTAATTTGGAGACCTACAAGACCAATGTTAGACAAACTTTGGCAAGCGCAGAATACCTGTTTGAGTACCAACGAAAGGCCAAGTTTAGAGCATGGCGGTTCAAGACTCTAAGATTTGGTAAGAAGGCATTAGTGAAGGCGATTAACAAGATTTTAGGTGATGCCAAGAGAGACGGAACAGTGATTGGATTTGGAGATTGGTCTCAACAAGATGGATTCCTCAAAGGATCTGAGAAAGCTCCAGTAAAAAAGATTCGACGGATGTTTCGGGAGCTAGGAATCAAGGTGTTAAAGGTGGATGAACATCGTACTTCAAAGTCGTGTTCAGGGTGCAATAAAGGGGATTGCACTAAAATGAAGATTCATGGACGAGAGTGCCATCGTGTTATCCGTTGCAATAACAACGAGTGTAATATGGTGTGGAATCGTGATGTGAATGGTTGTCGTAATATCAGATCGGTGTTGCTAGGAATGATTCGAAGGGAAGGCTGTCGCCCTCAAGGATTAGAACGAAAACGATTAAGAATAGACTTACCTCTGTGATTTGTCCTTGGTGGATAGAGTCAAAGCACGAGACGCTCCAGGAGAAGGAGCATGCAGTGTAGAATTCGTAGATAAGCAACTAGTAGGTTTATTAGATAGGGATTTTAACTGTACACCATTGAAGGACGTTCTACTTGAACCGACTTGTGGAAGTAAATTTTGTCTTTAGCATCCTCCACGAATTGACGCAGTCCCTTTAACAAGTGATCTTCATCATGGACATGAATCAACTTGATGTCCGTCATCTCCATATCCGTGCAGCGGTTGACATAGAGATCTTCCTTGATGGAGTCGGTAGGACCGACACAGACCCTACCATTCGATCGAGGGGTCAAGTCCACAACCAGTGGGTTACGACGAACGAGATGAGAAGGAACCAAGTTTGGAAGTTCATCCATTCGAAATGCAATTGAACCCCAGACCTGTGTGTCGGGCATCCAATCATACCCATTGTGGAGACGAACAATGTAGCAATACTTGTTATCCTCTAGAGCAACAATTCCAAGGACTTGACCCATACAATGTTTACCGTGAGCATACTTGACACTGACAAAATCCAGGACCCTCACACCATCATGTTCCAGTCGTCGTTGATCAGGTGGTGGGTAAATGTACTTACCATCCCGTTGAGGGAGCTTTCGAAAGCTCTCCAATGGAGTTTTAGGTTCAATTGGTGTAGGCTCCATCTTTTTTGAGTTGATTTGTGATCTGATTTTGATCGTTCACATGATGGATCAGATTATAATTTAATGATGATTATAATCTAATATTAGTAAACCAGTTCAAGTTCCACCAGACCGGAGACTGACGAGTTTCGATGAACAAAGTGATCTTTTCGATTAACCAGACCAACGATCCACTGATTAAGATAGTGGTTACTGGAGGCTATAGTGATCTAGATAACCCATATTATCGATATCGATCATTAATCTTTAATCGATAATCTAATATTACGAAAGATCGACTGATTATTTTACTCACTGACCTCAAAGAATCACAAATCAACTCAAATCAACAATCAAAAATGTGCGATGTCATCCTCGTCCCGACAGTTCGAATTGGGTCACCAAGACCTTTTTTCATTGAACCACTACCCGTACCTGCACTGCCTAAAGTGGATCAACAGTTGATTTGTCAAAGGATTGCTGCTCATATCCTAACTCTACCACTGGACTACTCGGAGGATGCAGGCATTTTTGCTGGGACCAAGTACCCACCTATTACCATGATGAAGTATGTGGAACGGCTAGTCAAGTACACGAACAAATACAACTTTGAAAAGGATGGTCTGGACTCTACTGGTGTAATTAGTGCCTTGGTGGCTGTGGAACTGTTGGAGCGTGCCCAGATCAAAGTGAATGCCTTTACGATGCATCGATATTTTGCAACCGCGATGCTATTAGCTACTAAAGTGGTGAATGATTGGGCCCTTTGGAATAAAGATTGGGCTGGTATTACTGGCATCCCCAAAGTGCAAGAAATGAACAAGATGGAGGTCGAGTTATTAAAACGATTGAATTGGGACGTGAATGTCTCTGAGGAAGTGTTTCGTATGCAGTTTCAAAGATTTACATATTAACTTTCTTTTTGCACTTGCGTGGTAATGAGGCTCTACGTTTTGGTATACTACTATTATTAACAACTGTAACTTGTTGTCTCAACTCATGAATAACTTGACGAGCTCTTTGTTGTCGATCCATTAATTGAACAACACGTTTAGCATGGTCCATACGTAGATCATATATGATCTGAGCCTTTACGCGTTCATAATGAGGACAATCAACATCCAAACGCCAACATTCTGCATCCGAGGGGCGTTCGAAGCCTGCTCCGCCCTTATCGACCCACAATTGCTTCAAGCGATTGATTTGTCGAATAACCTCAGGGTCCTCATCTGTTTGATGTGATAATATGGCACCTTTGATCGTTGTCCATTCATAATTTTCTGGTCGATCACTATCACGAAAACCTATAATCATCCACTTAAATTGGTCTGTCATTTTACAAATATTTGTGACAATCATTCCGCAGCATCTTCTTTCAACTTCTTCATTGGAGTCTCACGTTCTTCTTGAGTCAAGTCCTCCTTCACCACTTTTTGCAATTGCTCCACCGTCTTCTTGTTGAAATCAAACAAGTCATCCATCCCCACTGGCACGAGGACTCCATCCTCATTCTCCTTCAAGACGACCGGCCCTTCCTTCATTTTTTCACCAATCTTAGCATAGACGGGACCCATAGTCTCTGCCAACTTTGGACAATCCACCGCAATTTGTTTCAATTGTGCAACATAGAGATCGTCTGCAGTCTTCTTGGTAGCAATCAAATCCGTCATAAAGGTGTAGAAACACACAAACATTTGCATATCCAATTCCAAGTTCTTGACGTCGTCCCATGTACGTGGATCCTCCGGGAACAATGTTGACCAACAGTTGGCCAAAGAAGAGTACTTTTGGAATTGCATTTTTTTGATCGATTGAAGATCAAGTTTTGATTCGATTTGTGATTGACTTTTGTGATCATGTTTAGATCAGTTTGATTAAAATTAGATATTGATTATAATTTAATGATAGAAACCGGTTCAGTTTCCGCACATGTCGAGAAGATCACGTTGTTCGTCGAAACTCGTCGTTCCAGACCAACAGTCGATTGGATAAATTGAATATTAATCAAACATGATCTAAACTTGGTCACAAATCAAGAAGAATGTCGGTAGAACTTAGACTGATTGCTCAGGACCTAGGAATCCTTCTATCCACTACCATGGATATCAAAGCAATCTATCGAGCAATTGCTTTACGTACGCACCCAGACAAGGTTGGAACCGGAAAGGAAGAACTCTTTAAACGTGCATCGATGCTTTACCAGCAAGCAAGTGGGAATGAGATTCAATCAGATGATTCCTTTGATGCTATTTTCGCTGAGATGCATCAACAGATGGATGAGATACTCGCGAGTACCAAAAGGATGAATGCAATGTTGGAACGGATACTCAATGAAACGGATTGGGATGCTGTACGAAAACGATTAGAGAAGAAGGAACATGTTTAATTGAATCCCTTTATAAAAAAGGATATAAGTTGGTCCAAATCGTGGAATCGAACCACGTCATTTCTCAGACGTCTCTTTGATACCCGGCCATCAGGTGCATTTGGACACACCCAAACGAATCGTTCGCCGTACCCACTAATATCAAATTGATGACCCAGGTATCTACCCATAGTAGGCGAATACTATGTCATACCCAGATCAATATGATTCTTCATAACCACATCCCCACCTCGCCCATGGCAAGGTGTCAAGGACAATTCGTGTGGGTACACGATTCAATTTGGAGTGGTTCCGTGTTGGAATCTAACCAACAACTAAAGGAGCTACCTTTAGTAATCGACACGATTAATGGAACATCAACCCATAGTACAGACTTGAACTGACAATCTCCGGCTTCGCAAGCACGGTGCATTCTCCAATTATGCTATATGGGCCCCGATAACCATCCGTTGGTGCCGATTCCATTACTAATATAATATCCTGCCTATAGCCAACGGAGCCAATCAGGACCTTCATGGGGCTGCATGATTATCGAAGTTACGTCGCAGAATCCAACTGCGGTTGATAAAGATGATCAGTCCTTACCCCCAAGCATGGGCCCGTAACAAAACCAGTATTTCTACCGGTGGTTAAGCGAGGAATCGAACCTCGAACCCTACAGGTAGCCACTATACTAATGGGAATCGAACCCATCTCCCGAATATCATGCCACTAGACTACTTAACCAAAAAAGATCATCCAATAACAACTAGGCACATTGGTTGCGTGTGTCGTTATTAGGATGGTCAAAACCCACCAGGGCAGAGTCGAACTGCCGACTTTATTTGTCTCCAATGACTTTCGTCAATGACTACACTCTACCAACTGAGTTACCGGTAGGATGATGGCATCTCGGGATGAGTTGAACATCCGACATTATACAATTGCAGTCACATACGCTCTGCCGCTGAGCTACAAGATGCAGTAGTTGTGCGAGGGTTGATTTAAACAACCATCTATCCTAACCTCGACACACCAGATCCGATATATGGGGCCCCATCACGGTTGGGTCCTTATAACATACTATTACTAGCACGATATAAAGTTACCTGGATTGTTGAGATCCAGGGATGTCGTTAGGATTGCTTTATCATTAAGCTACTCGCACTTGATAAGTATGGTGTGAGGGAGGGGATGATCCTCCATCTAACCCATCTTCGCGTTGACCATCAGGTTATGATAGCCATCGAGTAGTAAGCGTCATTACGTGAGTAATGATTATGCTGTCCCTTTTCGTATAACTCGATTACACAGATTATTCGATCCATGCACGCTAGATGTGATTGTTTTGTCTTAAACTACTCACACTTGAAGAGTTTGAATTTGTGACTCCTTTTAGTCGTCAAGTCACTTGGCTCGGCTCATCAAAAACGAAAAGTGACCCCCATCACTCGTTATCGCATCTTATCGTATCATGAACCAGGTGTTGATTCACGAGGCCGAAGGCTCACAACAACACCAACAAACAAAGATGATGAACAAGAGACCTGCTAAGAATGCCATCGTGGAGGGGAGGTCTCATCGACAACAATCCTCTATCCAGATCCGTAAATCTAAACGTACTATAGAACAAAAACAACGCAGGGAAGATGATCGACCACCGATGGATATATCGTTTCATCTTCTTAAAGAGTGTGCACTGGATACCTATAATGGAATGAATCTACTGAGAAGATGTACCACCAACCCATCCCCTGAAATCTTGGATTACCTATTTGATCAACAGTTGATTCGTTTGGTCTTGCTTGAACTGGATAAGACGGACAATCTCAATGTCTTGTTAGAGGGAGTCTGGGCCTTGTCCAATCTCTGCTGTGTGGAGGGGGATCTATACGTTCAACGGCTAGTCACCCATTACCCAGTGATCAATGTGTTTTGTCATTTGTTCATTCATTCCCCACATGAATTCATTCGTGAACAAGCTATCATTGGCTGTGGCAACTTGGCCATTCATAGTGGCGCCTATGCAAAAGAGATGATTGCGAATGGTATAATGGATCGACTATTCATGGACTTACTAGATCATTCACGTTTGGGACCGACCCTATTACTCAATAAAACATGGGCATTGGCTATGTTTTGTCGTCATCACGCTCAAGATTGGATAGTAGAGGTCTGTCAATCCATTCTACAGGCCCCACAGCCCCTTCAGGTACAACATCATTTGGTGTTAGCCTTATGGCGATTCATCGATGATAATGAACCAAGAGCAAGACGGTTCGTGGAGATGGACCTGGGTCGTCTAGTAACCCCCATATTTGCTTCAATGATGATTGAACCCATTGAAACCGCCCTCAAACTACTAGGTGCCCTGGCAGAAACCAACCAAACTCAATACGTAATTGATCTTGGTGGTTGGTCAATTATTCATTCGTTGCTAGCCATCAAGGAACTTCAACAGACGGCCGCCTGGGTCCTATCGAATCTATGTGTGGATAGCCAACCACCCGACGATATTTGTCAACAAGTCACTATGTTGATAAGGGATGGCTCATTAGATACACGTAAAGAGCTAGTTTGGGCGTTATACAATATGATTGGGGATTGGGGTTGGTTTAGGGAGCATTTTACCCTAGTAACCGAAATCGCTGCCTTGGGTGAACTATTAGAGTACCAAAACGATGTGGATCACTTGATCGCGGTGATGGATACTTTGTTGGTAATGTTTGCCAAAGATGAAAGGGACGAGGTTAAACAATTGATCGAGATGACGGTCCCAACAGCGACACTGGACAAACTGATAGACCACCCCAATAGCCTCGTACGAAGCAAGGCAGGGGACTTGGAGGTATTAATAGGTGATGGGGATGAATAAGAGGCGTTAGTGGAAGGGAGTAATTTATTGCGACACAAATTGAATTGCTGTCCAAAACTTAACAAACGAAAAATGACGTCGAACGAACAAAAGGAAGAATGGATCTTGACACCAAATCCTAAAAGATTTGTCCTCTTTCCGATCGTACATCAAGATTTATGGCAAATGTACAAAAAGGCGGAATTGAGCTTTTGGATCGCAGAGGAGATCGATTTAGCTGGTGATATGGTACATTGGAATAGACTCACTGATAATGAACGCCATTTTATCAAGCATGTTTTAGCGTTTTTTGCAGCGAGCGATGGTCTGATCAATGAGAATTTAGCTATGAATTTTGCGAACGAGGTCCAACTTGCTGAGGCAAGAAATTTCTATTTCATGCAACAAGCGATAGAGGGAATTCACTCCGAGGTATATTCATTGTTGATTGACACCTATGTGAAGGACCCAGTCGAGAAAGATCATCTTCTGAATGCAGTTGAAACCGTTCCTGTTGTGAAAAAGAAGGCCGAATGGGCACTCAAATACTGCAATCGTGAGCATGCATCATTTGCTGAACGGTTGTTAGCATTTGCTCTAATTGAAGGCGTTTTCTTCTCCGGGTCATTTTGTTCGGTGTTTTGGTTGAAAAAACGAGGTCTGATGGTATGTTTGAGCTGTTATTATCAAAAAACTGAAGACTAACGTTAGTATCATGGTAGCCGGGATTGGTCCAGTCCAATGAACTTATCTCTCGAGACGAAGGTCTCCATACCGATTTTGCATGTATGTTGTACATGAAATTACAAAATCGTCTGTCCGAAGAGAAGGTCATGGAGATTGTCAGGGAAGCGGTAGACCTCGAAACAGAATTCATCTGCGATGCGCTTCCTTGCGATCTTTTGGGAATGAACTCTCGACATATGACAGAGTACATTCAGTTCTGCGCCAATCGATTGATTCGGTCCATTGGGTACTCGAAACCATATCCAAATGCGACCAATAAATTTCCATGGATGGAACTTTTGTCCGTGGACGGAAAGTCAAATTTCTTTGAAAGACGTGAAACTGGGTACTCATTACCAAACTTGGTCAGGTCCTTTTCAACCGAGGAAGACTTTTAACAAAGTGTCAAACGATTCACAATTTTAATTGTAAAAAAATGTCTCGCACACCTGTTGATCGTTATGGGAATGAGTATCCAGATTATTTGTTATTTGAAAAAGATGATGAGTATGGAAATTGCGCAATAAACTGTGTTACTGGTAGACGTCTTAAGGGTTCGATGTTGAATGGGTATCGGATACTAGTAGTGTTCAGAAAAGATAATAATGGTAATAAAATAAGACGTTTTCAAACCATTGCAGCATGGCGTTGCTCGACATTTATTGGATTACCACCCACTGAACACCATACTGCCGATCATATCGACAGAAATAAAAATAATGATTCCTTGACAAATGTTCGTTGGGCTTGTTTATCTGTTCAATCATCGAATAGAAATTCATTTATAAATACAGGAAATACAAAACCTATATATGCTACTCGAGAGAATGATATTAGACATTATACCGGTATTACCGAAGCGAGTAAAGATTTAAACATTAACATAAACACACTGTCAAAAATATTGAGAATGGGTAAGTATATGCATCGGAGTGGCTGGTGCATTCGATATCAATATATTGAAGAGATTCCAGGTGAAAGATGGAAACATTATAGAAAGAAGACTGAAGTATCTGATCACGGAAGGGTTCGAAAGAAAGTATATGGAGGATATATCGAAGTAATTCTAGCATCTAAGCGAACTTATCTCGCATTAATGACTAATGGAAGAAATGTTCCGTTACATTTGGTAGTAATGGAGTTATTCGGTGATCTGATTGAGCGTCGTAAAGTTGATCCAAAGATCCAGGTAGATCATATTGATGAAGATACACGAAACAATCATATCGAGAATCTACGTTGCATCTCAATTGCAGATCATGCTGTCAAATCGCATGCAAGGGCGGTAGAAGTCAAGAATAGATTAAATGGGGATACAAAACAATTCAAATCATTAAAGGAAGCTTCTAAATTCTTAAACATTGCACCGGTTTCTGTCGGAAAACATGCAAAGCAACAACGAAGACATCCATTATATGATGTACGGTATACTGATGAAGCTACGGCTCAAACAAACCCGGCCGATTCTAATGTGCCTCAAATAAGAGGACCGCATAAACGTGTAAAAGTAACCGATAAGGACGGTCATGTGTTGGAGTTTGAGTCAAGATTAGCAGCTGCAAAGCATTTTCATGTGGCTGCACCAACTATAGGTCGTTATATAAGTGAGAATATTCTACTTGCCGATGGAAGTAAATTTGAATATGTGGATGCTCAGGTGTCCAAACGATATCGAAAACGAGTACGCTTCATCGATGCAAATAATAATATTATGAGGGAATTCAAGACCGTGTCAGCTGCTGTCAAATCATTGAATATTGGCGATAGGGTGATTCGCAATTACCTGAAAGGAAAGGGGAATGTTACCACTGGATATCGTTTTGAATATATCGAGGATAATCCAAAACGATTGAAGGTCGATGATTCCGAATAGTCCGCCTTCGTTTGGTACTTTGGTCGTCACTCAACAGTGAGTGTCACAAATCAACTAAAAAAGATGATCAAGTTTACTCAATTTATTGGCGAATCTGAGGCTGGAGCTCAGCAATTCATCGTTGTTTGCTGTGATAAACAAGGTACTCCTCTCCCAATGGGAGGATCCAACTCATTGACTTTGCGTAGTCAATACGGACATTCAATCTATGAGTTTACCTGCGCGTATCCCTCGATCCTCAGTGCGGCCATCCAATCCATGGGTCCATTCATCATCCCGGCCTTGCTCAATCAGAGTCAACCAACTCAACAAACTATGATCGATGTTGCTGCCGCGGTGGATCAACAACAACAGCCAAAGAGCTACGTGGACGTGGTCAAACACCAACAACCAGCTACTACTGAGATTGTTGTTGTTGATCAACGAGTGGATCAACAACAACAACCACAACGTAGGGTCAGACGCTGCCATAACTATTTTCGTGGCACGTGCAAGTTTGGAAATCGTTGTCACTATAGTCATGATGAGTCCTTGCGCGATGTTCGTAACCCATGCTTTGCTTTCCAAAAGACTGGCGAATGTCCCTACGGAGACAATTGTTACTATGCACACGATCAGGTTTTGATCTAAAACGTTACTTGGTATAGAATAAATCTACAGCTTCAACGACCTTTTTCAACAACTCATCCATCTTTCCTTCCTCATTCACAATTTTGGCGGTGATCAAGTGGTCTGGTAGAGGCTGTTCGGAAGCATGTGTATCCGTCCTGACCAAAGCAGGTCGATCAATGGCAATCACTGGCCAACCATGACTCAGTGCATACGAGGCCTCATTTGGGAACCGCGCATCAGTGACTACGATGGTTTGGTGTATTCATCCACCATTTAAGTCGTGTCGAATTTCATTCGTTTTGCGTCGACCACATATGAAATATTATATTTCGGATGTTCAGACTTGTTCGAAAGGTAGTTGCTCATGTAATAATAATTTTCACCAATATGATTTGCCGCCTCTGTAATCGATGGAAACTCAATACATATGTTGGTACCTCTATCTTCTATTAGTACGGGCTTCCCGAGAGTTTTAGTAACATGATCCTTGCTATTCAATACCTGTAAATTATTAATATGATTATTCTTTCGATCACCGTTAATATGATCGACTTGAACATTGGGATCCAATTGACGTCGTGCGATTAAATCTCCGAATAATTCAGCAATTACTACGTGGAGAAGACGGTTTGTCGAACCAACACGAATAGTGATATAATCTTTCTTTGTGTCATGTGTAATTTCAACATATCCGCCAGGGACCTCCTTTTTGATACGACCGTGATTTGATACGTAATATTTGGGATTATAATTGATCCACACTTCTCCATTGAAATCTTGTATATAATCATATCGAAATACCCACCCTTTAATATGAGTATATTTCCCGAATAAGACACCACTAGCATTACTTCGTCTTAAATTTAATTCTTCACATGCAATAGACAAACTACGATAGTGTCGAACATCATCGCCTCGCGTGGCAATAATTGGAACATGTTTTCCAGAGTTTCTAACTTTATCTTTATTCAATACTTGCTCTGTTTTGGTTGCCCACCGAATATTAGTCAACGAATCATTCCGACGGTTTCTATCAATATGATCTGCAGTATGATGATCGGTCGGTGGCGGTCCTATGAAAGTACACGCCCGCCAAGATGCAAGTGATGATACGTGTTGTATTTTATTATTATCGACATCCCTTCTCATGAATATTATTTTTCGATATCCCTGACTATGGGTACCTTTCATATATTTTCCAGATACAATGTTCTTTGCACAATATCCATGCTCAGAATCATCACTGAACAAAATATAATCATCATATCGGTTGCCTTCTCTATCGACTGGCGTGTTTGACATTTTTAAAATTTGTGAAATTCTTTTACCTTTGGTTACGGTAAAAATGGTCAACTGCTTGACGGACCTTTTCCAAAAATTCATCAATTTTACCTTCCTCATTTACGATCGTAGTTGTTACTAAATGATCGGGGAGGGGGCGTTCACTTTCGTGTGTATCAGTGGCGACGAGTGAAGGACGAATAATCTTGATAACTGGCCACCCATGACTCAATGCGTAGCTACTTTCATTCGGAAACCTGCAGTCGGTAACTATAATCAATTTATGTCCATCGCGAATTGCTTGTTGAATTTTGACGTCCAAGAGTTTGATAAAGTGTTGGTCGCCAAACTTTTCACGAATACAGTCCGTACCAAGGATTTGGAGGACCTTTCTGGGAGTGATGTCCCAGCGCTCATCGACGACTTCTTTCAAGTCATCATCAAAGCATTGATCATAGGTAAAGTCAAACAAATGGAGACAAGCCTTTTTGAGAGGTTCAGCAAAAGCAAGCTCTAATCGATCTGGAAATGCCTTGGCTGCAGTGTTTTTACCACTTTTCTTGGGGCCGTGAAAAAAGATGACTCGAACCATTTTATTATTCAATAATTTGTGTCTACTAAACTCGAACTCTCTTTCCTTTTTTTTGCATTACTGTTATTCAAGGTATCGTATTCGTTTTGAAGAAATTGGTAATGTCAACACATCATATGTCGGGTGTCTGAATTTTTCATTCACATACCCACTAATTGCAGCCGGGCTCACATTAAGATAGATTGCGGCATCAACGAATGAATCAAATTCGAGCGTAACTCCCGTTATTCGATTAACTATTTCAACTGGTATACCCAAAGTTTTATTACCATGTTTTTTCTTCGATAAAATTTGTAAATTGTCAATGTGGTTGTTTCTTTTATCACGATCGATATGGTCCACATCAATATCTGGATCAATCTCGCGTTGTTGAATCAAATCTCCAAATAACTCTGCGACGACGATATGTAATTGTGACTTTTTCGCTCCATAACCGATATTAATGTAAGGAGCCTCTGTTTCGTAAGTAACTTCGGTATAACCTCCACGAACCTCGCGTTTAACTCTTCCGTGATTCGACACATATAATTTATTCATATAATGTTTCCATTCCTCACTAGGAACCTCAGTAATATATTGATAACGAAACGTCCACCCATGTGTTTGTTTATATGTGCCATTTAATACACCATGAATTTGCTCTTTTCTAATCTTAAGAATCGCGCTTGCTTCCTTGATGCTATTATATACATGAGTATATTCGCTACGGGTTGCAACTACTGGAACTGAGTTCCCGATACATTTGTACGCATTCCTATTTAATGACTGTTCTTTCTTGGTTGCCCATCGTAGATTGAATAATGAGTTATTATGATGATTCCGGTCAATGTGATCCGCGGTATGTTCTTTAGTGGGTGGTAATCCAACATAGGTACTTAATCTCCATGAAGCAATCGACGCTCGTTGAGTTCTTATACAACCATCTATATAAACGCTATATGTTATAACACGGCGATCGGCTTGTGTGAGACTACCCATTAAGAATTCGCCAGTTATTATATTCTTCGAGCATGAACCATCCGGCAAATCATTATCATATAGAATATAATTGGGGTACGATATACCTTCTCTATCAACTGGTGTTCTGAACATTTCCACGAATTGTAATTTGTGAGTCTATAAACAGACCCTCTTTCTGCCAGCCTTCACAATGACTTCTTCCTCTTCTGACTCATCATCATCATCATCTGATGAGCCGTCGCTAAATTGGATGTCTTCGCCTTCAGACTCACTATTATACGTGGAGTCGCTCGTATCATTGGATCCATCGTCGTCCTCCTCTTCTTCGGAGGGTAACAGGAAAGTAGCTAAATCCACTTGCAATTCTTTTGAATTACGTGGAGTCATCAGGGCATCCAAGTGGGGCTGAATGGCCAATTTGATATCTTGTCGTTCCACATAGTACCTCTTGAAGGATTGAAACCCTTCACCTGAATATTTGCTTCCCCGAAATACTTGTTCATACAGGTACCCAAGGTGTGCAGCAACAATCTCTGGTTGATGTTCCAGGACAGCTACCATGTACAGATCATCTTGAGTGATCGTCCTCAGGTCGCCAAAATAGACTGCCCCAAATTGTCGATCATCTTCATCATCTACGGAGAGTTGACTGATCATTAATTCTCGGATCAACTTGTAATTCCCTCTTAAGTGGCGAAATCCATGGATGAACCCACCCACATCCTCCATAGCCTCCAAGTAGCTACGTTTAGGTTGTTGGATGTACTCCCGTAGATCTTGGATCGTTTGACATTCACTGAGACGCATTTTTTCATTTAATTTGTGTTCGTTTGGTAGTACAATCGTTTTAGTCAAGCGACCTAAGGGAGCACACAACAATAAAAATGTCTAAACGTGAATATACATCGATGATTGAAAAGCCAGTGGCTAGTGGAACCTATGGAGAGGTCTTCTATGCCATAGATAAAGAAGATGGGACCCTAGTCGCATATAAACGAATCATGCTTGATAACCAAAAGAAGATGGAGGACTGGAGATGGGAAGCAAAGGAATTCAAGACCAACTGGTGTCGAGAAATTAATAATCTAAGACGATTACAGGGACATGATCATATCATCAAGTTATTGGATAAGAATGTCTATGAACGTGCCTTGGTGTTTGAATGGTTAGGGGGTGGGGACTTATGGAAATATATCCATAAAGAGAATCGCTATAAGACCATCCCTCAAAAAACGGTCAACACGATCATGGTTCAGCTATTGTCCGCCTTGGATCATTGCCACCAACATAAGATCATGCATCGTGACTTAAGACCGTCGAATATCTTGATTGTCCATAAAGATCCAATGACGATTAAGTTGGCTGATTTTGGACAATCACGACGTTTGACTCCTAAAACCAAGAACCTGACTCACTTGGTCTGTGCCATCCCTCACCGAGCTCCAGAACTGTTGTTAGGAGCCCCAACATATGATCTGTCAGTGGATATGTGGTCGGTGGGATGTACATATGCCGAGTTATGTCGCAGTGCTGTGCTGTGGCATGGGGATAATGAGGTGGAACAAATGATGCTCATCTTCAAGGCGTTGGGGACCCCAACAGAAGAAACATGGCCTGGTGTCACCACGTATGAACATTACAAAAAGGAATTTCCCAGGTTCAAACCAGCCGACGAACCATTGGCCAAAGGTGTCGATGATACCATCCTTAGACGATTCATGACGTATCAGTCACGAATAACCGCAAAGGAGGCTCTGGCGTTGTTTAGGGAACGTAGTGAGACACAAAAAAATGACTTGTTTAGTAAAGCGTAAAACATTCAATCGACCAGTGGTCTACCGGGACATTGAATCCATGTTGTTATTGATCAAGTGTACTAAATGTAACTATGAACTAGTCTTTCAACAAGGATGGGTGGAGGGTATATTCCACTTGTTGTTGCAATTCTTTCATCGTGTAGGACAACGTGTGAATTGGATCCATATTCATCATCATGAGCTTGAACAAAGCTTTTTGGGTTACCAAGAAGAATACCATCAATTGATTGAACAACAATACTATTATCGATGGACGGACATTACGATTGAGGGAGTCATGGGATGGACGATATTCTGTCCTAAACAGTCCACGGCCAATATCCAGTTGATTGCCAAAGATCTACCGTTCCCACGTATCTTGACTCATCTTCGTATGATTATTGGTGACCAACTACCATGTGATATGATGATTCCTTCGTCGCCATTGACAATTGTTGAGGCTGCTTTATTTGATGTGGATAAACCAACGTATGAACAGAGGTTGGAAGAACAAGATCCGTTGCCAGTGTATGCCCAAGCCATGATGCTCAACTTGTCCCAATTAAAGGCTGCTTTTTCAAACATTCGTTGTATTCGTATCGAGTATAGGGAACACCACGAAGACCATTTATGGACGTGGATCAAGGACTTACCTGAGGGATTTCGTTTGGTCCTTTATGCTGAATCCGCAGACCAGATACGGGCATTACCAAAGGAGTGTAGGGTTAAACTACAACAACTAGATGTATCGTATGCCCGTAGAACAGTCAGGAATGAACGTTATGATGACATTTTACACTTATGATAAATTAATGACTCCCAATCAAATTCGAGGTCATTGACAGACCACCAATGCTATGACCATCTGGACCATCGACTGGTTCAATGGTTTGACTGTCATCGGCAACCACATCCTCCATCTCATCTTCCTCCTCCTCTCCCCCCTCGTCATCTGAACCAGTCAACGAGACTTTTTGTTTCCGAGTCTTTTTGGTCAGCTCGGCGACGATGCGGTAGTTGGGTGCTTCACCTTGGCTGTAGACAATCTCCATGAACTTTTCATCGTCTCCAACAAACAAGCTGATTTCCTTGGCAGTCCCCATGTCCAGGACTTCCACTTTGTTCCCAACCTTTTTCAGGCGAAAGACCCGGTTATCCTGAGTATCAAAGATGACACCCTGGTAGGTGAGATTGTGGGAAGGAGGACTGAGGAGTTGAAAAAAGACCAAGTATTGGTGATCCAACCCAACCACCTCGTTGGTATCCAAGCAGGTTCCACCGTTGATCAAGGATTGAATCCCAGTCTCCACCACCTTCTTGTTCAGGGCTTGGTCAGAATTGTCCTTTTGAATCGTCTTGACCAAAGTTTCCATTTTGGCATTTTGGTACTCGGACAACCAACCAGCAGAGAGGATACGGCAGTGATTCCAACTCATCGCATCCTCCAGATCATGAGAGATGTCAATATCTGGGATATTGGTGGATTGAATGGCTGATTCCTTGACAAAGTCCTCCAAGGAATGAGAAGCCATAAGGGCAGCATGTTTTCCTTTACCCTTACCATACATGGGATCCGGTAAACGTTTACGATTCACCGGTTTGTTGTTAGTAGCACCATTCGTAGTAGTAGTAGTCGAACTAGCACCAGCACTAGTAGTAGGTGTAGGTGTAGGTGATGGACGACGGTACACAGTCCCTTCACGGATAGCAAGGACACGTTGAAGAAGTTCAAAGGTGGACATACGTTTGATGGCCATGGCATGGAGTTCTTCTTCAGAAGCCTTCATGTTGAGCATCTCGGCAATCTCTTTGAGCTTTTCAGCATCCTCCACGGCAGCCTTCATATCTTTGACGACATTGGGGACATAGCCGACCAAGACATTGCGGTAGGTAGCATTATCATAGATGTCTTGGACTGCATCTTCATCCGACATGTTCTTCTTGATAGATTCGTTGAGTTCAACATCCTTAGTTTCTAGAATAACAATTGCCGTCTTGCGCAGCTTCTTCAATTGAACTCCACGGGTGGTGTGTTGTTCAAACAAAGCCTTGCGACTCGTAAAGGGAAGATTCACCTTTTGGCAGACTGCCTCCACAAGCTGTTCCTTCAATTGATTGCTCATTTTATGATTGTGATCGGGTCGAACGATCTGTTTCTGATCTCACTTGAAGATCAAGTTTTGATTTGATTTGTGATCGAGAGTGATCAGTGATCTTAGATCAAGAACGATTAAAAATCAATGTTTGATTATAAATTAATGATAAAATGACGACTTTGATCACACAAGGTGATCTTATCGTTCACCGGTTCGGTGACCCACCGGAATCGGTGTAAGGTAAGTACGAGGTCGATCGGCTACCTGTTCGATCAAGAGAAAAAACGGTCATTGTAACCTACACAAAATGGACAAATACATGTCGATCCTGAGGCAAGAAATCCAATTTCTCACCTATGCTGATTTGCCTGAGTCGCATCCAGTAGTTCAAGCGTCTTACCAACGGATTATTGATGCACGTCGTGCATTCTTGATGAATGACGTTCTTTTTGTTGATCAATCTATACATGGACACAAAACGAACGAGCAATTGATGAATTAACAACATGGACTTGACTACGAAAGAAAACCAAAAATGGTTCCAAAAAGTGGCAGAACAGCAAGTGATTTTAACGACGACCCTCTATGAAATTCATTTAGTGCAGACTACGTTTACGTGTGAGGTCACGAAACAAACGTGGTTAATGACCCTCGAAAAACATTTAAGACGCGCTAACGATGAGATTCACCGCCTATACGTCGAGTTCTTTGATCGTAGACCATGGCAGCAAGTGGATGACGATCAAACCGTTCCAGAAGATTAAATTATAATAATGGCACAAAAAAACACCAAAGATGACCGATTCGTATCTAGTATACTTGCGCGATGTCCATAAGCGATCCTTTGTAGAGATTGCACAGGTATGTAAGATGACTCCAACTGTGTGTCGGCTTCGTTATTTACGTTCCATCACCAAATTTAAGGATACGGCATGGACACAAGAAGAAGAAACGCAATTGCTTCAATTGATACGGGGTGGGCTTACCGTAGAAGAAATTGCTGCTGAACTAGGACGAAGACCATCATCGGTTCAAGCAATTCATCAACGACTCGTTGTGAAACAACAACTCCAGTCGGATAAACAACGTCGTCACTTGGCAGAACTTGCAGTCTTTGCCATGTCTAGTCAACAAACCCACGCTGAACGATTAAACACCCTTAGAGCTGCTATCCTCTATCTTCAAACACTCGAACCAGATTCGACGGTTGAAAAATATATCTTCATGATGAAAATGTACATGTACGCGCTGACTCAAATTAATTTTTAATCGTAAACGGCGGACAATCATCTTTATCATAATGAACAAACACAAATCTATCAAAAAATGGACATGAAATCAATCATTGACCGTAAATATCAATGTGTGGATCAAGTGACTCACTCAACGGTTGATCTATCCGTCGATGATGAAAAAATACTGAAGGAACTTGAAGAAAGTATCGAGTTCAGCTTACAAGGATGGTTTCGATCCAAGCTTCCGTTTATTCGATTCCGTGTGGAGTGGAAATCAAGGTTGTTGTGTAAATTGTTGGGTAAATCGCATCTTCCATCGATTGCATTGGGGAGAGTCTGTCGTAAATACCAACCCCACATGCGTTATGCGTTGCAATCCAAATTTGTTGGAGTGATTTGGATTGATGATCGTCTTCCAGAAGATTAATAATTAAATATAATCAAAGGCGGACAATCATGGATGATCATCTATAACCATATCACAAATCTATCAAAGAAAATGACACTCACGTGGTCTAAATCAGATGATGCAATGCTCTTGAAGCTTCGTAATGAAGACAAGGTTTCTTTTGATCAGATGGGAGAATGGCTAATGGCCTCACCAAAAGAATGTCGTGAACGTTGGTCTCGATTGATGGATGATCAATTGAAATTCAAGACGGTTCGTCCCTGGACAAAGAAGGAGGATGATTTATTGACTCAATTGAATGATAAAGGGTTGACCCACATCGAACTTGCAGCTGAACTTGGACGTACGATCAAATCGATTGATGCACGTGTCTTTCGTCTTCGTCAAAAGAACAAAAAGGCACGTGTGATTCATGATCAACAAGAGGAGGCTGAAACGACGGAAGACGAAGAAGAGGATGCGGCAAGTTCATCCTCTTCCGATGTCGCTATTGTCGATTTGGTCCAACAGAGACCAGTGGTACCTTCGACGATGGCCTTGTATGATAAAACGGTCGGACAACCATATGAGGAACGATGTAAGACGATTGCTCGTTATCGTGGATGGCTGATGGAAGGTGTCACAAATCAGTTTTTACCCAAAACGGACCAAGTGGATCGTGAAGTAGCCAAGTGTGACGACCTCATTCGTTTGTTAAAAGAATAAGATGTCTGAACCAATCCAATTCTCATTGGATGACTGTGTGGAATTTTGGAGAGGCTTATATGAAGTCAGTGCAAGGAGGGCTGCCAAGTACAATATTGTGGCAGTCGGAGTGCCAATGAAAATGGACAGGAAATCTGCTAAACTGTTTGCGGAATGGATGATGTCTACTACCCATGATGCATTTTTTCATTATAGAATGGCAGATCGAGTGGAACAGATCACAACAGAACGCCTCAAGACTATCCCAGATCATTGGTCATATGTCTCTGTGTACTTTGTTCCCAAAGGAACAGTTGACCCAGAGGAGAAAGTGAACGCAGCAGCTAATATGATTTTTCAATGAACGTATTAAACAATAAAAAACACAAATGTTAAAAGAAAATGTCAGCTCGCGATTACATGAAACCTGAAGAGATCACTGTAGTAGTGTATCATGTGGGATGCCTGGATGGTGTTGCAGCTGTCCATATCGCCGGTGATTACTTCAAACAAGAACAAGGATGGTTTATTGGATACAATCCAAACCAACCACCTATTAGTGAATTTGATGGATTCTGTAATAAAGACATTGCGTTTTTTGATTGTGCACCAACCAAAGAGTTGTTGGCTATGCTACGTTCGAAAGGAAATCGTGTAATGGTGATTGATCATCATATTCACAATGAACGTGCCCTGGAGGGTGAACCTGGGTGTTTTTTTACTCAAGGGAGGGCTGGGTGTCAATTGGCTTGGGATTACTATCATCCTAACGAACCTATTCCGGAGCTCTATGATTTGATTGGTCAAGGTGACTTGTGGGATTTTTCAAATGAAAAGACCAAATACTTGCGTCTCGCATTGATTGAACGTAAAGCCTCCACGATGCAAGGATTCTTGGAGATCCAACAATTGCCAGTGGATCAATTGGTGGGGGAAGGGTTGTTGATCGAAACGCATCTTGAGAACCTTAAAAAAGAAGTCATCTATCGATTGGTCGATATTGATCAAGTCCCGGTGATTACTGGCAAGGTGGCAGGGTACAAGTTTATCAGCGAATTGGCCGATCATGCTTTAGCGACCTTCCCCACAGGCAAGTACTGTGTGATGTGGTACCCAGAAAAGGACGGGTACAAGTTGTCGTTGAGGACGGCTGCAGAAGACGTGGATGTCTCTGTCATTGCTGCCAAGTTTGCTCCAAATGGTGGTGGTCATCGTAAAGCAGCTGGTTGCTTTGTGAAAGAGTTGCCATGGCAAGAGACTGTGGATATTGTTTAAATCACAATCGCTAATAAAAAAAATGAATTACATTCAAGAATCATTCAATACTGCCAAGCCATACACACTGAGTAATGGAACTAGGATCCTGACAATCAAGGTCAAAAACGAACATGTGGAGGATGCAATCAAGATAGCTAAAACGAGGGGAATTGTATGGGATGATGTGACTCTTGAGCCTCCCATCGATGGACTGCGAGAGTTATCGTTTCTAGTTTATCCAAGATAATCAAGTTCTTATCATATAAGACTGCCGCAACTCTTATACACGTGCACGTTTCATTGGTGACTCTGCTGGTTTGCATAACAGATCCAAGATACACACGTACGCATGTTCCATCGTCTCACAGTGGAGCAATTGATCGGCATTACCATTCTTCTTGTTGTACATGCTCCTAACCGCTTGGCGGTACGTGTCCAATCGAGCCAAGACTTTGGCCCTTGGAATCGCTCCTTGATCATGTTCTTGTTTGTAGACAAATTGAAGATCCAACTCGGCAGCTTCAGACTCACTTGGGTCTGGGACATCGTCTAAATCACCATCCACTTCAAACTCCACATCCACTACCCCTTTGAAAAAGGTGGGGTGGGCAAGGAGACTAGCCATAAGCAGTTCGTGATCATAGACTTCCCACCCCTCTGGTTTGGTATACGTGATCTTCAGCACATCACCAGTTTTGACCAAATCCATGATGGCAATCAATTTGAGGGGCTCTGTGGGTCCATCACGATCACGCATGGCTTGACGTTCTTCCCAAGTCAACCCATACTCTTGCATCAAGCAAGCTTCCGCGCGTAAAGCAATCGGCTGCTCTTGATCATCTTCATCCTCCACAGTGATATCCACTTGACCAAGTTTGGCCCCATTGTGGCCATTGAAGATATCAAAGCTATTCATTTTTTTGATCGAGCTCGAATCGATTTTGATTGAATTTGTGATCTACTTTTTGATCTAACTTTAGATCAGGTTTGATTATAATTAGATGTTTATTAATATTTAATATATCCATGGACTGGATCGACGAGTTTCGACGAACAAAGTGATCTTATCGACAAAAACTAGACGTGTGCATCAAACCGGCTTCCGGAAAAAGTGGATAAATTAAATAATAATCAATATCTAATTATAATCAACTTGATCCCGATTCATGATCCAAAGTTGATCACAAATTCAATCAAAAGTTAGATCGTTCGATCCGATCAAAAAAAATGCCTGGTAGAAGACAATATACCAATAAAAAGGAGCTTCAAAAGCTGAGCAAGGAACAGCTCATTGCCAAGGTGGAGAATGCCCAATTTACCATTGCTAGTCGTGGTAAACGTATTGGTGCCCTCTACCACACTGTACAGTGTCTGATGAACAATCACCCAGATGCGGTCTTGGTTCAGAGAGTCGCTGAGGACAAAAGTGTGATCGAGTCATTGAAGACTCAATTGACACAAGCTCGTACCCTCGCTCAACAAGCGATGGAGGCTCGCGATCAAGCCGTGGCTAATCAAGGGTCACCTCGAAGCAGTGCATCGGGACAACATCATGATTGCGTGGTATGCTATAGAGAATTTGATGGAGATGAGTGTCGACCAGTGGCATTGAACTGTGGTCATATCTTGTGTGAGGAGTGTTGTTTGAAACAAGAAGAACGAACGGCTACCTGTCCAAAGTGCCGCAGAGAATTTGTCTCGTTTTTGCCTTTATTCTTTTAAAACATGATATCCATCATCACAAATTTATAATATAAAAATGCCAGAAGGTAAACAGTGGACATCGAAAGAGACTGAGGAATTTTTGCGATTAGTACAGGCTGGGGAGAGCTGGGAAGATATTGGAAAGAAATTGAATCGAACTGCGATTGCATGTAGAAGTAAATGGGATCGACCCACATCTAAGGAATGGAAGAGGCGTCATATCACCGGACTAGCCAGCAGGATGATTGAACAATCACCACCACCACCACCACTCAACCCACCACCACCACCGCCAATTCAACTCGTTCCATCCGCTACTGCACTGTACAATACGATGATTGGAAAACCCAAGGGTCAGCAATTGATTGCAATGACAAGTTTAAGGGAAGTGTTACGAACGATTCCCTCAGCAAAGAATGAATTAGAGTTATGCGAGGCATTGATTCGTTTTATTACAAGTAGCGGTAATTAAAAGGTTTATACCATATAACAATAAGACAACTATTCTTTTTCTTTAGCAATTGCCTTGTCAGCAGCGACCTTCTCTTCGTGCGAGGCATCGCCCCATGGGTAAGCGTTCTCCGTGACGTCCTCAACAAGCTCCAAGTAGTAAGCCGGCAAGTCATCACCTCCGTCCTTTTTGATCTCGGCCATCAGAAAGCGAAAGGCTTGAGCGTGAATTTTGTCCTTGGCTTCCTCCGTCAACGAAGCAAAGTACTCTTGTTTGGTTTTGCCATCGCGCGCTTCTGGCGCAATTGTAAGCATAGGCATCTCTTGTCCCATGATTTGAGCAAGCCTTGGTTGGAGGACCAAGGGCTCAGATAGCTTTTGTTTCTTGTTAGATTCTGACATTGTATCGAGCTCGAATCGATTGTTGATTAGATTTGTGATCAACAATGATTGTGATCTAAGATCGGGTTTGATTAAAATTAGATATTGTTTATAATCTAATTTTAGTTGGTCTGGAATGACGACTTTCGACAAGCAAGGTGATCTTATCGACATTTTGCCATATGAAAATTAGACGTGTGTACTACACCGGCTTCTTGCACGTGCTTAAATATTGAATTATAAACATGCTTGAATTATAATCAAACTTGATCCATCATGATCCAAAGTCGATCACAAATCAACTGAAAATGTCATCTAATATTGATCTATACGCGCAGGCTAAAGAAGAAGATGCGAATCATCTTATACGTATCATTCAATGGAAATATTTATATCGTAACAAGATAAATGAATGGTTGGTAACTAAAGATAAAGAATTGGTCGTGACTGGATGGCGTTGGCATGGGACAGAAATGTCATCTGCGGCAGCGAGCGTATGCCATGAATTTCGAGGAAAAAATCATGAACTCACATTTAGACACAACTACTTTGGTGGGTGGTTTGGTATGTATTACGAAGTGACTTTTTTCTTTAAAGAGAAAAAATCATGAACTCACATTTAGACACAACTACTTTGGTGGGTGGTTTGGTATGTATTACGAAGTGACTTTTTTCTTTAAAGAGATTTTATAAGATCTTGGCTACCAACTATTGACATCATCAATCAACTTTTGAGCCGCACTCACATCACCCTCCACATGATCGATGACATCTTGAAGTTCACTGATAGCATCATCTAGACGATCCGCGAGACTTGTGTAATAATCTGCCTTTTCACGAATACTATCCTTGCGACAATTGTGCACACTTTCGGAATTCTCAATGAGAATATCTTGGATTTGATCAATCAACTCGTTCATTCGAGCCTCATAATCAATCTCCTCCACACTACTGGTCTCATCATCGTTGTTACGTGATTCAGTGTCACTCATTTTTTTTTGAATTTGTGTTATACATCACCACGAATCAAATTACGCAAACGAAGGTGGACTCGAGCGGCCCCCTCAAAGTGCATCTGGACTGCTGCACGGTCGGTGAGATCAGGTAATGGGGGTAATCGAAATGTCGTCAGGGCTGCCAGTCGTTCATCAACTGGTTGTTTGTCCAAAGCTTCAATCAGTGCCTGATACTCGTTGGTTGGTTGAAGTTTAACAATCGCTTGGTTCACCAATTCGGGAATCTCAGAGTGATACGTCTTCAATTGCTTGACTTTCCATTCAAAGGCCTCCTCCTCTGCTTGGCGTTCACCTTCGACCAGGAAGGCTTCACGTTCTTCTGCGGTGAATCGTTGTTTCTTAGGTCGACCGACCAAAGCACGGTCAATCACCGTACGATCCACTTGAGTCCATCTAGCACCGACCTCTTCGATAGTTTGACCGCGTTTAGCAGCAATCCTCGCCAATAATTCCTCAGTGGAGGCAATTGGTTTTCTATCAGCCATTTTTCTTGATCGAGCTCGAATCGATCTAAGTTTAGTTGATTTGTGATTTCGTTTGTTCTTCTAGAACGGATGATAATAGTTGCGGCAGATTTTTATGATATGTTGTAATAATAAGACGCAACTACACACGTGGTTGCCTTGGTTTCACCAATTGAATATGGAGTTCTTTGGCTCGATACAAAACACGTTCACGATCTCCTTTTCCCAATTGCACTGCTAGATGATAGACGCGGATTCCCGGTATAGGGCCGTGCTTGAATTCTTGCTGGCCCATCAATTCCAAGACAAAGTTGAGGTTGCCACCAGAGAATTGATAGATTAAGTACAGAGCATGAGGATTAGAGACTCCCCACATCTTTTCCGATAAAACGATCTTGGTCATGGTAGTTTGATAATCCATTTTTGATCAAGTTGTGATTTGTGATCTAGTTTAGATCGAGATTGAATAAAATTAGATCATGTTTAATATTTAATATTAGAAATAGGTTCAGTTTCTAAACCATCTAGAATTATCGAGAAGATCACTTTGCTCGTCGATCGGCCACTGGCCTGGTCATTCCAGACCATCTAGAAAGTGGATAATTTTAATTTTAAACATGATTGAAACTTGATCCTAAAGTTAGATCAAAAGTTGATCACAAATTCAATCAAACTTAGATTCAAGTGATCTAAACAAAGTCGATTCGATCTCGACACACAAAAAAAATGGGCAAGCGCTTGATCTTTGAAACAGAGGAGGAGAAGAAGGAGCATAAGAAGAAGCTCCGCCAAGCTGCTGCTGAGCGGTCCAAAGAACGTCTTGAAAAAATAAAGGCTGAACGTGAAGAGGAGCACCGAAAATGGGAGGAACAGAACCGTAAACGCAAGTTGAAGGAAATCGACGAAGGACATAGTGCAATTGCTGCGTTGGTGGCCAAGTTAATCGTAGAGTATCGTGATCGCCGTATCCCAGCCTGCCGCGTCTGGGTGGAGAAACCAAGATACCTTCAGCCAGAAGATGACGAGCAACAAGAGGATGTCGATAAGAATGCGTATGAGCAATTGTTCATGGATTTGGGACGTCTTAATCCCTACGATCAATACCAAAAAGAGGTGGACCAAGCTGAACAACGTCGCCGTGAAGGTACTTTGGCTCAATTGGAGGACCAACTTACCCTGCTGGAGGCTTACCAACACCCCGCGTGGCCAGAAGAGGAGGAAGCCAAGTTGAAACTCTACCATTCTGTGTATGGCCTACATCGCGAGTTGAAGCGACTGGAACAAGCTTCCCAATACTATCATGAGTACAAGTGTTTCATTCCTCAATAATTCATTACTAAATATCGTATAAGCAACTAATCTGACAATGGCTTATCAGCGGTTAGAGCAAGTTCAAAAGAGTCTAAAATTAAATCTACTGTTTCAGTCAGAATGTTGGACTTTGGATGATTTTGTTTCAGGGCCTTATATTCATTCAAGACATGCTTAATATTCTGTTCCATCAACTTTAGTCGTTCCAGTTCCTTTGGGTCGACGAAGGACACGACCGTCACTTCAATCTCATCAATTGCTTTGAGCGAAGCAGGCGATAGCTGAACTGATATGGGATCTCGTTTGGTGAAATCAAACGTGCATAATTCTTTCAGTGCTGGTGAGATCCCATAAGGGCCATCACTACTATATTTTGGTTTGTTGTCAGACATTTTCTAATTGTGATGGCAATGCGATTAAATCGTCATAACCAGGCACTTTAAAGTGTCCATTTGTGAGTTCCTCTTTTGGAATCCATTGTGCCTCAATCGAACAGCCAATGAATGACTGGAACACATCGTACTGGATAGTCTCCATCTTGATAAATACCAAGACTCGATCCTCCCCTGGTTCTCCTCGTGTAACCAATGTTAGACATTGATCATACGTGAGTGTCTTTTTAGTGTTCGTCATTGGATCGTAATACTGGATCGTCCGATCACATACAGTATACGTCGCTATAGACATTTCGTGTTTAGCAAACACACTTGATGTTAACCAATCAGACATTCTTATAGTTTGTGGCGTCCACAAATGCAAAATGGTCTGGGCCTTGATCATTACTCACGGCGTGGATAGCTATCAAGCTGGGGATTGGGAACCAAGGACGGAAGTGTTTTTATTTGATTCTGAGAGTAAATGTCACGAGAAACTTAGTGATTATGTAATTGACAAATTTAATGAAATTCTGAGGGATGATGAAGACCCACTGGATCATTATCAGGAGAGGACGAACGTGGTGTTGAAATATTGTACCAAGAACGAAGATGGTCATTGGCAACTGACATATAAGCAAGTGACGGATGATGACTCCAAGATCATCTATGAATGGGTCGTTGAAGCCAAGTGGATCTCAGCGAAATGGTCGTATGATATTGAAGAATTGACTATTGGTTAATGATCACAAACACAAAATGGATTACCGCTCTATTGAACGATCTAGATTGAATCGATACAAGTCGATGGATTTCTGGCTCGAACAGACTATCATGGATATGGATAAAGTGGATAATCCTTTGGCCATACTCGGTATGCTCAAAATTGCCTTTGGTGAACGAAAAGCATTTCCGGTTGACATTCATTGTGGGGATATGGTGAGGATTGAGGAAACTAAAATGCGACGTTATGAACGTATGGATGGTCAACTGGGTGAAGTGATCCATAAGATTGAGTCTGGTACGAAGGATCTACCGACTATCAAACATTTGATTAAAACTGCTCATCAATAGATTTATTGCTTTAATAACTTGTCCAACTCTTCCCAAAACTCAACATCGTATGTCCCCTTGAACAAGATAGCCTTCCCACCAGCTGCTTGCCAACTCACCGTGTTCTTGGGGAGATCATCAATGAGGATGCTATTTGGGCATGCGTACTCATATTTTGTTTGGATACAACGATGGCCATATCATTTTTTTTACAAATGGATTCACAAATCATAATTGAAATGGGTCCGTATAAATTTCAAAAAATCAGTATTGACGAACTGAATGCTCTTCGATCAAAACATATTAAAGTAGTAAATAAACATGGGGATGTAGTTTACGACGGTCCTCTTATGAAAACATTAATATATAACGGACTGTCCTATCCCGACCATATGCTGTTTGCTGAACCCCAGGTGATCAATGATGTAGAATATCAATTAATCAATACTGCACGAATGATCTGGTGTACTGGAACACCAGATCATGCAGGATACACCGTGTATATAATACTAAATTCAGGTATACAATATGCAGTTAGAAGAGGCACAGCAATGCTTGAAACATTTATAGGTCCACCACCGGAAGCTTCATGGACATGTAATCACCTCCATGTTGACGAATCATTAGATAGAATACAAATTCGTACAGATGATTTACTCGATCGTATCGAATGGGCAAGTAAGACAACCCAAGTGATTGATCGTATTATGCCAAAAGATACATCACATTCAAAAGCATTGGTTGGGACTCATAGTGAAACTGGAGAGGTTAGACGATTCAGTGGTATATTAGCATTTTCGAAATATACAAAGTGTGACAAAAAACAAGCACGCGATGCAATAATAAATAATCAGTTGATGCATGGATGGTCTGTTAAATATGATGTTCTGACATCATATGATGGAGAAATATGGATCAACCTGGGTAATGATAATAAGCGACGCATCAGTTCTTTTGGGCGGATCGCACATGTTACGATAACAAACGAGCTTGTTGAATGGCAATCTTGTAGAACTGATAATTATCGAGAAATTATGGTCGATGGAACCAAACATAAAATCAGTCATCTAATGATAAATATGTTTGGGACAGAGGACGACCGTAAGCTGTTAGCGACAGAGGGGTTTGGAGTTGTCCATATGGACCGCAATAAACATAACGACAACATTAAAAACTTGAGAGTTATGAATACTAAACAACGTTGTAGTTTAATGTTCGGAAAACCAGTTCGAGTTATAAATGATAACGGAGATATGAGTGAATTTGGAACAATAACCGATGCTGCAGAATATTTGAAGGTCGGTCCAGATTTGCTTATACATTATCTCAAAGGTCGTCATGAGGCTAAAAGATTTAAGATAGAATATATTGAATAAAATTTTCAATTAAGAATGTAATAACAAACGATCCAAGTCCTCCCAAAATTCAGTATCATATTTACCCCTGAATAAAATAGCTTTGCCACCTGCGGCTTTCCATGATTCAGTTTGGGACATCATATCATCTATCAAAATGCTATTCGGGCACGCGTACTCGTATTTGCTATGGTGAAACAAACGAGTAAAATTACCACCTAACCAACGATCCAGCCATTCACCCTTACCCTTGATACACATCGGATCACGTTCGTCTGGTGAAGAGAGGATGGCAATATGAGGACAACGAGATCGTAGTTGATCAAAGACATGCACGATATGTGGATCCAATGGCTTCATTTCTGACCAAAATAGACCATTGGTTTTTCTAATATTGCGCCAAAATTGGTTACTACCCACCCTTTCTTTGTATTCTTTGACTGTCTCATCGGCCTCCATATCCTCAAACCAACGACGACAAGATTCATCAAAGTCACATAAAACTCCGTCCATATCCACATAACATTTGAATTTGGGTCCCATTTTTAGTGAACACAAATTGTAAAAAATGGATGTCCGTATGGCCGTAGTTAAAAAGAGAACGGAGATTCTCTATCAGTTGAGTTGTGAGTATCAGACTGAATACTCAAAGGCCAAGGCAAACCATAATGGAATTATGAAGACTGGAGCCGATACATTCATGTGGATTGGTGTCTTTGCCGTGGGGTACGCCCTCTTCTATTGGTCGTTTCATCCAATCCTCATCTATTTCATAGTATCGTATATACTATTAGTTTGCGCAAGCTTATTAACTATCGAGATCGGGACTCACTTGACTGTTAATCATGGTCCGAACGAGGTGGGTGCATTTCGTAATACCCTGCAAGAGATGAATGAGACCAATGTGGACCGCTATGAAGCTGAGCTGCGCGTCCTGGAAGAATTCTTTGGTCACAAAAATGGATCGAGTAACGAATAAACTATCTCAGCTAGCGGTTGATGAACCTGAGAGGACGGAGTTGGGAAAGGTTATTGTGGATGTCTTTGATTGGTCATTATCTGATAATCTTCGATCGGATTTAGAACTATTTATCAATATCATCACTACTTTATCACCTGACCCACATGAAGCCTTTGTCCATGATTATGGTACTCAGTTCGTCAATTGGTTGCGGGCGGTCCGAAAGACCTTACCTAAACTAGAAGAACCCATTGAGATGCGACGGACACCAGAAGGTTGGTATCGTAACTTGTATGAAATGTCAAAGGAACTCAATGGATTTGATGTCTTTTTTTGTGTAAGTTGTTTGCCCGCCTCTGATTGGGAGGATGATTATGATTATCAAGATGGTCAGTTCAAGTGGTCAAAGGGACGTATGGTGTGTTGGCACTACCGTGATGGATGTTATGCGCTTACAGTGTATATGGATAAGTAGGAAACAACCATTCTTGCAACTTAACCATATCTTCTTCCTTGTATTTTTTATCCTCTGCATCTTGATGCCATCGTTCACGAGCAATAGATGCTTTGATAAACTCCAAGACATCTTCTGGTTTATCAAACCATTCCATCTCATTGATTTGATCATTCATGAGTTCGATCCATAATGGAATCAATTTCTCCACATCCACTGGATCGCGTCGATTGGCTTGATACGTCTCCTTGATTCGAGCGTTAAATTGACTGCATAGTGTTCCACTACACCCATCACAACTACCGTACCATTGATATGCTACCAAGTACCCACCCGGGAATCGAAAGACGATATTGTTTTCCCCCTGAACACATCCAACCTTGACGTAAAGTTCACCATACTCTCCTTTAGAGAAACCAAGATACGAATAGAGATCCCTACACTCAATACGATTATCCTCCACATCCTCTAACACGATCCGGTCTCTCAACAAGGCTTGAGCTTCTTGTTTATTCATCCTGAACACAAATAAAATGTCAGGTTGTGAAAAGTGTGATCAGTGTGGTGGTTGTCGCCAGCAACCAAAGTTGATCATTGGTTGTCGTCCTGGTTCTGAGAAGCAGTACGAGGAGATGAAACGAAAGCAAATGGAACAGGCTCAAGAAGATATGGCGACGGTGATACGTCTATTGAATCTTGATTGGCAGGATAAATTAGTTAAAGAACATGATAAAGAAATTGGTGATGTGATCGGAGGCGGTTTTGGTTGGAAGCTTAATGATCAATACCCGTATGATCATACGAAGTTTACCAGTGACCAATTTCTTCATCATATGACAGGTGGTGAGCGATCAACGGTTGACCCATCGTTGCGCAAGTTGATACGTGACTCGTTTCATAGGACCGCTGATAAAACCTTCTTTACGGACTCACAAACTAAAGAATGACCGGCATCAAACGACCCAACAAGGATCAGCTGATCAAGAGATGGCGTGAGACTAGTGCGGAGATTGATTCAATTCGTGCGGGTAAAGTATTGTCTATGGCGGACAAACATAAACAGATTGATCCTATAGTGAATGAACGAATGTCGATGATTAAAGTCCTACAGGACCTTGGTGTGGATGTCACAACTTTATAAAATGACTGGTAAAAAGAAACCCAACCAAACCAATAAGAATCAACTCGAATTTGATCTGAGAGCACGATTCACTGGGATTCAAAAGGAAAAGAGGCAATTGAATGAAGACCGTAAGGCTGGTAAAGTGTCTGAGGCAGACTACAAGGAGATGATGGAGGATCATGAAAAAGCAGAAATGGAGATTTATGATGAATGCAATAAACATGGGATTGGAGTAGTTGGCTTGTTATTTAATTAATAAACCCATACACATGTCTGACTATATCCATTGGTAACACGTCACTACCCAACAACTCGACCGTCCTCCTCACTCGGATAGATTGATTCAATAGCAGTCGTCTATCCACTTCTGGTGTCATTGAATATACAATCACTTCCTTCAACCTTGGATGATACTTGATACTCTCCATCAACTCTTGGTGATTCTCATTGGGTTCAAGACGCGTAAATGACTCAAGGATACAATCCTCCCGAAAGTAGTGATAGATATTCTCCCATCCAGATGGTCCATAATAGTCCGTCCGTAATAGAAATAAATTCTTTACTGATTTTGCTTTTAATAAAGCCTCCACGAATTCACCATGGTGACGCTTGGCTTCAACGGTCAACCCTACCAGGTTACCATACTCAAGAATCTGGTTGATGGGTAGTTTATCATTGACATCGACAAGATCTAGGTGGGCCAACTGAGAGAACCACTCCGCCTCCACTTGGTCATTGGTAAACCGACACTTGTGCAAGTACAGCTTTGTTACCCGGGTCCTCGGTAACCCACAGAATAGAGCAGCAGGAATCACATCGACATCAAAGAATTTGAGATGCGTGATCGAAGGGATCAACCGAAGAAAGACTGCAAAGTCATACGTCACTTGGTTGAATATGTTTAATCTAGTAATCTTGTGAAAGTGACTGCAAAATTCTACCACCTCTGAATCAAATTGAACATTGATTAACGCCAACCCTTCAGTTACCTGCTCTGGTGTATATGTACGGGTGATGATAGAGAGATCTTCTTGTTTTATACGATATCCATGATGACAGGTAAGTGATAGACTATTATTTTGATAAGTCGCCTGTAACCATCCATCTTTTTGATCTAACCATTTACCATTATTGATCATCAACATTTTCTTCTTCTTTGTTTGTGACTGAACGACAAAGACCAGATGTGACCAAATAACCAATGGGCTCATCCGATGCCAAGGCGGATACATCATCATCATCTTCGTTTTTGGTAGCCGGCATACTAGGGAATCCTCTAAAACTAATACCATAGTAGGTATGTTTCTCAATATGATCCAGCAGAAACTCTTTTCCGGATCGATAGGCACCCCCGTCCCCTATGGCCATAATCTCCTTCAGGGGCAGTTGGATATCACCTACTTTGTCAGCATCCACAGTCTCCATGTCTAGTCGTTCAGAGTGCATGTAGAGACACTCTCCATCCGTACCCACATGACTCCTACCAACACAGATCCATCCATCGTCGAATCTGACGTAATATGCACCATCTTCAAATTGATTTGATTTGGGTGGGAATCGAACGGATAGGCCCGTATTTAGGATGATACGAATGATTGCATAGTATTGTTTCGTCTTCAACAGTTTATGATTCACAAGATATACGTAATTCACCATTTTATTGTATAAGATTTGTGATATCACTGTTCCTTCTTCGTCACTGGCTCAACATCCTCTACTGAAACGATCTCACCATCCTCTTCTTGTTTTTCACCATGAAAACGAAGACGTTTCATCAAGTAGTTCAAGTCCATTGGATCGGAAGGAGAATGTTGATCAACAGGCTTGGCTTGATAGGCACCCAGACTATCCATAATCTCCTTCAGGGGCAATACGAGAGTCTTGACCGTCTCTGGGGTCATTGTATCCATATCCAGTTGTTCAGGGTGCATGTAGACAATTTCATTATACTTTTGATCCCCTACCTTGACTCCACGACCCACACGGATCCATCCGAGTTCCAACCTCAAGTAGATTGCACCAGGAGGAACGGTCTCATTGGAATTAAGTTGGATAACAGATAGACCACTATTCAATGCAATTCGCATCATTGCAAGGTTTTGTTGTGAAGTGGATAGATTCCATGATGCAAGATAGATTCGTTCGGCCATTTTTTTTGTTTAGTTTGATTTGATTTTTGTCAATTTTTGTGATTACAGAGTATAATAAAACATGACTTGGATCGTAATTGCAAGCACGGCTCCCAAGATTGTCCCCCCAAGTGACATCATCATCAACGGCATCGTATTTGGATCGTCCAGACCAATATGAATGATAATTGATAGTAGACCAATCATTATCAACCATAAAGCCATAGTCCCTCCGGACAACCAATGCATCACACTTAGTTTCATTTGAACGTGGTCAGTAGTATACATTTTTATTTTGTCTTTTGTGGTAACAAAAGATCACTTCGTTCGATGGTCTGGATCATGGATGATGGCCTAAGGTACTCAGCCTTAGGTGAATTGGCATGTCGTGGATGGCTTTGTATCTTCTATCCTGTCGAAGTTGCGATGTGTTATACCGTGATGGAACGATATCAATGTCGTACAATAATTGGTCCTTCCAATCCAATCATCCCCCTGGAGTACACGGACAACACCCTCTATTATACTCTGGAATCGGAAGTGATGTTTGTATTGGCTGGTATAGTAGTCATGATTGGTGGGTCCATCTTATTATTTCTATCTGGTGCTGTTGTTGCTGATTTGATGATCAAAGCTTTACATCGGTATCACTAATTCTATAAAAATGACCACTTGTCACCTTTGTCAATCCACTAAATGTTTAGAAGAGCCGGATCGATATTGTCATTGTCCCCCATCACATTCATCTTGTGTTAACCATGCACGATCAGATGAAGATCGACCAATGGTACCAAATGGTCCATTATGGGTCTGTCCCACGTGCCATCAACGATATTTTGTTGCTCAAGCCCAACGGTATAGTTATCGATGGATCAAGTGTTGGGTCTATGGGAGGTTACTGGCTCATGTCACCTATCTCTACTTGATTGTTTATTTTATCATTAGTATGGGAATTCAAATCTACAAAGGAGAAGATGATTATACCCAGTGGTATGCGTATGCTTTATACTCAGTTTTAGGAGCAGCCCTATTGACCATGTGGGGGTTATATGTTCGCGGGACTAAATCCAAGTGGGTCCGTCGTACCTATCGCGAAGTCTTGGTCAGGGCCTATCCTCCAACGGCCATAGAATAGAGTCCCAATAACAATTAACACATCGCGATATTTTACCCATATAAATTCATATACCAATTGAGTGAAAATCATTTTAAATGTGACGCAATCTCTCTAAAGATTCTTCGACAGACCCTCCAATATGGGGCATTAATTTGGTCCGCAATTCGACTACTTTTGGATATGCCATACCCATGATTTCGGCAATCTGGATCGGGGTATGTCCCGACATGATTAGCTTGACCATTTGAACTTCCTCAGACCTCAATCGTCGTTTAGTTGCTGGTCCAGCACTATCATCCATCATTCTCTTCATAGCTGCTTGTTTGACTACGGGTTCAGCCGCATACGCTGCTTGAGCTCTCTCATCCACTGTCGATGGCTCATCCAGAGGTAGACCACGGTACTCACGAAGTCGAGTTCGTGCTTCATCATAAGTAGCACTTCCCTTAATAATGGGCTGAAGATTGGTTCTCCAACGATCCCTCAATCTAGACGTAGATCGACCACTGGTATGATCGGTAGCAACTAAACCATACATATGGGTATACCCGATCCCACGGTAATAGTAATACAACAGTAATTCATCATCCTCCTCAGTAAAGGGACGATCCACGACATTGGTCCTTAGGTTACGTTCATATCGTTCCCTCACTGTACCTGCTGTTCGACTTGGAACGAAGGAAGCAATTAATTCCCAATCGTCCGTCCCATGTAAAGCAACCGCATCCAATATATCTTGATCCTCCTCAGGAGTAAACGATGGTTTGGATCGTCGTACGGGTTGTTGAACCGAAGCGACGGAAGCCAACATAGATAGTTGACTAGGGGCTGGTTGTTGTTGTTCGCTTGATGATGACGATGATGGCTTTGGTTGACTAGTGGCTGGTTGACTAGTGGCTGGTTGTTTAGGTGGTACCATGCGTCGATTATAGTAAGTGGAGGTCATTTTACTGGCTCGTTCAAGGACATCGGTTGGTTCCGTATCTGTGGGTAGACCTTTGGATTGACGAAGCTTCGTACGTGCTTCTTCAAAGGTCTTGGCACCACCAATTACTCGTTGAAGTTTATCCATCGTCTCCTTTAATCGATTCGGAGAAAATCCTTTATCTTCATCTGTATAGACTAGACCTACCATATTCTTAAAAGTGACTCCCTTGAATCGATAATACAGTAATAATTCAAGATCAGACTGTGTGAATGGACGTTGAATAATATTTGGATGAAGATGCTCCTCGTAATATCTTTTTATAGCAGCAACAGAACGACCAGGTAATAGGTGTGCTATATCGTTCACACTTTTCCCCTCCGCCACGCCTTGACGAAGAATATCATTTTCTTCACGTGTCCATGATGATGACATTTTCCTATTATTATATTTGTAAGATTAACGTTTCTCACACAAGACAAAATATGTGTTGGTACATGGATTGGCATACCAAGCTGTATTGGTAGATTTCACTGCACAATTATTACTCGTTCCACCAGATGGTTCTCCTCCACCCCAGAATGTCGATCCAGTAGCCAACCCACTAGTCCATTTCCAGTTTCCTTCAGTCGTTCCTTGAGAGGTGTCGTCGGTGTACCCAATCCATACTGCATTGTTGGACATGGCCAAAGTCGCACGATTATTTTCGACATCATTTAGAATGGTGGCTAACGTACCACCATAACTAATACATGTAGCTTTTGCTGCAGTCCATGTTTGGGCCGTCTTGATCAAGAAATAGTTGGGTGGTGCGCGGTACTCACACATCGCATAATACGTGTTCGAGCACGGATTTGCATAGTATTGTGTATTTGTGGATAAAACTCCACAATTATTACTTGTTCCCCCACTTGGTTCTCCAGCGCCCCAATTGGTGAATGCAAATGGTAGCCCACTGTCCCACGCCCAGTTTCCTTCCACTACAGCATCTGTGCCTCCCATCCAGACAGCATTCCCATTCTGAATGGCACTCAACCAACCAATGTCGCCATCATCCATAAAGGTAGCCAGCTTAGCACCCTGTGCGGCACATGCGGATTGGGCTTGAGCCCATGTATAGAGCGTACTGATCATGAAAAATCGAGGGTTGCGGCGCTCACATAAGATTTGACCCGTTGCCGTACATGCCAAATCGACCCATGTTCCAGCACCTGACATGTACATACAATTTGCCGCAGTACCACCATTTGGATAGGTAGCGGCCCAGTTCGAGTACCCGGCCATGCCAGTCTTTTTATTTCCCCAAATCCAACTTGCTTCTGTCACTGCATCGGATGCGGACATGATTACATTCGCTCCTCCAGCTACACTAGCAGCGGCAGACTGTTCCGTTGCCGACAAGACGGATGCAAGTTGACCTCCTTGTGCCGCACATTGAATTTGGCCATTTGCGGCCGTGTAGGACGTGGAAATCTTGTAATAATTGACCGTAACTGCACCAGCAAACGTCGGGGCTCGTGATGGCGTCCTTGATGGTGTACGGGATGGTGTTTTGGATGGCGTACGGGATGGGGCATGTGAAGGCGAAGCAGTTGGTAAAGCGGTTGGTGAGTTGGTCGAGGGCGGTGAGGTTCCCTGTGGGTAAAAGATGTAACTAGGTTGAGCCGAAGTAATCTTTTGCTGAAACATCACCACACCGTTGTACGTCACTTGTACCCACGCACCGACAATGTTGGCCTGGACAGCTCCATTGTACAAGACAATAATGTAGACCTTACCCACGTTACCAAGAGTCACGGTAATGGATGGGTTTGAACCCGATGTAGTTGTTGCATAGGTGGTGACAATCCCATCGACAGCATTGGAACCTGCGGCCGAAGTACCTGGGGACATACTGACTGTCTTACCAAATGCCATGTTGAACTGGGGTTGATCCACGGTATAGATTTGAATTTCACCAATAGACAAAGAGGTCGAAGTTCCATCCGTAAAACCCACGGATACAGTGACAGGGAAAGCGAAGGTATAGGTCCATGGGGATGAACCAGCACTCGTGAACTGATACTGCCAAGCAATTCGCTTATCCGGCCCTTCACGAATACGAAGGTATGTGTTCACGATTCGCGATTGAGCACCGTCCTGTCTGTTGGTCACCACGATTTGACCAATGCCATCTGAACGATTTCCTAGAGCCACCATCAAATACGGATTGATTGTGCCTAAACCATCTGATGACCAAGTCGTCTCCGTGAATGTACCGGTGTTCCCATCTACCAAATTTGCAACTGCATTTACTCCGTCCTTGCTGGATTGATATACAGGTTTGCTCAAGGCTGCATTTGTCCCTGGGGCAGTGGTAAAGTAGACTGCGATTTCAGCAATGTTGATGATAGCTTCCACATCCGTGTCAAGTTCAATCGATACGAATCTCTCCAAGTACTGACCAAAGGTTTGATCCAATTGACCTTGTCCCACACATAGCAAGGTTGAGGTAGTCGTACAGGCTTGTGTTCCAGCACTTAACCAACCACTGGTCTTGGATGTGGCCGATCCATAATCCCCATTGGCTGATGTAGTAGACATCGAGTCACCAGTCGTTTTGCATTGATTCGCACTGTCATACAGACCTGAAGTAGTGGATAGGGTGTAAAAGTTACCTGTAGCCGCATTAATCTCGGTCATGGAATACGCTGGACCAGAGATGAAACCAGAGGAGGTAGTGGATAGTAAAGTTCCATAGGAGGAGTACACTGAGCCTCCAGATAGTTGATCAGCCAAGTTGGATGTCGTGCCACTAATAGAGGTTGAAGCAAAGGGTTTGATCTTGACAACCCATGGGTAACTAGTGACAGCTGCATTGCAGTTGGTCTGCCAAGTGGACATAGTGACTGCACCAGTGCCTGTGGAGGGGGAAGCAGTAAAGACGTAGTTGTTGGTCGTTGTTGGTGACACAGTTGGGGATGTAGTGATAGAAGAGGTCCGTGTGTAGACCCAAGCCTTGCCGATATTACCATTATCACTTTGAGCACCAACCACCAACGTCGTACCTGAATAATCTAAGGAAACCGCATTTACTTGCACTACAGTACCAGTCGTATCCGGCGGGATGAAATCACTCGAGTAGGTGAACGTAGTGCCGTAGCGATCATACAAGTACACCCGACCCATCGTATTTACCTTCCACGCTCCCACTGCCAATGTAAAGCCGTCCCCACTGAAGGCACATCGAATACCATAATGACTATCCGCAGGGCCTGTGAATTTCTGACTGAACGTATATGTTCCTCCAGATAGGATATAGATCCATATTGCTCCCGCAAAATTATTATCGCCATCTGCCCCAATTGCCATGTATACGCCATCATCTGAAATACACGAACCCCAAGCTCCAAAACTGTTGGATGCAGTTGCCCCAGTGGGGATGACTGGTCCTTGTGCTGCGGTACAACTGGTCTTGGGTACACATGTGTAGTACCAAAACGCACCAGTTCCACCGTTATATTGTTGTCCAGGCACGATGAGTTTAGTACCGTCTGGAGTCATCAGAATCGTCACACCGAAATAGGTATTTGAAGTTGCACCTGATCCAGAGAACACAGAAACGGTTTGAGTCAATGTATAATCGACACGCGTCATGCACACCACCCCTCCTGTATTGGTGTTATAAAGAGCGTTTGCCAGACAGATCCAAGTACCATCAGAATTCATGGCCACACGCCACCTACCGGTACTTGTCAATGAAGCTGGACTGACCACATCACCGGTCTGAGCATACTTGTTGGTGTATGGAGTAAGACCACGACGTGTAAACATCCAACTGTACCCAGCCGAACTACCATACATGATGAAACTACCATTCGTACTAATGGCAGGTTTTCCTTCACCTTGGTTGTATCCTTGAGTATAATTGACTCCATAAATCAGCGATCCTTGTGGTTTCCATGTACCGGTTTGGTCCTTCATGTATACGTACATTCCACCGAATGCACCAGGTGCATTGTTATACCCTGGCGCATTGACCACTATAGTGGTACCATCCCTGCTGATTCCGACATCCGCACCTTGAGCAATTGGAGACGTTCCTTGCACCAATGTAGCAACCTTGGTCCAGACTGGGGTGGTTGGCGAACGAGTAGGTTGCATCGATGGTGCATGAGAAGGAGTCTTGGATGGAGTCCTTGATGGTGTCCTGGATGGGGTATGTGATGGCGAAGCAGACGGCTTGGGTGTCGGTAAAGTTGGTGAGTTGGTAGGTCCAGCCGTAGAAATGGCCTCGTAGATTCGAACCGAACCTTTATTATTATAAGCCCAACCTCCAACGACCAAGATATTTCCAGATCCACTCAAGGCAACACCATTACCCCAGTCTGCAGCTGCTGTTCCATACAGTTTTTGCCATGACTGAGTCCATGTGTTGGTACCTGGTGTTCGGACAAATGGAAATGCTGCTCCCCAGTTATTCGTTCCAAACACATTATCGGTCCAGTCACCACATGTCATTAGGTTTCCGTTCGATGATATGGCCATGGCTTGACATGTCGAACCCCCATCAACAGTCGCTGCTGTTCCCGCAAGGGACCATGTTCCAGCGGATCTAGTATAGATGGTAATCTTTGAACTACCCGCGGTACCAATGGATAGAATATCTCCAGTTGAACTGAGAGATACAGCAGCACCGAATGAACTAATTCCTGTACCTGGGGTCAATTTAGATCCTTGTAAGGTCCACGTTGTCCCTGATCGCGTATAGACCCAAACCGCACCTTTACTTGAAGTATCTGATAGTTCCCCAATCGCCATTGTATTTCCATCCGAACTTAATGCTACTGTGTATTTAGGTGATCCGCCTGGTGAGGCTCCTGAAAAGCTGGTAATTTCAGTTTGTTGAGACCACGTGGTACCAGAACGTGTATAGACGTAGACTCCATATGTACTGGATGTAGTTCCAGCAGCTAAAGTATTCCCATCATCACTCAGAGCAACAGTTGTGCCAAACTGTGAAGAAGTAGCTGGGGCATTTCTTGCTTGTTGAGACCATGTCGTGCCTGAACGAGTGTAGATATACACCGAACCAAATCCATCATGCGGCGAACCCATTGCCAATGTGTTTCCATCCGAACTTAAGGCAACGGATGTACCCTGGTAATATCCGCCCCCAGGTGTCAATTTTGATCCTTGTAAAGTCCATGTGGTACTTGGTTTTGTATAGATGTACACACCTCCAACACCAACGGAGTTCGGCGCACCCACGGCAATCGTAGTTCCATCCCTACTGACGGCAGTACTATAACCAAACTGTTCAATACCGACCGTGGAATCAATTTCAATGGCAAACGCATAATATCCGAGCGTCGGCGATTTGGTTGGTGTATGCGATGGTGTCTTGGATGGTGTCCTGGAAGGTGTCCTTGATGGTGTCCTTGAAGGTGTTCGTGAGGGGGTCTTTGAAGGGGTTCGTGATGGGGCCTTGGATGGCGCATGTGATGGGGACCAAGAAGGTGCCTTGGATGGCACATTGGTTGGAACATGTCGAGTGTTCTTGAAGATCCAGAGTGCGCCAATTCCACCATTGTCATTTGGTCCAGCAATCACAACCGTTGACCCAGTAGCATCTAATGCGCATGGAGAAAAATTGATCGTACTACCAATATAACCAGTCGGAACAATCTTGGATTGGTAAGTATACGTGCCGGACTGACCGTTTCGAACAAACATGTAGACGGCACCAATGCCAGAATTGTCGCCGGACGCTCCAACACATATAATGGAGCCGTCTCCACTAATATCCAACTTTGATCCAAATGTTGTTGCTGTACCGACAGCAGTTGGTGGTGGAGTAATCCTTTGCGTCTGCACGTAGGCAGTGCCGTTGAATTGGAGAATGAATGCTGATCCAGCGTTCGAGTTATCGGTGTATCCGGATGTCACAACAATGACACCATCTCCAGACATTGCCATCAATCGACCAAATGTGGATGATCCAACATTTCCAACAGGTGCTATTGGGCCCTGAACGAGTGTACAACTGACGTACTGCACACAACTGTAATACCATGCTGCCCCCACATTTCCGTTGTATCCGTAAGATCCAATGACTAATTTCGTTCCATCATATGACATTCCCATTGCAGCCCCAAACAATGCACTAGTGGTCATCCCCGGTGGAGTAAACTTTGGAACGACCAATGTTCGAGTGGATCCTGTTCGTTGATAACAATTCACGTAACCAGTACTCGTGGACCATAGTTGGGCAGATGCACAGATGAAATCCTGTGCATAATTGGAAGTCGTGCGTCCTCCGTATCTACCAGTATCCACCGAAGTAATTGCTGCTCCAACTTGATTCCAGCTATTTGTAGCATTTCGATCAAAGATAAACCAATTATCCGTCCCTTGTGTACCAAATGTGGATTGATTGCCATATGGATTCAATCTTGGTGCTTGGCCTGCTGCACCACCGCATGGTGATCCGCAGACGCTTAACCCCAACTGTTGCCACGTACCACCAACATAACCATAGTAAAATAGCACACTGGCAGCGCTGGCCTGTCCAGCAACAGTCAAGCCATCCGCAGACATGGCAACTGTATTTCCAAGTAAGCCGTTGCCAACACTTTGACCAGGAACGAGTTTAGACCCAACTTGAGCCCAACTCGAAATACCTGGAGAGGAGGTGGGGGTTTGAGATGGAGCCTGGGAGGGTTTCGATGTAGTGGGTGATGCCGTTGGTATAGAGGTAGTCGGTGTTTTGGATGGTGTCCTGGATGGCGTTCTACTGGGTGTCTTGGATGGAGTCCTTGAAGGTGTTCTGGAGGGTGTTTTCGATGGCGTTCTAGATGGAGCTTGGGTTGGGCCGAATGTTTCTCCAAATTCATAAATATACATGGCATTCGTAGTCGAACCACCAACCATTGTATAGGCTTGTCCAGATAAACTCACGGAAGCTAATGTCCCAGAACCAGGTCGTGCAGCTACCAATGTCCATCCAGTCCCAACAGAATTACGACGGAATAATTGAGGACCATCAGTGGCCGCATCTGCATATGCGACGTAATCTCCATGTTCGGATAAACTTATAGCTGCCGGAAAGGATGTAAATGGAGATGCGGGAGTAATGTCCGTCCATGTACTAACTGGAGTCCGAGAAAACACCGAATTTCCAACTACAAAGATGTTGCCTAAACCCGAAAGGCCACAAATTCCAGAGGATGTACCATCAAAAATCTGCGTCCATGTGTTGCTAATGTATTGATGAATCCAGTATCCATTATTCGAGTTGGTCACTCCAAGAATGGTTCCATCGTCGGACAAGGTGACTTGTATACCTTGAGCTTCATGAGCATCTCCACCAATAATTGTTCCAAATATCTTGGGTTTACGTTGTGCCCATGTGGTTCCATTCCATGTAAACACAAAGACTGCACCATCATTATTTCCATCCGATTGAGCACTAACTGCTACCGTGTTACCATCTCCACTAATCGCACATGAAGTTCCAAAATGAGCAGACCCAAAACTTTGATCCAAATCAATAGGAACTAGCTGATAAGGAGTCCATACCCCGCCCGATAAAGTCCATACATATGCATTACCCGTACCAGATGGAGCTTGTGCACTAGCAGCAATCGCAAGACCATTGTTGGAGACGGAAACAATTTGAAACAGTTCGCTATTAATGGAATGAACTTGGGTCAAGTTGGCTGTGCGTTTCCACGTAAACGCAGATTGTCTAGTATAGACCAACACCGCTGTAGCACTCATTGCTGCTATCGTGTTTCCATCTGAACTAATATCCACAGAAGTAGCAAATGAACCTGCCCATGACTCTGTAATTGGAGCTCCATGGACGGACCATAATTGAGTCGGGGCCATGGATGGTGTTTTACTGGGTGTTCTACTGGGTGTTCTACTCGGTGCATGGGATGGTGTATGGGATGGTGACTGACTGGGTTTAGATGTAGTTGGCGAAGTGGTGGGTAATGACGTTGTGGGTCCCCGGGATGGTGTCTTGGAAGGTGTGCGCGAAGGTGAAGCAGTCGGACTGAAAGTCGGTGGGGTTGGGGATTGGGTCGGCCCTCCAGTAGCTGCGGCTTCATAAATCCAAAACGCTCCATTTCCTGAATTGTACCCATACCCACCATATACAACAATATTACCTGAACCACTCAGGCCGCAACTATACCCACGATAGGTCGTTCCACCCAAACTGGCCGTCCCAACTAATTTGAACCATAATTGAGTCCATGTATTGGTCGCAGTTTTAACGAATGGGAAGATTGCTCCAGTATTCGAGTTATCGGTCGAATCCCCAAACACGATATGGTTACCATCTGAAGAGATGCCCATACATGAAGCCGATGTGGACCTAGTTGCATCTCTGGCAACAAATGTAGTCGTCTGGGACCAGACCCCAGCCGTTCGGGTGTAGATGTATCCCGCATTTGACACCGTTCCAATGGTGAGAATATCCCCAGTTGAACTAAATGCCAAAGTACTACCAAAGTTTCGCGTGGAACCAGGAGCAATCTTTGAACCTTGAATAGACCACACACCCGCTGAGCGAGTGTAGACCCACACTGCTCCATTGAATGACGTATCACCAATATCTCCAAATGCGACTGTGTTTCCATCGGCACTAAGGGCTACAGTGATTCCATTGGCTGATCCAGTATTACCGGGCGGGCTGGTAATATGTGTTTGTTGCGTCCAAGTGGATCCAGAACGAGTAAAGATGTAGACTCCTTGCGAGATCCCATAACTACTAATGGCTAATGTATTTCCATCATCACTTAGGGCAACCCCATTTCCAAAGAGTATTGAGGATGCTGAAGTGAGCTTAGAGCCTTGCTGTGACCAGGTAGACCCAGACCGTGTAAAGATCCATACCGCACCAATCCCACCAGCATCCATACCCGCACCAACAGCCAAGGTGTTTCCATCTGAACTAAGAGCCAACGCGGATCCTTGTTGAATCTGCGTACCGCTGTACCCCGTACCGACTAAGTGACCAGACTGTTGAGTCCATGATGAGGATGGTTTAGTAAAGACATACGCCCCTCCAATATCTGTGGTGGTAGGTGCCCCAATAGCAATTGTGGAACCATCTCGACTAATGGCCACTGCATATCCAAGATTATCCGATGCAGTGGACCACTCCAATTTAAAGGATTGATGGTAATATGCCAAAGTTGGAGCAGATGTTGGAATGGATGTTGTGGGTGATGTTGTTGGTAAGGAAGTAGTTGGTGAATTGGTTGGTTTAGATGTCGTTGGGTTTTTAGATGGCGAGGTTGTTGGAACAAATGATGGTCTTCGACTTGGGGTACGGGATGGCGCGTGAGAAGGCACATGAGAAGGCGCCGAAGTTGGGCCAAATGTCCAACCATATTCATAGATCCAAATCGTGTTACTCGCAACAGTCACTACGGTGTATCCCTGTGCGGAAATACCAATCGAGCTCACACCGCCCGACCCCTGTCGATCTGCCAACAGGTTCCAAGCAGAGCCATCATGCGTGCGCAAATAGATTTTAGGTCCGTCATGTCCACCAGTCCCCATAGCCAAGTAATCCCCGGATTTCGACAACATACTTAGATAAGCCGGGTCAAACTGCACTACGGGGGTGACATCCGTCCATGTGCCAGCGATATACTCATGGACTTTGTTGTCAGCAACCAATCGAGTCCCTGGACCCGACAAGCTGACTGCGGTATAGGTATGATAGGTTGCCGACAAACTAACCAGTTGTTCAACCCACGTCCCGCTGATCAATCGATGAATAAGATAATCACCATTTAGACCCGAATGTGCCATAACCGTCCCATCATCCGATAAACTAACCCAAATACCTTGGTAACCAACAGATGAAACCACTTTAGGCCACCGTTGAGCCCAAGTCGTTCCATTCCAGTTAAATATATGAACGGCACCTGTGAAACTTCCATCTTGGTATGCACCAACGGCCACTGTGTTTCCATCCCCACTGATTGCAATCGCCGAACCATAATTTGCATCTACTGGATTAGGTGATGAATCCGTTGGTGCCAATTGCGTGGCATGCCAAGATCCACCACTATAACGCCATACATAGGCATGTGCCACACTCACATCATGAAACTGATTACAGGCTGCCACCACCAAACCGTTGTTGGAGACACTGATGTATGGTCCGCCATATGTCGTTCCCGGATAGATAGCACCCATATCCGTGAGATCGGCAGTCATAAACCACCCATATCCAAATTGCAGCTGTCGACGACGACCAGGAGGAGTAGACTGTTGAAAGACCAATACACTACTGTCGGTGACTGTACCGATCGTTTGCCCATCCCCACTGACATCGACTGCGGAGGGGTTGTATCCAGTCAAACTAGATTGGGTCATGTATGGTGCAGTGGGTGCCGCGGATGGGGTTCTAGATGGTGAAGTGGTTGGTTTACTAGTAGTAGGTGATGTTGTGGGTGCAGATGTAGTGGGTGAAGTGGTTGGTCGAGCCGATGGTGCTTGGGAGGGAAAATGAGTCGGGTTAAGGGTGGGTACCGAGGTAGTTGGGGAGGTGGTGGGTTGTTCAGTGGTTGGTGCTGGGGTACCAAGTGGTCGACCATTATGACACACACAGACCATGGATTTAAAGGTATCACATGCTTCCTTATCTTCTTGATAGATGGTCGTATCTGAATAAAACACACCACCATTGGAACAATGAAGATTGGTAGACCACTCTTCACATCGTGATTTACTTCCTAACCAAATCTTGTGTTGGGTCACACCAGCATAGAGCAAATCATTCTGCCAGATGGCACCATTGAATAACATGGTCCAATTCAGAGCAATTACGACATCATTTGGACCAGTGACTAGGGCACTAGCATTCAATCCATATCGGGTAGGGAAATCACTACATGAATCATCACGAAAATTGACCATCGCTTCGACCTGTGAACAGTCAAGAGCAGAGAAGTAATCCAACTGTTGGCAATACTGGGTAGTCTCCTCACGGGTACCTAAATCCCCATCTCTCAATTCATCATCCGAATATAGAATAGTCTGTCTCGGTAATGGCGATGCCAAAACGATTCCTGTTAACAGGTAAACTAACAAAAACATTTTTCACACTTGAAAATTGTGGCGTTCACTTCGTTCACTAAACAAAAGAGTGAACCCTATCATGATGCAAAGTCTCTTCATTGCTAACAAAGGGTTGGCAGCTTATCTATCCTATCAACCAGTAAAAAATGAGGGGAATTGCACTCTTCGGGATATGCACGATTTCTTTGGTACAAAGGATCTAAATAACATCGAGTATCTTAGCTTTGATGATATCAAGCTAGATCCCGGCGTCTTGGAATTTGTTATTGACAATCTGCCTAAATTAACCCAAATACATATATCGAGGATTGAATTATCCAAAGAGGATTGGTCATTATTACTCATGACCGTGAAACGATTAACCGCATTTAGTATGTATCATATTGCATACGATTCAAAATTAATCAGTGACGCATTGATGGGTTCGTCCGTCATATCATTATGTTTATCCGACTGTCGTTATAATTTATCGACATTGGATTTATCGCGGACCAACATTATAAGCTTGGAGATTGATGACCAAATGGTCACTCATCGTGTGCTAAAACAATTATTGGCCGTACCATTACAACAATTATATCTCAATATGTGCGGCCTCTCGGATGTAGACAGTGCTCTTATTGCCTCTTGGGTTCAAGGGAACTATCGACTGGAAAAGTTAGCCCTGATCGAAAATCGAAATATGACGGATATATCCAGACAATTGATCTTTGAGGCCATCCAGTGGCATCCCAGGATTGATAGTTGTTGGATGACTGAGGATCTTGATCATCGATTAAGCGATAAGATCAATGTGCGGACAAAGATCAATCAATCCACCCGAGTGAAACGAATGGTCCCTCTGTTGGCTCAACCACCCGTACCAAAGGATATCTTGCGTCACATTTATTTGTTTTTAAAATAATATAATGGATCAGTCAAGGACGTATCGCCAAACCACATTTGCTTCCTTCATAGATGCCCATCAAGATTTAGCCTATAAAGTAAATCAACTCAGATCAGAGGGTCCTGTTCGTCAATCATTAAATGTCCCTATTGATCATGGTCGTTTGGTGGCCTTGATGAAAGAAATTCACCTACTTAGTCTCAAGTTAATGGAGGAGGCCAGAAAGGTGTTTACTTTGGTAGTACAGAAAGATATACATCGATTAGCTAACCAATTAATGGAAGAATCCTATCGTCTAGTCATTGGTTCCACTGAACATCGTTTATTGGTCGTTGAACTGGAAGTCCTCTATAATTGTCTAAGGGTCCAAGGTGAAAAGTTGGTACATGTCTTTGAAGAGTTTTGGGACGTAATGCAACAGTTGATTCGTGTACGACCAACCACTACTAAATGGTGGTTCATGAAGCATAAAGAAGAGGATGAGAAGACGGGTACGTACCAGACGTATTGCAATGAGGCTAGACATTATTTTGTCGAGGCTGTAGTCCTCACACAATCCTATACTACTAGCACCGCCATCATTACTTCGTAATGATGAAAATGAATCCTAATAAAGCATTTATCAAACAAACCGTCAAACGGTTATTCTTTGCTTGGTTTTTTATGTGGAGAATTCTATTGAATGGTTTGATTACATTCATTGTCGTCGCGTTATATGCTTTAAGTATTGATTATTTTCTCGGACATGAAGCAACTAAAGGGATCCTCGTTAATGTTATTGCTTGGATCCTCTTACTAGGAACACTAGGGTCTTTATTCTACTATACTACAAGTCGTCAAACGATCAATCGTTCAGTTAATCTCATTCTTTCTTGAACTATTTTAATAATCTTTTGATACTCTTTAGCTACTGGATCATCTGTTTGTCCCACCAAGATAAAACTACGTTTAAGCACATCGATCGACGCGAACAATGACTGTTCCATGGCTGGTAACCCTTTGGTTAATCGTTCTTTGAGGGCAGCCTTGATCACGGATTGAACCATTGGGTACAGTTGGTTTCTCTCCAGGGCAAGCATACATTTGTTCAGATTAAATTCCATCGTAGCCAAACGATCGTATTCAGATCGATCATCTCTAAACGTGGTCATCTTAACGAAGTGAGTGAGCACAAATAATGAAAAATGTTGGGTGTATTACTAGAAGATACCCTTGAACGCTCGTCACGAATGAATGATGATTCTGACGTAATCGACCGACCGTCACGGTTTACTCGAGTTCAGTCCCCCTCGAATGTAGCATCCGTCATCCCAACCGATCAAGATGTTCAGGAGATTATTGATTTCTATGGACCGTACCACCCCAAGATTGAATCCATCCTACGGTTTTATTTTCCTCAAGTGGAGGAGACGACTGAACGAATGCTGACCATCTCAAGGATGAATCAACTTCAACGAATGTCCGCCTTTATTGAACGATATCACGTCGAAACTGGTTATGGACTGAAGAATGCCTTCCCGAATGTCCCCCTATCCTTTGCTACCGCACTAGTACAAAGGTATCAACACTAACTTTTTGTTCATCACAAAAAGTTAACAAAACGAAACAACAAAAAAATGATGCAGCACCTATTAGATCAATTAGATATAAAATGGTCACGTGAATTATTCAATGAGCTGGAACGAGAGACGGATTGGGAAGATATGTCTCCTATCCGTGCTCTGGAACATGCCATCCTAATAGATGTCCAAGAATTTCCAAAAGAAGATGAATCCTTATTTGTCATCAAACGTCCATGTAAAGATCGATCCCCATATGAAACTATTTATCATTATCATTTTTCTACTGGGTTAGAATGTTATCAAGCCAAAGTGATGTTTTCAGAGATGTCGCACATCTACCTCCTTGCTGAAGGGTATATGATGGTTGATCATACCTTTCATGTGATGGGGTATCGAACTGGCTTGACATCGATGAGTAAATTCTTAGAGACCCTCTATCAACAAAAAAGAGGAGGGATGACGATGACAACCAAACAACGGTTTTTTGAAGATATACAAGCTACCTTACCAAAGTACTTGAGGTCGTTTAGAGATCGTCAAATTTTGGGGACACAGTGGTCGTATAAAACACGAAATGACTTGTTTAAACTGTTTAGTACCAAAAATCTATTGCAATACATCCCCTATCGCCTCTTGTTGGATTTTGAAGCCTATGTGACCCATGGTGTGCACCCTGAACGATGGACTCCAGAACATGATTTTTTCTTATATAATTTCCTACAAGAGATGGAGGAATGTGAGGCCTTGATGATCCAACACCCCTTACCTGCAACTTTACCAAAGACGAGTTTTATTTGGCAATTACCATCAAGGGTAGGGACGGCTCTACATCGTCATCTATACCTTCAGTTGAATACCCATGAAATGACGGAAAGAGTCCAATTGGCTACACCAGAAGATGAAGTAGTGGCTGAACGGTTCTTGGAACAATGTGTCCGTCATCAAACCGAAATTGAGTATGATGGTACCGAGGTGTCCCTAGGGAGTTATAAGCATAAGTTATGTGGTCAAGCGGACTTGATTGCTCGTATTCGCGCAACAGGCGAAGCATGTGTGCTGGATTATAAACGTTCAGGAAAATTACTCACTGAACTCTTTCAGTACTCGGATCCAAAATCCCAGGCAAACAAGAGGGTAAGGACTAGGATCTACCAAGCAAAGTTTGAAGGACCAATGGCAGTTCTCGGATTACCTCTACACTTGACCTACCGAGTAACGGAAATGGGCCAATCGACCAAAGTATTTGAGTACTCACTTCAATTGGGTGGGTATCGAAAAATGCTGATCTTGAATCAACACCTCACAACGCCCTTCATTTACCTCATCTTGGTCCATCCATTGTTGGAGGGTGATTTTAAAATGATTGAAATTGATTTGAGACTTAAATTGGCCGAAGGAATGTCGATGTTGGAATTTATTGAGATGGGATTTTTGGTGAGGACATACCACGTACAAATGGGTCTGACATCTGAACCTACTTTGATGAATGATAGTGATGAGGATGATTTAGACGATTAACATAAGAGATTCTACATACCCCTCATCGGTCAACAATCGAATAAACATGCTCAAGTGAAGAAACATGGACTGATTCTTATATGGACGGACCCACTCTGCCACCGTCGACTTGTTGTCCAGGTCAAATGGTAAATGAGTTGGTTCTTCAACCACTGTTTGAAGCTCCGCTAATACATGTTGAATGAATCGATCGGTATGAAGACCTTGTTGATGTGCTAATTTTCTCACATAAACCACATAATAACCAAAGACTGGGTCATGGATATACGGACGACCGACCTCAATAGCTAGTAGAGTAAAATGAGGGATATAGCTTCGTGCAGCATACTCCAGTAGAGACAGACCCAGGGAGTGAAGGTAGAGGGTATCATAGGTTGCACCTGCCGACATGGCCAACTTTAAGACATCAATAGGGACACGTAAATCAATGAGTAATTGTATCAAATATGTATCATGGAGACAATCATCTAGTTGGTTGGTATAATATTCAATACAGGCTTGTGGAGTATCAAACGCATCCAACCTAGCTTGCCATGTCACAGCAGACTGCTCTTCTCTTTTACGTTTACTCATACTTGTGGTCTCAAGAAATTCAAAATATGTGAACGAACATCATCCATTGGTAGAAGGTCCTCTAACAATTGAACTCTCTGTTCGTCATACTGGAACAAACGGTAGGTCCGTTTCACTCGTTTCTGGGTACATCCATCCACATCAATTGGTTCGCACCACAAGGTTCCTTTTTCGTAGACGTACACGGAGGTCTTCCATGGTAATTTAAAACGACCCCATATCTCTTCCCCTTGATGGTATAGCGTACCATTACCGTCATAATCTAATATAAAACTGATGGTAGGAGTAATCACTGTCCTGCGATTAGCATGACCAATCACCTGTCCTGTGGCCCCCAAGATCCATGGTTTTGCGTTAGCGACGACATTGGTATATTCATGTCGATAGGTATTGTCCACAGTCGACCATAAGCCACAGATTCGTTCATATGTATGGACGATCATACTGCCCACTCGATGAGGTGTCCCGAGCTTTCGATAATGCCGTCGCCACTCATTTGGTATAGTATGACCACTGATCATATCTTGGTACCCTGTTGGTGCGTCTTTTGGTCCTAATATCAAGACTCCATTATCCACGGCTTGTTTCTTGGTTGGGTAGGGGTAATCTTGTCCATCCTTGGCAGTATAGACTCTTTTTCTTCCCTTACGGACCGGTGGAGGGAATTGGACATCAAGATCAATGACATGAGCCTGTAGCCGATTTTCCTTGAATCGATTATTGATTTGTTGTTGTTCACGAAGCCATTCTTTTCGTCTTTGTTCTCGACGTTCTTCCTTGATTCGATTCAAGTATTCACCACTTTGAATCGTCTGAAGAAAGGTCCTTCGTCGTTCTAGTATTTCTCCCGTATCATCATCCGATCCATCATCAGAATCCCATACGGATCCATAATTCGAATGACCCTTCAGACGTTCAATCGTCTGTAATAATTTCTTCTTAGTTGGATCTAATAAGAAATTGGCCGCCTCCTTGGCTTGATCTGGGTGGATATCATCTAGATAAAGATATGACATTTTTTCAATAAATTGTGATAGGTTTTTCACAAATACGAACCAAAAAATGGATGAGCTTCAAGACCAATTGTCTAGACCCCCAACCCAAACCCGCAAAAGACCAGTCCCTGGTGGTCGTACCGCTAGTTATCTGACCATTCAGGATACTTTGGCGAATGCCAGTGAGGTCTTTGGTGTCAATTACTCTATTCTCATTGTCAGGCCACCAATTGTTGTCACCGACCACTCTTCTGGAAGAAAAATATTAGAGTGTACCGTCGAAGTCCAATTGCCGTGTGGGACCAGGAGACAGGCGATTGGCGTGGCCTCGTATGATAACTCTGCTACAGTGGAGGAGGTGATGAATGCACGTAAAACTTGCGAAAGCAACGCAACCAAAAGAGCGCTCAAAACCTTTGGTGCGTATTTAGGTGGTGGCCGTTCTGATGCACCGGAACCGGTGAAGAAGAGATACCAACCCTCCTCAACAGTCCAAGATGCAGAATTGGAACATTTGGTCAAGATGGGTTACATTAAATAACGTTGTAAACTAAGTGGTACCCCTCGTGGCATCTGGTCATTTACCCCCCGTTCGGCATACTGATAGACTCGTTGGACATAGGCCTTCAGGTCAGGATTCATTGCTAGTAATACACGTCGATCATTATGCGATGGAATCAATAGAGCCCATACCTTGTATCTGTCCTTGATGGATGGGATATGATCCATTAATGTTGGTCGACGCAGGACTAGTCCTTTATCCACCCAATATTTCAGTCCATCATAAGTATAGGTACCCTGTAATCGAAACTCCGGTTCATTCAAATAAAAGAACCCCTCGGTCAAGAACATATGATAATCATATAAGATATTTAATCGCCCTTCACTTAAAAATCCTTGAAGTTTGGGTATGATCTCGACTTCATATTGTTTTAACACCTCCACCCATTGATCCAATAGAGAGGGACGAAAATTGGATGTCAATAGCTGTAGGTTACGTTGAACCACGTCACCAAATCGAATGAGGACGCCCATCAATATGGCATGGGTACGTTGTTCTATCAGACGCTCGACCATACCCTTTAGGTGTGGGTAGAACTTGGTCAATAACGATCGATAAAAGGCTGGGTAACGAAGAGCAAACCGTTCATTCAGATATTGTTCATAGACTTCATACGCAACATCCCCTTCACACAATCGTCGTACCACCGTCACTCGTGCAGGTGTAAGTTCGTATTTTGCCAATTGAAGCAGTAGTGTTTTTCGAACCAGGAGAGAATCTAAATGATATCGATCATAATAATCCAAAGCCTCATCCATTGTTTCGTTGGACGAAGCAAGTTTCATACAAATCACACCCCTCAATCGGGGCTCCAGTTCAATCCCGTCTATTAATTCAATATATTGATTAAAGACATAGGAGGTGATTTTCAACTTGAGTAAATCTCCAATTGCTTGAGTTACTTGTCCGCGCCGACAAGCTTCTTTAAAGGCATCCTTTGTTGACAACATCTTCTCATAAAAATGATCAACCAATGGGGGAGGTACCAAGTTCAAGACAATCAAGAAGAGTGTTTATCTATATTTCATGGATCCACAGCGTTTTGTTGTATCTTTTCAGCAATTGTTTTTGTCGTCACCTTGTTTGGTCTAGTGGATCATGTGTTAGATGGTCGAACGTTTAAACAAGTTTGGTTTGTAACCGCCACATTGATCATTACTTGGTTTTTGATGATTACCGTTTATTATAGACGACACGTCGTTAAATGGTTTAAAGATAACGGGTGTTTACTAGTACAGTGGTCTGGCCTAATCGTCATGGTTTGTGGGTATGTCATTGCCTTGTCACAACTTGCTATTCATTTGATTTGATAAAATGTTGAAACAATCTACTCGTGATGATGATGATAATGACGATCGATCCGAGGAGTTCGATACTGCCATCATTGGTTTATTTGGATGGATCATGATGGGAGTAGTGTTTACCATCGTCATGGCTGAACCAAACTTGGTATACTCTACACGTTGTGCATTCATCTTTCTGGTCATGGGTAGTTTTTACTTTTTGGGAGTCATCTACTATTACCGTAAAGAATTGATGAACGCAGTGTCGGCTAAATGCACTCGAGAGCGATGGATGAATATTGGTCATGCCGTCCTCTTTTTCCTACTGACCATTGCGGTGGGCACTTTGGCGACATACTTGTTCCCGCTGCCACAAACCAAAACCATTCGTCATGTTGTTCGCCATCAGCCGGTCATTTAATTGGCGCCGGCGTAGTGGCTATACGAGGTTGGTCGAGTATAAGGCCAAGCCTATGATTAGAAGATCTAGCAATATACCTATGGGTGAACGGGTTGCTCCTTAGTTATAGCATATAAAGACCAGCATTATTGAAAGCATATGATCTACACAATGAACACCTTGCTTGGTGAGACCGATACATGTATCGATTCACCTTGTCATCATAATCTTCTTTTTTCGGATCTAAAGGGGGGAAAACAATCCTCTGTGTGCAACTCAGACAATGACGATGTCCACATCCTGCCGGAAAAGAGACTTGAATCTCTTTTCGTTCCCAACATACATGACAATCGATGGGTTCATGTTTGATCACTAAAGGACCACCAAATAAAAAAAGACATTGCGAGCAACAATCGTTATCGGTAGTTAAGTTAAGACAAAACACATGATTCTTACACCTTAACTGGTTCATCTTTTCGTTCAGTTTGTGTCTCCAGAACAGGGGCAGTAAAACGATACCTTTTATAGGAACCACCAAGATCTTTATCCGTCATATCTAAAACGATCCAACCAGCCATTCGTTTGTCTCGAATGAATTCTTGGACCACCTCCAAATCTTCTGGTCGTTGATACTCAAGAACGACGGTAAATCCCTCCGCACATCCAATGATAGCAATATAGGATTCGTAAAATCGAGATTCCCATCTAACCATTAGATGTTCACGTCGATAGGTTTGATCACGATAAGCTCGTTGAAATCGTTCTAGGGGTCCCATTACCTCTGGCTTTGGTTTATTATACTGATGCAACCAAGTAGCAAAGTAATCCAACATAAACCCAAAAGTAAACCCATTTGCTGTGATGAGATACTCGAATGGAAATTCAGGATTGTAAAAGCCCTGTAGTGTCGCATCTAAATACAATGCCAAAATGAATCCTACGACGATATCATATGGCAAGATTTGATGAATCTTTACACCAATACCAGCTGACAAAAAGAAGTTCCAAAAGACTTTACCAAACATTTTTTACGTATTAAATTTGTGTCAACTCCTTAGGATGAAACGTATACTCAATATAAGTTGTGTGTCGATCATGCTCTGAAACGATCCACCATCTTTTCTTGTCATCAATGTATTCTACCAACCATTCCCTCTCACGATCCCCATTGATAATGAACATGACCTTGAAATGATCCACACTACCTTTGGCATTATTATATCCATGATCAAACCGTTCCTCAAACTTCTTCATCACCCGTTCTTTCAGTACTAGTTGTGCCCCCTCACTAATATATGCCGTGCGGAATGCCGCAACTTTTCTGGATTCGGCATCCTGTTGTTGTTTTTGATGTTGCTGATGTTGATAGGCTCGATTACGTTCCTCGATTTCCTTGTAATTCATCGGATTAGCCATCACTACGCCTTCTTTGATCTCATCGTCCTCCACATACACACCTTCTTTCAATCGATCATCCGGATGTAGTTCGGATGTGGTGATGATATCAACGTTTCGACAAGCTTTTTGAACATCAAATGGTTTTTTTAAATCAATATCTAGTTCAATCTCCTTCTTGATTGGTTTCTTCTTCTTGGTAAACAAGGATCCCATTTTTAGTTTGTGTCACGAACTAAATATGAATCACGTTTCAAACGATACTCTCTCATATCCTCATCACATAGTGCGGCCATGTACGAAACGGGTACCATGAAGGTAGTCATTAAGCAAAGAACACCTAACCATTGATGTGCAAAACGACGATGAAAGGGTCCAGTCACGGATCGTTTCAGGAAGCATAGACCAGAGATACCCAGAACTACGCTCACTCCGCCGTAGAAGATCCCAGGGAGGATCTTGTTCAGGACACCACCAATCAGAAATTTCATTTTTTTGTGGCACCATGGCGACGGAAATCGTCCATATAACGACGGATCGTAAATGCTTGATGTGCTGGAAGACTACCGATCCAGATCAACTCATTCGAACCTGTCGATGTACAGGATGGGTCCATGGTCATTGTTTACTTCGTTATTTGGAGATTGTCAGTACCATCTGTCAGGTTTGTCATCAACCCTTGACTCAAGGAATATTTACAGTGACCAATCAAGAAGAAGGTTTTGATCGTGGGAGTGTCGTCTATGTTCGTATTGTGGATGAAGGTCCTAAAAAACTCCTTAAAATGACCCGATCCAAGGAGGGTAGTATGTTCGTGGTTGGTATCTGTAAGACTACAAGTGGACCTGGTGCACGAATGCCCATGTTTATCTTACAAAACACAAATCCAAACCAATGAAAAAAAATGACCATCACCCTTGATCGACAACCCGTATTTCAACCCCACCGTGATCCTGTTCATGCCCTATTAGAACGTGGCGGTCTACTGGAGGCTACGGATCCAACTGCCGAATTAGGGTGGCGTATTGGAGATGGATTTGGAATTACGATTGGTAAACATGCTATTTTTGGTAAAATTATTGCGTATTGCCCTTTAGGAATCTCTCTGTTTGGTATCAAACGACACGTCTATGCTGCCGAAACCTATGGGACCAAACCAAGTTCTAGTCGATGGTTAATCGTATTTTTATCACCAAAAGATTTACTCATTTACATCCCCGCGACAAAACAAATGAAACGTACGAGTACAGTCAGTCGTGTTCAAACCTTTCTCTATCAAGCTGAACAACACGGGGATACTAAATTGATGCTTTATTTAGGTCAACTATTCCCCGAGGAACACCAACAGCAAACGATGCGGACAGGTCACAAAATATTGAAACGATGTTAATGAAGATGACTGAATTAGATTCAATTCTTGATCAATTGAACCAAGGCTTGACGATTGAGGAGATCCATCTTCATGAAGGCGTTTCTGGTATTAGCGTGAGATTACGCGATGTCCTCAAACACCCCAATGCTAAGGTTCGTCGAATTCATATATACGATGATCAACCTCGAATGATCGAATGTATGATTGGTATTTGTCTATTTAATGATGAGTTTTGCCGTCGGTTTTACTGGGTGATGCATGGATTTGAAACAAGTGTTGTTCATCATCTTCGTCAATTTACCAACTGGATATTTATTCATCATGTGGGTCATAGTATCCAAGTATATGGTCATTTGAATGATCATGATATATGGTTCGAAGACAATTTTCGAGAATACATCCTCACCCATGGGGTGAATGATATACGGTTTCCATTTCGGAATGGTAATGAAGTTTATCGTATGCTAACCACCATTCTGTTGGATAAACGATGTCGGTTACAGTCCATATTAACACAAGAACAAACGGTGTACGATAGAAACATCCATTGTCATGTCCCAACAAGGGATCAGGGTTTTCTTCGTGCCGTCCGTCGGAGCTGTGTTCGATATAGTCAATTACGGATATGGAGGTATGAATCAACCACCCCCCGACTCATGTACGACGATGAGTTGAGCTGGCACTCCATCCTTGTTCTATTACTATGGTGTCATCAATATAAACATGGATCCATCAAGAATCTTCCCATGGCTGATCTGATATGGACGATTAGTAGGACATTAGGTTGGCCAATGGATTTACTTTGTTAATATCACAAATTATATAAGAGAATGTCCAAACGATTTAAATTCTATGAAGTTGAGGATATCCGCAATGACTTAGTGGATTTTTGTTCCGATCAAGAGATTGATCCTGCAGCCTTTTTAGAGCGGGCAGACGAAATTCGTGAGGATTGGGAACATGCATTTGAAGGGTTCTTGGAGTGTCAACGAGCCCGGGCCGAGAGATTCAAGGACCTCTACGGAGAACTGGACATGCTTGACTGGGCTGATATATATCAAGAATTAAAAGGAATTCAATCTAAGAAGGAAATGGTTCAATTCTTGTTGGACAAGACCAAGACAATTCGATCCATGATCAAGAAGGGGGACAGTCAATGGATTCAACATCGAAACTATGTGGTGCAATTAATGGATGATTTTATTCCTCGTTGGGGAAAGAAGACTCCTGAGAATCAAAAAACAATCCTCGAGATTGTCAGTGCATACTGTGATCTCGATGATGATTCACAATCCGATGAGTAAAAAAATGATGGCCGTTATCCAAGTTCGTGATCGATATCGTATGCTTAGATTCTACATCACCAATTGTCCAGAAGAAACGATGGAAGAATTCAATCAGAAACGAATGAATTTCAATATTGAGGATGGACGATTGCTTCATACCCTAATCCTCAGTCAATTTGATCGACGGACCATGAACCCTCCTAAATTGGAATATTTTGGTCCACCACTGGATATCCAAATGTCAAGTGCGACATTTGT